CTCAGATTGGAAAGAACCTGATTCAGTTCCGGCTTGCACTCGGCATTGAACCGAGTGTATTGCCGGGATGAACCCGGAGTACTTTCAGCATCATCGATGGTATCGACATGGATCCGGCCATCAGTCAATACAAGGTCAAACTTTACCATACTTTACCCCAATCCAATTGAAATTCCAGTGTCCACACCAGCCACCCTCATCTCGATATGAAGGATGCCATCGACCAAGTTTGCCTTGAACGAATCCTGGGAAGTGTCTACAGGCTTCGGGAAGTAGAACGGGAAGCTGAAATCCCCGAGCAAGTGGCGCCCGACACCGATAAGTGCCTCGTACTGCGGCTTCTTGCCCTTGTTTCCCTTGCCCTTTCCCTTCGGGCGGTACTTCTCGCACATGAGTTCACGGTGCCCGCTGACATACAGGCTTCCACCGGAGAAGTTCATTTTAAGTTCACTCTTCTTCACACCCGGAAGGTCGATGTACAAGTGATACACGCCGTTCACCTCAATCATCTCGTATGCCGGGAAGTTCGGGGCGATTGCGATGCGTTCACCCTGCACCAGCTTGATTTCATCATCGCCCTGCGGCTGTGGTTGCTGCTGGGGCATCGGCTGCTGGTAATACTGTGGCTGTTGATAATATTGTGGCTGCTGGTAATACTGCTGTTGTGGATATACTGGTTGCTGATACATAGGCTGCTGATACACCGGTTGCTGGTAGACGGGTTGCGGTTGCGGCTGTGGGGCCTGCTGCACCGGCTGCTCCACGGGTGCCGCCTCTTGGACCGGCTGTGTCGGCTGGGCCTGCTGGACAGGCTGCTGCACCGGTTGCTGCACGGGGCGCTGCATCGGCCTTTGTGCCGGCCTGCGTTGCCTAACGACCTGCCCCGGGACAATCATTGACGCATTCGCCCTGGCGACCCTTTCCAAGTCCGCCCTTGCGCTAGTGGAAGCGTGGCCAACCATGCGACCGCTATTCGCATCGTACACGGCATCCGACAAGTTGGGCTCGTCACTATAAATAAGGGTAGGACCGTCATCTACATTATACATACTGCGCTCCTCGGAGCCGTCATCGTCCGGCTTCGACTTGAAAAAGTTGACAATTTTGGACCAGATGCCCACATTAAGTTATTCCATATAGCAGTCGCGGAGGACATTGAGGCGCTTGCTGTCCCTCAGCTTCTCTATTGCCTGGTTTTTGATCTTGCGAATCCAGTCCTTGCTCATGCCGGTATTCGCCGCCTCTTCCTCAAAACTACTCCCATCTCCGTCAAGTCCGTACAGGGAACGCAACAATTTGTTCTCTATCGGTGTAAGGACGCGTTTCATTTCGGCAACAAGGCCATCTCGCATGTCTTCCATGATAGCGTTCTTTTCCGGATTGGCATCAGTAGATTCATCGGGTATGACATCGTGCAACAGGAACGTGGAATTTTCGCCATCCTCGCCCACAGGCATGTCGAGCGAATCCGGGCCCAGGATGGCATTCATGGCTTCCGTCCCGTAATTCATGTCCATCGGTAGGCCGTCCCGTATAGCCTTCAATACGCGCTTGCGCTGACGCACGGGGACATGGACCAAATCGCGCCCCTGGACAACCATAGACATATGGCGCCTGACTTCCCAGATGGCAAATGAGCCGAATTTTACGCCTTTACGATAATCGTATTTGTAAAACGACTCCATGAGTCCTAGTTTGCCCTCGGTATAAAAGTCGGTAATGGGCAATCCGGTGACATTGTGATAGTCCATTGCAAGCTTCAGCACCAGCCTGAGGTTCGATTTGATGATTTTGACCTTGGCGGCTTCCCTCACTCCCTCATTCTTGCTCGTATGATAGGTCTGGAAACAGGCGTTTTCCGCCCGTTGGCCTATAATTTCATAACCGGCAACCTCGGCGAAGAGCTCTTGCACTCCTGGTTCAATTGAAATTGCGGGCAAAACACACCCCTTTGTATATTGTTAACCTTAATATAACAACTTATCAACACTCTGTCAACACTTAATTGACGAAAATGTAAGAAAAGTTTATACAATCGCAAGCTAAAAAACCGTGGCCAACCGCTAAAGCTTTGGAAAACAGGAGATTTTCCAATGAAAAGACTAGCAATCAGCGTTTCCGGTGGCGGTGCCCTCGGTATCGGTCCACTTGCATTCATGACCAGGATGGAACAAGATTTCGGCAAGAAGCTCTGCGACATGAGTTTCGCCTACGGAGGCACCTCTACAGGCTCGATTATCGCAGCAGGCCTTGCACAAGGCCTGTCGGCGCACGAAATCTTCGACCTGTACAAGGGAAACTTGAAGAATATCTTCAAAAAGTACCCTGCATATAAGGTTTTTGACATCAAGTGCCCGACATATAACAATTCCAAGCTCAAGACGATCCTTCAAAAGACCTTTCCGGGCAAGATAGGCGACTGGAAAAAGTCTGTGTACATCCCGGCTACCTTCATGAACGGCAAGAGCGTCGAAAAGGTCTGGGACCTTGGGGATAAGGATACCGAAAAGTGGTTCGCGGTACTCACAAGCTGCTCCGCGCCGACCTATTTTGACGTAATTATGCAGGATGGCAAGAGCTACTGTGATGGTGGCATGTGGGCCAATGACCCTATCGAAACCCTTGAATCCGGCTTGACCAAGGCAGGACATAGAGATTTCAAGATTCTGTCGTTCAATACCGGCATGGACACCCCGCACACAGCCTGCGGCAACATGTCCAAGCTCGGATGGCTTGAATACATCCTAGACGAATGGGTTGCAAGAAGCGGCATGGCCAATTACTATGAAGCATGCGCCCATCTTGGCGAGGAAAACGTGTTCCGCGCATCGCCATCCCATAACAAGAAGATTAAGATGGACAAGACGGACGACAAGACCGTCAACGAGGTCATCGACATCTGGCAGAAATATTATGAAAGTGTCAAGGGCAAGCTGAAAAAGTTCATAGAGCGCTAAACTTGCGCTTCATGTGCTCCGTAACGAAATCGATTTCGTAATCGGCAGCGACAACCTTGCCATTAAGCATTGCAAATATGAGTGTACCGGTTCTGTTCCGGTACACTTCGCATGTACGGCGGTCCTGGGAGCATTTAACTGTAATGACAAAATCGGAATACATGTTGCCTGGGCCCGGCTTTAGCATCATACCGGTTTCCTGAACATGCTTGCATTCCTTTTTCATCATTTTAAGGAGTATGCCCATGAACTCCGCCTGTGAAGGCGTGAGTATAAGCGAACCCCTTATGTCTTTTGCCTGAGATGCCATAGATTAACCTTAAGTTATTTCTCCAACAGTTCCCATTACATCCTCTCCTTTGTTCCCATGATCATAAGGTTTACACTCTGCGTGGCCATCGGGTAGTTCGCCTGGTCAAACTCTATGAACATCGATCTGAAAATATCGCTATTGAAGTCAAGGTGCGGCTGTATGGCCTTGCCAGAGTCTTGGCGGATCCATCCGGTAAGGTACCTTATGTTACCCGAGCCGTAAACACCGAGTGCTACGCGATACCGGTACTTATCCGTGCTCTCCGCCTGGAGGCCGTTCGTATAAATGTCCATGTGGTAGACCGTATAACTGTCTAGCTTGTACGATATGTTATGATGAGTCGTGTTCGGGGTGGTGCTCAAGAATTCTTGTACATCGCCCCAGTTCGGCGCAATGTCTTGTACACGGTTCTCACCCAGCACGTTCACATGGGCTACATTGCCGTAGAAGTCGACCAAGTACTTGTGACCGATGTAGATCGGGATGTAGCGTACATAGTAGTTCGCTACCATTGCTTTTGGATCGCCATGGCCCACACTGAGAGTCAGATGGTCATGCGGTGATCTAATCATACTTGGATCGGAATCGTCTGTAATTTCTCCAGTAAGGTCGATTACGAAATGGACATTCGGAACAAAGCCGTCGGCATCCGGAGTCATCGCGTAGCCGATGTCAAAATATGACACATTTGTAATGTCGGTTACCTTGTATTCGTAGACTATGTTGTTTTTCTTGTCATTGTTCACAATCGTAGGCGGAGAAATGTGATAGACTCCGAGAATCAAATCGTCTTCCACCATGTCGCCATAGCCGCCGGTCGGCTGTGTACGGCTGTAAGACTTCAGGCCATGAAGGGAACTGATGGCGTTCTGGTTAGAAATCTTCACGTTGGTGCCAGCGGTATATTCAGTCCACGGCACATTAACATATGCCATATTATGATCAAGCTCCACAGCATAATTTTTCCCAGTTGACGTGTAACCTAGCATTATGCCGCCAACAGAACTATCTGTTGCGACTCCAACATTAGCCCATTTACCAGCTTGATTTAGAAATTTGGAAGTATCGTTTCCAAATGCCGGCCCACATGCAACGTCATTCTCATGTCCAGAGGATTCAGTACGAGTTACTAATATGCAGTTTGGAACCTCATTATTCCCAATTGCGACACTCACCTTGCCATCTTTGGCAATATTGCCATGGCCATGGTTACCCCGAGCAACGGCGTTAGCGGCGCTTCCAAATAAGCCGAGACCAATAGTGCCATCCTCAGCAACAAGCACCGGTTCCAATTCTCCATATCGATTCTCTAGCTTACCATCATTAGTAATAAATCCATGTGTATGGTTACCACTTGCAAATTGACCCGCAGCAGTACCAAATGCACCCGTAGTAACTAGACCATCGGTCGTTGTCACCAAAGGAAGCCCTGATGTGTTACCAATTTTACCATCATTAGTAATATTACCATGTGCATGTGAAGGTAAACATCTGGAAGGAATCTTACCTCCCGTATCAAGCGGAGCAATACCAGATTCGGATGCAGTCGCTGCATGTCCAACAACTTCATCCAAACCAATATTTTTTCGAGCCAGTTTCCGTTCATCTGCGGTAGTACCGTTAGTACCGGTAGTTTGGTCTACATTATAGAGAACCTTATTAATCTTGCTCATCAGAAGCTACCTTTTCCTTTGCTGGGGATACCCACAGCTCCATTTCGTTACCCGAGCCATCTATTTTCATGTGGCCCACTTTCTTGTATCCGCTTTCCTGCACATTCTTCACTGTCGGTGCATCCATCGGGTCAACCACGATGAAGCACGGCGAACCGTTGACATTCAGTTGCAGGAACAATTCCTTTGCTACGCCGGATGAGCGAAAATCTTCCTCAATGGAGAAGAAAGACTGTTGCAGACGGCCATCCAGGTTATACCCGGTTTTCAATGAATAGAACCTGATGGGCACATATCCATGATAGTCTTCCATTGACGGGTCCACTACATTCGTAACAGCCACGGGCGCATCGTCACATGTGATGTAGAGGACAAGTATGCTATTCATCAACTGGTCAATCGTCCTTGGTGTCGCCATCGGTTCACGCCCGGATGCCTGTTGCGCAGCAATCACGTTCTTTGCATCATGGGCGCGGTCAACCATGTCAGCAAGTTCAGCCAGCGTATTCTGGTCGAGTTCACTTGGATTCTTGGCATATGCCTTGTAGTGAGATGCATCCAATGTCCCAGCATTGCCTGTCATGTCCACTGACGCCATTTCGCACAGCGGAAGCATACTTTCAAGCGATTCAAACATATCCATCATAATAAACACACCAGTCGGTAAAAATCTTTCATGGTACAGTTTATAATGTAGCGGCGAGAAAACTCACCCATCTTTAGTGGGTGAGATGAAAGCCGCTTGACTATTTTCGGAATTTTTGCTACATATATAAACTGATATACGAAGGCAACTGGTCCTTGCCATCGCAGAAGAGTTTAAAATGTACTTAGGTACATTGTATCCTACCGGAAGGACCAGTTCCGGTAGGTTTTTTCGTATGATAGTTAAGAAAGGCATCGAAATCAAGCTATATCCGAACAAAGCGCAGAAGGTATTTTTCGCGAAGACCTTCGGTTGCTGTCGTTTCGTGTATAACCAGTGCCTTAGAATTAAGTCATATATCTACGAAGAGACCAAGATGTCCTTTCAGCCGAAATTGAAGTCTTTTAAGGAAGAATGGGAATGGTTGAAAGAAGCCGACTCGCAAGGACTGGCTAATGCCTATATGGATATGAACCAAGCCTATCAGAACTTCTTTGCAGGCAAATCCAAGTATCCAAGATACAAGTCCAAGAAGGACAAACAGAGTTACCGGAATGCTATGTGTCACAAGGATATTAAGAAACTAATAGTCGGCAATTCCATTGTACTGCCGAAAGTTGGTGCAATTAAGTGCCGTTTCGGCAAGACATTTGAACACGAAAATATTGTTAAAATCTATCATGTCACCGTAAAGAAGAGCAGAAAGGGCGACTATTATTGTTCTATTTGTTGTGATGTTGATGTGCCGGAAATGGAACATACTGGCGAATGTGTGGGTATCGACCTCGGTATCAAGTCGTCCATCGTGATGTCCAACGGAGAAGTGATTAAGAATCCACATTTCGATAAGAAGTCGGAACGAAAGATTAGGCATTTGCAGAGGAAACTCGCAAAGGCGAAGAAAGGCGGCAGTCGATACGAGAAAGTCCGTATTCAACTTGCTGCAGCCCATGAAAAACTGGGTAACAGAAGGAATAACTTCCTTCATCAAGTATCACACAGGTTAGTCCGAGATTATGACATAATCTGCATGGAGAACCTTAACATAAAGGGAATGCTGAAGAACCGCTGTCTTGCTGGTGCGTTGGCCAATCAGGCACTCGGTACACTAACTAAGATGATAGAGTACAAGGCTCAATGGCATAACCGTACTGTCGTTAAGGTAGGACGGTTCTTCCCCAGTTCGCAACTATGCAACAACTGTGGGCATAGATACCATACATTGAAACTTAGCGAACGCGAGTGGATATGTCTAGAATGTGGTAGCGTAATAGATAGGGACTGGAATGCCGCCAAGAACATACTTGATGAAGGTCTTAGAATACTAGATAATGAAGGTACCCCGCGAACCGGGGAAGCCGTGGTCTTGCGACCGCTATGCCTTGCGGAGAACCCAACTGTGGATGACCGTCTTAACGACCTAAAAAGCAGTGGTGCTGTGATGCGGGAAATTCAACTGGTTGCACCGGTGGTTACTGAAACCCACCGGTCTTTAGCCGGTGGGTAGTTCATAATTTTTAAATCATTGCCAAACAAAAATAGGAGCGGGTTTTCACCCACTCCCATTCATTTCCGTTTCCCCTTTCGGGCAAGACCGGTAAAGATTACCAGTGCTTGTCTTCGAAGGTCAAGCCACCAGCAGCGTTGTAGAGCTCGGTGGACTGATCGTGGTAGGAGAGACCCGGTTCGAGGTTGTCACCCGTGAAGGAACCGTTAGATTCCCACGGAGCTTCGTTCAAGTCGATACCAGTAATCACGTTGTTCACGTTCTTGAACTGGATGATACGATAGAACTGACCGGCGCCAAGGAGGTTAGCCACGATGGCGTAACGAGACTTGACGATCAAGCGCGGGCTACCATCTTCCTGACCAGCGGTCTTCGTGAAGATGTACGGGATGTACGGCATGAAGATAATGCCGCTTTCACCCTGGCGAGGACCCTTGAAGCCAACGAGGGCGTAGGAGGCGTTCGCGTAGATGTCCTGGTACAACTTGATTTGACCATTGAGGAGAGAACCAGCGTCAGCAACACCACCAGCCGGCTGCATGGTAGCATCAGTACCGAGATAGCCGTTCGGGATGTAGATACCGTTGTTCAACGTAGCGATAGCAGCGCCGATGTCCGGGGACACGATGGCGAAGTTACCGGAGCCCATACGAGTCGTAAGAGCGATCTTACGAGAAACAGCGATGATGGTGTTCACGATGCCAGCTGCGATGGATTCGGCAGCCCAACGACCCTTAGCCGGACCCGTTTCAGTGTTCTTGAGGTCAACAACGATGACCTTTTCACCACCGAGGCGTTCGTTCTGAGCAACCATGATCATGGCCATGAGGATTTCACGGTCGATGTTCTGCTGGATTTCGAACTGGAGGCCTTCGAGCAAGAGAGCTTCAACGTCCTGGCCGTGTGCTGCAGCCATGTCCTGCTGGAGTTCGAGCGTGTAATGGCTCTTGATGGCGCGAGTACCGACGCGGATAGCACCAGAAATCACCTTGATGGATGCTTTCTTGATGTTGTAAGCGTACTGACCGAGTTCATCATCACCATCGTTGGTGAGACCACCGAAGTTGTTGTAGAGGTAGCCCGGATCGCCAGGGTTCTTCACGCCATAAGCGAGGCCGGTACGTTCCTGAGTACCTTCGGAGTAGTTGGAGAGCATTTCGCCAGCGCCCGTGCTGTACGGGTTGAAGGACGTTGCAAAACCGGTGTGGTCAGCGATCAAATCGTAACCGATTTCCTGCTTCTGGCCATAACGGAAGGCAGTCGTCTTGAGCGGTTCGTTATCGTACAGATAACGCAACGCGAAGTAAATTCCCTGTGGAGTAGTCGTCGGGATGACGGCCACAGTGTTCATAGCCAAGAGTTCAGGGAACTGACGGCGAATGAGCGGAAGGGCATACTGTTGGTACTGAGCCACATCAGCGGTGATGTTGGCAGATTCGAACTTGGCACCACGGTTGACCAAGTTCTGGTTTTCAAGAAGCACTGCGATTGCAGAAGCTTCCCCACGGTTGCGGAGCGGGCGACCGAGATTGGATTCAAGGACGGCCTTCCACTTACGTGTATTGGACTTGTTCTGGATAACCTGCATTGTTTGTTACCTTTTGTTGAGTTAGTGTTCCGTTCGCATATCATGTGCTCCGAACGGAAGCACTCTCGAACGTTTTCTGCCATAATGTTTAGAGTTTTCATTTTTTAACATGAAAAACAGGCCAAAAACGTGCACTGAAACCGCTAAAGTCAGAAAAATCCCGGGGTTACCGGGATTTTCCATACATTTTCGGGCTACATCAGGCCTCCGAGACCGCCACCGGCACCACCGCCAGCGTCACCACCGGCTCCACCGCCCGCATCGCCACCACCAGACGAAGAACCGGTTTCGCCATAAAGCTCATCGTTCTTTTCTTCCTGGAGCCACTGGCGAATCTGGTTATATTCTTCATTGCTGACACGAAGACCCTTCATGAGGGCAAACTTCCTCGGAAGCATGCCGGTCGGGTTATCCTTGGAACGGCAATGCTTGGCCATGAGGTCAAACGTATTGAGCCTGGTGTTCCAGATTTCACTTTCGATGAAGTTTTGGAAACCGTTGGAACGTTTGAACCTGACCGAGAAGTTGACTTCACTCTTGATGGAGTTGTCCACGTTCTTCATCGTGTTGAGCACCATGACAAACAGACGAATCATGATTGCTTCAAGCGGGGTCTGATAACGCTGGACTAGCGCGGCAAACGATACTTCGGACTGGGTAACTTCACCAATCTTGCCCTGCGTGTAGTTCTGGTTATCGCCCGCAAGCGCAGTGATACGGCCAGGAGGCACCATGAGGGAGTTGACAAGGTTGCGCTTGAAGAACTTCAAGTCGTCAATGTTCTGAAGGTTGTTGCCGGCATTCATTCGTTCAATGGATGAACCTGTACGGCCCTGGGAAAGACTGATGATGTAATGTTCGGTCAAGCCGATTGCCTTACCAAAGTTCGTCACTTCGCCAGTCTGCGAATTGTAATCCAGCTTACGGGAGAAGACCTTGGCCTGGTCCTTCATGTACTTCTCGGCCTTATCCTTCGGCATGTTACCCGTATCGACCTTCATGACCAGTTTTTCCTGACCCCAGAGAATACGGTACATGACAACGCTATCCTCAATGGTATTGAGTTGGTTATATGGCTTCATTGCCGGTTCCAGAATAGAACGCGGGTCATTGATGCCGCCAGGACCTGTCATGTCGAGAGATGCGTACAGAATCTGGTTCGGGGAGAAGTCCTTGTAGTTCTTGCCACCGTTGCGCATGTTCGTCCAGCCCGACTGCATCTGGCGATAACCGATAATCAAGTCGTCATGGTAGATGACAATCATGTTCTCTTCACGAAGCATCTTCAAGCCAAGAATCTGGCTCTTGTTCTCGTCAAACTCGATTTCAAAGAAGATACGGCCATGAATGCACAGATAGCGCATGTAGTTCCAGCCGTTAATTCGGAAATTGAGAAGCTCGCGAAGAACCTTGCGACGGAAGGTTGAATGAAGGATGTCCTGGGTAGCATCGCCAATCTTTGCATCCGGGTCAATTTCAAGGGAACATGATTCACCCATGTCATCCTTGTACGCAGCCTCGTTACAAATCTGGATGATTGACTCGTTCACTTCGGAACGTCCGGCAACCGTTTCATACTTCAATGAACGCTCGACGTTCTTTCGCCAGTACAGGTCGCATTCCTTCTGGGCAATCGAGTCCTGGACCTTGTCCGGATCCAGCGACTCCGTGGATATGCCGAGCATCGGCGTGAACGTGCTGTAACCGTCCGGGGTAGTCCCGTTCGGAAACATCATGTCATTCATGCCCTGTGCAACCGAGTTCCGGGAAGCATTGACCTTGCGTTCCGTGTCTATTCGATTAAAAATTCGGTCAAAATACGGCCCTTTCGGGTTCCCGATACCGTAATTACGCTCGTAGTTGAGAAGTCTCGACGAGAGGGTTTCCGGTGTCTTGTTTTTCTTGAAAAGCATAACTCTACCTTCCGTAAATTATAACCGTGCCCCCGTAGGTCGCGGCAAAGTTCGCACGCCGCACGGTATTGAAATATTCCTTCAATCCATTGTCAGAGATATTGCGGGCCAACATGCGCTTACCATGCATAACGCATTCGACTATATAGGAGAAGTCCCCGAAATCCACCTCGAACAATGGCAATCCGTTGTACATCCTATGCATTCGCAACAATCCTCCATTGCTCGCTCTGATTGTGCTCGCCGAAATTGCGTGGCTTCAATATGTCAGAAGACACAATCTTCCTGGCGGCCCGTACAAGGAGCACATATCCATTGTTGTTCAGTCCGCGCCCGTCGGTAATCTTGGCATTCCTTGCGTAATCAAGAAATTCCTGCTGCGAGCCAAGCGCACGAACACCAAACGTCGATTCTACAGACGGGAGCACTTCGTCATCAATTTCGACCGTATTCGGAAAACGGCTAAATCTTGCCGAGAACAGTAGGAAGTTCGCCACAGACAGCGCGAATGAAATACGGTCACTCATCGGAAGGTCACTGGTTTCATTAGCTTCCCCGGCCTGTCCGCGCAATGCCGGAGGAATGTAGGCAGCTTCCTCGATAATCGAAAGCACCTGATGGTATTTTTCCGTGTACTTCCCCGCATCAACCTTCCCGTTCATCAAGGCATAAGAATCAACATCCGCATAGGATTCCGCAATGTTGTTCACCCGGTCACCAAGGATTGCCTTCAGGTCAAATACCAAACGATCAAGCCTTGTATACGACCAGTCGTCGGGAGCCTTCATTTCATTGCCCTTTTCGTCAACATGGCCAGTGTGATATGCATCGCTATCCGTAATGGGCGTAGTCAACCGTTTCACCAGATAGCCAAATACGGTGTCATCAAATTCCTGTTTCTTTTTCGTGTACAGCTTGGACATGTTCTACCTACGCATTCTTGTTGTCAACGCAGTCCTTTACAAAGACCGCATCCAATGCACCCTTGCTTGTAAGGTTCTCGTTGTAAATTCTTATCTGGATATCACTTCCCGGTGTCGGCGCAAGTGCGGACGGATCCTCCCCCGCCATCGGAATTGCCGGCTCAGTCCGGCGCGGGTCAACTTCGATGTGGAGTGCCGGTTCACCAGTCTTTGCCGGTGGAGAACCCCATCCATCAGGAAGAATGAGGCCCTGCAAAATCTTTCTCTTCTTGGCATCTTCGCATATTGCGACAGCCTTGTCGCATATCGCCCTGCCGTATCTCGCCAGATGGGTAGCGCTAATATCGACCGCCTGGTAAATGGTCGGGTCACAGCAATGGTTTGATACCTTTATTCCGCTCGCGACAACCTCGTTTGCCTTCTTCTTCATCAGTTCCCTGACTTTCGGAAGGTCAGCATCATTCACCTTCAGCAGCGTGTCGTACGGAAGATGCTTGGCACAGTTAATCTCGGTGCCGCCATGCTTCTTGGTCCAGTCCACATACACCATATTGACCGCGGTACCGCCCTTTCCATAGGAAATTCGCTTGCCCATGTGCCAGTTGTCGCACATGATGCGTCCCTGGACATCCGGCTCACGGATAAGGGATGAAACCTGGATAGTATCGACACCGATTTGTGCACCAAGCCACTGGAGCACCTGCTTGGTTCTCGGCTGGAGGCGAGTGCCATCCGGGTCGATGTTCTTCGACTGCATCTCGATTTTCACATTGGCGCCGGAACCATAGTTGCCCGACTTGTTCGGGAATACGTAAATCGTGGAGCGCATCAGGTCAAGGAATCCACGCTTCACCAGGGCATCAGCCTTCAGTTCCGGCGGAACGGAAGCCGGCGACATGCCGTATTCCACCTTAGGCAACCCGCAGTAGTCATAAATCAGGTTGGCTTCATCAATACGGCGCTTTCTCAGTTCAGTATCGTATTCGGACGACCCGTTCGTAAGTCTAACCAAGATGTCGGCTATATAGGTAAAATGCAGTTTGGCCAGTCTCAAATCCTTCGGGACTCCTCCGTTGTAACGGACAGCCTTGCCCGTTTCTGCCAAAAATTCAACATCCTTGGAACCCTTTTCAGGAATAGCCTTCAAGCCCTGTTCAGGGAGACCGACGATCGTAACCGGATTCCTGCGACCAATCAGATAAGCCATGCCGATATTCAAGCAATAGCTAATCATCGCTGCAGGACCATTAATATTGGCGTCCAATGCCAAGCCGTTTGTCTTCAGGAAGCTACATACAGCAGTCTTGACCGGTTCCGGCATTGAGTTATGCGAAAGGATGCCCCAGTGCAGATACGCCCAGTTGTTCTTGTTGCACACTGCATCCCACAATACCATGTTGACATATCGGAAGTAGGATGCACGGGACTGTTCGGCTGTCAGACTAAAATTCTTTTCTTCATCAGTCAAGTCGCTCAAGACGCGCTTGTCCATTACTCTCTTGACAATTTCGAACTGTTCCTCGCTTAACCCGCCTTCCATGTCGCCCACCGGATTTCCGTGGTCATCGACAGTCGGTACGGCAAAAATAGCCTTCAGTACAAGAATCTTGGCCTTTCCGCCAAGGGATAGCGGGATGCCCGGGCCAACCATCAAATAGCCGTCATCACCCTCATAGAACCCGGTTTCTTTCCGAACTTCATGCTCATAAAGGAAAGGCCAGTTGGGCTGTGAAAAGCCGGGCTTGTAATAGTTGGACAGGGAAATCGGAAGGCCGTTAAGGCCAATGGATATTGGCGGAAGCACATCAGGGTCGAACTTGTTGCCCTGCATAGCCGCAGCGATTGCAGAAGAAAGGCTTTGGCGAGCCGATTCACTCGCACCCCCTGTCAATCCGCCTACAACGCCACCGATAACATCCATTTCGCCGGCAGTCTGGGCACCTCTCTGGTCCAGCTTGTTGACAATATCTTCCATGGCGGTAGTCAAGACACCATATTCATCATTGGCGAGGAAGTCCTCAATCATATCGGCAAACGCACTACAAAATGCGCTCATCCTATGTTGGTTCGCTTCCGGGACTCCTGCCCGCTGCCAATCAGTCAATCCATTATCAGTATCGGCGACATCAAAAAACTTATAAAATTTGAGGATATCATAAAACGAGCCCTCCTGCCCCCTAGCCTTCTCGGCAGCGGCCTGTATAGCTTCTTTAAGTCGTCCGTTGAAATGTCCCATGTTCTGCAGTTTATCAAGGTTGATGTAAAACTATCTTCTTCTAGCAAACAGAAAGACACCACCCAAAGGGCGGTGTCTATTCAAATTTCAATCCAGATTACTTAGCCGCAGCAATCTTCTGTTTGGTCGAAGCAATGATGGATTCAAGCTTGGCATCAAGCGGAGCCTTAGCCGCTGCAGCCTTCGGAGCCTTCACGGATTCCACGATGGCGGCGAGCTTTGCATCGACTGCCTTGTCAGCAGAAACCTTGTTGACGATGGATTCAAGCTTGGCGTCGAGAGCCTTGCTTGCCTTCACCTTGCCAAGAATGGATTCGAGCTTGGCATCCAAGACACTGGACGAAGATTGAACCCTCGGCTTATTGGAACCACTCAAAATGGATTCGAACTTGGCATCGAGCGTCTTGCCTTTCTTCACATTGTTAAGAATGGATTCAAGCTTGGCATCGAGGCCCTTATCCTTGGAAGCATTTTCACAAAGCGTGGCAACCTTGTCACCAAGTTCAGATAACTTTTCGCCCATGGTAGATTCTACCACAGTCTTGCGTTCCTTGGCAGCCTCATTTTCCTGATAATTACTGATGATGCTTTCGCAAAGGGCACGCTTTTCAGCCAAAGCACGCTTACGGTCATAAGCTTCCGTAATTGCACGGACACGTTCCTTAGCAAGGTTGGCTACGTAGTTAGCCTTGATGGATTCAAGCTGAATGTCGGTGTTGTCAGCCGGAGCTTCGCCACATTCGGTTTTAACAGGTGCGGCTGCGCATTCGGTTTCGGTAGGCTTTTCATCTTCGGAACCGCCTTCACCTTCACCGCCAAGATCACCAAGATCGCCAGCATCACCGGCGTCGCCAGTGTCACCACCCAAATCAGAACCATCATCGAGATCTTCATCGCTCATGCCATCGAGGGCACTGAAAAGGTCGTCTTCACTGGAACCGCCTTCGGCAGAAGCGTCGCCACCTTCCGATGCGCCTTCACCGCCTTCATCGCCAAAGTCCAATTCGCCAATTGTGTCAGTGTCATCGCCAGCCGGAGCTTCACCACCTTCATCGCCGATGTCAAGATTGAATGTATCATCGCCACCAGCAGAGGCATCCTCGGCACCCGGTTCGGGCACATCAAGATTGAAGTCACCTTCGGCACCCGGTGCAGCAGAATCATTTCCCCACAGTTCATCGCCGTTGAGGGAGTCGCCAGCGTTGGCATCGAGAGCAGGAGCTTCGGTCGGGGCATCAAGGCCACCCGGAGCTTCCGGCGGGAGTGCACCCATACCAGCAGTCGGGTCAGCGACCGCAGGAGCAGCAGGAGCAGCACCGTTACCACCATTCGTAAGGTTAGTAGCAACACCATTTGGCTGAGCTTCAGAAACGTTCTGGGTAGCAAGACGGTTGTTTGCGTTACCAGTAATCTGGTCAATGAACGGAGTCAAGTCCTGGGAAATGCGGTTTTCACCCTTGATTTTCACCATGAACGGAACAAGGTCTTCGTCATTAAGGGATTCACGGCCATCAGCCTGCAATTCCTTGGCAAGTTCATCGACAACGAATGCCTGTGTTTCGCTATCCATTTCCTTCGGGGTGAACTGCGGAAGTGCCGGCATACCATCAGGATTTTCATTCACTGTCACATCCAGGATATTGTCCGGAGTGTATTCCAGTGGATCATCGGTAGCCTGATTGTCGGTATTGAGGCCAAGACCGCCAATGGCTTCACATACGGCCCTTGCATCTTCCATGCAAAATAGGTCCGCAACAGCTTTCTTGTTCTTTTCTTGTGTCATATAGATTTGTTCCTTTTGAGCAGCCATTGGGGCTGATTTGACAGAAAGTTTATAAGTGTTTCAAAAATTTTAAACCTCGTCGTATTCCATCTTGATATTCGGAATACAGCTTCCCGGATCGGTATTCCCGTCCACTTCGAGTTGCAGGTAAACATAGTCGGTTTCACCCGCCATAAGGGGATTATAGATGCCCCCGCCAACGCGACACATATTGTAGCTTCCGCACATGGCCAACGGATGGTTGTAGACCACATTGCCAAGTCCAGGTGCGCACACGCTCTGATATGCATTAATCCTGGCGCCTGACTTCAAAATCAGTTCCGGATTGACAAAAAGCTCTTCCATGTCAGTATTTCCACGGAGAACAACGACACCCGCAGACACGACATCCTCAGGAATGATTGCCTGCGGAGCAAACATGTTTCCTATGAACCGCATCGGGAACTTGGAACCGCTCTTGTTGAAGAAATGATATGTCTTGTGGATATCGAAAATCAGCTGGGGACGTTCAACCCCATTCAGGAAATAGGTCGGGCATCCATTTGAGCCAGGACGAACCTCGACATCATAGTACTCGGTCGGTTTGTTTTTGAAGTGGTCAGGCAAATCTTCTTCCTTCACCGTACCATCGCTCAAAGTGTAAACGCGCTTGAACCAGCGGTTTGGAACATAAGCCGTTTCGACAAGCTCAGAATCGCCGGAATCAGTAGACTGCCATCCCGGCTCTCCCCAGTACAGAGGCATCCATGCCACCACATATCCAGACCCGCGATAGTCGCATTCCCTATCAGGCGGAATCTGGTAGATAAGACCGGACGGGAACATGTTCATCAGGTTCCATTCTTTCGTCTTTACACGAAGTTCAACAACAGGACCATCGCTTGGATAAATAACCCCATCAACGGCTTTCTTGTCATCAGGGACAACAACCTGATAGAACGGTTCCATGCCAGATTCCTGTGCAATCGTGTTGATGTCCTTTCCTGTTTTCGGATCGACAAATATCAAGCAAGGAGTGTACTTGTGAGTGTTGGCAGCAAATGTACGGTCCTCAAAGGTGATAGTAATGTCTTTCTCATCATCAGTGTAAACGCCGACTGGGACTACTGGTTGGCGCATCCCGTCAAGAAAAACAACGTTCCCCGCGCCGACATCACGGTACTCCGTGATAAAATGGGTATGGCCCAGCTGCTGTTGCGGCATCTGGCCATACAGTCCAGAAACTGTAAGATAAAACGGATGTTCCGGACTAAATTCCCAAATATCGTTAGTTGCAATAAGCGACTTGCTGTTTGTCGGACGGGAATATGAAATCGAGTTTCCTATTCTCAAAATGGCCGGATGTTCGCCACGCGGCCTCGGGCCAGTCGGATAAAGACGAATGTTGGTCAATTGACGGTCAGGCGGGGCAACAAGGTGCACCTTGAACACGCATTCCATCGAGTATGCCTTGCATTTAGGATCGTCCGGACGATAGATGCAATAAAATTGGCTTTCACTGCCATCGTCGGCAGGTACGGTACGCCCACCGAGACGCTCCGAGCTATACACGGACGGGACACACGTGTCAACTCGTTTGATACCCAAGGATGACACCAGTGTCCCAAACTCAGAATCCTTTCCGGTATATTTTTTAATCGCTACTTGTGCAGGCATCGGGCTACCAAATTCCTTTTCTCCTGCAGCTTATATGAAAACTACCTTCTGGACATCAAATCGTTAGCCCCCGGAGCCCGTCCTTCCATTACGGCACGGTATATTTCACCCGGAGTCAACCCGTTACCCTTATCGGTGATATGTATGCGCTCATTGGTCTTGACTGCCTTGCGCATACCGGCAAGCTGTGCATTATTTACGACCTTTTCGTAAATACTTCCGTCAATGAGGCCATTCCTGTCCCCATTGGATTCAATGTCCGCACGCTTGTTGATGTCATCCTGTGCGAGCATAGCTTCCAGTTCGCCAAAGTCCATTAAGTCCTGTGCGGCAATGGCACCGAATTCGTTTTCCAGCTGATTGAACCGGGAAGCATTCGGGCCATCCTGGAAACGGTCATACATGACAGCGCCCTGGTAGCGTTCGAACATGTCACGGGTGTTCAGGAAAGCCTCATGTAAAGCTGATGCAACGGACTTATGTAAGAAAATTGCCTCCCCATAAGACGCCACGCCATCCACATACCCTTCTATTACCGGGCCATCGCTTTCCGTGTAAGGAATCTCAATCTCATCCAGGCCGTAGAACACGCCGTTACGCCACACACCGCGCTTGATATGGTTACTGTCCACCCTTTGCTGCCCATGCATGTCAATCATGGTAGGAACATTGTCAGGTATCTGGTCATGGACCTTGATATACATCTTTCCATTGCTGAGGGAAATAAACCCGGCATCGTTCATGGAATCGATTGTAATGTACACATCCTCGTAATGTTCGCCAAGCATGTTCTTCACATAATCTACCGTAGATGTCGAATAGAAAGCATCCTCGATTGCCTGGTACTTTTCAACGAAATCACCAGCAATCAAGGCCTTGGCTGATTTGATGTTGTTTGTCAGCGCAAAATACCTAATCAACTGGGAGCACGCGGAATCATTCAAGGCCTTCCATTCATAGATGTTTCCTCGATCGCCAAGCGTGTTGCCGTTGGCATTCATCTTAAGGTTAATTAGGTCTATGTATTCAACCAGATCATATAGGACAATGTCTTCCGGTGTATGATAATTGACGATACGGTCCGGAGAAACATAATGATGCCCATTGACAATCTTCGCATTCCGATAAGTTGCGGAAGTCTTTAGGACATACGGTTCATTTCCCTCTGGCGCCTTACCGGTAACCATTCCGGCAGCGTCAACGTCCACGTACGCATATTCCTTAATCGGATCGCGCTGCGCAAGTATCGCCTCGCGGAACTTGAAGGCATCCTTGTGGCCAAGTCCCATTGGCAAGAATTCCCAGTCAAACAAGCTCGGATTGACTACAAGACGGCCACACCACACCACGTTGCACGGAACCCCTGCCCTTCCATCGGCGCATATTTCAGTAAACGCCTTGGCCACCTTCACCAAGCGCTTCATATCGTCGCTCTTGTCTTCAATGGGAGTAGTACGGTCAGCCTGATAAATTAAAATTTTCGCGGCCATACCGTAGTTATGCCACGAAAGCATACTGCTTTCTGGACCGCCCATACAAATACTCTTCTGGTCGTCAGCGGAACGCCACGTGTTAATCAATTCGACGCGTCCCGCACCAAACTCATGCGTAAGGATGGACATCAGGAAGGCAACCTTGTCATAAAGTCCAAACCCTTCTCGCATGTCTTCAATCTTGCGCGAGGTCGGCCTAAACACCTTCCATCCATCAAACCGCTGGGTTTCGGGAACATTCGGGAAACCCCCGTTTCCATACCGAACCACTTCAAACAATTTATCCTGCGAGAACGGACCGTATTCAACAAACGCCTGTTTGCGAATTTCTTCGTCATACGGGAGCCCCGGAGCCTTCACATGAACTGTGACCGGAGTCTTATTTTCACTGTCGTTGCGGCTGCGTTCCGGCGGAACCTTCACAGATACAACCACATGCTCTCCGATCAACGTTGGTGGGTCGGCATCTTCCGGTACATGCGCCGACATGTCACCATCAAACACAACCTGCAATGCCGATTTTGCAATATCATCAAACGTCACTTCACCACTGCCTGCATTCCAAACATCTTCAGGCAGAGGTTCATCAAAATTCAGATACCAAACATTTCCAACCCGTTCGATGGTTGCCGGCTTATCAAGCTGAATAGTGTTGCCCGGTGTTTCAGCAATCTGCGGATATTCTCCGTACACATTCAAGTCATAGAACCGAACTTCTGCCCAACGCACGCCATCAAACACCTTGACGGTTTTATGACGGGTACGTCCAAACCATGTACGATACTTTTTCCTCACCTTCCGGTACATCGCAACCGGAACCATGAATCTGGCAGGCAGAGACCAGACGGAGAACGGAATCTTGACATAATCGTCATCGTTTCCATCACCACGGTTAAGCCAGTTGGCAAAATTGAGGTACATGGACCGGTTGGTAAAGACCGATTCATTTACAAACGCCTGATACCAGATTACTTTGTCGATTGAATCCTGCAATGCCGAAATAGCATCAGACGCATCCTCAAGCGCAAGCCATGCCCTGGCCACACGAACCGGATTCATCAGGAACGCACGGGTTACCAACTGACTGCGCATTTCCTTGTATGCGCTCACCATTACCGACGCGGCACGCATTGCATCGTCAATGTCGGTTTCGCTTTCCGGATCGATACCCCATTCCGGTGTAAATGCCGGAACGAAGTTGGCATAGTCAGTAGCACCGGAACTTGAACTAGAGGATGATTCCCAGTCGATTATGTCATAGTTATCCTTCAAGCTCCATGTCATGTATCCCGCGACAACCATACGGCTCAGCCATGACATGATATTCTCTCCTGGATTGAATGGGTGTGCAGCCAGGAATATTTGGACGCCTTCCCTGGAACCACATTTCTTGAAGAGGTTCATCCATCCGCCAATCAACTCGATAAGACGCTTGCATTGTTTTACCCTGGTGTCGGCATCGGCACTACTATCATAACCGCCATCGAATGTATTATCATTTACGTTGATGTCGGCTTCATAATCAAGCACTTGCTTTCCATCCGTCTTAAGAATCCAGTTGTACGCATCTACAATCGCTTCGCGCACTTCCTGGCCGGTCATTGAGACCACTTTCTTGTTCAGAGTATAATCCGACGCCCGATAAAAGCCAGTGCCGCTGGTAACCCAGGCCCTGCCAATAAACGTCGGATTATCCGGTGGAGTCAACGCCACCCAGGAAGCCGGGGCACCCCCAGCATCCGGTTCGTATTTTCCGTTAATCTGAAACACTCTTGGATATGCGGTTATGTATTCCGGCATATTCTGAACATTACCGGTGGCATATTCGCCATTCCCTGTACCGACAGCATTGTAATTTGTCTGGAATGAATTGATTAATGAATCCAGGTCAAATGCCAGTCCGCCATTATTGGACGGATAATGGGTAAATTTTGCATCGAGCTGTGTTATCTTTCTCTTAGTCTTCCTGCTAAGATACCGCCTCATGATACTCAAGGCATCCCTGATTTCATCATACACGTTTTCAAAGTTCTCATAAAACTCGGTTTCAATCTCCTCTCTCGGATAAAACACGCCTTTCACGGCATCTTTCACCGGGGGAATGAGGGCAGTCACGCCATCACCGGACGGTGTCAAGTCATCAACAAGCGGGGATATCTTAGGATTATCCAGGAATGCCGGCAGATGGATCTGATATGCTTCATCAAAACTTGTTCGGTTCTGCATGGAAGTCCTGGTCTTATCGGCATTAGCAACGGCATTCAGATAAGCCTGGTGTTTCACGCGGGCTGCCTGGGGATTCTTCCTGTAATCTGCGTCGGTAGCATCCTCGACACTTTCCGGCAACGGATCAGACATACTCTGGTCATAGTACTTTACATCGACACCGTAATTGTTCTCACCACACCAGTCAGAAATCTGGTTCATTCTTTTCCGGAACAGGTCGTAGCCGATTACAGCGTTATATCGCGCAGCCTTGCTTTCTAATCCCTTCCTAAACGCCTTAAGCGATATCTTGCGCTTGCCGTTAAGGCCAAGCATCATATAAATCGCACGCATCGACTCGGACAAATTCGCAGCTGGCATTGAATGATGTGAAATCACGTTCTGGTTGACCAGTGTCGGATTCAGCAAGCCGGATGCCAAACGAGCAATCACGTCATCACCGCCAATACCGGTAATAAACTCATAACGCGGTGCGACATACGCCCGGGCGTAAGAGTAATTGACTGAAGGAATGGACGTACCATCATGCAACGGTGTATATGTTATGACAGCGCCCCCATTGCTGGAATCAAGAGTCAAGGAATTCTCCCGCTCCTTGCCCGGATTCCACAGGCTGGCCACATTCGCCTCAACCAAATCAGCCATCGGGTGCATGAGTGCGACACAATGGACTGTGGTGGAACTACCCTCTTCGATCGTAATCTTCAACCTGTCGTTAATTCCGACCGAAACATACGACCCAAAATTCGGATCATTCGACAGGATAATGCCGGTTATGAAATATACGACATTGTTGGTGACATATTCGTTCGGATTTCCCTGGGGATTCTCAATTTGTACACCGCTCAGGTCGATATTGGCTTCGGCCTTAACGTCCATGTCAGCATAGTATTTTTCAAAATCGTACATAGGGAATCCCGTCTATTTTCCATAAAACTACATCGGTCTGCAGTTTATATGATTTGGGACCGTTAAACGAATGCGCGAACCTTCTTGGTTTCGTCGTATTCGAGTTCCTTCGGCCACCCGACAGCCTCGAAAAGACGGCCAAGTATCTGGGCGACAGAGACATGCCACTGTTCTTCCCAGTCGGCATGGAAGAGTTGCAGGAGGCGTTCCGGACACTTCTCACCGCTATAACAGATGATTGAGACACCATAGCGGTCATCGGCCTTCTTGATGAACTTCATCTTGTCACCGGCATAGATAGGCTCGTACGGCTCCTGGGTAAGAACGGGGTCATTCTCAATCAGGTAGTTCCACACAGAAGCGGCCCTGCGGCGCCAGTCGATATCCTTGATTTCGGAACGCGGCATCGTTATCATCTTCAAGTACGGGAGGGGTTCTTCCTTCATACCGGAAGGGCATGCAATGTAGGAGTAGTTGCCGGCATTGACGGCCTCGAAGAATTCCTTCTTCATGACAAGCAGCCTACGGCGCACCTCGTCCCTGTCCATGGTTTTCAGCATCAGCTTCACCATGTCGAGCATACGCTCCCTACTGAACAAGGTGGTAGAACTACGCACAATTTCAAGACCGGTAATAGCAAAATGCGGTTCGAGTTCAAGCGTACCCGGTACCCACTTACCATCTTCGCCTTTATGTCCAAGGTCGAGGTACACGATATCTTCGTTGGATTCAGCTTCGCAGATGTACTTCTTTTTCGCAGTAACGATTGCCTTGTAAATGCACTTTTCACGCTTCAAGAACAATTCGTTGGTCAGGTAGTTCCATTTCTTCGCATACGCAAGCATGTACTCATCCAGCTTCTCTTCAAGCATGGCAGCATCCATAATGCGACAGAAATCCGTGAGGCGGAAACGGTTATAAATCACGCGATAGCGCTTACCCATGACGATACCATCATGGAACATAATCTGCACCTTCGTAAGGCCAGTCTTCTTGTCCACTGAACGGTTCTCCGGGTCATGCCAGACATCATGCAGATACTGGTTGCAAGCCGCGTTGAACAATTTCTTGGATTCAAGAATATGATCATTGTCGAAACCCTGGCGGAAGATTTCCTTGTGGCCATCAAATACGATAACCTCAACACCGGAGCCAGCCTTGGCACCGAATTCCTTGAAAATATCACCAATCTTGCAGTAGAACGAGTCAGTATCACCATGTGACATGCGGCGATAAAGAATCTGGCCATCCTCGTCCTTCGTAGTTCCAAGGAACGAAGGATCAATAGTCGGCTTGTAACCAAAGGCATCATAGAACCGCTGGTCGTTGACAAGTTCTTCATTGAGATACTTGGCGAGTTGAGCAATAGTAAACTTGATGAGCCGTTGACCGTAACCGGTAATAGAAGCGGCATTATCGACATCATAGAACGGGAAGAAGTTGGAACCAAGAAGACCATACAGAGAGTTGCCAAGGACCTTATAGACCTTTTGCATCATATCGTATATGTCCTTCATTTCCATGTCGCCAGCCTTTTCAGCGGCTTTCTTCTTGTTTTTCAGCTTCGCACGACCGTCAAACAACTTTCTCGTAACCTGAGGAACAATGCCTTCCTTGTCACGACGGAAATATACCTTGTACTGACCATTATGTGTCCACGGACTCTCGATGAGCTTGTCCTTCTCTTCCGGAGTAAGCACGTAATCAATCGGCTTGATGACCTTGGTTTCCGGCGAGGTGTTGAAGGTCATCATAATGGACGGATACAGGGAACGATAGTCATAAGAAACCAAGAATTCATAATATCCAGGAATGGAATACACGAATGCACCCGGGTATTCTTCCTTATTCTTGGCTTGCATCGGAGGGAACACAAGATGCTGTTCGTGAAGCATGTTCATCACGAACCCAACCAGCATCTTCTTGGATTCAAATACTGAAGAGAATGGCACGCGGGCTTCCGAAGCAGCCATGACGGCAAGCTGGAACATGCGCACCTTCAACTCAATCTTTTTCAGCAGTCTAACGTCCTGGAAGTTATACAGGATGAACTCATCCCAGTAGTTCTTCCATGACTTGTAGCCATCGGGCAATGGAGCCTTGTGCTCACCGACAACAAGGCCACCAATGTAGTCAAGTTTGTACGACGGTTCTTCCGAAAAAGTGTACTTGCGGTAGAGAGCAAGGAAGTCAATAACTTCCGTACCGGCAATCTGCAGGTTGCCCTCGCGGTCAAAGTAGGCCTTCTGGAACTGGCCCGGGAGCCTGGACATGAGCTTCAAGTCCACCTTCAACTTGGCGGCACGGTTCACCATGTAAGTGGTATCGTACGAGAAGTTCCATCCCGACAGAATATCGACCTGGTTACGTCCAATCTCCGAGAAAAGTTTTTCAAGGAGTTCCTTTTCCGTATAACATAGGACATAATGGCCATTTTCCTTAGCCATTTCCTCCTTGACGTAATCAGATACATCACGTCCAAGACCATACGTCACATAATGGTCAGTCTTGGAAAAATAGACCGTAACACAGTTAATCGGATATTCGGCACGGTGGGCAGCAGGAAAGCGACCCACCGTCTCCACTTCAATATCGAGGAAGCATAGATTGATTTTCTTCATGTCAGGCTTCAACATGCCTGACTTTGCATAATGCTTCTGTAGGAAACGAGCCCTTGGGTCAATATCAATTTCGGAAAGGTGGTTATTCGGACCCATGGTACGCTTTCGTATGTCCTGTTCCACCTTGGATTTACATGTGACCGAGTACATCTCCCTGCCATAGATATCCTTCATCCCGCAGGGAATCGAGTTGTACTCGCCTCGATTAGGCGTATAGAATGTATTGGAAATTACCTTGGTTTCCAGCTTTCCAGTATCGTACCAAAGAAATAACTGGTCGGTATCCCTATCATGATAAATTGCAGTCCACATCGGATGGACTTCTTGGGAGTCTGCAACCTTATTATTTTCTAACACCAATGACATTTCGTTTGGAAATATAGCAAAAAATCCACCCAATGGGTGGATTTTCACATTTTTTCTTTCAGCGACTAGGTAAGCGAAATGCCTTCCCTGTTCTTAAGCTGGTTTCGAGTTGGCATCGGGCCGTCAACACCATTATTGAAGGCACTGTCAGCATCCTGAGCCTTGCGCTTGACCAAATGGATCATGCGGTTGGCAACTTCCTGCGGAGTCTTGCCTGCATTGAGTTCATCACAGATTTCACCAAGGTCGAGACCCTTTGCGTGCTGCGGGCCAATTTTCTTGGCGACAGCATCATAAACCTTCTGAGCGGTTTCCTGAACAGATTCCATCATGGCAGCAGATTCGTTAACCGAAATGCCTTCCCTGTTCTTAAGCTGGTTTCGAGTTGGCATCGGGCCGTCAACACCATTATTGAAGGCACTGTCAGCATCCTGAGCCTTGCGCTTGACCAAATGGATCATGCGGTTGGCAACTTCCTGCGGAGTCTTGCCTGCATTGAGTTCATCACAGATTTCACCAAGGTCGAGACCCTTTGCGTGCTGCGGGCCAATTTTCTTGGCAACGGCATCATAAACCTTCTGAGCGGTTTCCTGAACAGATTCCATCATGGCAGCAGATTCGAACTGAGCCTTGAAAACCTTTTCAGCTTCGGCAAGAACAAGATCAGCAGCACGACGAGAAGCTTCGTCAACTACAAGGCTTTCGATGAAAGTCTTGAACTTCTTCTGCTTCTTGGCCGTTTCGGCAAAGTGCTTTTCCTTGTCAGCAGCAGAACGGTTTGCTGCAGCAGCAGACTTGGCCTTGCTGTCGAAGTTCTTGACCTGAGGTGCCGGTTTAGCCTTGTCTCCATCAGATTCCTGCTTGGATTCAACCACCTGGCCCTTCTTCTTGGACAGTTCAACATTGGTGATTTCAGTCACCTGACCGCCCTTCTTCTTTTCTTCGACAGTGTCATTCTTGGTGATTGGCTTGGCAGAACCCGTGTTGGCAGTCTTAGCCTTATTGACCTTCTTGCTGTCACTGGTCCATTTGCTGAAGTCAACCTTCACGTCATCAAAGACAGCCATCGATTCAACGATGGGTTTTGCACCACGACGAACCGCTGTGTACTGGCTTTCATTGATGGGTTCCTGGGAAATCCTTTCGATTTCCTTCATGATTTCTACATCTTGGTCTATAGAGTATCCCATGTTAAATCCTTTTGGACATTTTTCTTATGCTGAAAGTTTATAGTACAACGAAAAAATATTTATAGTCCAATTGCGTTATAAATCTATATCCGACATCAAAAAGGCATCAATTATGGAACTTAACGTCCCCACATCAGGTTCAGTAAGTCATGAATCCCCCGCAGTTACCCAACTCCACGACGACACTAAGGTACCTATCAGCGAAATCAAGGCAAAGTTGCATGACAAGATTATGGAACTCAACCAGAAACGCCTGAAAACACCATCCGAAGTCCCGTTTGGGAACACAACTGCCGACATGAAGGAACAGAGCTACAAGGAAGTGGAAGACGAACTGCTTCATCCGGAAGAAAACCAGACCGAACAGGATGAAGAATTCAAAAATTTCTTTGGCGACAGCTATCCGGGTTCAGAAGCATTTGCAGCCCCAGATGATGATAACGAAATGCTTGGTGGTAGTGGTGATTTTGATGGCGGTGACTTCGGTGGCGGAATAGACAACAACGCCATGGGTTTCAGCGATGAAGACATGAGCTCCCTTAACGATACCGCCAATAACGCATTTGACGATTTCACCGCGGAAGATGGTGCAGAAACGGCAAGTGACGTGAACAACATCTCGGCGGAAGAACCCGGTGGTGAGGAAGTCGGAACCGATACAGCAACCGACAATGCGGATGAAACACCAGTCGATACGGATGAAACACCCGTCGAAGAACCGGCATAAGAATAAAAAATAAGCGGTGCAAATACACCGCTTATCCCATCTATTGGCACATAATCGTTGCATTTGCAACGATTATTTTATTTTCCAAGATAATACACCTTTCTAGCAAACAGCTGGTTGCTGAAACAAAGCATCATTTTGTCATCCGGGCCCAACTTCAATAGCAGATTCTTGCAGTTGCAGTTGCGGATCATAATCGTAATGATATCCATCGACAGTTCAACCGACTTTTCCAGATCGAACATATGGACTTCGCCCATGGTCACAGTTGCACCATAGCGGCCTTCCACCTTGAACTCGATAGAAACATGCCCTTCATCCACCGGGGTAATCTTGACAATGGCACTCGGGTTCTTGTAGTTCACTCGATAAATCGTGTCAATGGTAGCAATCATCGCGGCGGTATCAAACTTCATGTAGTCGGTCATCCCTTCGGATGACATTGCTGGAAATTCCGGTTCCTTGTAGGAATAATCAATGCGCATGACTTCACCGGCAATGCGAAGACGCTTATTCTTGTAGTCAAGATTAAGGGTACATTCCTGGGAAACTTCAAGCATCGGGATGATACGGAAAAGGTCGCATGGAATCCTAATTGCGAAATCCGGAAGGCCCTTGTTCACTTCGACACCGTCATGCCCAGAAAGTGAAGCAACGACAGTGGCGAGAACAACCTTGTCCTTGCCGGAGCGGTAAGAAAGCAACCCTTCGTGACGGTGAATTTCCATCCATTCAAAGTCAAACGAGCTGTCCGTCACGATGGAGAATGAACCCTGTTCAATCTTGATTGTTTCATCAATGCTGTCCCCCATATCGTCATATTCGAACGACTCAACGGGCTCACAGTAGCATTCAAGTTCAAACCCTTCAAAGTCTTCATTGAAGGACGACGCTACATAAAGGCGCCCGCCATCCACCCAAAGGGTGACATTGTTTTCCTGGGAAACTTCTCGGCATAGTTCGCAGAAATCATGCAAATTGACCCAGGCATCACAATCAAGGAGTTCGGACTTCAATGTGGAGTCCGTGTTTACATAGACACCATGTTCAGTCTGAACATGCAAAATCACAATGCCATCAGAGTCCTTGTCGGTCCAGACGTGAGCCCTCATGTTGTCATCCCTGGTCGATGAATACAGGAACGAAATCGCGGAACGGAACCTAGTGGCGGTATTAAACATTACAAGAGATGGAGTTTTTTCTGACATACTTAACCTCATTCGAAAACTACATCAAAAAAGGCGCCCCAATGGGACGCCTCTTTTTACTCAGGAGGAATAGATTAATAAATATTGTCCAGAGCGGCAAGGTCGAAGTCTACGTTGTCGTTTCCGTCGTCACCCTCGCCTTCCTTCATTTCGGTTCCCGGTTCGCCAAACAAGTTATTAGCCCTGTCCATCATGTCACCGGTATCGCCAGTGCCACCATTCGGATCGCCAATCTGGGCATTCGGGTCAAAGCCAACACCAGTACCGGTCGGGTCATCGCCCGGCATGCGCATAGCGGCTGTCTGAGCATCGACATCGTTGATGCTCGTGCCGTCTTCGTTGTAAACCTCGGGGAACCATGTGCCAAGACGCTGGTCGAAGGTCTTGGGGTCAATACCGTCTTCAAGAGCCTTGGCCATCTTGACAAGGCCATCCTTGTTAAGAGGCTGACTGCCCAATGCAGCATACTTCGGGAACTTAAGGAACGTAGGAACTGCAACCACACGCGGCTGAGCCAACGTACCGGCCCAACCATTGGCAATTTCATCCTCGTCCGGCTGAACACCCGAGCTGTCATCCTTCAAGCCCTTGGTATACGCATTCGCAATAATCTTGTTAAGCGTATCAACAGCCTTCTGAGACAGACCGGCACCGTCATCGCCCACGCCAGGGTCACAGAACGTGGTAAATTCCATGGTCTCCTTAGCACCTTCGGCTGTACCACCGGCATTGGCATTCACATCACCGGCGCTCATGCCACCACCGGCATTAGGATCCATTCCAGCACCACCGTCAGCACCACCGGCACCACCATCCGCAGGCGCAGCAAAGTCATCTGCCGTGAAATCGCCTTCAGCTTCAAGCGTAATCTTGTTGCACATGCCTAGAAGGGCATTAAGCTGCCAGTCCACGGATTCCTGTCGAACCAGCGCACTTGGACCCATTTCAGCCGTATTCAGGTTGTCAAAATCAACATCGCCGAAGTTGTCGTTTCCGGCAAACCCAGTAACAGAGCCAACACCGCCAGTCATCTGGTCAAAGTTGTCGGCACGGTCACCATTCTTCACGAGGTCGATTGCCAAGCGTTTGATTACCAAGTCAAGGCGGCCTTTCAGTTCATCAGAATCCGCCGGTAACACACGCTGTGTAGTATTGCCGGTATTCTTGTCATCGAGAATGATAGTAACTTCGCCTTCATCGTTTGGTGCCATCATCTGCAATTGAATCTCATGGCCAAGGCACTGCATCTTGCCGGAAGTCACCTGCTGGTCCATGACCGGCAAGTCAATCTTGCACGTCATGCCATTAGCTTCATTCAACGAACGGAGCCTGGACTCGGTCATGACCTTGATTCCAAGGTCCTTCAAGTTCAGGTAATTCTTGTTGAGTGTAAGCGGATCGTTGTCGTATCTACGATGGTCCCACTTCGCCTTGGTCTGGTCGCCAACAGGCTTCGGGACATTCTTCGTGATGGTATCAATAAGTTCTTTCTTAGCCGGAACGACCGGGCCGCTCTGGGTCTTGACATAGCTCATCTTACCCATATTGCCCAATTTTTCCAGGAGTTCCTGACGAGATATAGTAATCGGCACGATTGACCTCTAAAAAATTCTTCTTTGGGAGAAGTTTATAAGGTCAACCGCAACTATTCACGCTCCCGCACCAGCCGTTCAAGCCATTCAATATCACCGGCATCCGCCTGATGGTCCACCGTCGTACAAGTGTAATAATGGTTATCCACTTCACCGGATCGTGTTCTGGCGGTCACGAGCATGTATTTATGTGGACTATCGCGGTAGGAAAATACCTTGATGGTTATAATTTCATTGTCCACCCAGCACGTCTCATCGGAACCCCATACCGGCATATACAGGACAATGGACTTCACGATGTCGATTTCCGGCTTAATGTGTGAGGCCTTCAATGGGCGACCCATCTTGTTGCATTTGCTGAAATACTCGATTATCCAATCCTTGACTACCGGATCAATCGCAGGCCACTTTGCTGCTGTTTTCATGATTATGCCTCCTTAATCAACAAGTTCTTCTGCATTTTCCTCTGCGCCGGAGCATTCCACAATCATCGCATAGATGCCAATGGGGTACTGCTGGTCAAGACCCTGCAAGTTGGCAAACGACTTCAATGCGATGGAGTCGAAGTCAGCAGCCACGTAGCGGATTTCCATGTCATATTCTTCACAGCCCAGACCTTTAAGTACCGTAAAGATGGATGCAGGAATCTTACGGTATCTCTGCTTGGAGGATTGCCCATAAGCAACCTCGATAGCCTTGCTGTCGCCCGGAAGAGTCATCGTGTAGTCAACCTTGCTAGTAATCTGCTGCCCAACACGGCCCTTGAAATAGAACTTGACTTCGCCCTTCGGAGTCACATTCACGCTAAAGAACTGGCACCCGGGAACAAGTTTCAGCTTCTGGACATACTTTTCCAAATCCTTCTTGTTCAGCTTGATGGTGGCCAAAAGGCTCATCGGGTCAGCTTCGCGGGAAGCTGGAATCTTCGTGTCGTCTTCATTAAAGAACGACGGTTCCGCAGTAAGACTACGGGCAGTTTCAGAACCGTTGGCAAAGCGGATAAACTCATAAATATGGCCAGCAATGGTTTCTTCATTGTCAACTACGATACTGCCAGTTTCCGGGTAGCCAATAAGTTCAGCAAACCGGATGAACTCGATAAACGATGACGAATTGATTTCCAGTCCGTCAAACGAAAAATCGGTGGGACCCGCGCTGATATGGATAAAGCTGTTCTCATTGTGTATGTTCAGGCAAGACTTGTCGCCGTCATGGAAAAACTTGACAGTCTTAGCCTTGGTCACCAAGCACACCTGCTTGATTACATTGAAGAACGGCCTACTAAATCTTATTTCTTGCATATCTCTTTCCTGCGGTTAAACGCTATGGCTTGCTCGGTAGCCGCCACGTAGCTGATGATTCTATCCTCAATCTCGTGCCATTTCGGACTATCATAGGACACCATGTAGTCACCTGAACACGAAGAACTGACCGGCACCTGCATCATTCCGAGCCGATATCTTCTACAAACCGCCGAGATAATCGGGCCCATAGCGCTGCGGCATTCGCCCAGTACATTAAAATAGTGAATTTCTTTAAGTTTGTCAAGCATTTCGCCCCGGACGGCAACAAATGGACCGTCAAGTACTTCAACCGGGTTCATCCCGTTAACCCTTACCGACCCAAGCACCATCTCGTTGCTTGCCGGGTTCAACCGGTACTTCTGGTAAAATCCGTAAGTGCGGGTGCATTTCGTCCATGTACCGTCAAACTGAGTAAACTCATATCCAAACGGAGCGACTGCCATTACTTCGCTAGGGACCTGCCGCAAAGTTTCATAAAGGTTGATATCGTTTATGAATGATGTTCCCGGGACAATTATTATCCACTCCGGCAACATCTTCACCTTGCGCATGATTGAATTTTCTATGCCCCGGCGTATCAATCGGGTGGATGAATTCGGGGTAACCCGTCGCCTAAGCCTGAAATCATGGTCACGGACAAATACCGCCAGGTCATATTTACCCAGTGACCTGTCCTTGTATATGTTGCAGCCGGCATTTGTGTAGACAAGGGAAATTATTTCCCTGTTCTCCGAGTATTTCAGCACATTGTCGCGACGAAGAAGCAATTCCTTGGTCGGCTTGAACCCAAGCTCTACACGGATAGCTTCCTTTTCACGCTGCCTGTCGTTCTTGGCATTGACCACTTCACGCGCATGCTGCTCCTTGGCAAATTCCCTTTCAGAATACGCATTGTCCAACGCATATTCAATCGCCTCAACGGCAGCATGTGTTATGACAGTCTTTGGCTTGGGAGTGGTAAAGCGTTTCGGTTCCGGGTTCTTAATCGTCTTGCCTATACGGATGTTCGGATAATATTCGACACCCGATGCAATAATTTCCTCGACAGCCTTCTTGTCCCACCCGCATATCTTCTTGAAGGCATCCTTCTTTTCCACAGGATCGCCATACTTGTCCACCAGCGGACATTTGCCACGAAGACAGTTATCAATCCACGCCTGACTTTTACCAAAGATATACTCGACATTCCTGGAGTTGTAATAAGGCTGCTTGCCGCTACCGTAACAGCGTCCCTGCCAGCACTTGTTAATCAGCGCATCCAGCTTCGCCTTGCTGATACCCCACTTCACCTTGCCATTTGCGGCAGTGTACTGCTCACACTTGATGAGCTTTCCGCGAACGGCATTCCTTGCTTCCGGAACCGCACCACAGTATATTTCGGCAATGCTGCGGGACATGTATTCCGGGATGGGGTTTCTTCTAAACTTGTGGCCGTTATCTACCCTAGCCTGAGAAAACTTGATTAGCGTTTCCTGCGAAACCTTGCGGATTTCATACTTCTTGCGCGGTTCAGCCTCAATACGCTTGCGCTTGAGCATGAACTTCATGTTGCTCATCTTGAATCCAAACAGAAGCGCGGCATCAGTAAAGACCAGCGGCTCCCTGATGTATTTCAGTAGATATAGACGATCGAATGTGCGAAGAAATTCATCGGCATCCTGACGGTAGACACGCTTCTTTCCATTTGCGTTTAGGTGAACCTTGATGTCGCCAGCCCGAACATGCTTCACGTATTTTGCAGGGCTATGGATATTCAGGTACACCATGGCCTCTTCCTGCGTCATCTCATACAGCGGATGGTCAGTGGATGCAGGCATCAGCCGATACCGCATGATTCGATGCTTGATTACCGAAGTCTTGTAAATCTTGTTGCCATGTTCGTCCAGGCGAAACGGGACCATTTCGCACAGCTTAATCTTCCGGACGTATTCGACATCCTTCTTGATGTAGGATGCAACCCACTTCTCGTCTACAAATTCCGGTTCAGGTTCATTCAGTTTCTTGATAAGTCGGTCAAGCATTAGAAGTAAACCTCCGGTGTTACGGCAAGCTGCCGTCTGGCATTGGCTTCCTTACGGCGCTGCATGTCCTTTTTGTACTTTTCCTTGGCGACATTTCCATATTTCAGCATGAACAATATGTCGGAGCCACCTGGCTGACGGGTACGCGCATCTATATATTCCTGCCGGACATACCCATCCGAATCAAGCGGCATGTTGGTACCGTGTAGCACTTCGGCGTTGACATCCTTTTCATTGATACCTTCCCAGTCAAACCACTTATACCCTAAATGGCATGATGCGGTTCGACCCTTGCGGCCAGCCTCGTCATTGTCCCATATGAACACGCAGTTTTCCTTGTTCTGGGCAATCTTAGGGTTGTCCATCAGAATTTCCTGCATGTGTTCGACACCACCGATACCGATTGCATTCGGAATGAAAGTGGAGTCAATCGACCCTTCCAGAATGTAGAACGGACGGTCAAACCGGATAAAGTCAATATTGTAAGCCTCGCGGTGTACGCCCTTCCAGTTCAAATATCGGGTAGGGTTGTTCGGATCAATGGCGCGGGCATCAAACTGTGTCCATTTGCCACCAAAATGGTAAAACGGTATAATGATACGGTTCTTATACTCGTTACCGACCGGTCTTCCGGTATTCGGGTTTATAATCAGGTTTCCGTTTTCGTCCCTATGGAGAAACTGGTTCCCTTCCTGGCAAACGTACCACTTCTCGAATACTTCGGGGCGAATCTTTCTTTTCTTGCATTCAGCCAGGCCTGCCTGTGCCAGCGGGTGATTTGCCGTAATGGGAAGGAGCTCGCCATCCACGAACGGCAATTCCGGAGAAAGTTCCACTCGGTCTTCTTTCGGCTTCTCCTTTCGCGTACCTTCATGCCCCATTTCACCAAATGCGGCATATATTAGCCTTTTGTAAGCTTCGCGGTCAGTCTGCTTCAAATAATAGGCAAACGGCATAGAACAGGGACACTTGAAGCAGATATACTTCCACGTGTCCTTATAAATCCAGGCCTTCCGCTTGTTTGGAAAACGCATGTCACCACAGTTCGGACACACGAACTCATAATGGTCAGAACGTTCTTTCAGGTTCTGGGTCCCGTAAAGTTCATGAATGAACTGATCATACACCGCAGCGGGTATTTCTGAATAATCAACAGCCATTAAATAAACACTCAATGAAAAACGGCACCGTCAATGACGATGCCGTTTCGAACTAGACAATTGCTAGAAAGGTAAATCCGCGTCGTCATCAACCTGGATGGTCGTGGCCGCAGGTGCACCACCAACCGGAGCGTTACCGAATGGAGTCGGCTGCGGTGCAGGAGCTGCAGGCGGGGTATATGCCGCCGGCTGAGCCGGAGCTGCGCCCGGAACACCAAACTGCGGGGCTGCCTGCGGAGTCGGAGCACCAAAGTTGGCCTGCGGAGCTGCTGCCGGGGCTGCAAATGCACTCTGCTGAACAGGTGCTGCTGCCGGAGCCGCAAACTGCGGTGTCGGAGCTGCAAACTGCGGTGTTGCCTGAGGAGCTGCAAATGCACTCTGCTGAACAGGTGCTACACCCGGTGCCGCAAATGCGCTCGGCTGTGCAGGAGCTGCTGCCGGATTCACGTATGCGCTCTGCTGAGGCTGAGGCTGTGCATAGTTCGGTGCAGACGGGTTATTGAAGAATGCACCGGCATTACCGACAGTAGTCTTCGGCTGAGGCGGAACATAGGCACTCGGCGTAGCAGCCGGCATAGTGCCACCCTGGGCCGGCTGAGCAAACTGCTGACCAAACGGGGCAGGCTGTTGATAAGCCGGATAGCCGTTAGCTGCAATGTTGTTATTGTTGTCCACGGCCTGTGCAGGAGCGCCATCGTAGGCAGCATAGAAGCTGCGGGTAATACCTTCCAATTCTTCGGAAGACTTCGGCTGAAGTTCGTACTTGGAAAGGTCATGGCACTGGTTGAGGTACTGCATGATGCCTTCATCATTGTTGGCAAGCGGAGTTGGCATCGGATCGAATTCGGAAGCCTCCCACACGGCAGCACCCTTATGAGTACCCCATGCCTTGGTGGTGTCCCACGTGCCCTTCAAGTGGAACACTGCACCGGTGAGGACATTCCAAGGGACACCGACATACTTAACCGTACTGGTGTACTGCTGCTTGGCCTGGCCATTCTTGTTGACATTGCGTTCCGGCAATGCAGCCATGACCTTGTCCCACTGCTTTGTCTTGGCGTGCCAAATCTTAATCTGGCCGTTGTTTTCCGGGTGAACGAAGTCATTGATAACGAGAACGTTCACATAGATGTCATCAACGGAGAGGTTGCCGGAAATACCGGAATCCTTGGCTGCCTGTTCACCATAAGTGTTCTTGATTTTGTAGTAACGGTCCCACGTTTCCTTGCAGAGCGGGCAATAAGCCTTGCCATACTTTGCGTTCGGGTCGGGAATGTTTCCGCGACAGATGATCGGGCCTTCGCCCCAACGCTGACCATCGCGCTTCTTAAGATAATGCTTTTTGCAATTGACGTGAGGCCAAAGATTGTTCTGGACACCTGCAAGCCCTCTCGGGAGGATGCGGATGATGGCTTCAACGCTTTCGTGCTGTGCGTCGCACTGGAGTTGCCATTCGTTCGGGTCTGCGGGAGCGCCTTGTCCTGCCGGAGTTTCCGGAACGCCACCCATGCCTGCGAACATGGAATTAAACTGAGGAGCGGCACCTGGCTGAGTGAACTGAGGCTGAGCAAACTGCTGCTGCCCGCCAATGCCGAATTGATTCTGCTGAGGAATATTTTGATCCATAAGTTATCCTTATTTCTAGTTCTTGATGCTAAATTGCTGCTAGTATCTGCTAATATCTTCTATCCACAGTTTATAAGTAGGAGCACTTTTCGCACCCATCATAAAATGTAGCAAAAAGAAAGGCGGTTTGTAGACCGCCTGATGAAATTTTTCGCATGTAAATATATTTTTACTTTGCTTCCGGCTTCTGATACGCAATCCTGGCGTTTACCTCGGCATCATTGACCGCAGCAGTAACGATTTCTTCCATGTTATCCGGGAGGACAAAGTCTTCACCGTATTCCTCCTCGAACGCCATGGCGCATTCCTTCATGACATCCTCGAATTCCCAGCCAATGCACTTGGCCGCGACATTCTGGATAATGGCCAAGTCGATAACCTTCTTAGCCTCGTCATCCAAGTCGGATGTCTGGGAATCGTCCACATTCGGATTATAGGTTTCCGGGATGTACTTATTGCCGTTTTCATCGGTAACAAACATATCCTTGGTTTCCTGGTCGGTAAGCTCATGCGCCTCGGTGACAACATCGGCATCAGTCTCGTACTCGGGCGCACGGGCGATGTAGCTCTTGCCGAGCATCGGGTTGTCACGTTCCTCGCGCAACTTTGCGAGCCACTTTTCTCTATAAACCGTCGGGAGGTTCTGATGGCTGCCGTACACGCCATCCTGTGCATTAAGGAGCATCAAGCTGGTACTCTTGATTTCCTTGTTGCGTTCTTCAGCCTCGCGTTCCAGGGTTTCCTGGATTTCCTTCACTACGGCGCCATGTCCTGGAAAGTGATACTTACTCATCCTCGTCATCCTCCGCCACCATGTCCATCATGGCGTTAAATTTTGCATCCTCGTCATCATCGGGATCAATCTGCGGCTGGGGTCTAGGAATGTCAAAATTCAGCTCGCCCTTCTTCACCTGTTCATTGACCCGCTCAAGCTCCTCGACAGAAATCTCAATCCCCTGTTCAGCGGCAATCATGAGCTTGATGTCGTTATCTACAAGCGGGCCAAGCTTTGTAGACTCGACCACGCTCTCAATCGCGCACAGGATTGTGAGCATGGTGACGCCATATTCCTTGTACCGGTCATAAACGACATGGATTGCTTCGTTCAGCTTTGCCCTGCCTTTCTTGAGGTACGATTCCGGCATTGTAAGGACAATGGCCATGTCGCCATCATATCTCGGCGGGGAGCTTAAAAATTTGTTGATTTCACTGACAAGAAGCTCGGTTTCAGCTTCCTTGCTCAAGTTTACCGCGCTAGACGGGTCATTAGAATCAGTGTTCAGATGGAGCATAATGTTTCCTATTTATTACCTACGAGAAACTACTCCATTTGAGCACTATTTAGCGGTCCTTTTTGGCTTTCGGCGTTTTGCAGCGGCCTCCTGGTCAAACATCATGTCCGAACGGAGCGCCAGGTCGTAATCAAGAAGGCACCTGGTCTTCTTTTTCTTTCCGGACAACGGCTTGGAGGTATAGCGCATGAGCGCGAGGGTATCCGGTTCCAATGACTCAGGTCCAAGTACGTCAAACTTGATATGATTTCGCAAGATTTCGCACATCCAGAACGCATCACAGAAGTCGGAATGTGGACTCTCGAACTGCGCCAATGTATCAAAGTATGGATAGTAGAACTGTGGATAGATTTCCTTCACCGCCTGGCACATTGCCGGCTTTTTCGCACCGCCGTTACCGGTGGCAAAATGCTTAATCTGCGGAATGCCGTAAGTAATGATGCCCTTGCCCTGCATGAAGAAATGGTATCGGACACCTCCGCAGAACTCGCCAATCTGGAAAATCGCGTTGCTTCCCTGCCGTTCGGCTTCTTCATAGGCATAGTCCTCGAAGGAAATGTACTTCACGTCCTCCATATCCTTGTTGAGCAAGGTATAGGCGCGTTCCATCCTGGCCATCATCGGGAGCTTTGTGTAATCTGTACCGAGGGCGTAGATATGAACATGCTCCTCGTCATGAAGATAGCACAACTTGGAGCTGTATCCATAATAATCGACTGATTTGATGTCAAGCGTAGCGTCGTCAAGGTCCATTATGACCTTGCCCGACGAATTCATTGATGGGTCTATTCCGGCAATCTTCATACCGGAAAACTAAATCATACTGGCAACCCGTTCACCCGGCCTTGAAGGCAACTGCTCCTGCGGGGCGGACTGCTGTGCCTTTGGTGGCGGTGGAGGCGCAGCTCCGCGTTTTGGAGGGCGCGGACCGCGTGACATCATCTGGTTGGCCATGACCGCATCCGATTCAGTACGAAGTTCCTGATAATGGGTGAGTTCTTCTTGCGTCGCATCAAACCACTTCATCCGCATGAAGTCGCAACGGGTTTGGAAAATGTCGGAATTTCTACCAAAACGGTTCTTCAAGAACTCATGGTAGAACATGCCGCATTCACGCAACACGGAGTCGGACTTGATTGAAATCATCACGTCAGCCGTTTCCGTATAGCCAGAAGAACCCTGCACAGCTTCGATACCCGCATCGAGTGAATTATATCCCAATCGGTTGAACTGCACTGCGGAAATACCGGCGATATTGCGTTCAATGAGAAAATCTCGTATCTGTTCCGCCTTGGCAACACCGTCAAGATACATGCTACGCTGTTCGGCTGCAGAAAGACCTGGCTTCATGATGCCGATGTAGTCAATCACCAGAAGATCAAGCTTGCCATAGGTAGCTTCGAACTGATCAACGTACATTTCGATATCGGCAGGCGTAGTCGTCGTCTTCAAGCGCTTCACTTGCAGGTTGCCATGAACGCCATCGCCCTGGTTTGCGCGAAGCTTCGCATCAATCTTCGCCCGGCATTCTTCCTCGGTCATCTGCAGGATTTCCGGCATGGTCACATCGCATAGGTTAGCGGCCAATCGCTGCCATAGATAGTCTTCGGCAAGTTCGAGGGAAATGTAGAGAACGTTATACCCACAAGAATACGCAAATACACCTTCATTGCCAAGGATAAGACTCTTACCGACGTTCGGCTGGCCAACATATAGGGTAAGTGTCTTGCGATAATAACCGCCACACCTGATGGTACCATCGGCTTGAATGATGCCGGTCTTGGCGCGAATTTCGTTGATTGCGGAAGGAATACATTCCTTGCGTTCCTTCAACAGTGCCAGTGCCGTCCCGATGTCGGAATAAACGTTGAGACCAAGGTTGGTATGGAGGGAGAAGTTTACAGCTTCTTTAAGCTTGGGGAGGAGACCGTTGATGCCATCAACATGTCTGTCATGGACGTTTTCAGCGGCATTTATGAGGATATTCTCCGTCATTCGTTCACGGAAATATCCTTCCAGAATCTCGATAAGGTAATCTTGCCGAACACCGACCATCGGTGTGTTGCAGATGTATCCGAGTTTTTGAACCAACTGTTCAGAGAAACCGGTCGAGCCCATGCCCAATATAAGTTCCTGGGCGCTAGGACTGCGTTTATGTTTCTTGTCGAACTTGTTGATTACTTTGACAAGTGCCTGGTTAACCGGATCCAAGAACATGCTAGTGTTCAGATACGGCCTAAGCTTAGGGCCAATCACATTGTCATTGAAGAAGGTTCTGAGAATTAAGTCTTCCCTGCTCAGCTGTATTACAGGGACCGCCCTGGCATTAGCTGAGGCCGGGTCCCATGCGGGAGGGAGAGCTGCCGCTAGAGCATCTGGCTGTGTAGGAACGACCACCTGCTGTGCTGGATTCATTACCGGTTGAACCGGCTGGAAAGGTGGAGGTAACATGTTTTCATTCACGGTTTCTGGCATAAGTCAATCACAACGCATAAAAATCACAATTCATTACATTCGGAAATATAGCAAAAATATAGCAAACCAATCGCAAAATAAACGAAAAAGTCGGGAAGTCCCCGACTCTTTTCGACTTACGTGTTCTTTTATTCGGCAACTTCGTCCGAAACCACCATGGCGGCAGTTTCCGGTTCCGGTGCCTCTTCCTCTTCGCCGAGGGCCTTCGCCATGCTGGCGGCCTTCTTCTTGGATTCCTTCTTGACCCTTTCGAGGTTGCGTTCGACTGCTTCCTCGTCCACTTCGAGACTTACGCTCTCGTCGATGCCGTTCTCACCGAGCTTGTCGGCAAGAGACCTATTCTTGTAGGTTTCATGGACATAGTCGTTAATCGGGTCAAGGATGGTACCGATGGTTTCAGCCTTGTGGAGGTCCTTGTTCAAGCAGGTAATCCATTCGGAACGCGGCTTGCGCGGATCCTTGATGACCCATGCACCGGCATTGCCGATACGGCCAGCAGGAGGAGTGACATCCGGATACTTTGTGGCAGAATAAGCATCAAGGAGGCCAGCCGCCTTGGCGATATCATGAAGACCGTAGTATGGATTCAGTCCGGTCTTCCAGTCAAGGTACATCTTGACCTTGGTACCGACGTGGACAAAGCAGCTCTTCTTGATGTTCACGTTCAGGATAAGGCCGAGTTTTGTCTTGTCAGTTGCAGAAACAACTTCGAATCCAACGGTAAGGTCAAAGATGACACGGGCAAAATACTTGGCGCCTTCACCACCAGCAATTTCTTCCGGGTTGCCGTAGCTGGTCGGCTTCAAATACTTGTGGTTGGTAATGTACATCGGCACACCGAGTTCACCGCAACGGAATGTCATGTCGGTGAAGAAGGCCTTCAACTTCTTAGCCTTGGTCATGTCAGCGCTATCGGCACCCTTCTGGGCATCGTCCACACCCTTGTTCGTAAAGAGACCGCCCGCAGAGTCAAGCACAATGGCGCACTTACGTTCATTTTCAAACTTTTCACCCTTGTCTTCTTCAAGCTGGCTGACGATCATGGACATACTGTGGTGGAATTCTTCGACCGTATGCATACGGACAATTTCGAACTGGCCAGGAATGAACCCGAAGTTCTCGATGAGCATTTCTTCGGTGGTTTCATTTTCGGTGTCATACCAGAAAATATAATAGCCCTGCTTCATGAGTTCGAGGGCAAAGTTCAACTTGGCAATCAAGGACTTACCGGTTCCGAAGAAACCCACCGCCATGAAGAACTTGTTCATGTGGAAGCCCTGATATACGTCACCGGACAAAGCCGCGTTAAACGCATAGGAACCGCTGTTAATAAAACCGTATTCAGGACGTTTCTTGTTATGGTCCAGGTATTTATCCCCGGTCTTCAACTTGCGGAAGAAACCGAAATTTGGGGCAACCTGTACACCCGTCGCTGCTACATTTGCTACTTTCTTAGCCATGAGATACCTCTTTTTTCAACTGAAATTTAACTACTTGATACCAAACTGTCAACTACTAAATAACTGAAATATCCACACTATCAACAACTTATCAACACTTATTTCATTGGGGACAACAAATTCACCCCGCCCTGCGTCCGTTCCCATAAATCCATCTTTCCAATCATCGGTGTGCAAAACACCTTGAATTTTCCGTACGTCACCTTATGCCACGGGAAGTTGGACGTATCCGGGAGAGTAAACGGCGCCATAGTCAACAGGACAATCGGTCGGAACGAGTTCACCTTCTTGACATCAAGCACCGACTTGAAGCCTTCCAGCGATAGCATGCACGAGCCGTTTTCGGCAATGTCCTTCAAGACAACCTTCCCGGGTGTCTGGGCGACTTCAATGTACATCAGTGCGCTAGTCGCCCCAGCCGGATGGAACAACGCCACCCTCGGGTCACGCATGATGGACAGATACTCTTCAAGGTCAAAATATCCAATCACCGGAATCCCACGATGTTTTTTGCTTGGCATGTTCTGCACCGTGTAAATGTACCTGCTGAGCAACGGCTCCATAAACTTGCCATCGTCAAAGTCTATGCGTCGCATCAGGTCATGAATTCCGCGTAAGTCCTTCATACGGTCCGTATTGAAGGTAATGCCACGTCGCATCTTGTCATATACCATGTTTGGCTTGCCTGGAGCCGTACTGAACTTGCCAGAGAACTTGTAAGTCCCAAAGTCCATCGTGGGGACATGGAAATGATTCAGGGCGTTAACCAAGGAAATTGGATCCTTGACGCCTTCAACAACACCGTCCACGACAAATATCTCGACGCTCTTGCCATCAAGTCGCATCGCAGGCATTGTCACCCCGTTGGAATTGTAATAATTGGATTCCATTATGTAGGTACCCGAATTCGGTGTACCATCCTTATCGCAAATGCCAAGACGCAGGCCAACTTCCTTCCAGTCGGTCTTGTAGTTATCCACGTATACCAGGTGGGTATTGGCGGCAACTTGCTGTCCAAGCATCATTTGACGATATTCCCTCTAGTCTTGAATGGAAGAACAATGTATTCCGATGACCCGCTAGGCAGCACGACCGCGATAATTATGCGGATAGTATTGCCGTCATAGTCGATATCAACCCGGCTTTCCTCATAATCAACAGACACTCGCGGCTCATATTCCTGAATAGCCGCAAAGCATTCCTGAAGGATACTGGTTTCATCATCCTCATTCATTATGCCAAAGACACGTTCTTCGATAGTCGTCCCGAAATTGGAATTAAACAGCCGTTCGCCCTTCCTGGTAAGGAGGATGTTGTAAATATTCTGCACCAAGCTGTTTTCATCAGTGATTTCGGCAAAATTGTTGAACCCGAGGTCACGATTGTAGACCGCGGAATTACTCAGCCGTTCATTATCGTCATCCAGGCGGGCCGGCGCAGTAAACACCTTGTTCCGCTTGGTTGAACTTGCGTCATAATAGACACGGGTCACATTGCTTAATGCAACACCATCCCCATTCGTTATCAGCAATTCCGCCATGCCTTCAACCTTGCCAGGAATGTCAGGAACTACCACCTTCACGGAATGTTCATCGCCTGCTATAACCGGAACACTTTCGCCATCAAGCGTAACGACGATATCCTCGATATCAGAACCGAACGTACGTTCAGGCGTAGTTATAGTGATGGAAGCCCGTCCACCCGGAATCAAGGTGCTCGGAGTAGCAATCACATCAAATGGTTCCTCTGCAGGCTGCGTACTTTCCTCAATATCCAATGCAGTTTCAGCAGAATCCAGCTCAACCACGCCATCCTGTTCAAAATCACCATAATTTGCAATGGCTAAGGACACCAAGCTCAGGTGGTTGCGCTTCCACTGCTTGACTACGGATGCTGGAATGGTAAAGGTTATTTCCGGATCTTTCGCATCGCCTCCACATGCCCAGTCAAGGGAACTGACAGGTTTGCTTATTGCAATGGGGCTGACACTCACCTTTCCATCCACCTTATCATATGAATCAGTACCAATCCAGTTGGAATCGGAAATTTCGTATACCCCAAGCATGCCGATAACATTGCCAAGTATATTGGAGGACTTGACAGTTACTTTAAGGAGTACTTCAGGATGGTTGACTTCGTCCAGCCCGGATATAGCAAACTTGCATGCAGCAAAGGACTTTTCCGAAATAGGAAGCACAGTGGCGTCACTGTGCGTGACACCATTGTCCCCCACCACAAAATAGGTATCATATGTCGGATGAATGATACTCACGAAACCCTCGCTTAGAAACGGCCTCGGCCAACGCGTCTAGGAGCCACCCTGGTAGTAGGAACTGCGCGAGGTGTCGAAACTGCCGGTTTTGGCTCTGCCTTCTTAATCACTTCCTTTCCAGAATCAGTCATTGCGATGTCAACCAAGTCACCGCCATGTTTCTTGATGTACCGGGCACCCTGGACGATGGCATTCTTGTCAACGCCCCTTGTCAGTTCGGAGTAATACTTCGATATGGAACCATTATCCATTCCGGTAAGTATTTCCGCAGCACTGCATACGCATTCCATCGGCTCCATATTGGTAACATGCGCTATAGCCTGAAGAAGGCCGCTCTGTTCCAAATCAGAGAACTTCATGGAATTGTTGACATAGAAGCCGGGTGTCGTAATTTCTTCATTACTAAGGGCCGCTACATTGCCAAGATCCATTTCATCAGCCACTTCGGTAAGACGGTTAGCCATGCTGACCACGTCAGCGGCACCCATCTCAGTCAACCGATAAAGGAGCATATTGACATTCGGTACATTTTCCAAACCGGTGCCCGCAGCAACCTGCCTATTGAATGTACGCATATCGGTAACGAGAGGAAGAATATTACGGGTATCAATGTCAAACAATGCACCCATGCGGTACACAATGTATCCCTTACCAAAAACTGTCAGGATATCAGTAGCACCGGCATCTTCACCATTCGTCCCGCCGTAATTCTTGGACAAATTATCATAGCACATTTCAGCAAGGTCGCCAAGCTGGAGTATCGGCATAGCAGCCTTACGAGTTTCCTCGGCACTCATCGAGGGGATATCACTTATATCGCCCATGTCATCCTTGTCCGAGAACCTATGAAGCAGGGAATTATTGAAAAGCATTGCAGCCTGCACGACAGCATGCTTTCCATTACTCAAATCCGCAGACTTGGCCGCCTGGGCAACGATAGACTTGTCGGATTCCGGCTTCAATATCGTAATGCCTTTCTTTGAAGTCGTGGTGTATGGAATTTTAGCAACATCGCACAGCCACTTCAATATACTGGATGAATATTCAGACAATGCACCAATTTCACCCGGATGGCTTACTGCATCAGACAACTCCTTTTCCGCAATGGCAATGCGGGCAATATCTCTAGCCGCCATTGAATGCAGCACTCGCATCAATCCATTAGCCGCACGCTGTTCACCAAATGCGGCAGAAAATTCAACGGTACCATCATCTGACTTATTAGAAAGTAAAGCGTCTGCTCCACTTGTTCCATTCTTATCACCCGAGCCCGTCATCGAATCAGTGGCAACCATACCAACCTTAAATGCGATCGGAATAATCGGCGCATCGTTCGCGCCATCTTCTGAATCGGCAGTCAATCGGTTAAGAATTGGCAAGAACTGAGCCGCATTCATCCTAATGCATTTGACACCGCCATGATGCCGGCCTCTCACAATGCTGTCACAGTCTTCGATTTTAAGACCCCTGTATGCAACATTAACGGCAGAACTCGGCAAAAGTGGTGCAATAAGTCTATTCAAATTTTCAAGAAACTTTTGTGGACCCATGACAACCGCGTTGTCACCGGACTGAGAAATTGTACCATACTTTGGAATATCAAAAGTATGAGGAATTTCCGTTTTCCCACCCAGTTTAGTAGCAAGGTCGCCTTTATGAACGCCATTACCCAGAATTTCAAGCGCCATGTGTTCCAAAGCACCAAGAGGTACATTATAGCCATTAAACCGATGGCTTAGCCAAGCCATGCATTGGTCAAGGTCCGACTTCAGAATGAACTGATTAAGAATGTCGGTTTTCTCCGAGGCAATCGATTTGTCTTTAATACCCAAATCTGCTGAACGTCTTAATCTAATAGTTCTATGAGCAGACTCAAGGGTACCGGCACGCATAAGGTACTGGACAATAGACCCGTTACGCATGAAGTCGCCCCTGCCATGAAGGCGTTCATCGATACTGGAAACAATGAAATCCAGCTTTTTCTTGAAAATATCCGGTATAGCAGTAATTGCCGCGTCGGAAGCGTCGGTATGTTCACGGCCAGAATAATTGTTATATTCGGTAAGGAATAGCACCTGCACTTCATCTTCGGTAACTAACTGTCCAGCATCTTTCAAGTATTCCTTATTTTTATCGGCAATACTAAAGAGCTTAAGCCAGCCCTCCCTAATTTCAGCAGATGAAAAAGTGGTATCTTTGGCAAGCTGGCGCAGTTTTTCACGATGCTGGCGTTCTTCCGCTTCACGTTCTGCCGCAGTCTTACGTACTCTCCTCTTTGCTGCCGGTTTCGGGGCACTATCCACGGGAGTGGGATTGAACAGGTTATCATCACTGAGAACAATCGGACTTTCTTCACCCAAATCATCGTCACCGCCAAATACGGCTTCCTCGCCCAAATCAATCATCGGCTTCGCAGCACCATTATTTTCAGGCTGTACCGGAGTATCAGACTGTTCCGGATTGGATTCATCAGGAGACAATGAATCAAGGTCATCATCCCCATCACCGAATAAGGCATCCTCACCCAAATCAATGAAGCCAGAACCACCAGTCGCTTCCATGATAGACTCAAAGATTCCAGTCTTTTCCTTGCCTTCTTTAATCGCGGCATACAGACGATTTTGGATGTTTTCAAACGCCGCTTTCGGAGTCATGTTAATACTAGCCATATTCAGTTTCCCAGATTGTCAATTTAGCTACAGTTTTATAAAATATTCATCAAAAATGCGCCCCAGTGGAGCGCATTTCATCATTCTTCATATTCATCTTCGGATATCGTAGGCGGTGTTTCTTCATCACTTTCCGCCTCAATTTCCTTATCGACGATTTCATCTTCCATTTCCCTTAGTTTCTTATGGAACTTGGCATAACATTCCTCCACCCCGTCAGTATCCAGTGTCATTGAATCGACAGGAAGCAGTTCATCGTCGAAGATGGACCTGGCAACCTGAGTCAATCCAGGGGCATTGGGTGCCCATACCTCAAACACAGAGCCATCGGTAGTACAGATGTTCCCAAAGGAGATGATATCGGGCATGCCGCCATAGGCAATGACCTCGGTCATCCCGGCAGGTATCCCCCGCTCCTTGTACGGATCGTCACCAAAATCCTTGTTGGCGCGTATCATCCGGCTTTCGTCGGTATCAAGCGCGTAGATTTCGAGACGGGTTCCACCGTCCTTTGATATCACACCCTTTCTTTCATTCACCTTGGCATTGACCAAGTGTTCCTCGGCTACCATCATGTCAATATCCGGCGATGGAATGGGCGGATTATGCATAAGATACGTCTTTGCATACTCCAGCGGATTCTCACCGTCGGGAATGAACCCCAACGAAAAGACCTGGCGGTTGTTTTCACCAAAGATACGGGCAACCAGGCGCCCACCATCATAGGTAACCTCGGCATCACCCAGCCCGGCCCCATCAATGGAATATGGGGAGGTGAGGATAAACGGTATGCCGGCATACAGGAATACAATCATGAATTCCGCATGGATGCTGCCTATCGTTCCGGTAGCCACATAGAATGGCACCGGGATGTAAAACAGTTCCGGACTACCCATCAGGCCATCGATTTCATCCTTGAAACGCTGCACAACATCCTCCCCATCCTCATCGGAGAGCATGACGTTATACTGCGAAAAGCACGAGCTTAGGCCAAGCTGACAGGGTACGGAAACCATTAGAGAATCTTGGAAAGAGATGCAACAATCTTTTCGTACAGTGGAGATGCGCTGTGGTCCGGAGTATTCTTCTTCTCTTCGTCAATCTCTGCCTGCACATCCTTGACGTACTGGGAAATAGTGTCCATGATTGGCTTAGGGAAGCTGTCCGTATCATATTCAAACTTGCGGTCAGGACAGTTGCACTCGACAACACCATCAACGACTTTCACGCCGAATTCCTTAGCTTCTTCATCGGTAATCTGGATTACTTCCAGGAATTCCGGAAAAGCAAAGTATGTCACCATGGTAGACGGAATCTGGTGGGCGTACTTGACAATATCATACCTTTCGGCAATCGTGAGACTGATTTTCTTGCTCATATTCTTAAACCTCTTAGTCGGAAACTATATTCATTCGCAGTTTTGAAATTTCTTCCAGCTTACCCTTTATGGCATCCGAGGCAGGTTCGTCGGCGGGGGTAAACACAAAATCGCATGGATATGGCAGGCCCATGAAATTTTCTACAGTTTCCTTGTAACTGTACGTACTTCCAGCCGGTATCTTCTTGACCATCAATGGACCCGGATAGTCTATTTCGACCGATGTTCCCAAAATGAAGCTTTCTACCGGCAATTGGTGGAAATAAATGAACTTGTCGCCATCAAAGCTCAAATGTTTCGTCGCCTTTGGGTGGAATTCCAATACAAGATTTCCGTTCATGCCCCCGTATCGGCCACCATTCCCCTTTCCCGGGACAACCATATCGACGGTACCTTTCTTGTAATGGAATGAATGGCTCACCTGCTTGCCGGAAACCCCGGTTCCGCCACATACGACACATTGTCCAACCGGAACCATGCCCGTACCGGAACATACCGGGCATCTGATAACCTTGTCACCTTCATTCGTTACCGTGCGTACATTACGTTCACCGTGGCAGTTCGGGCATGTTTCCAGATGGTCACCCCCTGTACCCGAACATTCAAGGCATTCATGCTCGACCATGTACTGCACCGTCATGATAGGAGCGCCCTTTACAAAAGCCTCCATGGAAATTTCCACATTCACCGGGGCATCAGTGCCGTCAACCTTGCGCGGATCTGTCGAAATTGGTGCATTGCCAAAATTTTTGGCTACGCTTGACTTTCCCATCGCGGCACTCCACGTAGCCATTGTACTCGAAAACGAATGTGAGGCATCATATTTCCGACGCAACTCCGGCGTCTTAATCTTGGCATACGCTTCATTAAGCTCAGCCATCTGTTCCGGGCTTCCACCGTGGTCTGGATGCAATTCGCGCGCCCGTTTCTTGTATGCGGCAAGAATTTCCTCATCGCTGGCTTTCCTAGCCACACCTATAACAGTATAGACATCTTTCATGGTATTCCTCTCAAATTGTGAACTACGCACAGCTTGAAAGCTGCACGCTTCGCGTTAGCCCCGTAGGAGCGCCCGCGCCTTGGACCGCCGTTCCGGCGGCGAGAATTCTTTTGCCTTCGTCAAGGATGTTGATGGCGGCATTGAGGTCTCTATTGTGGGAAGTGCCGCATTGCGGGCACTTCCACTCCCGGACACTCAAATTTTTAACAACTTCGTTCCTGAAGCCACAGCAGTGGCAGATTTGCGAGGAAGGGAACCATCGTCCGACACGGACGATGGTCCTTCCATACCATTCAGCCTTGTAATTCAGCATGTTCAGGAACATTCCCCACCCGGTATCATGCTCGGACTTGGCAAGATCGCCTTCGGCGACCTGCCTTACATCCAAGTCCTCGACTGCAATCGTTTGGTTCTCGCGAATGAGTCGGGATGATAGCTTGTGGAGAAAATCCTTGCGTTGGCTAGCAATGTGCTCGTGGAGGCGGGCGATGCGCTTGCGCAGCGCCTCGCGTCGAACTGACTTGCCATTTTTCTTTGAAAAAGCCTTCTGGAGGACCGCGAGGCGGTCCTCGGCCTGTTTCATATAGCGCGGGTTGGCGACGGCCTCGCCGTCGCTCGTCACGCAGAAGTCCTTGATTCCTATGTCGATGCCTACGGCATAATCGGATTTTGAGAGTGTCTTCGGCGCTTCCTCCTCGACCATTATCGAGGCGTAGAACTTTCCCGAACGCGACCGGCTTACAGTCGCGTGCTTGATATCCTTCCCGTTCCAGTCGATATTCTTATAATCCTTGAACTTGACAAACCCGATTTTCGGAAGGCGCAGCCTGCCGTTCTCGATTCGGATATTTTCTTTTGTCCGGTAACTGGTATAGGAGTCGCGGTCGCGATGCTTGGCCTTGAACTTCGGAAGCCCGACCCCATCGGCCTTCCGTTTGAAGAAGTTCTTGAATGCCGCGTTCAGGTTGAGGACTTCGCCTGTGAGGGCGTTGCTGTCAACTTCTTTTAGAAACGGAAACTCGGCATAATAGTCGGTTGGTTTTGTCCGACACTGTGTGCCGGTCGCCTCATACGACTTCAAACGGGCATCCAGCATGCAGTTGTACACCTTGCGGCAACAGCCGAAGGTCTTGCCTAGCAAGACCGCCTGCTGCCGGCTTGGATATAACCGGATGTTGTATGCCCGTTGAAACATATCTCAAATATACTCCATTTTAACAGTTTATTAAAGAGGCTTTCATCTCGCCGCCTAAAAAGGCGGTGAGTTTTCCCGCCCCTATACTATAAACTATCTCCAAGAGGTTACATCATGGCCAAAAAAGACACATTTGTCAATAGCGTAGTCAATGCAGGGAAGAACTCTGGTGGAATCACCCACACAATCGAAAGCAACGGCCCACAGAAGAAGAAAGCCGGTTTCTATGGTTTTGCTATGGGTAGTGCAATCAGCGACATACCGGGCAACGAAGCAGCCGCAGCTGCGGACGCCAGCTACGCTACTTCCGGCGGGAGCAACGCTGCCCCGGCAACCGGAGAATCTATCGACCTCAAATCCTTCAATGCCTGTCTTGAAGCAGTCCGTGCACAGATGGAAGGCACTCCTATCGCTAATCAGGTCATGGATATCTTCAATCGCGCCCAGCAAGGCCAATGCAATACCGCCCTCTATTCGGCTGCAGACGGATGTCAAAGCATGGGGAATGGCGCTCCGGCAGACATAGTCAAGGAAAACCTCATCGCGACGGCTGCGGCCAACTGCGAAACCGCACTCAAGCTCTTTAAGGCGGTTTCCGGTGTAGATTATTGGCTATTCCGTCACTAACCAGGCACCTTTAATGTAGTTTAATCCTCGGAAATAACCCGAGGATTTTTATATGGCAGAAGAAAATACCCAACCAGTCACGCCAACCAAGCGTGTTGTCGAAGTGCTGATTGACGAAAACTGCAAGCCGAAAGAAGGCGAAGTCACCATGAAGTGTCTCACATTCGATACGCTTGACATGCCGACATACGATGAAGTAATCAAAAACACTTTGCCCGACTACGACGACTTCGATGTGCTCCGTGGTAAGATGGGGGCATGCGATGAACTTGCCGAGTTCACCAAGGTGTTCTACTATAAGGTGAAGGTAGACCCGCCAGTCAATGGCAAAAACTATCGCATCGAACAGTTGCCCAAGTACCCCAAGTTCCTAGCTCTCTTCGAAGGGAAGAAGACTATCAATGAGATTACTCTCTTCGATGTCAACAACAAGTTCAACAAGGAACAGTTTGACCAGGCGCTTGAAGAAGACGAACACAAAAACAACCTTGCCGAAGCGGCAGCCGAAATCATGGCAAACATGAAGAAAGAAAACCGCTTCTCGTTCGATGCCGAACTGAAGGAAAGCGACCTCGCAATCCTTAAAAAGTGGATCAAGAATACCGACGGCTTCACGTCATACAGCGACCTCCTTGCAGACTCCTTCCGCGAAATGCTCCCGGACTTCAGCAAGCTGGGTGAAGAATGCGAGAACCCGATTGACTTCAACCCGTCCGACGTGCTTTTCATGCAGTCGGCACCGGAAGATGGGGAAGAAGGCGCCTACGAAGGCGAAGACGAAGGCAATGACTTCGGAAGTTTCATGCCTACCGCCGGTGGGTGGAGCGTGGAAGAAAATTAACTTTTATTCCTCTACTGAAAAATCCCGCCATTTGGCGGGATTTTTTGTTATACAGGTTCTTCCTCACTTGCTGGAGGCGGAGCAGCCGGGGTTACCTTCGGTTTTCTGGGAGCCCTGGCTTTCTTAGGTGCCTGGGCACCGGCGTTCACCGGCGGAACAGGTTCCGGGGCCGGGGCAGCAACCGGTTTCGGTGCCGGGGCATTGGCCCTCGGGCCACGGACCGGGCCGCGAGCCCTCACCGGAGGTGGATTCTCCGGTTCCGGTGGATTCAACCACTCAACCCGAACACCACGATCACTACGCTTAATGTCACCGGCAGCAACCAAGTCCTTGGCAATTCTTTCGGCAACCCCATTGATATCTCCCTTAACCCGATTTTCAACCATCACCACCATATTCGACGGGATGGAGCTCTTCTTGCGGCTAAGGAATTCACCAATTGCCTGCTTGAGTTCTTCCTGGGAAGCATCGCTATACTTGCCGTTGAACAAGCTGTTGACAATGCTCTTAATCTTGTCCACACCAAACGTAACCGAGAACATGTTCTTGTTTTCGTCGGTGAACTTATGAACGAAGTTACCCTTGTCATCACGAACAGCCCACGGACGGCCAGTCGAAGAATCCATGGAATTCTGAATGATGCCGACGAACACCGGAACCGCACGGTCCGTAGCAACGATCGGGTCATAAGCAGCAACGTTGCCTTGGGCAAGTCTTCTGAGAACTGGATATGCCTCCTCGATAATATCGCCCTTATCGTCAAAGATAGACTTACCGAGTTTCTGTTCAGCCTTGTTGATGAGCGTACGCATGGTCATTCTGGCAACTGGCGTATTGATATTCATCGGCTGGTTATTACCAATGATGATATTGTCAGTTTCCTCGCCATCGGCGTCAATTACCATGGAGATGCCAGGAATACCAATATGAGCAATCCATCTCATGTCGGCTTCCGTGATATCGCCACGCATTGGCGTCTTAGCAGCTTCAGGAGCCAATGCACCAATCGGACCGTTCATAGCCCTACGAACACCGCTAGCGCTGTAATTCTTCGGGTCGTTAGCATACCGTGATGCAAGCTGGTGACGAGATTCGTGGCCATAAAGCAATTCTTGCATGAATTTACGGATACTACCTTCAAAGCCAGTACCCTTCTTCAGCTTTTGGAACACTTGGTTCATTTCTTCTTCGTCAGCACCAAGAGGAATATTCATCAATTCCTTACGCACGGTATTCTTTATAGCGTCAAAGGTCCGTGTGTTAGACTGATTCAAATAAGATTCGCCAAAATTTCCACCGACTGCACGAGAGCGGGTATTGGAAGCATTCACTGAACCAACAAGCTTATTGTCAACCGTGTCGAGCTCACGTTCAAAATCACCCATATTGGAGTTTTTACGACGTTTACCCACCAGCCCCGGTTTTGCATCCGTCTGAGCCTGATTAGCAGCATACTTCATCAACCTAGTATACCATCCGCCCGCGCCGGATTCGCGAATCTCACCAAGCAAATCCTTAATCCCATCGAGCGTATAATGATTATCGCCCCTGGATTCAAGCGTTATGCGGCAAGATTCTACAAAATCAATATAACCAGCACCTTCAATAGCCTTGATTTCATTAAGCCGCACGGCCATCAATCCAGCGAGCTTAACAAGTTCAGCAACATTCGATGCATCAAGATTGTTGACGTGATTAGCACTCAGCCAACTGCGCATACCAGTGTCACTCAGCAAGGCTGAATTTTTCCCAACTTCGGCAACAAATTCAGCAGTATGCACACCAAGAAGTTTAGCAGCCTGTTCTCGGGCGGTTAATACGCCATGCAATGCGTTCGCAAGCTTCTCGCTTGTATTGGCAATGGCGGTATCGATTTTAGTGCCACGGTCGTAAGCTCCTCTAGGGTCAGTTCCAAAGAGAGTGATGATTTTGTTGCTAAGCAATTCACTCATACGATCTCTTTCAGACACAGAAGTTCCGTCAGCCATTATTTTAGAAGCAGCACTGGACCCCAGTTTACTCTGCACAAAATCGACAGCATCTTCACCCGCAAGGTCACCTAGCTTGGCATAGGCATCAGCCCTATTTTTAGCCTTGGCTTCATTGGTCTTTCCATCAGGTTCAATAATATCACCAATCAACTGTTTGATTTCGGATTTGCTACCAACATCATGTGTTGGGTATGCACCCGTAAGTTCTTTTGTAAACTCATCAGAGTCATACGCCGCACCAATAGTTTCATCCGTATTAATCTCGTCACGTACCTTGCCAGCAAATGCAGCATGAGCGGCATTGCGTTCAGCCGGGTCAAGAGCGGCAAATATTGCAGCCGTCTTTCCACCATCCAAATTGCCCGCAAGGTTAAAGAACGTATCAGCGATTTTTTGAATCAACGCAGGATCTTCTTTAGCCAGCTGGCTAAATGAACGGTTATCCATCAGTCGATCAGCAATCTGGAATCGAAGGGCCCTAACGACAGAATCCAAATATTTCGGAACAGTGAGCAAGTTTTTGGCAGCAACTGTCTTGGCGGATTTAGCCGACGTATTTGTGTTGCTGAATCCCATTTCAGCATACGTCATGCCAGCCCGACTACCATACTTAGCGGGTTCATTCAATCCAAGAAGTTCGAATACATCCCCAATAAATTGCACAGCATTGCCCTTAATCTGTTCTGCCAAGATCTTTTTCAATGCCGTATACTGACGATCACCAGTTGCCTCAGACCTAAGGATATGTCCCAGCCACATTGCAGCCGTACTATTTGCAGCGGCGCCGACATTTATGTCAGTATCCATTCGATGAAGCTTATTGTCAACATCATGAGCGTTTCTGACAAAATAATTCAGTACTCGATGTGCGCCAGAAGTTGCATCCATTGCAAAGTCGTTGTACAAACTTTCCAATTCATGGGCAAGATTATCATCCGTAACACTGTCACGCGCCTGGTTTAGCAGCTCGTGGGCGTCACTCTTATTTAGATACTGATGTTCCACGCTGTCATCGCGTCCTTCCTTAGGGAAAGCACGTTCAGCTGCCACATCCTGCATTGCACCCGGAATGTCAGAATTCGGCGTAGCCAATCCACGCAACGGGTTAGGCATCTTGACAATCTTCGTCATGTCGCCAAGGCGAAGGATAATGTGAGCAAAGCCGGTGCTTATCTTCATCACATCATCATACTTTACCGGAAGCGCCCCAACAACCATCTTCCTATCAAGGAAGTTTGACACTTCATAACGTATAGCAGCAGCGGCAGGAAGCATGATTTTGCCATTAGCACACATTTGCTTCACGCCATCAATGGCATTCTTGGTTATCTTAAGCCATTCTGCACCACTAGCGTTATCCAAAACAACGCCGTTAGGAGAATGAAGCAATCGTGCACTCAGACGAATTTCCATGTAATTCGTCCCGATGTAATCAATTACATCATCTGCCCAGAACAGTGGATGTTCCGTCTTCAGGGCATCAGCCTGTGCAGAACCTGCTCGGGATTCAAGTTCTTTCAACTCTTCCCTAGCAGACTGAATATGGTCAGCGCAAGCAATCATTGCATCCTGGCTCAATCCAACGAACGCAGATTCGCCATCCACCAATGGACGTTCTGCAGCAGAACTTTTATGTGTTTCCCCGGTTCTGACAGAGTCAAATCCAAAATAACCGGTTAGACCAGCATAATTCTTTCCGTTTGGCGTCCACTGCGGCATATTTTCAGCAACGTATTCACCAATTCCGTATTCCTGCTGTTCAACGGCATTTTCGGATTCGGGCATATCATCCAACGGGATGGTTTCGTCAAAAATCTGCGACAGCTTGCTGGGCTCAGTATGGAAGAACTGGGCCACATTCTGCTTCAAAGAGTCAATATCATGACTATTCTTAATTACAGACAAGGCCGATGCAGCCATCTTGGCATATGCCTTACGTTCTGCCTCGTCGCCGACCGCATTACCACGGAATGCGTTGTAAATCGGTTCAAGGAGCTTGCCATCGGACGTAAGAAGCTTAAGATTCTTTCGAGCATTTTCAACACTCAGCAAAATACCCGATACCGTACCGGACTTTGAATCAACTTCCTCGGCCTTGGCAATCAATCCATCGACCGCAGTTGTATACGAGTCGGGGACCAGCGACATAAGCAACGGCGTAATAGTTTTTGCAACATCGCCATTCAGAATAATCGCCACTAATGCGGCATATACGCATGCATATACCTGAACCAAAGTGCCCTGTTCAAAGCCTCGGCCCTTGAAAGCATCAACCACTTCTTCAATACGGGCTTGATCAACCCCAGGAATAGACGCAATCATCTGCTTGACCTGGTTGAGCAGCGCCCTATTTGTTTCCGGACGTGCGCCCGGAATTACCCGTTCGCGTGGACCCTTTGTGTATGAACCCATCGAAGAAGTTTTTACAATTGAAGCCAGCTTAGCAATCTGTTCCACTTCCGCCTGACGGGCGGAATCAACACGTTGCATCATGTCTGCCAGGTTTGCATCACCAAGGCGTCCTAGCGGAATATTCTCTTCACTATCATATGTCACCAGCATCCGGTTGCCAGTATCATACTTACCGCCGGTATAAGTATTGATATCGTTAAGGAACTGATAGCCATAACCCTTAACAAAATTGGTTCCGGACAACGCAAGATCCATAAGGAACGTTCTGAATGCATTCAGCGACTCGTTCGCGTCACCATTATAAGCGCTTGCAATTTCACTTGGAATATCGCGGGATTTTAATGCACTGGTGAAATTAAAGCACATTTCCCTTGCATAGTCCTTCGCCTCATTCATTTTCTCATGAATGGCTTCCGGACCCTTTGCATGCGCATCATAGTCAGGGTTATTGTACATGACCGCAGCATACATGCGTGCCTTTTCTACTGCCTGTGCCTTCAAGTCTTCATATGACGCATCAGACACCAGATTCTTGATGTTGCCAAACACGTCATAGAAAGCGTAACGATATGATGCCGTTGCAATAGCGGTATCATCATCAACCGGGCTAGTCCTATTGTAACCAATAGCCGTATGCAGATACAACTTCAGTTTACTGTCATATTCAGTTATGCTCTTAACAATAGCATACGCCTGAAGCTCACCATCAGTGCAGCTGTTGATGAGACGCCTATCGGCAGCAGGCAACGTGGAAGCAATTTCCTTCTTAGATGGCGGATTATCATAGAAGTCAGTAGTACCGGTCAACATGGAAGCCGATTGGCGAGCGCCCACCATGGAATCCAATGTATCCTGTGCTATTTCCGGTCCTTCGGATTGCCTTACTGCATTCAGTTCATCACTTTCTACATTGAGATGTTCAAGCTGATTGTCAACTGCACGGCTATACGGAACAACACCCAGCCATTCAGTGTAAGTTGCATAGGATGTCGTACTGTCTATGTAGGGGAACAACGTCGTCTTAATGAACGAATCAGGATTTTCAGCACCATCACCAGCACCTTGGCGGAAAGTTACCGTTTCATCACCAAGCTTCACCGTAACAGCACCGGAACCCTTGTCGTCAGAAACCACAACATATTGCTTCGGGAACTGTTTAACAGCCTTTAAAATACGGCTTGTAATTTCACCTTCGGCAACGCTAGTTTTACGGAGCAAGATTTCATCACCATATCCGGCAACACCAGGATATTGTGTATCAGTGAAATCAGGCGGCATCAACTGGAATACCTGGCGCAAAATGTTTTGCACCAGCTTCGAAATATTAGCATCGCCGAGCTTAGACTTCAACTTGGCAATTGCAGCATTGCGGACCTCATTCGCCCTGTCACGATCCATTGCCAATTCTGCGATAAAATCATTAATTTGAGCGCGAATGGCATCCAAGTCCGCACCATCGCATCTTCGCACTACTTCGCCCTTTGTATTCGTAACTCTTGGGAGGCGTTCCTGCATGCCCAAAGCATCAGCAATCAACTCATAGCCAAGACCTATTACATTAGGCTTCGAAATCTCATTTTTCGCGCCGCGCTTACCAGTGAACTGAGCGCAATCCTGGGCAAACATTGGGCGCAAATATTCCGGGGCAACCGGCGCACCTGTCAAGTCAACGGAATCATTGAAGATTTTAAGCGCGATATACTCAGAACGCCCTTCACCGGTCTGGTATTCGCGGCTTTCCGTTGCACCTCGACCCTCAACCCAGTCGTGCACAAATTCAACCGTGTCGGCAATAGTAACATCGTTTCCCTTTGCGACATCAGGCATCTCGGTAATGTCTGGACTGTTCGACCAGAACCAGTCGTTAAACTTCTTTCCGGCAAGACCGTTTACTTCATGTTCCACGTCATCGGCGTAATGTTCAGACATACGGCATGCGATAAACGCATACACTTCATCGTCCGAGATTTTGACATCCGGATTCGGCCTGAGTTCACGAAGCAATCCATTGTCATCAGCAGATACCCGCTTGCTTGAAGACAACCCTTCAACATATTCATTGCGAGCATCATTCATCACATTGGTCATATCTTCAAGCATCGCCTTTCGAGTGCGGGAGCCTTCGATATGATCTTCCAAATCAAACAAATAAACACCAAAATTTTTACCAATATTCTTCAGCTTTTCGGGGTTATTCAACACACCCATGACGTAGTGTCTAGCTTCCGCCAATGTCGGACCGCCCCGTCTGGATTTCCGCTGTTCGGCAATAGCATCACCCTGCATTGAGGTGTTTGAATCAATTGCATACGGGACCAAACGGCCAGATTCCGGATCATTACGTCCACCAGCTATGTTAGACGCATCGTTATGCTTTTTGCCATCATTCAGGCGAGCCGTGTCGTCAGTGACCGCATCGGCGATGATACTGTAGTACAGCGGGTCATCGTTTTTATGAAACGCCGCATATATCACCGACTGCAAAGTTGGCGGGAAGCGCAACATCGACGTATTATGCCGGGCAATGCTATAGAATGGGGATTCACTTACAATTTCAGGAAATACCTTGGCCAATCCCTTTAAACCTAGCAGCGAGGTACGAATACCGGCAACATCCTGTTTTGCGTCATTGATTGTGCTTTCAAATAATGAACGAACGCTCATGCTACAGCCTTTGAAAAAATATGGTTATTTGCCGGTAGTTTATAGTGCGGACCAAATATTTTAGGCCACCACGGATGGTATATTTCTCCATTTTACCTTATAAACTGCAGGGGACTGTCATTTTGAGGGCGTTATGGCTACACCAAATTTTGAATTTGTGCCAACGGATGAAAATTTAAATAACGACACAACATTTCCGTCGGATATATGCGATAGTACCCCGGCAGCTAAGGCGTTGTACCTGCAAATGACACAAAAACTATGCACCCAAGACTGCATAGATGCTGTAATGCACTCTTTTTCAACATCAAGCGCAATAAGCAAATTCATTGCAAACCCATCAAAAGCCGGATTGTATCTTCTTGCTACATATCAACTAGCCACACCAAATCCAAATATTCCAGATACGGATCAGCCCAGCGAAGTACTCGCCTTCTTGGAAAACGCAGCCTCCGTTCTCATCGGAAATGTTACGAATTTTACACCATCTGACGAAGATTCTGCATTCTTATGGAATCGTGTGGTCGAAGAAGTTCCTTCCGCACCATTGTCCATCGCCATTCTCGGCCTATTTTGTACTGCATTTGACAAATCACAGCTTGACAGCACCCTCAAATGGATGACCCCAAAGGATGATAGGTATAAGCACCTCAAAAAACACCCTGATGAATATCAGCACGCCAAGGAAGTTGAATTCAATACTCGAATTAACGCCATTGCGGAGATATTTAACAAATGTGATACGGCGTTTATATCGCAATCCCAAGTTCCCGATGAAGCATTCATGTCCAATTTAAGCTCCAAATTGTCGGCGCTACCTTCCGTCACAACCGACTCTGCAACACCACTTTATGGGAGAACTTTAAACGTTCAACCCGGATTTTTTACCGATGTTGGTGGTTCCCGTACCATCAGACGGCGCCGTGTAGGCGCAAGAACTAGACCCATTTCCGACGACAAACCGGTGGAAACGTCGGCACCGCAAGTTACGCCACCAAATGGCACGGTGCTTGATGCAAAAAATAACGTACCAACTAAAACAACTCCAGGTGAGCAGTCAAACGGTGAACTATTCACAGCTGGTGCAGCGAACATTATACCTCCTGGGAATGACACCGAAGCACAAGACTTTGTTGAACCACCAGCAGAACCAACCTCATCAGAACCCAATGATGCCGAGGATGATATGGAACACGATGAAGATTTCAATTTTGAAAAATGGCTACACACCCCATTAAACGACGAGGATAATGCCAAGATTGAAGAACTGCAGGCTTCACTGCAAGGTGTGGAGGCTCTTGCCCGTAAGGCAATTGAATCCTCCGACCGTACAGCGCAGGCAGTAGCAGCATTACAACAAACAATAAGCGGGATTCAATCCATAAATTCCGGCACCTCGTTGACCCCAGAACAGATACAGGCACTCGGACGACTACGCGGAACAGTGCAATCGGTTGAACGGGCTAGCGCAACAGTAAATCAAGCTCTTGCCAACGCACAAGGTATTGTCGATGCCGCAAAGGACACCGCTACCCAAACACAAGAAGCCTTCCAATCCCAAGCAAATACAATTCTTCAAAAAATTGAAGACTACCTTGCACAGATACAAGGTATCGCTGCTGAAACCAGGACTTCCATGCAAACAGCACAGGAAGCCCGCGAACAAGCGGCGGAAGAAATTGCACGAATTGGTGAACAGTCGTCATCGCTATCCGAATCCCAGATAGCACAACTTTTGGAACTTATAGGCCATCCCGACCCCAATCCAAATCCTGGACCTAGCGGTGTTGATGGCACAAGAGCACATCAAGAGGGTGATTCCGATGGCAATTTAACTCCGCCTCCGATTGCGCCCCGTGTAAACATTCCCCAGAAGGTCCTTGCCGAAATCTACGCACATGCAGCATCCCGCGAGCAAATCATCGCTGCTATCCATGCGGTCGAAGACGATATTGCCGGAAGTACAGCAAATGCAGAATTCCTTACCCGGTTTGCACCAGGCGTTACCCAGTCAGTAATCAAGGATATCCTCATCAACCGCACCCCAAGCGGGCAATATATCACGAGGACAGGGGCACGGGGTGGTGAAGGCATAGCCCATACCAACCTCACCGGCGGTCACACCTTCATATCGGGCAGCCGGACCAGGCCGCTAGGTTCAGTCGAAGTGCCTGCCGGGTTCACTCAGGACAACTCTTCCGTCCTTTGGAACGAGCCTATCATAACGTCCATGGGTTTCCCGTTCATCAATTTCGGTGCGCCGGAAATCCAGATGATATTGAAGGGCAAAGATGAAAAACAGGTGAAACAGTCTTATGCGAAGCTAAAAAAGCAGATGAAGCGCGTTGGCCTGTCTTCCCCGATCAAGGTTCTCAAGGACTTCAAGAATGCCAAGGGAGTTACTTGCGCAATCAACCGCATAACTGTTGATGCCAACGACCTTACTGAAGTAGGCAACGCACAGGTCATGGCCTCAGTATATCCCCGAGTATCAACAGATTTGCAGACTTCCATAGGCACCGTCCCGCTTACCAGGGACTTCATTGTCGAAGTGTACAATGTCCTCTCGCCGGTCAAGGGAGCAAAAATCTACATGGATACCCTTGGCATGAGCGAAGAAGAATATGCCAACATGATAAACCGTAATGGAAGACCCCCGCTGTACATCTTCGTGCCTAAGGAACGTACGGGATTCAGGAAAGGAGCATCCAGCTTCATTTCTCGCCTTTTCACCAGCAACTCGAAGCCGACACTGGTGGAAGCGCAGATCGGTTCTCACCACGGCGGATTCATCATGCCGTTCAGGACCACGCAGCTGCTCTTTACCGAGGTATAACATAGTTTGCCAGGAGGTAAGCAAATGATAACAGTCAATCAAGTAGCATCGGCAGTTTACGGGTGCATCGTAGGCAACTGGTTATTGAACTTATTTCACACCTTCACCAGAAGCAAGGATAGCGAACACCGGTACGTGGTCGTCGCCCAAATCCAGACAGGCGAATACATCAGGGTGCTCGAAACCGAAAGCCAGACACTCGCCTATGATTTTGAGGACCAGATTAACGCCGATACCAACACGATTACCGGTTTCACATTTGACCGCATGATGCCTGGCGACAAGGAAGAACTGCAAATGATTGAAATCCGCACAGCAATCCCCACCGATGCGGAAGAGCGCGAAAAGCTGCTGGCGATAATCCATGACGCCAGAAAATACTGGTAGTCGTATAAACTGAAAATGTTATAATTCAGAGGTTAACATGATTCCCCAAGAACTTCAAGATAAATTTTACGCCGCGCTTGAATCGATGAAGGACGGCAAGAACAACTACATCATCGACTCGCTTGCCGCAGGTGCAAAGGCGACATTCGAAAGCTTTGATGGGAAGAAAACCGCCCCCTGCATCCCGCAGGTCTGCAATCACCCATCCCCGATGGTAGCCGAAGCTATCACCAAGCTAGGCGACGCAATCATGTCTATGCGCACCGAGGAAAACGCCGCGCTCGTGGAAGCTATCAAGTCTGGATGTGATTCCTGCTTTACCTTCAACTACGATGGCAATGGCTGGTCCCCGGATGAAGAAAATCCGCAGCCGACACCGCAGCCGGAAGGCAAGTATCGCTTAATCGGAGCTAACGATGCCACAGATAACATGAATAGCGAACCCGCTGAAGGCGTTTATGCGCACGGCGAACTTGAAGACCGTCTTGGGTTCGACATTCTTGATCTCGTAGGAACCACTACTGAACAGTTTATTCAAGACTTAGTCGAAGGATTGGCAGCCGACCCGAATTACGGCAACGGCATCCCGGTAACTGTTGCAGGTATCAATGAACCGTGCAGCATGTATCTGTGGTGCAGAAAATTTGGAAACTACACTCTTCCACAAGGTCTCGTCGTTCTGAATTCCGATACCGAATCCTTGGATTACGCTCGCAATATGTGGCAGGAAAAACCAAAACGAGTCTAGTTCATCAACACTTAATTTCAGGGACGGGCCATCTGGTCCGTCTTTTTCATATAGTTTTCGGGTATGAGCATATATGTAGTAGGATCAAAACGCAACAATTTCCTTGAACTCGACGAGGGCAGGGAGAAATTCTTGGTGGACGCCCCGCACAAGGGGGACAATATCGACAATCTCAACCCATGGTACTGTGAGCTAACCGCGCTGTACTACATGTGGAAACATTCGGCAGCAAACATCATCGGCCTGGAACACTACAGGAGATTCTTCGCAAACGCGGACAACCAGGGCTGGTCACGGCTGACCAAGAACCAGGCGAACGAGCTCCTCGACAAGTCGGACATCATTGTCACCGAATTCTTCCACAGGAAGAACTACTCGGCGTTCATGTGGTTCGCCGATGCCAAGTACATGAAGTGGCTTGACATGTTCCTGTCGGTACTGGAAGAAACCGAGACCAACCTCGGAACCAGGTTTGTCAACTACCTGAAAGGTCCGTCCCTCATCCAGTGCAACATGTTCATCGGCAAGAAGCCTCTTATCGATACATACTGTAAAGATTTGTTTACTTTACTTGCAGAATTCGACAAGAAGGCTGGCCTGGATGATTCCAACCGCAGAATTGACGGATATCTGGCAGAACACTTCTTCGGTTTCTGGCTGTCCATCGCAAATGCAAAGATGGCCAAGGTGCCAAAGCTGGAACTCAGATACCTCCGAACCGGCGTGCCGGAAGGCGAAAAAATCAGGACAATCTACTAACAGAAAAGGCCACCTCGCAAGAGGTGGCCATCTTCATCAAGTTGGAAAATATGTTAAGCGGTTATGCCGCTGAACTTGCTTGCCACGAAGCGCAGGAGTCGGAGAGCGTTCGGACCGGAAGATGCCATATCCTCTACGGTATCATAACTTTCGTGATACTTCATCGAACCGCTGCCATCCATCAACGCACTGCAGTTGATGTTGAAGAATGCCGGCCTGTCGTCATTCAGCATGACTTCAATCCTGATACTGCGGACGCCATCTTCATAGTTCATCATGAACAGGTTGCGTTCAAGAGAAATGTTCCATGAACTGGGAGGAATCTTGGAAATGCGGGTAAACAAGGTGCCCGGAATGTCCTTGTGCCTGGAGAAGAGCATCTTGAGTTGCGGCACGACCATTGGTGGCTCCTTTGGACCCTTGTCAAAATTTTCAGCAACCTTCCTGGTCGCCTCGTTGACCAAGTCAACATCCCGCTTAGTCAAAGGAACACCGTCAACAAGCTTTCCACCATCTGCATTAAGGTCGCTGACGATGCAGTCCATTCTCGGCTCCGGACCATAGAACAAGGTAGGTCCCACATTCTGGTCAGTTTCATAGACACGGCGGATGTACTCCTTGATGGACAGGATAGTCCCCTCGGAATAGTCCGGGATGCTCGTGGCAATGAAATTCATGTCTGCGCTAGTCAAGGTGCCAGACGTAAGGCGATGTTCCTTGACCATCCTGGAGACTATTGCCTGTGCAGTTATGACGATTGCGCGATTCGCATCTTCCTCTTCCAGTTTGCGTTTTAGCGAATTGGGTCTAAAAGTTTCCCAGATCTGCATCAGGCTGGCTTCGGAAATATTCTTTACGCCCAGGCGTTCCAGGAATTTCGGGTATTTAGGCATTCCGAGAACCTTGTAGTCGCGGCCATTGGGCTGTTTTGGAGTACGCACCTTATACCATAGTGTCGTAGTATACTCATGCAGCTGTTCATCATTGATTCCAAGATCACCAAAGTAAAAATCGTCATAATCCGGTTTTACTTGCTTCAAAGCTTCTTCATAGGTAGGCAGGCGGGAACCTTCGTATGTAAGGTACGGAGGAATAGCGTTACTGTCATTGCCCATATTCGGCTGCTGTTGTCCAGAAAATTCATTCCCTAAGCCAAACGGCGGATATTTTTCGTCCATCTCGTGCGGCATATCAGGAGGTACATTCGGAGAATCTGGTTCTGACGGCTGTTTCGAATTGCCAAGGATGGCATCCTGCATGTCCTTATCAACTTTCTTAAGCGCCTCGACAGAAGGAACTTCATTCAGTTCATTTTCTTCATCGGACGGTTCGTCAAGCAGGCCGGCATCGTTTTTAGCTGCACTCGGTTCATTATCGAAAGAGCCGCTTTCATCTTCAGCGTCTCCCTCATCCAGATACTGTTCTTCAATGTCAACAGGCGCATCGCCCTTAACGTCATCCATCGGCAAGGTATCTACTTTGTCAGCCAGTTCGGGAGTTTCGGTATTGTTGGTTACATTCGCTTCTTCATTCATGGTTTTCCTCCATGAAGAAACTACATTATTCGTTTTCGTCCGGATTGAAAATCGGGTCGCTGACCGCATCTTCCAGATCATACATCAAGTTGTCATTCTTGCTGGAAACATTCAGGCCGGGCATCTCGGGAACACCGCCCTCGGTTTCATTTTCTTCATCCGAGGTATCGGTATCCGGCAATTCTTCGGGGGCGGTAGACGGAGTTTCGTCTTCGCCCTTTTCAAGAACATCGGCAAGGGCATCCAAGCTTTCCTGTGCCTCGGGTATCTTTACCGGATTGAGGCCTTCCATTTTCGGTATGGCATTCTTGTCACTGACGACATTTTTTGCTTCCGGAATCACTTCCGGATTCTTGCCCGACGGTTCCACGACCGGCTTATTGAACAAATCAGGATTCTTGCCTGGAGCCGGCTCGGTCTTTTTACGCTTGGAAAGCGGACCTATGTCCACATTGTCGGGTTCTTTCTTTGCAAACTTTACAGTGCGGGCATCTTTCATTATGGTGCCAGCATTAGTAAGCATTCCCTTGAATGCGGCAGCAAGATGCTTGCAGATGGTATGCTTGCGCTCGGGGTCACGGATGTCAGGCGGAATGTCGGAACCGGCATCGCCATGCCCTGCCTCAAACCCGTCATTCAGGTGTGCCATGTTGTATGCCGCGCCTGAATATCTGAAATCCTTGCACGGACAGAAACACTTGACATCGGCTTCCTTCAAGGCGTTCACCCTGGACCTCAGGTCGCGTACGTTGTTCGCCACTGCAAACAAAGACATCCCCTTGGGCTTTACCGATATGAAGCATTCGTAAACTGTTCCTGGATTGGTCTGGGAAGGAATATGCCACCGGACGACAGCGTCGCCCGATGGATTCTTCTCGATTCCCTTGTAGTTGTAAGTGAGTTTCTTAGACCGCTCGATACGGCCAGAATCCAGAGGGGCTGTAAAGTCCTTCATTGTACCTTCCAGGAAGGTTTTGAGTCTGGCCTGTATAAGCGATTTGCGCATTAACCCACCCTAAAGAGAGCCTTGGCAACGTCTTCCTTGACGACCATGCCGAACTTATGGTCTTCAAGCGTTATGAAAATCATGTTGAAGCCATTGCTCATGTCTTCATCGCACCAGCGGGCGATTTCCTTCGGTTCACTCCTCGGCTTAAGGAGATAGAACGGAGGATGGCCGTTTTCGACGAAGTACTTGGCCAAATCTTCAGCGGCTTTCTTGTTTCCAGTTGCCAATGCGGCATCCTTTTTAGCGTTATTGCTCTTGGTATTCACTTCAGCCATAGCCTTTGCATAGCTGCCGAACGCCTTCTTCGGGTCAAGCACGCTATAGAACTTGGCGAGATGGGAAGCAGGAACCTGGACTTGCTTGTTCAAGTCGGTAAAAACACCCGCGCTTACGCCAAGCGGTGTAGCCTTCACGGTATTATTGCTGTCGCTGTCCGCGCCGGCAATATCATCATACATGACAACAAGGTTGTTTCTGAGGCAAGGAGTACCCTTGTTCTGTGCAATTGCCTTCAATATATTAATCGGACTCTTGAATGCGTTCTTGACTGTCGCAAGCAAACCTTCCATAAGCGGTTTTCCATCCTGTCCAACAGCCTCAGTCTTTTCGTTCTTTTCCGGAACACTTGCATCGATACGGGCACCAGTATCCCTACCGGCAGACTGGCCGCTGCCGCGCACACCAAGCGTCCCGCCAATTCCCATGCTAAGCGCCGATGCAATATCCGGGTCAGCCTTAAGCTGCTTCTTGAACACCTTGTAAGCGCGTTTCTGCGCAGACGGATCCTGGGCACGAAGCATTTCCCTGACCAACGTGGAGGTGAGATTAATCATCGGGAAGCCATAGGCGGTAACGACTGCCTTGTCAGCTTCGGAATCATCTTCTTCTTCAAGAACCAATGCGCTAGGAACTTCAACCTGGTTCAAGACCCGCATCAATTCGGCCTTGATATCGTCAACGCTTTGCTTGCCAGCCATGGAAGCAGTTGTATCATTGCGGTTTTTCAACTTTCCGGAAGTCTTCAACTGTTCATAAAGGTCCGGCGCCTCTTTCTGAATTGCCGTAAACACCAGCTTGGCGAGAGTCGGCGGATTCTTGGTAAGATAGCTGAAATAATCCGGATTGGCTTCAGCCTTTGCCTGGATAAAGTTCTTCACCGTGGCGACAATCTGCTGATGCTTGTCGGCGTCAAGTCCAAGCTTTTCTAGTGTCTTTGCCACCAGCTCATCGACAGGACCCTTTCGGACATCATCGGCAGCGTCAACCTGTGATGCAAATTCACTATCTGTCGCGGTAAGGGCATTGACGGTACGGTGAACAATCTTCTTCAAACCGTTCACATCGTTGCCTTCAAGCGCAGTAGCGGCTCTCGTCAGGACATCCGGCGAGGAACTGACCGCGTTTTCAATACTTTTCTTGACCGCCTGGGCAATCTTGGCACGCAATGGTTCGGAAGATGACTGGTAGGCATCATTCACAATCTCGTCAACTTTACCGATAAGCATGTCCTTTGCGGCATTCGGATCGGTCACCGCCTCCATGAGCGGGGAGGCGATATCGTATTCGATAAGCGATTCAACAAGCATGCGGGCGTTCGAGTTATCGGCTTCAAAACATATCACCGACCCATCGACAACTGCACCGGCATCTTCCAAGGTGGACTTAAACGATGCAAAAGCATCAAGGTTCTTAATATTACTATTGAAGGATTTCATTGAAACTCCCGGTTTTTCAGGAGTTTATAGTTCTTGGCGGATATTGCCAACACATTATATCGCGTTAGCGTACTCGTCGGCGATGTGCATGTCAACCGCGTCACCCCATCCGCAATAATACCCGACCTCGTAGAACGAAGCCATCTCGGCATTGACTGTCGCATCGTCAGGATCAAGCACGGCCTTTTCTTCCACGGTAGTCGTCGGGATACCAAACCTGTCAAGTTCCTCGTCGATTATCCGCTTCACGGCATCGCCATGGGCGGACGGAACAATCACCTCGTCATGGACAGTGCAGTACGGGCATCCTATTTCCCTCTGTATCCTGGGTATGACACAGTCAAACACGAAGGAACTTTCCATCCTCTGCAGCTCGTAAGCAAGGGCCCGGTAGTTAATTCGCTTCAGCTCCTGGATCAGACGGTTCAGGCATGGATAATGTTCCTCCCAAACCCTGCGGCATGCGTGCCATGTCTGGTCACAGCCAGGGTCCAGGTTAATGCCGGCAAACAATGTTGCAAGGAACGCCGTCTTGGCGGTATCCCTGTCCACGTCCATGTCGAGGTCGCAATCCTGCGACATTTCGGAAGCGAAGAATTCATAGAGTTCATGACGGTTCAGCCTGTCACGGAAATCATTGAATTCGCGTCCTATCCTGTCCGCCCCTATGCTGGCTGCAAAGTCCTTGGGTATCGAGATGAACGACTGCCCGTTTCTCCCTATCATTGCCGGAATGTTCTTCAGGCACCCCTCGATGATGTAGCAAAGGAAGGCACCCTGGCTGCTCTTGATGTCAACCTCGGTGACAGGTCCGCCATCGCATGTCAATGCGGATTCCCTGACTTCGCGCTTTACCTGGGTAATATTGGTATGCACGCGGCCATAGTCGTCACGTACGACAAACAGGGAAGTATCGCTTTTCTCGGCGTCATTGAACCGGTCAACCTTGCGCATCTCATTGACAAGTTTCTTCCCCTTGACGCCGGCCCTCACAAGGGCACGCTGTGCCTTTGCGCGGTCGATGTGGAAATGTTTCAGGTTGCGGTGCGCATCATTGACAACCGGGTCCATGAGCTGAACCCGTTTACGCTCCTCGGCGCACTTTTCCAACCGTTTCAACAGGATTCTTGACTTGAGCTTCACCGGCATCAGACGGCCAGCATGGAAATTGCCCTTGCCGTACAGATGGGCCACATCCTTGGCATAGCAGTATTCCTTGAGCATCCACCCGAACCCTTCACCGAACCATACCGCCTTGCTCAGTCCGGGTGCGTTCCCGGTAGCCTTGCAATACGAGGCGCCGCGCATGACGACACCCCAGGTCTTCAAGTTCTCGAAGACCTCGATGTACTTGTGTCCCATGGCGTTGTCCATGATTTTCGAATAGAGGCGGCAGTACCATTCGCGGCACTTTGGCGGCTTCATGGTTGCCAGATACGCCTTGCGATAGGACTCGATGAGCCCTTTCGTTATCCAGTGTATGATTAACCAGTAATAGTCATGGTCCCTTTCGGGAATGTTGTGCTCCTTCAGCAGTGCACGGATGGGTTTCCTGAACTTGTCGAGAACCCGTATTTCATATTCGAACTTGGTTCGTGTTTCCGGCATGACACCTACTGAACGGATAGTGCCCCCATGTCTTCCTCTATAATGAATCGCTGGACAGAAGACAGCGGGGGGCACTTAATGTAAAAATTCTTGATGCGTGGGTCCAGCGAAGACCGATTTTTTGTTTGCCCGTAGCTTATATCCGGGTGCAGTTGAACTACACCAGCTCAGGCTCAAGCGGAAAAGTTACGAAAAGCTTTCGACTTTAGCAAGAGGTTGCCACTGATATACATTGTAAAAAATTATTTAAGTTTACATAATACTGTAGATACAACGTTCCGGGGAGGGTCTGGATTGTGGGCTCACGCCAAAGTAACTTCCCTCCCATAAAGATGTTTACGATTCGGAGGCACCGGACGTGGCTTGCCATGGACGGGCCATGTAAGCGAATCGTAAGTTCCAGGCAAAGCGGGCTTGTTCTACAGGTACATGGCCGCCCGGGGAGGCAAGGTTTCTGGATTCAGGCCTGCGGCAAAGTCACTCACTTCCCATAAAGATGTTTACGATTCCTGGTGGAAAAATCATGCCCGTTATTGACATCCGGTAGCAAATTTGTTACATTTCAGGGCATGAGCGAAGGAAGTATCAGCATATCTGCCAAGGACCGGAAGTTCCGGGTCGTCGTATATTCCCCTACGGACTGGCACGCCGGCATGAAAAGGCCGACGATGACCATCGAGCTTTTCCCGGTATTTCATCGGGAATCGGTGTCGTTCAATGCCGAAATGGTAGGTGACCTTCCGGATGTCGTGGAAGGTCTGGACCCGATGTATGTCGCCGGGAAGGTCATGTCGGCTGTCAAGGCCGAAATTGAGGCCGAAGGCGAAATACCGAACGACAAGCGGAAGGGCGACTGGTCATGGATCCTTTCATCGACCGACGGGTACATACGGCCAGGCTTCGAATACAGGGTGATTGTCTGGTTCGTGACGGACACTCCGGGTAAAATAACCGCCATGTGGATAGCTTCCACTGACGCAGTCAGCAGAGATGCCATCCGAAGCGATGAACCGAAGGGACACAGGTACAAGGTGTAGCCAATGGCGGAAACCGAAAAGAAATACGATTTTGTTGTGCAGTTCTCGGTGGGCGACTCGTCGCACACCGCTGTCAGGGCATATCCGGTAAACCCGAATTTCAACCCGAAGACAGTCCACATGTTCATGCAGTCCGCCTTTACGTTCTACAACAAGGCGAAGAAGTATTCATGGGAAGCCAAGCACCATATCCGCGGGTTTGACTGCAACGAGTATTTCTATGACAAGTCCAAGGGGTGGATTCCGACCGGGATGATCCCGAGGGCACGCGATTACCTGAAGATGCAGTATGGCGACCGTGTCGCCGTGACGATTTCCAAGGATATCAGGAAAATGTTCTCCCCACCATTCGGCACGGTGACGCGGGAGGATATCGAGGAGTTTACCAAGACTCTCAACATCCATGACCGCGAAAGCGGAAAATCGCTGGTCCCCTATGAACACCAGTACCGCCTTGTCGAGATTGCGCTAAACCGGCGCAGGGGCCTTCTGTTTGCATGCACCTCGGCAGGGAAGTCGGTGTCGATGATGATTATCGCCCGGTACCTGATGGAGAAGGAAAACAGGAAAATCCTCATAATCGTGCCGAGCAAGAGTCTGGTGGAACAGCTGTATGACAACTTCTACACCGACTACGGATGGGATGAGGCAAGGGACTACTGCACCCTGCTGCATGGCGAATCTTCCGACAGGATTTCCAAGAAGAAGCTGGAAGAGTTGCAGAAGCAGTCGATTGGTGAAGAAAAGCTCCTGAAGCAGATTACAATTTCGACGTGGCAGACGCTCCAGCATAAGCACCCGGACTTTTTCAAGGTCTTTGATGCAGTACTCGTCGACGAGGCGCACGGCATGCGCGGCGTTGTCCTGCGCGGCATACTTGAACTTTGCGTGAACGCCAACAACTTCAAGGTCGGCGTTTCCGGGACGCTTCCACTGATCAAGCCGACCCAGGAGAACAGGGGAAGGAACGGGGAGATTGGCCTCAGCCTGGCGCCCAGGGATGTTACCGACAGCGCCGAGTTCATTGACGCATGCAACATCGAATCCCAGTTGGGCCCGATTTATGACGTGGTGCACCTGCGTGACCTGATTGCCAACGGTACGCTGACCCCGGTCCAGATGCACATGATTTACATCCCGTATCCACAGAACACGAGGTATGGCATCTGCTATGCCAAATATCAGATGGAACGGGCAATCGTCCTCGGGAACAGTTCCCGCAAGGACGTGATTGCCATGCTCATCGACGCGGGGCATCTTGGCGCCGACCAGAATTCGGTCATCCTGTATGACGGAATTGAACGCCTGCACGACCTTTATGACTTCCTGAAAGAGAAGTATCCGCAGTACACCTACCACATCATCGAGGGTGAAGTCAGCGCATCCGAACGCGAGTCGATCCGAAAGGAACTGGAAGGGAGTGTCGGAAATATCCTCATTGCCACCTACGGGTGCATGAAGCAGGGCGTGAACATCAAGCAGCTCAACAACCTCGTCCTTGCCGAACCGGCAAAGTCGATGTACAAGGTGATGCAGTCGATTGGCCGTGTGGTGAGAAAGCACCCGAACAAGACTGTCGCCAACGTGTATGACCTTGTGGACGATGCTAACTGCTGGCAGCGCAAGAGGGATGGAACCATGGAGCAGATGTTCAACTACATGCTTGTCCATTCCAGATACCGCATGACGTACTATGATGCCGAGAACATCCCGATAGAGGAACAGCACATGGACGGCATCTACGAGGCACAGCTTACCCCGGAGGATATCAAGAAACATCGCAAGGAAGCTGCCGACCGTGCCGCCGAGAGGTTGCAGAAGCAGAAGAAGGACCAGACGGAACTGAACCTTCCATACAAGCCGAAGTTCTCGTTGATTTAGATTTTGTTGATATTATGTTGATAGAATGTTGATAAGTCGTTGAAATTGTTGATAGATTGACAAATGCATGAAAAATTTGCCAAGTAGTCGTCAAAGTTTGCCAACACTTGCTACATTTACCATATTGGAATTGGAATATATCGATGGCCGGAAATAAGAAGAAACCCAAAGCACCTGCGTTTGAATTGCCTCCCCTGAAGTCGTATAGGTCGGTGAACAACCGTTGCCTGGTCCTGGACTGGGCGTCGATGTCCTATCACAAGATGTTTTCGATAAATACCGCCAAGAACCGGGAAAAGTACGGGTTCATCGGTGCAGAGGGTGAAATTAAGCTTTGGCGTTCTTTCATGATCGATGAGGTGATGAAGCTCATCGCCCTTTTTGACCCGATGCATATCGTGCTCGCCCTTGAAGGTCCGGGCTCATGGCGCAAGCAGTTTGTCAAGGACTACTATGCCGAACATGCCACGGTGTACTACATAAACGAACCTGATAACAAGGCGTACTTCGTCCGCGCAGACAATCTCGGCTATGAAGTCCGCAAGGCCCAGGATGGAAAGTTTGTCGTCATCCCGATTCCTATTGCCGATTTTCCCAAGCTCGATGAGTTGAAGCATAAGCAGCTGGGTGAATTTCCGCCTGAAAAGCAGGAGATGTTCTGGAATATCTATGCGCCGAACGGGAAGAATCCGATTCTTCCGTCATACAAGGGTACCAGAAACAGCAATGACTGGCCGTTTACCGTCGACCGCAAGATTTGGCGAAAGTACAAGGAACAGTTTGCGAGGGAACTCGCACCGCTTTTCCGTGCCCGTGCAATTGCATGCGAAGACGCCGAAGGTGACGATGTCGTATATGCGGCAGCTAAGCTGTTCAGTGGAAAGTCTGACGATGTGATTGTCGTGACGCATGACTCCGACTTGCTGCAGTTGAACTTCCCGAAGGTGAAGGTATTTGACCACATCAGTTGCAACTTCATGACCGTGGACGATCCGGTAAAGTACCTCGACATCAAGGTACTTGCCGGCGACGATTCCGATAACATTCACGGCATGTCGTTCATCAAGCCGAAGACAGGTAAACTGGATTTTACAGTAAAGAACCGTTTCGGCAAGGGCACTGCCGCCACATTTATCCAGACGTTCCCGAATGTATATGATGTGGCGAAGAACAACGGTTGGGGTGACCAGTACATGCGCAACCGTAAGCTGATTGACCTTTCCTGCACACCGCCGGAAGTGGTCACCCGCCTGAACGACTTGCTCAATCAGCCGGAACCGGAGCTTTGCGGTTTCGAGTTGCTTGATTTCTGGGATGTCGAGCCGTACTACAAGGACCTCATGCAGAGCATGCGCTCCTATGGCTACCGTTCCATGATTACCGAGGAAATGGCAAAGAAGAAGGCGCCAGTCGCGTTGCCCGCTATCCAGCCTTCAAGTTTTGACGACAGGACGTTCCTGCCGATTCCTCCGGGTGGCGCGCAGACCGTGACCAAGCCCGCCATGCAGGGATTTACCTATGCCGACACCGCCGGCATTGATGACTTTGGAAGCTTTTTATGAGGAGAGGCTTTATGGCCAAGAAAACAGTAAAACAGATTAAGGCAGCCATCAAGAAATCTGCCAAGAAGGCTGGTTTCCCCAAGCTTGAATTCAACAAGGACGGCACGCCGAAGAATTGGCGTAAGGCACTCGACAGGGTGCCCATGGACCGCAGCGTCAGGCTTTCCGATTTGCCGGAATGGCTTACATTCAAAAACGAAGCTGAAAAGCAAAAATTTCTTGAACAGATAAATGCCGCATTGGCTAGCAAGAACTGGAACAAGGAGCTCAAGGATTCTGTTGACCAGGGTGTCATGCAGCTTGAATTCTCCGGCAGTGGAGAAGGAAGAATAAATGATCTCCTCAGTGATAAAGTCTCTGGACTAGGTGAAACTCAGCGGATAGCCGCTAGAATGAATGATACGGTCCAGAAAATCAACCATGAAGAGACCGTACCGGGGCAGGTTACATCCGAGGCTCCCGTGATTCCGGAGTCCAGGTTTGTCCTTCCGCTTCCAACGGCGAAGATTGAAGAGTTTGACATTCCCGAATACGTGCTCTTGGGATTCACACAGCCGGGTAACGATTTCGCGCTTGAAAGCAACATCAACGTTTCCGACAATGTCCGTATCGTATATAGGCGCGGGGCGGAATACTTTGAGGCGGTGATTGCAATCGGACCTGCACGGAAGTATGGCAGGCGCTGCATGGAAATCGACACGAGGGTATTCAAGGACGGCGCCACCTATACAGTGACCGGTATCTTCTGTGACCACCCGACTTGCTCGACCGAAACTGCGCTGGATCCGGAGAGACAGCCGCGTGCAGTCAAGCTGTATAACTTCCTTTGTGAAAAACTTGGATTGAACTAAGGAACAAGCAAACCGATATAGTTTAACCACGTAGATAATTACGAGGTTTTCTTTATGAACATCCACTGTCTTGTACAGGTCAACGGTAACGAGCTTGATTTCGCCGAATGGCTCGACTACCATATCGCGCTCGGGTTCGATACCATCTTCGTGTTCAACAACGGCAACCATACCTGGCTTAATTCAGTGTGTGAACGCCGCGCCGACAAGAATGTGGTCATCGTGCCGGGTGAAGAAGACTGGTCCCACCAGTCTACCATTATCCAGAAGTTCGTTGCCCGCCGCAAGCAGCAGTCCTGGGCAATCTGCCTTTCTGACGATGAATTCATCTGGATCGATCCGAAGCTTTACCGAAACATCAAGGATTTCGTGTTTGGCGAATGTGACCGCCGTGGCGCAACTGCATGCACCCTCTACACCAAGTACATTTCCTCCAAGGAACCGATGAAGAGCCGCGTGGGCACGCAGATTGACTGCTTCACCCACATCCGTCGCGAACCGGAAGGTTATGTCCCGCCACTTGAGGTGTGCCCGAATACCGGCGCTACCTTCTTCAAGATTACCAGCCCGGACATGCCGCTTGCCGACAAGCTCACTCCGAAGAATCCGTCGCGCTGGATGGATGCCAACGGCAACCGTCTCCTTCCGGAAGAACTTGGTCATTATATCCACTCCAAGGAATTCTTCCCGATGCGCTATCGCGCCCGCATCTACCGCTTCTGTCCCAAGAGCGGTTTTGAAATGAGCTTTGCCGACAATGCCGTCCCGAAGGGTTTTGACATCCAGGACATGTCCATGCAGGAAGCCCGCAGCCTCCTCATGCGCGTCCCGGTGAACCCGGATACGGAGAACCTTTTTGCCAAGGATATCATTCCTGAACCGCCTGCCGTCGTGGAAAATTCCAATGGCACTACGAGCGAGATTTCCAAGGAAGAACTTGCCGAACGCGAACTCCCGGTTTCCAAGGCCCGCATCTGCAAGATGATTCTGGCCGGCAAGTATTTTGAAGACATCCGCGACGAACTCCATGCAAAGTATCAGGATATTGATGTCGAAGCACTTGAGCGCGTGTTCAACAAGGAGCGCGAAGCGATTATTGCATCCGACACTTCCTACAAGTGGTTGCAGGAGCTTCTTGATGAAGGAAAGACCGAAGAAGAAATCTGCAAGACGATGCTCATCAAGCATACCGCATATACGCGCATGGTGAAGGCGTTGCCGGTTCTTGACATTCCGCGTGAAAATGCGACCGAAGAAGCAGAAACTGCTGCCGACCCGGGTCTCAAGCTTGAAGTCGGCGAGCCTGAAAGCGTAGAGGAACTTGCGTCCGCGTTTAATGAAAGTGTCGAAACCCATAAGCTTACCGAACTCGAAAAGGAAGTAATTGACAATTTCGAGAAGGAACGCAGTGTCCGCAAGAGCGTCAAGCAGGGTGGCAAGCCTAAGAAGAAGGGTGACGAGCCGAAGAAGCCGAAACTCGTCGGGGTCGAGGCTGTCGAGGAAGGAACCGAAGACGATGGCGGTGTCGTGATTAACGAATTCGTCCCGCCTACCGAATCCGAAGACTTTCAGCTGGATGTTGAAAGCGACCTTATCGAAAATGCGTCCGCAGATTCGGTAATCGCGCATGCGTCTGAAGGGGGTACTGAAAATGCGTAACGCCTTGAAGTTCTTCGCAATGCTCCCGATGGTCATCTGTTCCATGTTCATCGGTGCGCTCTTGGTCGGGTTCTCGGTTGCCGTTGATTCTCTTGAAACAATCGGCAAGTCCAAGGACCTTCCCACCAAGTAGTCCTAATTGCCCTATTTTTCGTGCCCGGTTGCCACAACCGGGCCTTTTTGCTACATTTAGGTCATGGCTAATTCTTCGAAGAATCATATCAATGTAAAGCGGATTACGTTCCGTAATTTCATGTCCTATGGCAACGACGTGAACGAGTTCAAGTTCCCGAACGGACTCAACTGGCTTTGTGCGGCTAACGGTTCCGGCAAGTCCACTCTCGTCGAAGCGCTCAACTTTGCATTTTTTGGCAAGTCTTACCGTGGTGGAAAGCGTGAAGAACTTCGTAACACGATGAACACCGAAGCGACGCTTGAAGTCACTATTGAATTTACACGAACCCAGGGTACGGTCACCGAAGAATACTTTATCAGGCGTACCGTCGATCCGAAGAACAACATGAAGTTCTCTGTCGAAAAGAAAGAGGGCGACAAGTGGGTCATGCAGAATAAGCGTGCCGGGTTTACCCAGAAGGACTTTGAAGACGATATCCTCCGTTTCAATGAAGTGCTGTTCAAGCACAATATTGCACAGAATACCCAGGAATCACAGCCGTTTATCGACCTGGAAGCTGCCGACCGTCGCAAGATTACCGATTCCATTATCATGTGTGACAATGACCGCATAAAGAAAGAAAATGCGAAGGAATTGTCCGCTGCGAAGACTAATTTTGACATTGCCGGGAATGACCGCGACCGCATTGAGAACGAAATAACCGATCTCAAGAAAATCATCGCCCACATGGAAGAGGAGAAGAAAGCCAACATTGCCCAGATGGAAGCGACTGTTGCCGAGAAGCGCAGCACTGTCGACCAATATAAGGGTCAGGCGGGTGTCCTTGCTGCCGAGCTTCAGTCATTGCAGAAGAAACTTGGCGAGATGAAGGCTGTGCTGGATACCGAGTCCAGTATTGACTCGGCAATCGCGGACATTCATAATGCAAAGTCCCAGATAGTGCCGTTGCAGCAGTTCCGTGCCGATCTCGAAACGGCGAATTCCGAATTGGCTGCTGCGATGAATTCCTACAATGCTTTGCCAATCCAGGCGAAGAATGATGAACTGGCAGGAATTGACAAGCAGATTGGCGAACTGAATTTTGGTCTCCAGGTCATCATGACCGAAATTGGTGAAATCAATGCCGACAAGGCAAAGGCTGAAGGTGTAGTCAATAAGTGGGACTATGCACTCCAACAGGCCTCTGCCCAGTTGAAGCAACTTGCCGATGACGGCAAGAAGCGCAAGGCGGATCTTGCCCATGTCGATGAACAGATTAACCTCGGTTCCATGATGCAGGCGGGCACCAAGTGTCCCACATGCGGACATACCCTTACCGAGGCCGACATCGAGGAGCATAAGGGCGAAATCCGTCAGAAACTTATCAATGACATCACCGCCGATGTCAACCGTCTCCGCGATGCCTGGGTTCAATGTAAAGGAAAAGTTACTGAACTTGAACGTAGTCGGGCTGAGGCGGCTGCCGAAGTTGCCAAGTTTGCGGAGGAATTGCCTGCCGCGCACGAGCGCCGTGTGTCAGTTGAACAACAGGTGGCTACGCTCACCGCTAACAGGAGTGTCGTTTATAACGAGGTTCAGGGGTTCACCGCCATCTACAATAGAACGATTGTCCCTGCCGAGACCAAGGTTAAACAGCTGGAACGCAACATTTCCTGTTGTGAACAGGTTATTGCCGGAGCCGGTGTAAATGTCGATGAATTTGTTGCCGAAGAAGCCCGCCTGACGCGGGAAAAGGAACGTATCGCGGGTGTCCGTACCGAATGGCAGACCGCATACGATGCCTACTCTGCCAAGAATGGCGAGTATTCTTCTATCAGCGGTTCCATTACCCAGATGGAAGCGGAAATTGCCCGTATCGAGGGCGAAATCAAGCGCATCAGGGAAGCTACCAGTGAAGATGCGTTGGCCATGACCAACAAGCGTCTCGCCGATGCCGAGCGTGACCTTGAACAGGCGACTGAACGCTGGCATAGTGCAAGCAAGACCATCGCGGCATGTAATTACATCACCACAATGCTTTCCGATGGCGGCATGAAGAAGATGATTTATGGCCTGTACATTGACCACTTTAACGAGGTGGTCCGCAAGAACCTGCTCAAGGCGAACCTCCCGTTCGTCATAGAGTTCGATGACACTATGAACTTCAAGTTCATCAGTGCCCCTGGATACGCCCCGTCGTACACCATGCTGTCACAGGGTCAGCAGCGCAAGGTTGGATTCGCAATCGCGATGGCCTTCCGTGACTTCGTGTCCCTGGTTGGCAATTTTAGCATCAACTTCATGAGTCTTGACGAAGTGCTTGACATTTCGACTGACAACTATGCCATGAGGGAAATGCTCGACATTGTCCGCTCGATGGTCGATGACATCGGGTGTGTCGTGGTCATTACTCACCGTGGAGAGGTGGTTGCCGACAAGTTTGACCATAAGATCATGGTCGAATATGACGGTACCTATTCCCACATCGGGGAAGTAACCGCCGTGTGAATCGGTTGGATTGGAGTGGAACGGCCACCTGGTTGACACCGGGTGGCCGTTTTGCTACATTTTGGGCATAGCAGAAAGGATATAATTAAAAATGGTACAACAAGAAATCAACAAATTGGAAATGGCATCGCTCAACATCGTCTACAACAACCTTAGTCCGTTGGATGAAAAGAAGGGCCGTCGCGGCATCTGCCACCTTATTGAACATATGATTGGGGTGACGTTTGACCCGATTCTTCCGGAATTGCATGAATATGCAATCAGCGACGACATGATGACCAGCCATGAACATGTCATCGCTTCATTCTCCGGCACTGCCGAAGCGATGGAGAAGTTTGTACCTAAGATTCTTAAGCAGGTCATCGAGGCTTCGTCCAGGAAAATTGCGAAGAACGATTTTGAGATGGAGCGCGATGCCGTTTTCAACGAGATTGCTGAACTTGGTTCCGATTTCAACAACGTGATGCTCACTGACGGGTTGAAAAAGGTTTACGGTATCTATCCACCCGAGGGTTGCATTGAAGATGTCGAAGCATATACCTTTGAACAGTTCAAGAAGGATTATGACACGTACGTGCCACATCCGAGCGACATTGTGTATGTCGGTCCGCGCACTCTTGACATCCCCGACCTGGCAAAATATGAGGTAGGAAAGTATGACATCGGAAAGTACCCGAAATTGAAGCTGGAACCTAAAGTCAAGGCAAAGCGTTCTGACATCGCCATTGACGAAGATGCTGAGTATGTCGGGATTTCCGCCTTCGGTACAAAGCCGGTAACGACTAACAAGGAATATGCTGCACTCAATATTGCCTGCCGCATCCTTGGCGGTGATTCCGATAGCGCATTGTATGACGAATTGCGCGTCAAGAACCATCTTGTGTATTCATGTGGGGTCAGTGTCGAGTCGTTCCGTACTGTCGCAATTCCGATTTTCTTCACGAGCGCTACGGCCAAGAAGGTGCCGAAGGTAATCAGTGTCATGAAGAAGGTGTTGAGTGCCCCGGAAAAGTACATCACCGAGGAGCAGTTCAACCGCACCAAGAACATGCTCTGCATGATCTTGAAACAGCAAGACATCATGCGCTTTACGTCACCCGGAACCTATACCCGCTATGGCATGATTGATGACGAGCCTGCGACATCGGACATCACGTACAAGTATGTGATGGGTGTTGTACGGAAGTATTTCGGCAAGGATTCATTCAGAATCTTCGCGGCATCCTAGCTATTGGATTCGGTGGCGGATACGGCACCCGGCTTGTCATTGCCACCACCCATGATGCCGAGGGTGGTGCGGCCCGGCATGCTGAATCCGGCGCCCCGCCCAAAGCGGCTGGCGTATGAACGGTTGATTAAGCCCTGGATGAACGGGTCCTTGGATCCTGTAGTCTGGTTGGGGATGATGCCCTGGGTGCACTGACCTGGCATCGGGGCATGCATGGTTGGATTTACATCGGTTGCCGATGCTTCCATTATTGCTGTCCATAATTTGGCTACGGCCTCGCATACTACGGGGTCCTGGTCGCGAAAACGGTCGATAAAAGCTAGATACCTGTCCATACCGGACAGTTTATTGCTATATTTGTTTCAAAGAGGTTTCAATATGGCCGCATTAGACATGATTTCGGGCGTCGGGCTTGACAGGGAAACTGCAACTGCCGCCAGTACGATTGATGACAGATACTGGACCAAGAAGTACCAGGGTACCCAGATTGACGGGACTGACATCAGCAAGCTGATTGTTTTGCCCAATAAGTTGAAGACTATGATCAAGACCGCGATTTCCAATACCGGCCTTGGCAACTACATCTTCTATTCTGGCCCTGGCACGGGAAAGACTTCCCTTGCATTGGCGATTCCGGGCATTCTCGGCGCCAAGTGTGTCGAGGTGTCGCCAAAGAAATCAAGTGAAATCCTTGAACTGATTGACCGGTATTCCGTCTTGAAAAGCAACGGCAAGCCGTTCTTCTTCGTGCTTGATGAATGCGACCATCCGAATAACCCGGAAGACTTCTGGCGCAATATCCAGCATGAGATTGAAGCGAATTCCTCGAACCTCAGGTTTATCCTTACCTGCAATGACCTGTGGCGCATCCCGAAACCTGTCCAGTCAAGATGCACCCCGGTGAAGTTCAACCACCCGGTTGATGACAAGGATTTTAAGAATCTTATTTATCGGAAGCTGAAATACATTGCGGACGAGGAAACAAAGCCGCATGGTGGCAAGGTGGAGAAGGATACCATCAAGGAAATCATCGAAGCATGCTACCCGGATATCCGCAACATGATAAATGTCATGAAGAATACCTTCGACGAAAATGAAGGTAACATTATCGGGCATCCGCATGTGATTACTGACCAGACGGTCGAGGCTATCGCGAAGTTTTTGATTTTACGCGACTTGCGCGGATTGCGGTATTATATTTCGATGAACGTGGATGACCCGATGAACGTGTATATCCCATTGACACGATACCTCATGGACCGTCTTCCTCCCCAGATGGACCTGGCAATGACAAAGGTCGTCCGTGACGGCCTTGTCCATGCACAGGGACTGGTTGACCAGGAAACCATGCTCATGGGCTATTTTGCCGACTTGATTGACATATTCAACGCATTCCAGATTCCGGCTGCACCGTTGCCGAGCGAGCCGATTTATGCACCGAACAATACGAATGCGGTCGGTGAACAGGTACAGTCGGCTCAGGGGGTGTAATGAGCAATTTCGATCCATTCCGGTTTGTGGATGAGCGACAGGCGGGGCAGCCGGTTTCTGAAGCCGACTGTAACGAGTTCCAGATGTTTACTGCCTGCCGGTACCTGTCGATGAATCCGAACCTGCGGAGGTGTGTGGAGGTATTGAACGACCTGCAGTTCCAGAAGCTCCCGAAGGACTTGCAGGCGCGTGCGTTCAATGCGTTCAACGGGGCGAACCTGAATCTCAGGTGGACTCGCGCCAAGACTACCGTTGTCCGCGAAAAGGACGAATTCATTGATCATATGATGAAGATTACCGGCATGTCAAGGAACTGTGTCAAGGCTGCAATCCGCTATGGCTATGTGGACAAGGATGAAATCGAGGAGGCCTACATGCGGAAGTACGAGCCCGAGAAGATGATTGCCCGAATGCAGGGTGAAGAACGGCAAATCAATCGCAATATCAAGAAGGCGGCAAATTTGAAATGAGTGCGAACCTGAATGAGATAATGGACCTTTTCGGCGTAGACGAGGCTACCGCCAAAAGGATTGTCGATGCCGGTTTCAAGACCGGGGATGCCGCCAATGAAATTGCGGCCAACATGTTCTACGACGATGCTGGCCTCAATAGAATGTTTGCAAAGGTGAAGAAGGACTTTGATGGCTTAAAGGCGGAGGAGGGCCTCAAGGATTGACTTAGTCACCTTTCCTGGCACGGTATTTTGGGGCCGTGCCTCAGGTGCCGGATGATGCTTTGCGTCTTCCGGCGTTTTTTCATTTTCCGACTTCTCGGCAGACATCTGCGGTTCGACCAGTGGCTTCGGTCCGTTCTGCTGTGCCGGCTGTCCTTCCTGTGGAGCCTGTTCTGGCTGTGCCTGCTGTTCGCCGTTCTGCTGGGGAGGCACGGGTGCGGGTGTAGTTACTTCGGTCACGTCGATTTCGGCAACAGGGGAATTTGCGAATTCATCCAGCATCATTAACAGCTGGTCATCTGCCGGGATGCCCGCTTCCGGCTTTCCTATTGCATAGTCGGCGAGAAGGTCCATAGGGGTCTTGCCGTCCACGTCCTGCATCATCCACGCGGAACCCGCCTGGGCGCCTCCGTTTTCAAATGGGGACTGCAGTGCGATAAATCCCATGTCCTTGTCAAGCAGCTTCCTTATAAATTCGTAGTTCACCTCGTCGGTGAATTCGCCTGTCGCTGCCTTCACTAGGCGGTGCAGCACGGTGTCCCCGGACGAATCTCGTGTAGTGAGGTACAGCGGGTCTAGCTGGAGGATTGTGTCCAGCAAGTTGTCGGCCCATTTATGGAGCTGGGTCGTCCATTCGCTCGGGCTTGTCTTGATACGGTAAGCGGCATACTGCATCGGGAACATCAGTAGCGAGCGCTTTTCTTCCGGCGTGGCAGTCTCGACTTTCTCATTGAACAGGTGCTGGACACCCTCGATGAGGGTTTCCTGCCCCGGATTCTTGGCCTTTAGCCGGTTGAGTTCGATATTTATACCACGCTTGTCCATGCAAAACCTCTTTCTTGACGGAAAGTTTATAAGGTTTGATGCATTTTGGCCGTTTTTATGAGAAAAAAATTTGACCACGGCATAAACTTCACGCAGAAAAATAACAACCGTGAGGTTTTCCATGGCTACAAAAATGGGAGCAGCTGGGGTTCGCACCGAGCTCAAAGACAGTTCTCAGTATACCGTGATCGAGAATCCGAATGCGATTGCCGCCATTGTTGGCTTTGCCCCCAAGGGTGAGCTGAACAAGGTCACCAAGCTGAACAATACTGCGGTGATGGACAATACGTTCGGTATCGGTTTCAATAACTGGAAGTACAACCAGGGCCTATATGCTGCACGCGCCGTGCTTGATGCCGGTGGCTTTGCCCAGTATGTCCGCCCGTATGGCGAAGAAATCGACATGAGTGACGCCCGCAAGCGTGACTTGAAGACCGACTGCTTTGTCGTGTCCTTCGACCGCAAGGCCGCTCAGCAGGAAAAGGGCAAGCAGAATTCGATTAACATCGAATACTTTGCGGCTACCCGTTACAAGTCTGACGGCGCTTCCGGCTACGGTGTAACTCGTAAAATCAACAACATCGCTGAAACGGTCGATTCCGGGTCCAACGTGGACTTTAGGGTTTTCGCCGATGAAAGCTTCAAGGATAGTGAAAAGGCTCGTGGCGATGGCGACGCAGTCCTCTTTGCAATCATGGGTGCTGACCCGAGCTCCGCTCGTCGCGCAGTGACCTCGTATGAGATTGTTGCACAGCCGGATGACTTGCAGGACCGCAATCCGGATACATTCCGTGTTACCCTGGCTGTCAACCCTGGCTTTATCGTTGGCGATACCGTGTATGGTCCGGCTGACACCAATACCAAGACGCTTGGCAAGTTCATTGTGTCTGGAATTGATGGAAAGGATGTCGAAGTTACGGCAGCTGACGAGGCTACCCACAATGCCTGCATGATGGGTTACAAGCCGACTTCCGTATTGATCTTCTCCCCGGAAGACGCAATTGCGGATGACGATGCTGACTATTTGACTGTGAAGACGGCTGTCACGGGACGTGGCGCAAAGCTGTTCTCTTCTCTCCGGATTGACAGTGTTGGCGTTGAAAAGATTGCTACCGAGGTCTTCAACGGCGAATTCTTTACGGTGCGAGACCAGAAGAATGTGTCGGTGGATGTTCGAGTCTCGAATAGCCATTTCTCAACTCTTCCGAATGATACATTCGTGGGAGCTGAAATTGGCAAGTCGGTTGAGATTGACGCTATTCCAGGTGTGTGCAATGCCGATGTTGTTACGCTTGAATGGAAGTATGACGGAGCAATCCACAATGGTACGTTCATTTATGCAGTGACGGAATTTAACGATGCTGGAACTCCGACCAAGGCGGAACTCTACTTGGAGGAATCGGCTTGGTATGAAGAAGATCTTGCCGATGCTACCAAGTTCTCGGAAATCGTCGTTCATAACCTTCCGTCTGGATGGTATAGCGAAAATGATTTCGTAACTCTCGTCGTCCCGACCAAGGGTGATGATGAAGAGTACACGTCCATGTCTTATCTGGCTCGTTTCCGCGACGCCTTGCTTGCTGCATTCCGTGGCTCTCGTCTTGGATATGCAAGCAACGTGGTAACTAACGATATTAACATGACGAACGATAACACCAACACTGATCCGGCCTGGATGAAGGCAAAGGATTTTGTTGCTGGTAAGACAAAGGTTCTCAAGTTGGCACCGGGTGCCGCATTCGACTACAATGTAGGCGATACCGTTGCCATTGTCCGTGGTTCGTTTGATACCGAGCGTGAATCCAATGGTGACCCGCTCACGTTTAGCGGCGATAATATCCTGAAGCTCAGCACGGTCACTGCAATCAACGGATTTACGAACGAGGTTACCATTAAGGATGCGGTTGATAGCGTGTTTACCGAAACCGTTACCAAGACCATTCAAGGTTCCGATCCGGAATTCAAGGATGATTACCGCCAGTTGCAGTTGCTTAATCTTTCCACCACGAATAAGACCGTGTATACCGCAATGACTACGGATACCGTTAAGCATTTCGACGAAACTGTTGCTACGCAGTTTGGCACGGAAGGCAAGATGGAATTCGTTTCCACGAAGGCATATGTTGAAGGTTCAACTGTCAAGGTAAAGGCAAGTGTTGATGGTGAAGAAGTGTGGTACGTTACGACCATCGAAGAACGCGGTGACGTAGTTGGCACTGAAACTGATTACCATTACACGCTTTCCATCGTGGCTCCGGAAGGTGCTACGGGCGACATCGAAATCTTTACCGGAGAAGAAACGACCGGTATGGTTCTTGACTTCTACATTATTGGTAACTACGATGTTACGGTCAATGGCCAGATTCAGAAGACAACTCTCCCGGTGGATGTTGCCAACAAGGAAACTGGAGATGTTCTTGGTGGAGTGTTCCACTTCCAGAGTTCCAAGAAAGACAGTGCTTGCATCCAGCAGACTGAAAAGGTTCTCCGTGATTCCGATATCGGTGCCAACTTTGTGGGTCTCGGGCTTGCTACGGTTCGCTATGAAGACATTAACTTCACTGGCGTGACGGAAAAGGTCTATGACTTGACCGACGAAGGCGAAGCTGTCGCTCGACTCTATATGGCCTGCACATACCGATTCAACGGCCATGTATATGACTTCGACGGTACGGTGGTTGAATATGTCCACAACGAAACCCAGTTGTTCATCGGCGATGCCGCTGACTCTGAATTCGAAGGTTCTGGCCTCAAGTTCATCCTCAACGAATCCGGTATCCTGGAAGCCTTCCTTGAAGACGAATCCTGGGACCTCTCGGAAACTATCGTGGATGGCATCCCGACTTCCAGCGTGACTGCGGTATCCTTCAACACCAAGGACCCGGCCATTGTGTGGAACGCAATCTGGAGCTATGACCCGAAGAACAACAACAGCACGACAACGCTTGCAACGGCTTACTCCTTGTTCCTTGACAAGGACAAGGCTGACCAGACGTTCTTCGTCGCTGCCGGTAACGACATCAACAACTTCGGTTGGGCAGGTCGTGAAACGTTGAATACGACGGTTATCCAGGCTATCTTGAATATCTGCGAACTCCGTAAGGACTGCTTCGCCTTGTTTGATGGCGTGGCTGAACAGAACGTCAACAATGCCTTGAAAAAGGATGTCGTACGGTTCGCACCGACGCTCGGTCGTTGGGGTGCTATCTATGACGCACGTCCGATCTTCTACGATTCGATGATTACTCGTCGTAACGTGGAAATCGCACCGTCCATCGCGATGGCTTCTCTCATTACGGCTAACCGTTCCGGTTCAATCTTCTGGTATGTCCCCGCCGGTAAGGATACCGGTGTCGTGCCTAGCGCATGGTGCACCAGGGTCAAGTATGAACGCAAGTTCAACATTCCTGAGGACTCGGATTCCGACATTGCACGTCTCAGTGACGCTCATGTCAACCCGTTCCGCACCAACGATGACGGCATCTTCTGCTGGGGTGACTTCACCATGCAGATGGAAGACTCCGCATTCAACCAGATTCATGTGGCAATGCTTATCGCGGGCATCCACAAGATCTTCTACAAGTACCTGGATGGCAAGGTGTTCCGCCTTAACACGGCTGCACTCCGCTCCCAGATTTCCAGCGACTTGCAGGCCAAGTTGAACATGATGCGTGACAGCAACCCGTCGGCGTTCTATGATGCCGTTGCAATCTGCGACGACACCAACAACACCCCGGAAGTCATCGACCAGAACAAGCTCTATGTTGACTTGAAGCTCAAGCCGACAAAGAGTACCCGCTACATCTACCTCAGAACTGAAGTCCTCGCGACGAGTTCTGGAAACAGCATCACTATCAGCAACGTGTAAGGGAGGTAAACTATGATAGGAAAAACTGCTCCTGATATTGATAAGGTCTTTTGGGCCGGCAACATAGACCAGCTCCCCGATCCGGTGCGTTCCACTCGTTGGCGTTTCATCGTTGACCAGGATATCTTCCAGGCTACTGGCATCGAACCTACCAATGGCGACAGCTTTGGCAAGGATTTCGAAAGCCAGAAGAACTTCACCATCCACATCGTGGGTGGCCCGAGGATTCCGGAAGTGTCGACTCGCGCTGAATCAATCAAGTACATGGGTTTTGAGAAATTCTACCCTGTTCAGCAAGACAGACTTGCTGGTGAAGCCGAATTGACCGGTCTTCTCCTTGAAGATGGTAGGGCGTATGAAACTATTCTTGCTTGGAACCAGTGCTGCCTTAACACAGGCATCTTGAACTCCGACGGCAAGGGTGACACGAATGCGGGCAGCAACCGTATTGCTGAGGGTAAGAATGCTATCGAGCTTGGTCTCGGCCAGCAGGAGAACTACAGCAACCCGACGGCAATCCTGCTTCGTAACCAAAACGTTACACTTGAACTCTATGACTGGATGTACGGCGAAGTCATCATGGCTATCCGCTACATCAATGCATGGCCAATGAAGGTGTCGGTACCGACTGACTTCTCTTACGACCAGGCAAAACTTGCCCAGTTCAAGTTTACGCTGAAGTACGACCGCTGGAACATCTGGTTCCCGGGTGGCTACCACAGCAAGGTGTAAGCTGGAATATTTCCAACGGGGGTCTCTTCGGAGGCCCCTTTCTTGCATTTTGGGGCAAAATAAGCTATTTTTATGGTATGATTTTCACGGACGAAGAAGTTATTGCCGAGTTGATTGGCTCCGAGGACCTTAGCCTCAATGAACAGTTGAAGAATTTGCGCTTGTGGCTGCGGAATACCATGAATACCATGAAGCCGAAGCCGGATGGTACCTGGGAAGTCGATCCGCAGACGGTCTACTACAACGCGGCTTACTGCATGGCTGAAGCTGGAACGAAGATAGGCATTATTGCGATGCGCAACCGTTTCCGGCTGAACCAGATGAAGAAGGACTATGCAATCCACAAGAAGGAAGGCCTTGACAAGTTGCACCATGACCGTTCTAGGGGATGGGCGCCGAATGACAAGGAAAAGGAAATCCTGGTAAGCGGCGATGCCAACTTGGCCGAGGAAAAGATGATGATTGACAACCAGGAAGATTTTGTCCAGTTTCTGGCTGAGCAGCAGGAACAGATTCGCTACTATGCTCGCAACGCGGATGTTCTCGTGAAGGTCCATAACTTCGGTCAGGAAATTGGCAAGATCATCGTATAGGGGGCATCATGAAAGTGAAACTCTCCACATACAATGACATTGGCAAGTGTGCATACGGCACCCTGATGGACGAGTTTGATTCCGACCGGGATATAATTCGAGTTGACGGGAAACAGGTTGAAATCAACACACTGGATGACTTGTTTCAGTTCTTGTGGAATATCCCGGGTGTCGCCTCCTACGATAATGTGTCGCATACCTCCGTTGTTGACTTCTATTCTACCGGTACATGGTGGGAATGCAGGTACACTAAGGATATCAAGTGGCATGAGAAGAAACTTAATGAACTGGAAAAGCGTATTGCAAAAGCCGACAATAAAAAGAAATCGAAGCTGCAGCAGAAAATTGAATGGAATAGAAAATCCATTGAATCATTGAAGCGCCTCATCAATGCCCTCAATGAGGAAATGGAGAAACGCAAGGAGATGATACGTCATGAAAACGGATTGTAAAATTGTACAGGAATCACCGGTACCTCATGCCGATGAATGCACTCATGTTCTTGTGGGGGCTGGCCTCGCGTGTAACAAGAAAGTGCTTACCGAAGTTGTCAATGAGGAGTCTGAGCTTGCAAAGAAGTGCGGCACGGGTGTCGATTTTCAAAAATGGACACCGGTCCAGGTAGATGCCGTTCATTGCGACGGTGTTCCCGTCACCCCTCACAAGCGTGTTGATGTTCCTGTCGATAAGGGAATTTTCGGATGAGCCAATTTTTAGACGCTGAACCGCTTGATTCCGGTGATGACTTGTTTGGCATGGACGTAGACTTCTCGGCGAAGCCTGCGGTCGAAGAACCTGTGCATGAGCAGACTCCGGAGGAGCATCGCGAGGAAATTCGCGAGGAGATGAAGGGGAACGCCTTTGCGGCAATCGAGGACAAGCTCGGTCTTCCGCTCGGCAGTACCAAGGAAGGCATCAAGGCTGCCAAGGAAACGACAAAGGCAGTTACCCAGGCTGTCCAGAATGTGAAAAGTCAGTACTCCATCATCGAGACTAAGGAACAGCTTAACGAGGCATTGCCTGTTCCCCGTTACAATATCGAGAGTTTGGCGGAAGACCGCGAGCGTCTTAGGAAGCTTGCATTCAAGAATCTGGACATGGCGAACAAGTGGCTTGAGACGCTTGATGAACAGGTCATGCGCACTCTTGAACCTACTGACCAGAACTGGACCGCTGCAGCAAACATGTACAAGACGGTTTCCAAGGGCATTACTGACCTGACTCACATGCTGGTCACCTTGCGTCAGGAAGACGAATTGATGAAGCTTCAGCTTTCCGCGAATAATGCAACCAGTTCCGGGACGACGGGTGGAAGTGGCGATGCGCCAGGCGAAGCCGTGGATCCGTCTGACCCGCTTGGCAGTACCAAGGGACGACCAATGACTCCACAGGAAGTCATTGCGCTTGTTCGTGAATGGGGCAAGGAACGTGATGCCGAAACGGAACAGCTCGTCAAGGAAGAAGCGGATGCTCGCCAGCGGGGATTGGTTTCCAAGCCGGATGAAGATGCCAAACCGGAGTGAAATTGCTATATTCCTCGCAAGAGGAATTTTTTATGTCAAAAATTGCAATTATCGGTGACATCCACCTTTCCCCAAAATGCGACATCACTTCCATCAGGAATCGTGTGGTCGCTGCACAGAAGGCGTATCTTGACGGCCTTGCACCAAAACTGGAAGCCGCCGGTGTCGATACGATACTCTTTGCGGGCGACATTTTTAGTGTCCGCACATTCGTTACTGTCGAGGCATTGAACTACGCCATGGAGCTGTTTGGAAAGACCCTGGCAAAATTTGACATCCATATTATCGCCGGTAACCATGACTGCCTGTACGACAATACCAACCATGTATCCAGTATTCGCTACCTGGGCCTTCTTCCGAATGTTCATGTTTACATTGATGACATCGAGACCGTAGAGCTTCACGGGATGAAGTTCCACATGGTCCCGTGGGTAACTCCGTCCGCGATGCCTGGATTCAACGAATGGCTTGCCAAGATGGCAAAGAAACCGAAGGTCGAACGGGACAATACCGTCATTCTTGGCCACTTCGACATGATGGGTGTCCTTATGGATGCCGGACAGATTTCCGAAGTTGGGCTTGAACCTGAAAAATTCCTGAAGGCAGCCAAGTACACATTCAGTGGCCACTATCATTGCCGTTCTGACCAGGAATATCGTGGAAACAGGCTTGTCTACCTGGGCACGCCGTTCCAGCTGACTTTCGCCCATGTCGGGACTAATTGCGGAATTTATCTCTTTGATGATGACATGAACCTTGAGTTCATCGAGAATACTGAATCACCAAGATTCATGGATTGTGATGATGAACACCTGGATGGCCTTGGCGATATATCCAACTATTTCGTCCGCTACATGGCAATGACTGGCCGCAATGCCGACGAAAGCGCCGAGTTGAAGAAGAAGCTGGAATCCTATGCACCGCTCTATATCAAGATGGTTCCTTATGGCGGGAATGGTACTTCGCTCGACGATGCAAGGGTCATTGACGATGAGGAAGCCAAGAGAATCATGGAAAGCGACACCATTGGATTGGCTACCATGTTCATGGACCGGTATGCCGAATTGCTCCCTCAATTTGATGATGGAACCGATTCCAGGGTGATGATTACCGATCTTTTGAAAAAATATGTGGACAGAGTGGGTTAAAACCTGTACATTTTTCAAAATTGAATATAGTTTCCTCATCAAAGAGGAAACTTTTTCATTATGACCGATTTTAAGAAACTCATCGAGGACGGCATTGCCGCCAACCTGGCATCAAAGCCAAAGTTCAATATTCTGTATGTGGGCGATGAAACTTCCCGCCTCTCATACTGCCGTGGCCTTACCGCCATGCAGGAGTTCAAGCATTTCTATGGCAACCTTGCCGACATTTCCCTGACGAGTATCGACAGCAAGACGTTTATCAGGGCATGTCCGGACCTTGCCTTCTACAACATTCTATGGATTGACAACATTTCCAACCGCAACTTCATGGCTTCCCTTGAAGAAAAGGTAAATGCTGTCATGAATAAGATTGCACCGGACTGGCGCAAGGATGCTGAACAGATTAAGAAAGATTCTGAAGGCGACCGTAAGGCTTATGAAGATTTCCAGGCGGAAGTCGATGCCAAGGTTGCTGAATTTGGCGAAGACGAGGAAGGAGCCAACAAGTATCTTGAAAGCGTCAAGGAAAAGCTTGACGCCTTGAAGGAAAAGGCTACCGTCTATGAACAGTATATTGCTGATGCCAACGCATACCGCGCAATGACTCTCCGTGTAGTGTATGCCCTTGACGAATTTGTGTGGGAAGCCCCTGCTGGCCGTCAGAACACCATCGTCGGCGCAATGACTGTCCAGGAAACCATGCAGATGGCTGACGAAGTTGTCGTGCCGAACAGTGAACTTGCGGGCGCCATCAAGGATCTCGGCCTTGTCTCCGAATACACCGATGTTCTTGTCATTCCGACATTCATGAACGAGTATTTCTACCCGATTAACCGAATCTACAGCCGCATGACATCGTTGAGCACGATTATCAACAAGCCGAAGATTTTGGTGAAGGGTACCTGCATCCCGAAGAATGTGCAGAACTTCATCATCCACGGCTATGACCGCTACGATTTCACAATTTGCAGCGTCGGCGAACTCGATGAACGTCTCATGAAGCTCCTTACTACTCCGAAGGATCCGAAGCATACGGAAAAGGGTCCGTGTGTCCGCAACATGGTGCACTGGGCAAACCCGCGAATCAACCCGCGCAACATCCAGAAGACGGTTGCAATCGAACGCGATGCCGCATTTGATTTCACCATCCTTACTGGTCCGGATGACTTTGCAGATGACATCTACAATATCACCATGACCGATACCGATGCACTCATTGCAATCGCTTCCGGTTCCGTTGCAATCGCATGCATTGACGATGCTGGATTCAGCAAGGGTACCCATGTCTGCCTTGATACGGGTCTCACCTTTGGCAAGAACACCAAGGTTGATGACATCAAGGGTCTCATTGTCAAGTGGTCCATCTGTTCCAACTGGGACCAGGCCTTTGAAAAGCAGAAGCAGTACCTCATTACTCGCCGTCTGGTCAGCTCGCCTAACGTGATGGGCGGTTTCTTCAACGCCATGCTCGGACGCAAGCTCTCGCTCGCCCGTAAGGAAAAGTTCGGTGATGGCGATACGAAGCCGGAAACCGAAACGGTTGAAACCACTGAAAAACAGAAGGACGGAGAATAACAAAATGACCGGTGAGCGGCATTTTGCCGTCCGCGTGGACATTATGAGCCTGGCAGCAAACAAGGACCTGCCAGGCCATTCTCTTGATTATCATGACCTTAAAGTGGAAGCTCCGATGCTCATGGAACCGTCATACAGTACCCATGATGAAGCTGCTGCGCGGGTCCTCGATATGATGGCACACGGTCGGGGTGAAGAAATAGAGGTTGACCTACCGAACGGGGAACACTATAAGGGACCCCGGTATTTTTACTACACTACGAAAGGATGATGTATATGGCAGAGGGACTTGAAAATTTGGATCCGGATAGCCGGAAAATTCTGGAACAGGCCATGTCAATGGATTCCTCCATGCGGGCGATGGGCATGCGTGAAATACAGGCTAGCGAACAGCGCCAGCTTGCCGAGGATATGGAACGTAAGAATGCCGAGGCCCGTAGGCGCCGTGGCGCTGCAATCCTTGGTGAAGACCCGGTCATGGCGACAATCAAGCGGCAGGCGCCCATTAAGCGTCGCCGTGGCATGGTGACCCAGGAAAATGTGATGCCGTTGTCCAACCCGGAACATATTGCTCCGGAAGTGCAACTGCCATCCGAAGCTGCACCGGCTGAATCCGTAGTCGATGCCAACGAGATGCGCAAGACGTTTTCCAAGATTGGCAACCGTGGCAAGTCGAATACTGCGGAAAAGCCTCCTGTTCTTCCTGTTCCTCCTGTTCAGGAAGCCCAGCCGGAACCTGCTGCCCCTGAGCCGAAGGCTGAAACTCCTATTGTACATGCTGTGCCAAGCCAGGAATTGAATGACCGTCCGTATGATATTGAGGAAGGCGAGTTTGGCGTGTTTAACCGGGTTTCCAGACTTCCTTCCAAGGGCTTGTTTTATCCAGCCCCAATCATGGGTCAGGCCTTGAAGCTAGTGGACAACTATTTCCTTGATGACGTGGTTGATGGCTCGATGACTACGCGACTGGCTATTAACTCCATCCTCAAGCGTAGAATTCGCGGAATCGCCCCGGAAGACATTGCAACCATAGATGAATCGTACTTGCTTCATTGGCTCCGCGCCTCGTCGTTTCCCAAGCATGGTTTGTGGCATCCGGGCTACAAGTGTCCACATTGTCAGTTTGATACATCGAAGGAAGACGTTTACAATGAATTTCGGATTGGGTTCCGTAACCTAAAGTTTACATTAACGAAGGACATTGATCAGCTCTATGAGTTGCACAGGGTAAACGGATATCACAAGGGCTTTCTTGATGACGGGCGGGAATGCCATGTCTATATCCATCGGCTCCGCCATGCAATGGAGCTTAACAAGTTCATTTCTGAGTGGGAACAGAAGTTTGAAATGGATGCCCCGAATGCAATCCGTAAGATTGCCGGTGTTGCTACCGTTACGGAAATCGAAGGCTGTGAAGACATGTGGGATAAGTTCAGTTACATTTCCGAGCTTTCCCCTAAGGAAAAGCCGGTGTTTGAAGATCTTGTGGTGGCCGGGACCGTTGCATGCAACATTTCTGCGGTCATTACCTGTAGCCGATGCGGAGGTATGGTTGAAACGCCATATCCCTTTCTCGTACGGCGGTTTGTTTCCAGTCTTTAATATCGTTTCCCTTACGAAGGACAAGGCTCTTGTTTCGGAAATAACGAATAACAGCATGGCCGATTGCGACCGGATGTTTATCCCGGAATTTCTTGAACTCCTGGCCTACGCCGAAAAACGGTTTGTTGAACTGTACGGGCGCACCAATGCCAAAGTGCCACTTGGCGCCCCGGGCACCATGTAAAATTATAAACTGTCCGGTGATGATGCAGTCACCGGATTTTTAATATGAGCGGACTTTTTAACAGAAATACGACAACAACCGGCCAGGTTACCGTGGTCAATAATGCCGATGCCCAAGATGCCTCGGATAAGGGTGATTTCTCCGCTGCAATCGAGTCCATCGGGACTGCGATAGGCGAACTGAAAGACGCGTTGCCGGAGATGCTTGAAAAGGCGTTTACCGGGGCGATTGCGAGCGATGCCGCCAACGACGCCATGTATGATGCGCTTGCCTCGGCTACCCATGACAGCATAAGCGACCTTCATGATGAAGGAGTGTTTGGTGTACCAGACAGGAACAAGCCAGCTGCAGAAGATGCCAGCGGGCGTGGATTTACCAAGGCTCAGCTTCTCGCCGTTGAAACGCTGGATACGAATGAGCATTTAGTAAATTCCCTCGAAACGGCAATTGACAAGTCGCTTGACAAACATAATGTTGGCAAAAATGAGAATCAGCAGCATGAAAATGACCGCAAATCCATTGATGCCAGCACGAATCCCGAAAAGAATGTGAATGCGAAGATTCGCGATGATGTTCATGGCATACATGAAATAATGAATGAACGTAAGCCTGAGCATGATATTGACCGTGCAGTTGGATTGCCCGAGAATGATATTTTTATTCAAAAAGGCAAACAGGCCTCTAATCAGTTTGACCCTAATGGGAATAACGATATCACGGCTCCTGAACTAAGAACGGATTTCTTCGATTTTAACAAGTTACTGGCAGGCTTTGATGATGATGAAGATGCCGAGCTAAAACCGAAGAAAAAGAAAGACGAAACTGGGACGGAACGTAGCCGTGATAAAATGAAGGATGACCTTCAACTGAAGTTCTTGTCGAAGACGGCTCCTGACTTCATGTCGAAGGGTAATCAGGTATTTGATAAAATCTTGAATGATGAACTTAATGTTCATAGTGACCAAGCCAATAGCGACTCAAGTAGCATTGTCAAGAAGACGAGTGGCTTGGGTTCGTTAGTCAAGGGTGGTGGAATAGCCGCACTTGGTGCAGCGACCATTGCTTCGCTTGGCATGATTGGTATGGCCGGAAAATCGCTTTGGGACTGGCACAAGGCCAGCAGCGAGGCCAATGCAAACATCGATAAGAATCTCAAGAACGCCACTGATGCCAATAACAAGATGAAAAATGGCGTAAACGATGATTTGCGCGATGCCAACATCAAGTCGGATAAGGCTGATGCTGAATTGGCAAAAGAAAAGAATGGGATTTTGGCATCTGTAGCCGATGCAGTTTTTGGGGCAAAGACCGAGGGAGTCCGGAATAAGGAATATGAGGCCAAAATGGCGGAAGTTGACCGCCAAATCGAGCTGAGACGCCATAAGCAAATGCTTGACCGTGCAGAAGCATATGGTATCAAGCGTACTGATAGCAAGGCGGTTGGCAAATGGCTCGAAGAACAGAAACAGCTTGCTACCAAGGCGGGGGTCAATGTTGAAGACAAGGGTGCTTTCATCAAGTTCCAGAATGAGGAACTTGAACGATACAAGGCTGCACAAAAGAAAGCTCTTGATAACGGCACTCAGCCCAATGGCCAGAATCCGAATAATCAGCAGCAGAATCCGCAGCAGCCTGCTGTCCAGAAGGATGCCCAGCCGAACATTCAACAGGAAACTGCAGTTCCGCTGGCTGTCGGCTCCAACACGAATACGACTCCCAATGTCATAAACGCCGGCACGGGCGTAATGACTGATGATATAATCACTGCCGAGGAAAAGGCAAGGCAGTTCAAACAGTTTACTTTTGAAGGAATCCGGGATGCATTCCTCCTCCCGGAAGTGCAGGCGGTGTTGACATCGACAGCTAAGGCTGCTGGAACATCGGTAGAACACAAGTTGATGGGGTAGTGCATGGCGTGGTCAGCAAAGGAAATCAGGAAGAAGAAATACACCCCGTTTCCGGGGCATAATGACAAGTTGTCAAAGTTATACCATTCGGAGAAATTGCCAAACCCGAACGTGGTGCGTATTGAAGTTTTGTCTCCATCTGCAAAGGCGACCTACTTGAATGGTGGCCTGTATGCCATGACTAACCGGTTCCAGCAAGCTCTTATGGAATCCATGCTTTATAACGATGCGACCAAGCCGTTCTATGGATTCTTCGACCCGAAGGACAATGAAGGTGTTGAGTTTGGATTGACCGCCTCATGGGAGAAAGGAAAACATGGGTTTGGTGAGTTAACTGAGACGCTGAATGGCGTTGCCGGTGCAGTTTCTCACATTCCTGTGGTTGGAAAAGCTGGCAGCAATGCTCTTGGGTTTATGGGAAAGATTACTAAAACTGTTGGTGATTTTTCGACCAAGATGGCAAATGCTGCCGGTCTCAATACCGACTCTACGGGTGCCTGTACATTGAAGGATTTTAAGGGCGCTACGTTTAATTTCGACAAGACCGTAAAATGCAAATGGTATATGCCGGAACAGGAAAACATGGCGCGATTGTCTATTTCCAGATTGCTTACTTTGGCGTTTGTGCGCTCGGCAAACATGGATGACAAGGATCTTGTGGGCAAACTGACCAAAGCTGTTGCTGAATTGACTAGCAGTCAAGATTACAAAGATACAATGGCGTCCGTGGGAGAATTTGCCAGCGATGCCAAGAAGGGATTATCGCAGTTTGGATCCGCTGTATCGAATAAGGTCGGCGAAGTTACCGGGGCGATAGGCGGGGCTATTAGAAAATACGTTCCGCTAGGCGATGAGATGATGGACTATGGAAATGACCTTGGTGAATTTTACAGCAAGAAAGCCGGTGAAGCTATTGACGCGGCAAAGAATAAATTGACACCCGATGCGGATACGATGAAGCTTGCCAGTGACGTGATGAAGATGGCTGCCAACGATGGGCTAAACTTCATGTTGAAGATTAACTCGTTCTTTGGCGGAAACATCACGGTGAATCCATTCCCGGTACGGTTGACTCTTGGCCATATCCTTGATATTGAACCCCTTGTTATCCGGGGAGTGACTTTCCATTCCAGCAAGGAACAGTTCATTTCCGAAGACGGCACCCACATTCCGCTCTACATAACGGCTGACATTCAGTTTGATATGTGGATGACTCCCGATCCAAAGAAGGGCTTCATTCGCTGGATGGGTGACGATGTGTTCAATAGCGGTCGTTACCTGAAAAGCGCGCATGCAGACAAGAAGGAAGGAACTACCGGGACCACCGGTGGAAACAAAAAGAAGGGCAGGAATAAGAAAGGCAGGTAATATATGGCAAAGGAAGAATTCCCACGTTTTCGTAATCATGACTTGCCAATTCAGAGTTCATTCAAGCTTCCGTTCTATCGGGGCGGTCGTCTTGACTTGGTGTGTGCCGACAGGTACGATACCCCAACCGCCTACAAGGTGTTTGCTGCGGCAAACAGGATGACAAATCCTATGCTGACCCGTCCTGGAATTCGCCCGACGGACGAATCGATTCGCAACGAACTAGTTTTACGTGGCTATCGTGGAGCTGCACTTGAGTCTGAAATTCGCCGCATAAACGATACGATGGTATTGGGAGTGCGCGACTGGCTGGGGTATTCCGATTTCGGCAATGGAAATATCACGGATGCCGAGCCGGACCGTCTGATTTTCGTTCCGTCTCCGGACAGTGCAGTGAAGTGGTATGAACGGTATAACGAACTAAATGAAGTGGTTAGCGACCAGGAAGAAGAGTAATGGGTGCAGTATCTAAAACCGGTTCAAACTTCGTAGTGGCGTTTTCGCTACCGAAGTCACTCAATCCCGAGGTTGACGGGTATATAGCCATAAACGCACCTAGTGTGCGCAAGCTCGGCATGTTCTTTGACGTGAATGCCATGCCGTATGGACATGCCGAATGTACATTGAACCACACCGATGAAATTCCCGTTGGTGGCAGCTATGGGACCATGGTTATTCAGGAATATGGGTCGGAATTAAAAGAAGACTTTGCGTTTGGCGTCTATATTTCCAACTTCAAACAGTCCCAGAATACTACCGACAGTGTCAATATCTCCTTCGATTTCGTAGTCGGGTCCAAGGAAAGCGATTTGAAACAGGTAAACTTTGCATGCACGGGAACGAGCTCGGCAGCGTTGAAGGAATGCATCAAGAAAAGTGGAATGGAATACATTTCCAGATATGTCGATAACGGTAAAAATTCTGACACCATGACATGGCGACTGGTCAATGGCAATCTTGCAGAAAACCTGAATTACATCGTCAGTATGTCCTATGTCCCGTCGGATATATTGTTCTGGGCATTTGATGAATTGAAGGGGAAAATCATCATCTCTACATTCAATACGGAAAAGGCGTCTAAGACTCGTTCAATGATGTTCTATTCGCAGGATGCGATGCTTTCCACCAAGGATGCTACATACAAGCCGAAGGCTCTTGCTGGAACTACTATTTACCGTTACGAGTCCATGACCCGTGAAGACCGTTCATCCACATGGCGTGCCGCAATGTTTCCCAACCTGGTGGTCGATACAACAAACAACAAGGGAGAGAAGGAAACCGGCGACTGCGGTGGTGAATGTCTTGATGTCATCATGGCGACTGCGGGGGCGAACGAGCTTCCTTCCGGCATGAAGCCGCCCAAGAACAGCACAGGCGTTTATGGCGAGCCGAAGCTTGTCATGTCGTTCCCGATGAATGTGCATAAGAAATATGCCGTTGCCGATACTATCCGTGCAAGGCTTCTTGCTGAATACAGCCGCGTGGCGGTGGTTCGCATCTATAACCATTTTGGCCCGCCGGTCGGTTCATGCGTGTACTTGATGGCAAACAACATCCTCATCAAGCAGGGACAGTTGAATGCCGACCCTAACTACACTGCCCGCTACATCGTATTGAGCAAGCAGGTCAACAAGAAAAATACCGTGACTAGCGGTACGTTGGGAAACCCGTCAACCACGATGACCAGTGAATATGAAACAGATATTGTCCTGGCTACGAATTTCCAGTATTCCAAGGACCCGTCGAAGGAATATGGCATAGTCATGGATACTGTGCGGCAAGTAGTTGACAACATGAAGGAAAAGTAACATGGTTGAATCATCAATGAACTACAGTTCGCTCACTAGGCGCTTGCCGCTCCCGTTCTATTATGGACAGGTGGTTGGGACGATGATTGATACAAACCATACCGGCGCTGTGCAGGCGATAATCAAGGGCGTTACTGATGACTGGAAAACCGAGGAACAGCCGTGGGTTTATCCTCAGCTTGGCCTTGGGTTGGAAGCCGTTCCGCAGGAAGGCTATTGGCTGCTTGTCAAGTTCCTTAATGGCGATATTACCCAGGGTCTCTATTATGGCGTGTCGGCGACTCCGTCATTCCTCCCGAGGGAATATACCGAAAACTACCCGTTCCTTGCGGTCGCCAATCTAGGCGAGCATAATTTTCTCTACACCCACAACAGGGATACCCATGTCACCAAGATTGAAAATCCGGGTAACGGAAGCAACATGGTATGGGGCCCGAACGGCGCGATTACCATCGAATCGGATAGTTACAGCAGTGAAGAAGGTGCCAAGTCGTTGCCTGTCTTGACCGAGGGGACAATTGACATATTTACCTGCATGCCGGTTGGGCATGGCGAAAGCGGGGTCACCCAGGGTAGTGAATATCTGTCGGTTTCCCATATTTCTGCAATGACCATCGAAACATTGCGCGGCGCTGGTCCACAGGAAGAAAAGGCTCCCAGTCCGGACGAGATTTCCGATGGCACCAATGTCGCTGAATTGTATGATGCAGCCGGGAACGTTGTCGAAACCGTTCCAATCGAGCCATGTGGCCCGGATGGATTTGCCCTCAGGAATGGAAAGAAGGCTACACATATCCTTATCTGCTGCACGGACAACGTGGCATTCTCCACCAAGCTGTCTGACTTCATGGATGCTGACGCCAAGTGTGTTCCGCATTATCTTGTTGGGCTCGGCGGTGGCGAGCCGGATATAATCGGGACCAATGACGTGATGGCGGGCGACTTGAAGAACAACGGATTCGTCCAGCTCATTGAACTGCAGAATGATGCCACTTTTGGCAAGGACATGAAGCTGTCCAAAATGCGCAACAAAAAGGCCAATGTCGATGCAATCGTGGTGATGTTCTATGGAAACGGCACGCTCAACCAGTACCAGATGGATAAACTGGCATTGATCCGCACGAGTGCTGTCAAGACGTTTGGCCTTGATGGCGAGCCGCCAGTATTCGCATATCAGCGCTCGATGCTGGACGTGTCGTATATTAACCTACAAGCATACGAGGAATACTAATGGCAGCCAAGACTTGTCAAGAAGTCCTCGATGGGGATAAGAAAAACCTTACCGGCGTTACCGGAAAGGTGATTCCGAGCAACCCGGAGCCGACTTCGGATTCTAAACTCTCATTGAATGATCATGTCAACGAGTTTTTTGATATTTTCAACAACGCTTCTCAGGCTATCCAGAAAAGCGCTACCGAATTGTATGCATATGACTGTTCGGACCATCTGTATGACTGGATTACCGATTTGTGCCCATGGCTAAAGACTGGACTTAACGGGGTCGATACGGCCAAGAAGTTCCTGAACTCTATCAGCAGTGGAGTGAAGCTGAAAGATTTTATGGCTACCAATACGGTGAACAAGGCAATTTGCAACGCCATTACCTCGTTCTACGGTACCCTTGTCGGATGGTTGGAAATCTGTTCCAAGGCTGCCTTTGTATTGTTTGAGAAGATAGATGCTGCCCGCAAGAAACTTGAAAGGGCCACGAAGCGCATCACCAATGCGACCCTGGCTTGTCTCCTTGACGTTTATGATTCGATTGACAAGTATCTCCAGAACACAATCGAGCTGTCGATTGCGATTGACTGGAATGGCCTTATAAAGTTCATGAGCACATGTCCTTGTGTTTCCAGGTTCATAGCCTTTATAACCGGATGCGATAAAGATTCTGACGGCAATAGCATATCTGACAATCCTACTGAAATTGTCAACTGTTTAAGGACAAAATTCTCGTTCCTTGACGGGGCCACGCTTGCTACAGGCCTATCCAGGCTGATGGAAAAATACATCCGCAGATACCTTGTCATGTTCTTTGACTTCATCAAGTTCGGCATTGATTTTATTTTCAGTATGATTATAGCCCCGTTCCGGTGGCTCATCAAACAATATGCCGACTTCCTTCGCAAGAAATGGGACGTTACTGCCATGATTACGGGGTGTAAGGATGCTCACCTTGACTGCCTCTTTGTCTACACGACCGAATATGACGGTGACCGGAAGTATTACGGCATGTCCATACTCGACATGATGACCACCCTGAAACGGATGGTTCCTTGTCTGGAATACGGTTGTCCGGGATTGGGCGACAAGATCCGCAACAAGGTGAAGAAACTGAATGAGGATTTCCGGCTGACCGATGATTTCTGGAACCGGGCGTTCGAAGCTGACCTGTACATGTGCTGTATTGATGCTGATGCTGAGCGGGGATATACATTGACCCAGTTGCGCGACATGTGGGATTCCCTGTGGGATAGGCTTGTATCCAAGACCCAGAAGGCATCTGTCGTGGTGGAGGAAAACCGCAGCGCGGTTACACGTGGCTCCTTGTCGGCGACTATTGAAGAAAGCCGTCGCGAAGCTACCGGTAATACCGAAAGAGCGTATGATGACCCGTACAGGGAAGCAGCCACATTCTCGACCGGTGTTGACCTTGAGAATAACATCATCAACGGAAATGAATATGTTTCCAAGACTGACGAGGATATCCTCATCAAGGTTGCCGGTTCCATTGTGCAGGGCTTGAAAGGCGGAGACGATTACTACAACGAGAAATGGTATCAGTATCTTCGCTTCAAGGCTGTCAAGGAATATTCTGACGACGGGATGAAGAAGTTGCAGGATTATGCTGATGACCTTACCGAGTCTTACAAGAGGACGGTGGTTCGCAGTGCATACCTTCCTGGCCCAAAGAAGCGTTTGCCGCTTGAAATAGACTCTGAAGAACGTCAACCTAACTACAGGCCGGATAATGACTACAACCGGCAGCGGGTCGAGGCCTTGCTGGCTGTCAGTTGGGACCAGCCGCCGAAGACGGAATCCCTGGCTGACTATTATGCGAGAATGTATGCCAAGGCGGTGTAGCTATGACGAAGAAGTCGTATTATACCGGATGCCACAATGACTTCTACTACGTGGACAACATGGATAAGTATATGTTCCAGGAGGCCCGCGAGTGGGTGGAATGTCCTAAATGTGGAGGAAAGGGGGAAATCCACGGGTCGGTATGTCCATGCTGTAAGGGCGAGGGACGGATTGAGCAGCTTCCGGTGAATTACAAGTCTGACTGGGAGCGCAAGGTGTTCATATTCTGCGACCATAATCCCTTTGTGACCAAGTGGGGCTATGAGCCGTTTTCCATATCGTACTTCTCCCCGGTTCAGATGCGCCAGTCGATTTACAAGCCGGACATATATGTCGAGTGCCAGTATGCGGACGGCTCGAAGGAACGGTGGCTTATCGAGGTAAAGCCGGTTGCCTATTCGGTGATGCCTAACGCCCCCAAGCCGGTAATGGAAGGGGCTACTTCCAAGCAGATTGCCAATTATCAAAAGCGGAACTTGGCTTACCAGCGCAAGAGTATGGATGTTGCAACCAACTATGCCAAGTGGGAAGCTGCCGAAAAATGGTGCCAGCTGCATGGGGTAAACTGGCTGATCCTGAATGAGAGCAATACGATGGGGCTATTTAGCCCAAAGAAGGGTGTTTGATGTAGTTTTCCTTGTATAGAGAGGAAACATCATGTGCAATGAAAAAGAAACACCGGCCTGGTTTATCCACGGCGCTGAAATTGCCAATAAAACCAATGGGATTGCGGAAAATGACAAGGAAGGGAAAATCCTGGTAATCGATGATGATACCGGGGTATTGAGCACTACTGTCAACGGCGTATATACCAAGGATGACCATGCCACGTCCGGGGTAAACCGTAAATTCGATGCAACTTTGGTTGACACCATTGACGAAGTTTACCGCAGCAACTGGAATCTTCCGGAATATCTTCCATTTCGCGAATGCATCAAGATGAGTATTCAGGATGGTATCGAGGCCGGGATGAAGCGTGCGGCTGCCGGGTACGACAAGAAAATTGCCGAAAAGGACAAGGTTATTCAGGAACTCACTGCCGAAGCTGAACGCTGGAAAAACGTATTTACCGAACTGGTGAAAAAATGCCGTGCCGGCATTGATGCCTTGGATTTTATCTCCAGGGTCGTACATGGTAGCAGTGGGCAGAAATACTAATGGCGAAACCTTATCCAGAAACGCCGGAAATTGACGGCATTTATCTGCCTCTGAGCAAACGCCTGGTTGAATTTGGCAACCAGGTATATGCTGACTGCACTTCTAGCCAGCGTGTCATCATGTGGGTCTTCAGCTTCTACAACGGCATGGCGAATTGCAAGGTATGCAAGCATTCACTTGACGAGATGTATAACTGGTTCCACAAATACGGCATGTTGAACGATCCGGTACGTGGAGTTCGTATGGTTGTCGAGGATGAGCCGCATACGAACAGATATTATAATGAACTTGGGATAAGTAAACTCCCGATGCATATTTTCACAGACGGTGATGGAAAGATTATCGACATCCTCTATGATTTTCCCGATGCCGAATGGCTCGATAAGTACATTCTTCCTTATTTGCAGGAGGACTCCAAAATATTATGAAACAGCGAGTTACAATCATAGGGTATTCTCTCGATGCCATCCTGGAAGCGGTCCGGCTGGCAACCAGTGCCGAATCGGAAGTTGTCTTGCTGGGAACGGCTACGCCCGGTGACCCTCTTGATACATATGGCGACTGCATAAGCAGCCGCTATGCGGATGTCATTTCCGAACTGATGGGTGGCGGAGTCACCTTCGAGGAGTATGTGAATCCTCGCCACCTGTATATTCCATTTGACAATGTAAAGATCGCCAACCGCCGGAATGGGGTTATCCAATTTCCGCTTTCCAAGAAGTCTTTCGATGATGTTGGCGAGTGGTATGAATGCGTGGAGGGTATTGCCGATAAGACGGTCACTGCGTGCATGGCAGACCTGGCCCTTCCGCCGACCAAGGTCATTACCGCAATGAAAACTGCAATGCCGTCCAAGTTTGTTGATACTTTCATTAAGGCAATGGGTGTCACCCGCTGGCGCGGGGTGCAGCTTTCCAAGTTGTCCATGCAGGGATTCAAGTACGAATTCCCGCTGGAATATCTTGCCAAGGAAGACTACAACGAATATTTCTGCCATCCGAAGACATCGTACCATGACATCTGTGCAAAGATTATGCAACGGTTCGGAATTGGCTATCGCAAGATTACTCTGAAAGAAGCTGGCGAAATTATCAAGGACAATCAATATCCAGGTCATACAATAATCATGGATAACAGGGTGGACCAGTTCGTTGATTATATCGGTGGCCGGTTTGAGCGTCAGAGGTTTTCGGCAATCAACATGAATGTCCCTCCGGAGCTTGAATTTGCTGGCGATGGCTTGTTCTACACTCCGTTTTCATCCTGCTGGGCGGTGTCCGTGTTCAATGGAAAGGCCAAACGGTTCATGTCCGAAGTGGTTGAAACGCTGTATGGCGAGGACATCACTGAAATACCGTCAACCAAGGCGAACATCAAGATGTACGATACCTATGTCAACCTGATTAAGCAGTTTGGGAACAAGGAACTCATGCTTGGCCAGCGAGTGGAGACGTTAATAAAATGAAGACCGGGATCTTTGCATACGATGGGTTTATTGACCCGAAAAAATATGGTGATTACCAGGTGTTTATTGCAAATCCGGCGATACCGTGCGGACTCGCATCTCAACTGAATGCTGGCCTGGCAAATTTCATGGAGGCCGGGTGCGACAATGTCATCTTCATTGGTAAAAACTGCGCAATGCAAGATGACCTCATCCAGTCGCATGTTGAACATCTCGAAAACCACCTGTATCCGTTGATTACATGTGGCCGGGTTTTGCATCAGGAGAGTCACTGGAAAGACTTTCGTGAAGTTGGCGGTGCCAAGCGCTTGAACCTGTTCAATCCCAATGGAACAATCATACAGAATTCATCCGTCCTTACGAACGGATATGGCATTTCTATTGGTAACTTTGGCATGAATCGGGCTGCGATTGACCGCATCAGCCGTTTCTCCCAGATATATTTCGATGGTTCCAGTCCGCTGCCGCGTTTGAAGGATGCCCAGGCATTTGGATACGGAAAGGTATTGTCTTTGTGCGCCTGGTGTGCAAGGGTGACTATCTTTATGCTGCCCACAGGGAAGAACAATGCCGTTATTTACGGTATGGATGGCTGCAACCCATATTCATCGCATAGCTGTGATGCAGACAATTCTTCCGATACAATAGAAAGAATTGGTAAAGAAATGGCCAAGCAACCGCTTGACCTAGATTTCTTCGATTCACCGTGCGACCGATAGCTACTTCTTGTAAGCGTCACGCATGTCGTAATTATACTTGTTTGGCGTGTTGAATGCCGTCGGGTGAGTCTTCATGTATTCCTTGTAATCATTCGGATTATAGGTCTCGTAAGTGTATGCACTCTTGGTGCCTTGCCAAGTGGTGTATGGGGTTTCATAGAATCCCTTGTTGTATTCTCCGTATGGGGAACTTTCGGTTGATTCCTTGATGAGAGCGTGACCGGCATCGACACCCCTGGTGGTATTGTCGCGAAGATAACGGAATTTCTTCTTGAAGGAACCCTGGAAGGAGTTCGGGTAGGCCAGCTTTACAGAGAACTGGAACTGGTTCTGTTCATCATACGACATCTTTACCTGAGGGGCATTCAAAAGCACGCATGAGTTGAACTCGAACATCTGCCCAACGTCAATATCCGTAATGACCGGATCCTTGTCGGTATCCTTGGAGTTCAGGAATGTCCTGGTGTCATGTGAGCGGCCCATCGTGATGGCTTCATAGTACATGTTCACATACAGGTTGATTTTCTGCATGGTGCTACGTGGCTTCAGGACAAGCGGGCTGAATTGCACGTTGTATAGTGCGTTGAAGAACTGGAACCACATCATGTAGCTGTCATCCAGCACCGTGAGGTCTAGTTCGGACGGTCTGTCGTTTCCCGTAATGAGCGGATATTCCATCGTCTTCGTGGAATCGACCATGAACCATTCCATCTGCGCCTTGGCGCCCGGAACATCAATTGCCTTGGCGTTCCACCTCATGCAGAGGGTCTTGTCATCGTTGTTCCATGCATGTGCAAACCAGTCGTCAAACTGATTCTTCTTGTAATAGTCGAGCGTGTTTGGAAATACCTTGACTTCCGACATCTGATACTTGTCGGCGAAGGAATTTCGGTCCATGACCCGCAGTGCTTCCTCGACATACGGTCCGTATAGGTACACTTCATACCGGTTAGGTATGTGGCCCCTGGCGGTCTGGTAGAAATCAACCAGTTTACGGCCAATGACCCCGCGTTCCTTTACGCCGGTGTTTCCAACATCCTGACCGGTCTGATATGTCTTGTTGGGTACTGGTGTTGCCATGGTTAACCTGTTTGTCCGTCGGTGTAGCTGTTGTTACTGGTCGAGACGCAAATTGCACTCATTAAGTTATTCGGGTCGGGAAGTCGGATGATGCGCTTGATTTCATACTTGACTGTTATGGTGAACGGGAGCGGATCGACTCCGCGCAACTGAGGCTGCAGGTCGCTCAAATCCGTGAGTCGGCACCGCTCAAACCTGACAATCATGTGTTCCTGGGCGCAATCGTCCGCCGCGTGCATCTCGATGTACGGGATGAAGGTCAGACGGTTCCTGTACGACCGGTCCAAGCCGTAAATCCTGTGCTCCGGATCCTGTTCCGGGAAACCTCCGGTACGTCCACTCATTACGGTGTCCATGTACCGGTGGAATGCCCACCAGTTTTCATACCAGTTGTCACAGAGCATCGTCACCTGGAAAGTCTTCTCGTATTCGTTGTCTTCCTGGATTGGAATATTGGTAACGAACTTATAATGGCCTTCCGGGGAATACTTGATGCTGAGCCCTGGACAGTTGTATTTCTGGATTAGCGCATTCGTAATTTCCGGTGGGGGAGCGGTGTGAGGCACCGTGGTAAATTCGGCATCGTTTGCCTCGTCCTCCCACGATACCGGCAGAGGTCCTATGCGCAGGCGCCAGAACCCTCCGTGCACGGGCGCGGGGCTTCTGGATAGCCTTCTATCATAGACATGCCTTCTTGCCATAGTGGATTACTTTCCCATGTCCTTGGATGGAACACGCTGCTTGCCGAGTGCAGCCTTCGGCTTCACTGCACCGGTATTGTCCTTGCCTGGATGGTCAGCCTTGCTGTGGATGGTGACATCGTTCGGCGTGGACTTCAACTTGGCATCATAGGAATCGAGAGTTGTCACGGTTCCGCTGACATCAATCATCTTCGGTTTTTCGTTGAAGATGTTCGGGATGTTCTGCTTGCCCATGGCAGCCTTCGGCTTTACGGCGCCGGTGTTGTTCTTTTTCGGGCTGGCTGCGTTGGACTTTTCAACGACCTTGCCAATTCCGAGTTCTTCCACGGTGTGGGTGACCTTGCCGGACATTTCCTTGACCGTAGTCTTCCTCAATGCCTTGATGGAACCGACAAGCTTGTCTGTCGATGGCTTCTGTGCGAAGCTGTCGAGCACTACGCTGCCGAAATTGTCAACTTCGGTAATCGGCTTTGCAGTCTTTGCCTTGGCCTTGTCGCTACCGAGGAACTTTTCCCATGCGGCATCGATACTGGTTTCGGAAGCAACAAAATCTACCTTCGGCTTCACCACGCCAGATTTGTCGCTGACCTTGAGTGCATGTGGTCCGCCCTGTGGCTTCCAGAACGGGAACATAGTTTCTTCGTCGAAGCCGCCTTCTTTCGGGGCCTTCTTGGAAGCTTCCATAATTGCTACACCGAGTTCGCTTTCGGTGGGCAAGTCAAACATGTCTATCGAATATTTGTTATCCATCATAAATATTTTCCTGCAGGATTTTCCGATAGATTTATATGTTTTGGGATACCGGATGTCCGGGTGTGGCTGATCATGGGACATTATTTGATATAAACTGATGCTAGAAACAAGGAGAACCTGTGAAGGCTCGTAAGATTGCTGGCATTCGTCTCATCAACTACATTGAAGATGGGATTACTTGGAAGTCCCACAAGGACGTTATATTGGATTTCTGGATTACCAAGAAATGCAAAGAGGCCGGCTATTCCCCGTTCCAGTTTCGTAACATGTTCCGCGTGGTCCAGTTGCCTACAGCGGCACAGCAGAAATACGAAGAATGGTTCAATAACTATGATTTCCAGAACGACACCGACAAGGATTGGCTGGAATTTGTGAACGGTACCTTGAATCTATTTTACCATACTTCCGAACCGGTAATTGAACCGGATGAAACCTGGTTCATTGACCTAATGCAGTCCGAGGTTGAAGCTCGTGATATCGTTACCGAGCAGGTGTATCACGGAAGCCCGAACCTAAATGCGTTCTGGAAAATTGAAACCAACTCAAAGCCGGAAGAAGTTGGTGGCCGTCGCAACGGCTATATCTATGTCACCAAGCTGTCTGACCTGAAACCGTCCGATACCCAGGGTTATTACTGGGGAGTGATTTTCCAGTGTCCGGAAACAGTGAGCCTTGCATTTGACGATGGCGGCGTGAAACGCAGAAAGTGCATCTGCTGGGCAGCTGATACCAACCATATGACACTGGTGCGTGTTGGCAGCGACGGACGGCTGATGATTGTTCCCGTGTTTGTCGAGGGAAAGACTTGGAAGGCGGACCGCTGGATTCCTGAGGGTAGCATCAACCAGAAACCGATGTCAAGTTCCGGGCTGTTGACCTACATCAACCAGAATTTCCATAGGCTGTATGGCATCTGGGATCAGATTGATGACAAGGTCAAGAATGTCCGTGAACAGTCCACTGCACGTCTTACCGCAGTGAACGTGATGAACGATGAAGAAATCAAGCTCTCCAGGGTTATCGGCAATCTTGACAAGTTCGTCCGTGAAGGTAATGTTCCGGATGAACGTCGCGAATATAACAAGGAAGTCAGGCAGAGCCTGATGAAACGCCTGCGCGAAAGGGACAAGGAAGCTCGTGCACAGGTCAGGGAAATTGCCAAGGCTGAAAAGCGAAAGGACAAGAACGAACGGGCAAAAATCAATCCTACCGTTACACCGAACTAAAAAGAAAACCACCGGAATCCCGGTGGTTTTATTAAATAGGTAGATGCTTTATATATTACAAATTGTCGAACTCGTGATTGCGCAATGCATTCGCAAATTCATCATCATTCATATCAGCGCCGGCATTAAGTATTTTTTGCTGGCGTTCGCGTGTGACTTCATAAGGTTCTCTGTTCAATGCATTCACTTTGGAACTGACAGACATGGCCCTATCCAAATATACTGCGGCCACATTGTCTGCTAGTTGAGGATCATCTAAATCGAACTTACTTACAGAACACTTAACATTGCTGAAAGGAAGTGCGCGGCCATTCCCATCAGAGAATTCTGGATATTCTGCTGACACGGTGTTGCCAGTAACTACTACCGTACCCATATAAATGCCATCGACATTAATAACAATCCAGTTGTCATGTCTGTCATCCAGTCTTGCACTGAGAGCTCGGTAAGATTCGCGATCAAATAGAACCTGCAGTCTCTTGGCAAGCCTCTGAGTCACGAGGGCGACGTTAGTATCATCGGCGTCACCTTCGTCAAAGTCAACGCTTCCTTGACCGGTGACACGGTCGATATTATACCGGCTGTCATTGTTTTCGGCACCGAATTCGGCATCGGACGCGTTGGCGACCATATTGTCAATGTCGAACGGGTCGTAATCGACATCAACGGCTTCGCAGAAAGCCTTGAAACCCTGTCTGAGGGCCGGAAGTGCCTGCTTGCAGTTGAACTGAGTGCATACGCTTTCCATGAAAGCATTGTACTTTTGTTGGATTTTATTCATTTTGGAGTCTCCTTATTATAATTCCCCTGTACTCATTTCGGCATCATCGCCGGTCGAGTTTAAATCATCTTCCATGCCACCTTCATCGGCAGCTGGTTCAAGTTCATCACCACCGGTGCTGTTTGCATCTTCAGCAGTTTCCGGTATATCAGTATCCGAGGTTTGCTCTTCTGCTGTCCAGTCGTCCGGGTTTAGTTCGTTATCGGAAGTGTCAAATTCTGAACTTCCGAGACCCATTGCAGTTTCATCGAAACTATTTGGATCTGTGGTGGAAATGTCATCGCCCAGAGAATCAAACGAACCGCTTATCATCGCATCCGAAATCTCGTTGTCGATGGTAGTTTGCCGCGGAAGGTTGTCATCGCCGCTAAGTCCGAACACATCAATACCCTGGGTCTCGTTTGGATTTACACCCACTTTTTGACGGAGCTGGTCAGCAACGTCGCTTGACTGAGAAGCTTCCAGAAGGACTTCTTTGAACATCTCGGTAGCAGCCTCGGCCAAGATAGTCGGGCAATCGAATGAATTGGCAAATTTTGTGTAGAAAGCCATCATCGATTCCATCTGTGGTACATGTTTGATGTCAGCTGGCATGTGATTCTCGCAATTTTTCTACAGTCTTATATCAAACATGAAACATTTTTGCTATATTTCAATTAAACAAGCAATTAGGAACTAGAACAATGTCAAAAAATAAGCTCGAAATTACTGCCATTGGTACCCTCATGTCCATGGCCCCGACCGTCGTCAAGGACACTACCGTCACCAAGTTCAAGTTGAAGATTACAGGTACTTCCGATTCCAAGGAAATGGCTGAAGTCCTCGAAAATACTTTCGGTGTCGAGGACATCAACATCAATTTCCCGCTGGGCAGTGTCAAGGCCGACCTCCGCGATTACGGCGTGTTCATCAAGGTCGATTTTGGGACCGAACTGGAACATCTGGTCACGTTCTCCGGCATTGCTAATACGGCAACCTTCACCCATACCCGCAAGAACGCCGGTGATGGCGTTGAAGAGAACATGACATGCACCATCGACGGCATCAAGAACCGTGACGAAGCGAACGATGTTCTGGAAGAATGGATCAAGCGCAAGGAAACCAATCCGCAGACCGGCAAAAAGATTCTCATTCCGATTAAGTTGGAAATTCATTCGCTGGATGAAAATCCGGTCGTGTTTACTCCGATTGCTGAAACGGATGAAAGCGAAGAAGAATTTTAACGGAATAGGCAAGAAATCCCACCCATCTTCAGTGGGGCGAGTTGAATTGCCCGTAAGCAGAAACTTATAATTTTTAGAGAAAATACTTGCTTCTCATTAAAGGATAGTGTATATTTAAGGTATGATGTTGAAGGCATACAAATATCGGCTCTGTCCAACAAAAACACAAGAGGTGCTTCTATCCAAGCATTTCGGGTGTGCCAGATACATCTACAACTATGGGCTTGAACGAAAAATAAAGTCCTACTCCGAAACCAAGAAAAGCGTGTCCCGCTTCACCATACAGGCAGACTTGCCGAAGATGAAGAAAGCCGATGCGACAAAATGGCTCTCCGAAGTCAATTCACTCTCGCTCCAAGCAGCCCTGCTTAACCTGGATATGGCGTTCACCCACTTCTTCAAGGAGAAGAAGGGCTTCCCGAAGTTCAAGTCCAAGCACGACAACCGACAATCCTTCCAAGTTCCGCAGAATACTACGGTGGACTATGATGCCAAGCGGGTGTTCTTGCCGAAGTTCAAGGAAGGAATCAAATGCAAGTTCGATCGACAATTAAACGGAAAGATAAAGACAAGTACAGTAAGCAGGACACCAACGGGTAAGTATTTCATATCCATTCTTGTAGAAACCGAAGATACCCTACCAACTAAAGCACCGATAGACGAGAACAAAGCGGTCGGCGTGGACTTGGGTATCAAGACGTTCGCCACATTAAGCGATGGGACTGAAATACAGAACCCCAAATACTTAAAGAAAGTCTTGAAGAAACTCAAGCGTCTGCAACGCTCCGTTTCTCGTAAAGTCAAGGGAAGCAACAAGCGGAAGAAAGCCGTCAAGTTGCTTGCCCGTCAGTACGAGAAGGTTACGAACAAACGCAAGGATTTCTTACATAAGACCGCCAAGTATTTGATAGACCACTACGATACAATATGCCTTGAAACCTTGTCTGCAAGCAATATGGTTAAGAATCACAAACTTGCCCAGGCATTGTCCGATATAAGCATTGGAACATTCAATACCTATATGGACTACAAGGCTGAATGGTATGGAAAGAACATCATAAGGATTGGACGATTTGAGCCATCTTCCAAGATGTGTTCCTGTGGTTATGTCTATAGGGGATTAAAATTATCCGATAGGGTGTGGACTTGTCCTGCTTGCAGTTCCGTAAATCAACGTGACCTTCTCGCTGCACAGAACATCAAGAAGTTCGCGTTCAGGTTAAACAATACGGCTCGGACAGCCGGAATTTACGCCGAGGATTCTATGAACCCCGTTAGGGGAGCAGCCTTGGAAACATCACTCGCAGATGCTGTGGAAACCCACACGTCTTTAGCGTGTGGGTAGTTCATTTACAATCCGTGCATTCCGTACAGCTTCATAAAGGAAAAGGTGGCCGATTGGCCACCTTTTTTCTTAAATAAAACGTCGTGTTAATGGATTTGTGCACAGGACAGCGACCGACAGCTTCTTTTTCTGGCTGGGCCTGATGCGTATCCGTTTCTTTGGCGGCACGGGTGCTTGATGGGTACTTGATGGGTACTTGGTGGCTACCGGTTTCTGGGGTTCCGGTTCAATGGGTGTAGGCGGCATTTCGGCCAATGCCGGCACTTCGGCATCCTGGATGATGTCGATTGTTTCGTTTTCAATATTATTTTTGTTCTTACGTGCCATAAAAATCAGTTTATATCATCCGAGTGATGTAGTTTTCCTTTAGAAACCTGAAACCCATAACACCAGGAGTTATCATGTCAGAAACAGTATCTATAGCTACAATGGCTGCGACAGAGCCGGTTGCGGTGATGAGTGGAGAAACTATCATTGCTATTATAGCGGTACTCATTGCAGTAATCGTATTTGGCATTCCGCTCTACGTGGTTCGCCGTCGCAACCGAATCCAGGTCGAAGAGGCCGAAGAAGAAACCGAACACGTTGCCGAGTCATCTACTGAACCGTCTACCGAACAGGCTGGTGAACCAGCAGAAGAAAACCCTCAGTTTGCCAATGAACCTAAGCTTACTCAGGTACCGGCTGTTACAACAGAACCGATTCCGGTGAATCCAGTCCCGGCCACTCCGGTTAAGCGCGTTGAAAAGCAGGCAACCGTTGCCCCGGCTGCCAAAAAGAATACTGTTCGTAAGCGCAAGCCGAATTCCGAAGCTGCCGAGAAGGCTTTAAAAAAATCTTTGGGGGAATTTGCTTCGAATGACGAGAAGAAACCCGTGCTTTCTAAGGAATTTGTCAATAAGCATCTCCTGAAATTGGATGATAAGAAGGGTAAAACAGCCAAGAAGTCCGGTAAGGTTGCCAAGCCCGGCAAGGCCGTCAAGACCACCAAGACGGGCAAGAAGCCTGCAACAAAGGCCAAAAAGAGCAAGTAATTTATTTTCGTAACTGACCTCCTTAAATCAACAAGGGTGCCGTTAGGCACCCTTTCTGTATAAACTGCTCCATGCAGAGGAATTGCAATATGGAACAGAGACACCGAGAGTTCATAAATTCAGTTGTTGCTTTGGCTACCGACGAGAATCGGCCATTGCTTGAATGCGCCTTGAAGGAGTATGTGGTATTGGAAGGCATGGATAATTTCTTTAACCGTGCCCGGAGCCTGGTGGGAAGACTGAAAAACAAGATCGTTGGCGGAGCCAATGCGGCCAAGCGGACCCCGCCACCCGAAAATACTCTTGGCTTGAAACATCGTGACTTCACGCCTCAGCAACAAAAGGCAAAGCAGTTCCTGATTGACAATGACCGCAAGACTTGGGAAAATGATTATAACCGTTTCCTCCAGGCATGTGACGACATCACATATTTTCTGAAAACCTACGGCAACCGTGAGTTTAACCAGATGAGGCAAACGCCCGACTTCAAGAAAGCCGAAAAGCGTGGCAACCTGATGGATGACTACATTAGGGTGAATCCACAGAAAATCCGTGATGAACACCGCGCCGCGTACCGTAACATCATGGATTCGGTGTGCAAGGTGACACCCGGGCACCGAGCTCTCATAGAATCAATCCTGTCACTGTATGACATCACTGAAGGCGTTTCCAGAACGCATGTAGTTCCTTTATGTGAATCGAGCAATCGTGACTATGCAGTTGCGCAGCTGAAAAACGACATGGCCATGATCGAGGTGTTTATTACCAGGCATGGCGTTTATCCGTGGGAAAAGTTTCTTAAGTCGGGAGAATTCCGTGATGCATATGTGAACTCTGCATCGAAAAATCCCGAGATTGCGCCGAATAAGCAGGTAGATCAGAAACTTGTTGATACTGTGCGTAACGCGTACCGGTCCGGCTACGCAGGTGCAATGGAATCCGTAGATGGGAATATGAAGAAATTGAACAGGTATCTCGGCAAGAAACCGACGGAAGACATCAAGGACTCCAAGGGGTATGTCGATACAACCAAGAAAGCCTTCAATTACTTCAAGGACGCCCATATCAAGGAAGGCGCCTGGGCGGTTCACTTTACAAACGATAAGGCTTACCCGAAAATCAAGAAGGGTGGCTTTGCCAACGGTACTACGGTACTTGACCACCTTGCCTACACTACGATGTATGACGGAGGACGGGGCAAGCAGGGGTGGCTGTTCGCCCTCCCGGTCGGTTGTTCGTATTTGAAGCACTATGACCTTGGATATGGTGACTGCGCGTTCCTCATCAAGGCCGATGGCGTCATTGCCAAGCATGTTGGTGAACAGGACGATGAACTCATCTTCCGTGACAAGGATGTCATCAAGAAGATACCGTTCCGCTACGATTATGACAGCAAAAAGTGGGTTGTCGAACCGGAAGATGGCAAAAATGAAGAATTTGACACCATCGGACAGGTTATCGAGGCATATCAGAAGTAGTTATAAGCTAGAAGTGTGTGGCAATTCAGCCACACGACAACGCGGGACCTCTATCGCATGGACAACAAATTTTGCGGGAGACCAATCATCAACGACCGCAACGGTCGCACTATATATGAAAAGACGCTTGGCCAGCAGAAGCTGGTCGACGCAATCAATTCCCATGACATCATTTTCGTATCAGGTCCATCCGGAACCGGTAAGACCGCCATTGCCACTTGGGTCGGCATAGACGGTATCGACAATGGAAAGTACGAAAGGCTCATCCTTACGCGACCGGTCGTTACCGGTGGCGAGGAGCTTGGTTTCCTGCCAGGTTCACTGGATGAGAAGGTTGCCCCTTACATGCAGCCGCTGAAAGATGCCATTGCAATGATTAAGGGCTATCCGAAGCAGCACGATCCTGAGAAGGAAGTCGTAAAGCGCGAACCCTTGACTGCAAAGGAAAAGAAGCGGCTTCGGGCCAGCGCGAAGGAAGTTCCGCCGCAGGTGGACTTCTATGACCGGGTCAGGGTTTGCCCCCTGGCCTACATCCGTGGTTCGACGTTGTCCAAGTCATACATCGTGTGCGACGAGTTCCAGAACGTCACCCCGATGCAGATGAAGATGATGATTACCCGGCTTGGGCGAGGCTCCAAGATGATTATTTGTGGGGACCCGAACCAGTGCGACTTGCCGGACAAGGCTACTTCGGGCTTTTCCGATGCAATCAGACTGCTTAGCGGGGTCCGGGGTATCGGTTTCGTTGAACTGGATGTCGATGATATCGTCCGCCACCCGATGATGAAGGAAATTATCCTCCGTTATGAACGTCCGGGATACCAGGCGAACAGCGGAAACTTCTCCGATGAGAAGGAATTTAGCAAGATTCCGTCTCATACGTGGGATAGGGACCGGGAAGGGTACGATTTCAGCGAAGAACAGGAAGACGAGGGGATTTGCTCCCACTGTGACGGTACGGGTGTCGATTCGTTCACCGGGGATGCCTGTCCAATTTGCCACGGAACCGGGTACACTTGTTAGAAAATTACAGGTAAATTATAAACTCAGTTGGTGAAAGCCAATCCCGGGGAACTAAATGTCTACACTCGAGTTCATTACTGCTAAAATCAACATGGTGTCAACATTCATTGTTGCTGTAACAGGCCTGCTCATTGCAGTGGGTACACTCGTAAAACCCTTGCGAAACTGGATAGTGGAGCAATTCACCAATAAGAAGGCGTTCGAAGCCGAAATGAACTTGGTGAAGGAAGCCCTTCAAGCTACATTGCGTAACCAACTTACCGAGGTATATTACCGGTCGATTGATCGTGGATTTATCTATGAAAATGACCGTGAAAACTTCGAGAAGCTGAATGTTGCATACGAAAAGCTTGGGGGCAATTCTTATATCCATACTATCCATAAGTTGATTTCAGTCATGCCGAATGAAACGACTGTCAAACAAGTTAAACCTAAGACCGGCTCGCGGAAACGGGCACCGAGGAAGTAGATATGGCTACCGTGGATTGCTATCAGACGGGTGACTACGGATATTTTGGGGTAGAACGGGACCCTGACTATTACAGAAATCATGGTCCCATTCATCCGCGGCCCGTATTTGAACATATGGTTGGTCGTCCAGTTGACTGGATGATGCATGTATGTCACCCATACTACATACCGAACCAGCCGGATCCCCCACCCCCGCCATGCGGTTGCTGTTCACCGTGTGCGGAACCCCATTACCGATGGTACTGGCCGTATGCGCCGTGGTGGAGACCTTAAACTTACAGCGTCCTGATTTCTTTCAGGAACTAGCCTCCTACGGGAGGCATTTTTTATAAACTGCAAGCCGAGGTTTAATATGAATTTTAAGCAGACAATTTTGGAATCATGTGCGGGTGTTCCTGCAATGGGTAATGCAGCTGTGGCTGCGTGGGAATGCCTTTTCGAGGCCGATTCTACCCAGGTTCAGAATGGTGGCACTACTGAAAACAGTATCCCGGTTGACCCGGCTGCCCTTACGGAAAATCCGGAAGGCGCCAAGGTGCTTGCCAACATTGCCAACAAGGCCGCTCAGGAAAAACAGCAGGTTGACAATGCCCAGGCCCAGCTTGACCAGACTACCGCTGCAGCAGGGCAAACCCTTGGTGAATTGCAGCAGGAACTGAATGCCAAGAATACACTGAATGAACAGAACCAGAAACAAGTTGCCAATGCGCAGGGGTAATTAAATGGTTCCGGCAATCAAGTACCTGGAATTTATGAAGGGCCTCTTCGAGGCGACTGGTGACCGTGGTGTGGTAGAAGCTGCGGAAACATTTCGTGCACTCTGCGAGGGGAACTTTTTCCGCCCGCTTATGGTGCCTGATTCGGTACGACAGAATGCCGTAATCGACTGGAAGGGCTTTACCCACGTAGTCCCGAATGCCGCCAATACATCCGGAACGTCGGCTCCTGATGTCCTTCCTGATGGCGGAGTTAGCGTAAGTGGGCATTGCACTCGTGACATAGGCGAGGAAACCCGCGATGCGAAATGGAATGTTCCCGACTTGATTTCCGGGGGACAGATTACCGGACTTAACAAATACAAGTCAGATGCACTGCAGTCCGTGCCCATTGATCAGATGATTAAGCGGGCCAAGGAACATCTGCCCAACCCGATGCAGTGGAATCTCAACTTGACCCGCATGCCAATGCAGTGCGGATATTCGGTCACATGCCCGAACAACCAGAATGGCGTATATGCCGGTGATGGCGCCGGTGGCGGTGGTGGCGGCGGTGCCGGCGCTGGTGCGGCAAGCTGACTATGAAGCATCCTATATTGCTTCTGATTATGGCTCTTTTGGTGCTTCTGGGCATTTTCACGTTTGAAATCAGTAATGTCCCTGCACAGGAAGATTTTCAAATAATACACCAGGTTGTTCGCGATGGCACTTGGGTAGACATTGATAAACCTTATAAACTCCCTGAAAAGAAACATTTTTGGACTATACCATGAACGAAGAAATCTTTGACACAATTTCGGACCTGCTTTCCAAGAGTGGGGCAGCCGTTTCTAAGAAAGCGGATGGCACTATTGTAGTGTCTCTCCCGAATAGCGAGGGAACGCTCGCCGAATGCACCGACAATGGCGATGGAACATTGTCCTACACCATTTATCTCGGTGACGGGTCGAGTGAAGCCGGTAGCGGTACGCCGGAAGAATTCAAGGCACGTGTCGTGGAGTCGATGGATTCATGGATTGACTATGTCCCGTATGAACAGTATAAGGATGATGCTGCCCCTACTCCGGAGTTTCGTCATGCCCTTGGTGAAAGCCGTGAAGACAAGATGCGTAACACCCTGTTCGATATGGGTCTTGACACTATTCAGGTAGAGGCTATCATGGATGTTGCTGGCGTTCTTCTGGAAAGCAATGGGGTTTCCGCATATATTTGTGGAAAGGAATTGTATGGCACTAATATAGAGAATCTTGTCAGCCGAAAGGAAAATAAGAATTTCATTAAGCGCCAGTGGGCAATTGACCAGTATAAATCGCGTAATATACCATGGCCTGGACAAGTGACAACTAATGATGCCCTTGCATCCATAGGTTTGTCAGAGCCGACCAATGAACAATTAGTTGAATTTGCAAAAAGCCATATGGGCGGTGTGGAAAAGCAGCATATTGCCGGTGATGACGAGCAATATAGCGGGGCGGTATATAGCAAGTATGATACTACTGAAAAAGGCAGCGGTAAAAAGGGTGGGTCCAAAAAGAAATCTGATGATACTGCCGCTGATGTGATGTCTAATGAAGGCACGTTTGAAATTGAAGAAAACAACAACTTGGATGAAGACGTAAGCGCACAGGAAGTCCGCCATTCCGATAATGAAGAGGACCAGCATTTCTCATCGGCTAAGGATGCGTCTGAACAACTTGGTGTTGGAATTGAAGAGGCACCTGAAGAAGAACCTAACCAGAATAATGCAGCGATTGGTTCTCGGCTGATAAAGATGATTAATGATTTGGGCTACACCAATCCTGAATTGCAAAACATGGACTGGTCGCAACTGGAGCAGTGCTATTTTGCCGTAAGTAAGCTTGTAAATTCCGGTAAGTTCAATGCCGAAGAATGTAACCAAACTGACCTAGCCGGGTTGCTTAGAAAGTTGGGATATAAGAAGGGCGAAGTACCTTCCACTGAATCGATTGTGGAAGAAATCATGCCGACCGTGTGGGTGGGTGATGTAAGTTCGCTTGGCGGTTCTGAATTAAGTGATGTATCTGAGGATGAAATTCCGGATGCGTATATTGAAACGATTGAAGATGGTGCCAATGAACTCAAGGCGTCGCTTAATGACGGCTACGCAATCTATAGCAGCGACCCGTTAAACCCGGGTGCTACAATACTTGATCTTCTTCGTGTACTTGGGAAGGGCACACCGACATTTGTATTAATTAAGACGCTGTTTGGGATTCCTGACAAGACCACTGGGGTTGTTCAAGATATTTTGTCCGGTAACCCGGAGATTATGCAAAAACTTGAACAGGGTGAGCCACTTTTAGAAAATCCTGCCTTGACTGCAGCACAATGCGATGCATTGAATAAAGCAACTAAGAATGCGGTGGGTGCCAATGCAATTAGATTGATCCAGGACAGTTTCGGTATTTATATGGATAATATCATTCGGGGACTTCCGGCTGGATATGCACAAGTGAATGATGAGACGGTAAGTCTTGCCGAGGTGCCGCCGAATTTTGTGAACATGATTCGTTCCATCATGCTTGGAAAGGGATGTCCGCTTGCTGGCTATTCCTGGAAGGCAATTGATAGGCTTATCAATAACCTCGGAAGCGTGATGATGTTTAAAGGCGGAACTACGTCCCCTGCTAATCCAGCAGCTCGTAAACTTACCGGGAAAATTGCCCGTAAGCCGGTGAATGCCTAGAAAACATTTACGCAAAGAATAAAAAATGGCTGCATGCGCGGCCATTTTTATTATATTTAAAATATGCTAATAAAAATTTTAAACGGATGGAGTTACTGATCGAATGAGAAGAAGCCGTAATATGTCTACCATACCGGGAAACAGCTGTACCGATATAATGAAGGAAAGGGCCGTTGCCAAAAGTGCACAGTGGGTTAACACCGATGATTATAAATTTCCCGATGATTATTACACGGTACGGCGCCTGATGAATAAATATGGCGACAAGGCCGTACTCGGATTGATATTGTGTTCCTTTAAGCCTATAGGCTTCAAATGCCCGGAGTGCAAGGGAACCGGCATAATCCAGGAACGGTATAATGCATACCCCCAAGGGCTCCCGGATTCATACTGGGGCGAAAAGTGGGAATACCGGGACAAGGAATGTCCCGTATGCAAAGGTTCCGGGGCAGTTCCCAAGAAACTGAAGCCTAAAATGGTCCAGGACGGCTGGGAAGAAGCCTAACATTGACACCCTCCTCAATCGGAGGGTGTTTTTATTTGCCATCTAATGTAGTTTCTTAGCGTAAAGCACCGAGTTGTGCAGTAAAAACTGCGCTTCCCTTATAAACTTACTGGAAAATCGTGGTATTGTAATGCAGAAAGCAGAAACACAGAGACTGGTAACGGCACTTTTCAATAATGATGACGCAGAAATCAATCGGATTGTCAGTGCCCGGCTTGAAAGCCAATTCAAACGCCGTGTCGAAGAAACCAGCAAGGCTGTTTTTGAAAGTATGCTTTCTGACCAGGAACCTCAGTTTGGTTAATCCAGGGGAGTTTGGAAGATGGGTGCAATAACAGACAGTATGGGCATTTTCGAGACACCGGTGTTCGAAGGTTCCACTTCGCATATCGGTGAGCGTATCGGCCTTGATGGCAAACCGGTCAAACGACTGATTATTGAAGGCACCGCCATTGTTTGCGGTGTTGTCGGTATCAATGGTCGTGACTATCCTCGGGAAATTATTGCCAGGGAAGTTGATCGGTTGAATCGTGATTATGTGGCTTATGGCCGTCTGGCTGCCGAACTTAATCATCCAAGACTTGATGAAGAAGGCAAGCCCCGCGATTATCCGATTTTTGAAATGAACTTGAAGAAGACATGCGCTGTCATTGAAGACCTCCATATGGAAGGGGACAAGCTTAAATGCCGCATGGTCGTTGCTGAGGATACGGATGCTGGGCATGATTTGGCCGGTCTAATCAAGATTGGGTATCATCCTGGATATTCGCTTCGTGGTGCCGGTGATACGGTCAAGAAGATAAATGCGCTTACTCGTGAAGAATACGAGCAGATTGCCGACAACTACACAATGATTACCGTTGATGTGGTCGGCAACCCGAGTTTCGGTCAGAGCGCAATCTTTAATTCCCGTCGTGAATCCATTGAAAAACCTGCAAAGGTCCTCACCGAATCAATCAATTCGCTGCGCCGTGAAGTGGCATACAATAGGGCCCTGATATCCACCGGGTATCGCAGCTTTAACCGTGAATCGCTCATTGGGTACCTGAGCCAGATGAGATAGGGATAATATGGTGCTGGAAAAGATATTGACAGAAGCCGAAATTGGTTCATTGCCTGAAGGCGTTGCCGCCAAAATCGAGTCGGACTACCAGTCGAGGTTGGAGGCCGGTGTAAAGGCGGAATCAAAGAAAACTGCCGAGAAGTTCTCCAAGCTTCTTGAATCAGTTAATGCTAAGGTTGAAGATAAAATCAATGCGGCTGTCGAGTCATGTATGAACAACATGCAGACTGACGCAATCAACACAAAGATGTATGCCGCGTTGAAAGGCGTAGCCGCTATCCTTGAAAATTCCCTTGGTGTCGATGGTTTTGGTGATACCCAGACCGTGAAGGAACTAAAGAGGGAATTGGCCAAGGTTAACCTTGAACTAAAAGAGAACTACATCAAGCACGAAGAGATTACTGACAGGCTTAACAAGGCTAATGCTGAAACGAAAGTTCTCAGGCTTTGCCAGGGTCTCGACCCCAATACGGTCAGCAATGTCCTCGACCATTTCCGTGGCCATGATGAACGCGAAATCACGAAGGAAAGCGTTACGGCATTCATCAATGCGCATCTTATCGATGACCAAAACGGCTTTGTCCTTGATGTCGATCCTGATCCGAGCGACATCAACATGGACAAGATTCGCAATGCCATCAAGGATGCCGATGATTTCCAGCTGGACTTCAATGGCAACGAGGAACCTGCCCAGCCTAAGCAGACTCCTGCCCAGCGCAACTTCGTTGAGGCTGTCGGTCGTGGCTTGAAGCCACAAAGGGTCGGGCTCCAGGGAACAACCGTTACCTTGGAGGCTATCCGTGGGGAAAATGCCGAACCGACCGATGACGTTGGCATAGCAATGAAGCAGATTGCGGCATACGATGAACTCGGAATCGGTGGCCGATTCGGCTAAGTTTGCCAGAAATTGACATAAAGCGGCATTTCGGTGCCGCTTTTCTTGTTTCCGTAAAAGAAATAGTTTTCCATCGGATACGGTACTGCCCATTGGGCGGGTATAAACTGTAGAAGAGGTATTTATGCGTTCACAGAGAGATTATAACCAGCAACCACAGCCAGGGCTTGTCATGCCAGGTATGGGACCGGGCACCATGCCTCCGGCACAGCCTGGTTTTGCTCCTCAACAAATGACTATGCCCGGTGGCAATTATGCCCCCAATCCTTACCCGTATAACCAGATGGGTGCGGAATTTGGCGGTGTTGGGTATGTACAGGGAAACTTCCCTCAGCAGCAGCATATGCAGAATATAGGCGGTGGATGGGCATCCCCGGGACACCAGGACCCGAATTCCATTTCCGATGTCATGAACCAGGCTGATGCTGATGCTGCTGTCGATAAGTATGATGCACTCATCAATAAGCTGAACGGTATCGATCCCGAACTTTCCGAGGTGAGAGCCGGCGGTGTCATTGCGACCAAGAGCGTCGATGCGACATATCATGAATTGCTTCGCGTCATCAAGCTTCTTGAATTCCCGGAAGAATGGATTCCTCCTACCCGTGCAAAGTATGTTGAATCTGTCCGTGCCGGTGGAAAGCCCATCGTTGACAAGTTGAAAAACTACTCGGTGCAGATTGCTAAGTTGAGGTAGTCTGATGTTTGCCCTTTCCAATTATGTCTTTCATGACAAGCCATCTGAACAAGTGGGCGTCCTTACCATATTGGATGAAACATCCGGTATCAAGATAACGTATGCCGATATTGATGCCGATGCGTCTGAATTCGAGATGGCATATATGTCGCCCAAGGATGATCTCAGCGAGTCATGGAACGTAGTCTGGAAAGGTGGAACGTCCCAGCCGATTGATACTGTGGAACGGTTCAAAGTCCCTGTTTATGTCGAGTATGTCAACGCATTTGGTGACAGGGATAACTGGAAAGGGACCTTTGTCGTTTATGGCAAAAGTGACACGGTCAAGAAGCCGACTATCCAGTATATCAACAATATCGCCACCAAGGTCGGTTCTACCGAATACGTGACAATTTATGGTCATGATTTCAATGATGATTTGTCGGTATTCCTTGACCGGCCTGACGGGACATGTGTAAAGTTGTCTGGAACGGAACTTTACCGGCAGTACGGAACTTCTGATGGATATGACACGATATCGTTCATATTCGGCAAGCCGTTTGTTGCCCTGGATTCCAAGTGCAATGAAATTTGCGGAACGTATGCCATTCACCTCGGCTATGGCGAATGCGGTGCAAACAGCCCGGAAGCTGGCACATTTGATTATGAAACTGCCTGGAACAACAACCTGTACCTAATCAGGTATAAATATGACAGCGCCAACAAGGAGCTGAGTGAACAGACTCCCGGAGGCGCAATGACTACGGTTGACCCGAAGTGCTTTTACGCCAGTGAACTTGAACTGGTCACAGACGATTACTCGTCTGACAGCAAGACGACAAGTGGCGGTGTGAGCAGTAAGCTTGGTGCCGATATTTATTTCAGGATAAAGCCCGACACCGATTGCACGAAGCTTAGCTACTACCTGGTCAAGTTGAAATATTCAAGCAATCTCCCAAAGAGGGCTGGTGAACTTACTCTTGATGGCGTTCAACTGATTGAAGGCGACCTTGTGTGGTTGGACAAACAGTTCGACGGGGGCAATGGCCTCTGGATTGTCCAGACAGGCGAATGGCTTGGGTTGAAGACGTATCTTGAAGGGCAGGGCGGCTATGGTGAATATTACAAGCCATGCCAGAGGGTCGAACAGGTGCCGCTTCCGGTTGATGCAAATGTAATTGCCGACCTTGGTGTACATGTCAAGGACAAGGTGACGATAGCATGTGATAGCGATGTTCCGAAAGACATGCGGTTTGGGTCGCAGAAAATATGCAATACGATTGTCCGTCCGGGTGATACGGTTCTACTTACCAACCAGAGCGATGGTGCCAATGGACTTTGGGAAGTTACCTGTGCCGAGTGGGTTCAGCGCACTGAATCGGTTCCTGTGCATAGCGGAAACACTATTTCCGGCGATGACTTTGTTATTGTCCAGAATGACATTGATTTTTGTACATGCGAACATGGCGGGAAGAATATTTTCCACATCTGGTATTACTACCTGAACGGAGCCTGTTATCTTTCCCGTGCGAAACGTACGGTCAAGATTACATGCGGCTTGAAGGGTACGTTGTTCCCGTCGAAGGGTGTCGATGTCTCCGACTATAAAATTTCCGTTGATGCCAATCCGGAACTTGTCGTCGATTCCCATCGGACTGCTGGCGATCCGGTCAAGGAAACCTGTGCGGAAGAAGTTGAAAACTATGATGCCGACTATCGAGTAAACATTAGGGATACTCGGTTTGAATGCGGCAGTGAAGTCATAACGGCTCCCAATGGTTTGTCGATTTGCCGTTGCGAACATGTGTACAATGTTGGTAACGATGCCGCATTCTCGTCGAGAGACCGTAACGGGTTTAGCATAGTGTTCTGGCAGTACGAGGATGGACACTGGCATCTTTATGCATATATAGGCGCCGGTCGTTATGACCTTGGAATGAATTACTATGTATATCACCTGGGTACAAATGGCATTGCGACTGAATCCGATGTAGACGAGAATGTCGAAATTCTCCCAATCGGTGCAGATGGACTTCCGATGAAGAAAACAACCCGCGATGCGTGGTTCGTAAACCACGGTGGACGGCTTGCACGGGATTTTGGGTTGTTTGACGACACCTGGAATTTCAAGGTCACCGATGAAGAAACCGATGAGGTTTCATACACCCATGTTCTTGATGAGAAAACTTTGTATTCTGCGTGGGCAATCAAGTGTACCACGACGATTTGTGCCAAGCGGGACTACAATCCCGATTCCATCCTTCGTACGTCATGTGCCGACATGGAGAATGTCGAGACTGCCAGCTCGGTGATGACATCCGTCCATCCGACACCGGATACCTGGGGCTTCAAGCTCTATACCGAGGCATTGTCGAAGGCTCGCCTGTGCAGCATCTGGAACTCGATGCCGCATTAAGAAGTAGTTTACTTCCTGTACAGAAGTTAAAGGATTTTTGCAATGAGCCAGGATAACAAGGTTACTCATTATTCATCGAAAATGAAGGCTAGCATGCCGACAAAGATGAAGCCGGAATTTGATGAAAATGGAAACCAGACCGAACTTTCCATGCTGTATGGTACCATCGACAAAGGGTATCTGATGAAGCTCTTGATAGAGCACAGGGAAAAGATGCTGCCGTACAAAGCTCTTTGTAAGGAAGTCGGCAAGGAAAAGGCAAAGGAAATTCCGCGTCCGGAAATGGATCCGCGCCTTGCCAGGATTGTCCAGATTGTCATTGAGAAGACTCTCGGTTCTGCCCGTTTCTCCGGATATACGCCGGAATGGAAGGAAGAATTTAGGGGTCATGCCCTGATTCTCGCATTGAACTATCTCCACAACTATGACCCGGCCAAGACGAAGACCGCCAAGAGCAACGACCCGTACAACTATGTCCGCCGTTGCGTAAAGTGCGCTTTCTTCCAGAAATGGGAAACATTGAACAAGCGCAGCGAACTGGTCCAGTTTGTCCCTCTTGATGAAGGCATTCTTCATTCGTGCATCGCGTTTGACCAGTATGCCGGCATGGTGAAGCGTGAGAAACAGCGCAGGCACTGGAACGCATCCGCTAATGCCGGTCTTACCGGTGAATCGATTGATGAGGCTATCCAGAAGGTTGAAAAGACGGCTGAGGCCGTTAATGACGACAATGTCCTTCCGGAAGATATGGAACAATTATAAACTTACGACGAAATATATAGCTTCGTAGGTGTCCAATGGGAATCAGAGTAAACAACGGTGATGCAATAGGGATGATTGGTAACAATTTCGATACTCATCCGGACTATCGCCATGATCTTTTCTTGCAGGTGCAGCAGCTTGCACGCGGCATCGGTGACGTGTCTAGCGGCAAGGCCGATGAGTTCCTTGAACGTGCATATGAACAGAACTGGTGGCACACCGAAGACAAGCTGGCCGAAGTGCAGGATAAGTTCAAGGAAGATGACATGATTAACAATACTCCGGGGCGTGGAAACAAAAACTTCCGTCGCATGGAGTATGATATCATCAAGAACCCGAATGGAAAGGGTGCCGAACCGGATCGAAAGGCTGCCGAAGAAAAGGGTCTTCTTACCAAGGAAGAATTGCTTGAACGGCTTAAGTCTAAGAAATGGACTATCTGCACTACCGCAAGCGCAGTCAGCAATACGCCGATTACCCAGAAGGATTACGACGGGCAAATCAAGCTCCGATAAGTTTCAGTTTGAAACATTCTTTTAAAAAGTGCCGATTTTCTTATAAAATCGGCATTTTTTATTGTTGGCACGCATTTTGCATATTGTGTAGTGAAAACAAAAAGGAGTATAAAATGTCCAAAGAATTCAGTATTTTCCCGTTCCCTTCCGCTTTTGCAAGAAGCTTCAATGATATGTTGAATGACTTTGCAGTCAAGAGCAATGCATATGACATTGCCTGCTACAAGTCGGAAACCGCATCCGATGTCACGTTCATGTTTGACGTTCCGGGTGTCCAGAAGAGCGATATCGATATCGGCTTTAGTGACAATGGCCAGGTGCTGACAGTGAACGCTACCCGTAAGTTTGACGACACCGAAGTCAAGATGAAGGCTGCAGTTGCCGTCCCGGAAAAGGCTGACACGACCGCCAACATCAAATGTTCTTTGCAGGATGGCGTGCTCACGGTTGCTATTCCGGTAAAGAAGGTATCTCAGCCGCGCAAGTTGACTATTGCCTAAGGTTATCCCTGAATTAAAATTGGCCACCCGTTGGGTGGCCTTTTTGCTACATGCTTGCGTATTTATCTAGCTTTTGCTTCAGTCGAGCTTTCAATGGCGCCTTGTTGACTTGTTCGATCGCCTCACGGAGAGCCTGAACAAAGTCCTTCTTGGGGGTATCCCCTCGTGCTGCTTCGAGGATTTGCAATGGAGTCTGTTCAACCGCTTCTTGCTTTGGTTCTTCTGGCTTCTTGTTTTCTTCGAGGCCGTACTTGCAGTGGCCGTTGCAATCAGGATCGCCGCAAGGGCAATCGCCGGTTGCTTCGATAATCACCGTTTTCATTCCGGTGACCACACTTTCCAGGACGGCATTATCTTTGATAACTGCTCGTGCTTCCTTAAAATATCTTTCCAATTCTTCGTTCATCGGGGATACCTCACCCATAGACTTATAAGGTTTCAACAACCATGAACTTATAAATCTATCGCTGAAATGACACCGTTCTACTATGTAAGAGAAATCGAAAAACTGCTTGTTGCCATCTACGACATGTTCGACAATCTGCGCGTGAACAAATACACTGACATGCTCAGGACCGAATTTGCCGATACAGTCAGGGTAAAGCTGGTCACACATTATTCGGATGACTTCGCCAACTGGCTAAGCACTACGATGAGCAAGCAACAGCTGCAGGTCCTGCCAGTCGCCGGACTGCGTTTTATCGGTACGTCTAAGGACGATAGCAATCTTGTCCAGCCTACCTACGCAAGAGAAATCTATTCCCGGAGCAATGATTTCTGGATTAGGGACATCCAGCCGAAGCCGACTGTATTTCGATTTGAACTGACTGTCCTTTCTAGCAATTTCTCCGATTTTGCGCAGTTGAAGGAAAACATCGAGCCTTACTTCAACGATTACCGTACGGTTCGCTTGAAGGAGTTTGATTTCGCTCCCGAGATTGAACAGCCGGTGCCGGTGTTCCTGGCCGGAGTTTCTGACCAGCTTGATGATGAAACGGATAACACCGGTGCCAAGTTCCAGCAATACAAGACGACTTACCAGCTTGAAGCCCATGGACTGATGCACAAGCCATATGCGCTTCCGGCTGAAATTCGGTATGCTGAAATGAATTTCATAGTAAACAAGCAGTATAACGATGTCGAGCAGATTTTGGTATATCCTGATGAAATCGCGAAACAGAGGCGCCGTGCATGGGAAACGGTTGAACCCTCCATCAGGGAAGGATATTCTCTCCTGAAAACGTTTGCCAAGACGCTGGTTCGCCGGGGCGAGGTAAATGGTGAAGAATATTGGGCGGACGAAACGCTCCGCTACGCGATGCTTACCTACAACGAAATTACCGGTGTCGATACCACAGGGAGCAATATTGGAAAGAACCCAATCTTAAAGGGATACAAGAAGGACGAAAACGGCGAGTATATCCTTGATGCCGATGGCGATCGCATACCTATCTACGACTGGGAACAGGTCATAGTGGATGACATTGAACGTCCTGCCGAGGTACCATCATTTGACCTCATCCACCTTACGTTTGACGAGGATAGTCCGGTTGCCGCAGACATGAGCGGGCTTGGCAGGGACTTCGTTGCGGTCAATGACGATACACGGAAGTTCATTCCCGGACTCCCTCCAGGCAACGGAACCAACACCGATGGCGGTTATGTCTATGATACCCCGACCGCGGATGATTCCCGGCTTTACTGGAGCCAGATCCTCAACTGGTTCGGCGACAACAAGGATGGAACTATCGGAAGTCCGTACACCTTCAAGGCGACCTTGCAGTTCCATGAAAGTGTTCCGGGCGATACGTTGTTCCAGTATCTCTACAATCCGGATGATGTGACTCTTGAAGATGGTACGGTAATACCTGCTGAAAGCGTATGGTTTGACTGGGGTGTAATGGATAGCAAGCTTTACTTCACCTATCACACCACCACGCAGAGCAAGACTTTCGAGACCGAGACTTTCGAGTTTGACAACCAGATGATTTATTCGTTCTATTTCGTACTGTATGACCACGGGCAGCGTGGCATCTTCGGCGTGAAGACTAACCTCAATGATACCATGGTTGCGCTGAAGACGGTGGAGGTTGAACAATGACAGTCGCCGAAATAATCGAACAGCAGCGAAGGGCATGTGAAGCCGACCGTATTGCCAGACAGCAACGCCGTCCCAATATGAAGCCTAGTGCACCTGCCCCTCAGCCGAAACCGATGACTCCAGCCGATAGGCAACGTGCCTTCATCGAAGACCGTACTTATGACGGGAAGGCTCCTGAAGGTGATATGGCGAGGATTATCCGGAGGGAAAGTCCGGATGAATATGTGGCCCGTGACGGAACGCGTACATTTGTCCCGTGGCGCTATGTGTCGATGCAGGATTTGGAATTGCCCAGCAATGGGAATCCGTACCGGAAGCCGAGTGAGGAAGAAACTAATAAGAGGTTGACGGATCCATGGGGCCGTCCATCCGGTTATGTCGGTTCTGCCGCTGGTTTTGACATGTCCCCTGAATATGATCCGTGGTCGGCAAGCGGAGCTTCAGCGGGCACGGTTCCTGCGTCACAGGGTGCGCAGGGTGGTTGGGATGAATGGCTTTCTCCGGCACCGATGCAACCGACAGCTCCACAGGCGGCTCCCCCGCAGCAGTGGGAGACATGGATGGCTCCACCTCCGGAAGCCATGACGCCTCCACCGCCATCTCCTGCCTCGGAACCTTCCCCGGTTGTCGATACCGAGGGCACTTTGGATATCATGCGGAGCATGCGTCCATAAGGAAATAATTTTATAACGAAAGGAAGATAACACAATGACAATCCAAGAAATTCTTGCTGCCCAGCAGAGGGCATCTAATGCAACGCGCAAGGCTGTACCGGCACGTCCGGCAGTTAAGCCAGCTGGCAACTCCGTGGCCGATATTCTTGCCGCGCAACGCAAGGCAAGCGAAGCTGCACGTAAAGTTATTGCTGTACGGGGTGCCAAGCCTGCACAGAACAATTCCGTTGCGGAAATTATTGCACGACAGCGTGCAACCGCAGCAGCACAGAAGGCCGCTACTGCTGGAATCAGCCCGGTGCTTTCCGGCGAACAGAAGGCTATCATCGAGTCCATTAAGGAACGCTATCATGCATTCCTCGCCAAGCTGGACCAGGAATTGTCTGGACAGGAATTGTTCATGGCTCCTCCCGCCGCTGAACAGGCTCCTGCCGAACCTATCTTTGCACCGAACGTTCCTGCCAATGCGGAAGTCGTCGTGGATGCGAATCCTGTAGCCAATGGCATATCCGTCGGTAGCGAAATGGGCGGACAGGTAACTGTGTCCACCCGTCCGAAGCGTCAGCGCAAGCCGAAGGCTGCTGTCAAGGAACCTGAACAGGTCAAAGCAGCCGATGGCGAATAAACCATGTCGTCGCTAGTGATAGTTGCGGTAGTCATTGCTGCCGGGGTCATATTCTTCAATCATGATGATTGGAGCGGACTCCTGTAGTGATGACTATAAACTGCTGTTGTTAAAAAGAGGTTCTTATGAATTCCGTCAAAACCAAGATTCTTGTTGAAGCAGCCACAAAGATTACCGGCGATCCGATGGTTGCGAAGTCTATCGCCCTCATGGTTGCCAGATTAGAAGCTGCTGATGGTAAGGGCGGAAACTACGACAGTGTCAAGGACACTGCCAATTGGCTCCTTGACTCCTCCAATGACTTGAATAAGATACACTGGGGGGTCAAAAAGATGTCGAAGCATACTCTATTGCAGGATGCATATGACCTTTGCCGTGATGTCGGTGACCGTCTTGCCGAGAGTTATGTTGCCATCACGGGGAAGCCGGCTGCTGATGTGAAGGTCGATGACGAGACCGTCATTGCCAAGCTCAAAGAACTTCAGTCACACATGGCTGACGTGGCGGCAAAGAATCCTAAGATGTCGGAAGGCGTGAAAAATATTTACGCCGATTTTGACGAAAAGATGACCGACATCATCTACAAGTTCACTCAGTTTGATGGCTAAGCCGTAGATGGCGTAACATTTTCGTACTATATTTCCTGAGGGGGATCTAATATGAAGATGGCTGATATCATGGCTGCCCAGAAAGAAGAAATGCTCCGGCACAAGTGGATTGAGTCGGAAAAAGCTGGACACGATCTGGGTGATTCTGTTATGATTCAGTGGACCAAACAGTATGGTGCTGATTGGCGCTATAATTTCAACCTCGAACATTTAATGGAACTGCCCGAAGGAAACCATGCCGTTTTCTTCGGGATTTTTCTTGATGGGGCGTCAACACGCCGTCTAATTGATGTAATGCAGCCGTTGGCACCTTATGGGTGGGAAATGAAATGTGAACGCTGCACATTGTCTTTCGGGGTTCCAGATGACCATCCTGATGTAAAGGAATACATTGCCGCCAACTTGGGCAAGAAGGTTAAACTGCTGGTTGATACGATTGGTATTACGGGCGATGCGTTTGCCGTTGGGGTCGTGGGGGATTTTAAATCTACTGCTGAACACTCGCATATTCCGGTTGCCATTCCGCCAGGCGGACACTCGAAGAATTCAACCCTGATTAAGGATTGGAAAGATTATTCCCCGAAATTTGAACTGTTTGGCACGGTAGATGCTTTCCCGCGAATGTTCCGCTAAGTACGGGTCCGCCCAATCGGATATTTTTGCGCCATTTCCTTGGCGGTCAAGTACCGCAACTTTTCAAATTCATTCATGTTGTTAAACTTGATGATTTCCTGTTCCAGCATAGGATTGAATTTCCTGATGTGCTTCCACTGCTGGTCATCCCGCAGGTTCTTTGCCATGTTTCCCTGTGCGATTATTGGCTGGACAAAGCATCCCGTCGCGTGTTTCGGGCGGGCCTCGGTTTCAACCGAGGCATCTTGGTATAACGGATCGACACACAGTGCCGGTTCACGGTCAAATGCGATATCGGCGAGCTGCATGATGAACTCGCCGAACTCGTAGCCTACCAGCCTGCCAAGAGCTTCCATGGCGACATTGGTATCATCCCCGGCAGTCTCGAATATCCTGATGATGGCATCGGTCAGTTCGGGATTGTTCGTAGTCCTGAAGACGCTGGTTCGCAGTAGTTCGATTGGTTCCATGACCATAGCTTATAAACTGCTGGCATGGATGCCAAGTATATCACACGCGATGACATGGTGCGCCGTATCATTTCCAGGATGGGCGGGCAGTGTCAGGAAATTGAAATGGTCGTGGAAGAAGACCGTGGTCTCGGCCATGTACACATGGCTATTGAGGACACCGAGGACTTCTTCTACCGTTATTGTGTGGACGAAGCCCAGTACATTGACCTCATGGTCCTCCATCTTGTTCCGGGGGTCATGGAATATCGTGTTCCGCCTAATGTCGTCAACGTCATTGAAGTGAACCCGAGTTACGGCAACACGTTCAGCCCGATGATGGCATGGGACGTTGGGCCGGGTGAATCCCTGATGGGTGTCGGTGGTGCCGGTCTTGGTGGCCTTGGGCAGTTTGACCTCATTACCTATTCAGGCGCGTTGCGCTACCTGGAGGACGTGAAGAAGCTTGTCGGCACGCAGTATCATATCAAGTTCCATCCGACGGACCATCTCCTGAGGATATACCCGACCCCGAGGTCCAGGACGAACGCGGTTGCTGAAGTGTACCTGAAGGCCAAGAAGTCCGAGCTCTACAACAACATCCTATTCCGTGACATGGCTTTCTGGCGGGCACAGGAACAGCTTGGCATCATCTTGAAGAAGCATACCTTTACGATGCCGGGCGGGTTGACCATCAACGGCAAGGAAATCTATGATACGGCTGCTGCCCGTCTTGAAAAGCTGGAAGAGAAGGTTATCAAGGAATCGCCGGGTGCATTCATGATGACCGATTTGTCCGGTATATAAGCTGTAGTAAAACATTCCGGAGTTTAACAATGGATCTCAACGAACGTATTAAAAAATTTAACACCTTCCTCACCAATTTCGAGAAGGCTAGCGGTGCAACCGGATTGTGTGAGGCAGTCCGTTCCGCAGCCAAAGTTTGCTTCGAAGGCGTCAAAGAAGACGCTCCTTGGATGGACTCGAAGTACCTTGACCCGCAGTACAGGAACAATGTCAAGGCTAGCTACAAGGACCTCCACCGCAAGATGTTCCATGACATCCCGACCGAGAAGCTTAAACAGCGTATGGCTGCCGAAAAGGGTGCAAAGTACAACAGCAAGTCGGACAAGAAAGAAGAGAAAGACGACTAATTGAATTTCCTCCTATGTGTTAAAGGTCGGCATTTTGCCGGCCTTTTCCGTTGCATACAACATTGAACTTTGTTATATTTTACATATGAACCCGAAATACGACCTTATCACCGTGGCTGAAATGCTGCGATACATTGCTGCACACGACAAGGCAGCCAACTTGAACAAAGACCTCACGATTCTCCGCGAAACGGCGGTGGACCCCATCTCCAAGAGCCAGTTCTTCATCGGCAAGTTCCGGTGCTTCTTCGAGAATATCGGGAATGAGCACGTGGCGGTGACTTGCCCCGGACTCAGGATTTTCCATGAAGCGCTTACCTTGAAGCTGATTGACAAGATGGCTTCCCGATATGAACGCAGGGTGGTGATTGACCATGCCGTGGCTGATGGCGTCAATCTTGGATATTTGTTCGTCAAGGCGTATGACGGCGTTGTCGGCTATTGGTACTTTGATGAGCGCACGGGGAAGCACCGTGTCTACCTGTACCACAAGGAAAGCGAAACGAGCTACATTCTCAAGTATGAGGGAATGATTAAGTTCCTCGTAGACGAAAATGGCCTGGAGCATTGCGTGAACAACGAATACAAGGTTGCGGACACGATTGAAGAGCTTGCCCATCCCGAATCAAAGGAATCTGAACCTAAGAAGTCCATTATACAGCGCATTAAGGATTGGATAGCGTCGCAGAAACCGCTGGATCCTGATGATGCAAAGTTGCTTGAAGAAAACTTTTGGAAACTTGTGTAATTACCAGCTTCCCATAGATGGGCATGCCTGGTAGTTCGGGTCGCCGGTGATATCCTTGACACATTCGTCCACTTCGGGTGGACGGAACAAGATGGCGTCCTTGAGCTTGGCGAGGTCTTCGTCCCTGATGGCAAGCGGGTTGCCTGCGGAATCGGTAAGTTCCTTTTCCGTCGATGTGCCGTCGGTGGCCTTTCCGAGGGAAGCCTGACCGAACAGGTTGTCGATGAAGTGCTTGTTGACCGGGCTGTTTGCAACATCTTCCGCGACAATCTGGCCGCTGTCCACAGCCACATCCAGATATGCCTTCCACCAGTATTTGCGGAAACCGGGCTGGAATTCGGGCAGCTCGTCGGTAATGCTTGTAACCTGGAAGGTTATCTTGTCGTTCAGCATTTTTATGAGGTCGCCGGCCTTGGGATATATTTGCCCTGCAGAATACCCATAGTAATTGAACTTTGAGTAGCCGCGCTGTGAATAAATCGGGTCGTGGTCAGCCGGGTTGCATTCTGGGATAACCCCATGTTCCTTCAATGACTGGTAATTCAGTTCGAGGAATAGGTCCATGTTGATGTAAATTTCCTTTTTCGTACTGAACTGCAGACCGATTCTACTGTACAGTTCGGTCTGCGGATCGAATCCACCTATCACCGGGATATCAAATACCCTGTCAATGGTGCGGGCGTTGTCTTCGTGGGTAACCGGGTTTGCCGAGGCATTGAATGTTGTGGTATAATAGGAAACGTTGATGCCACCCATGCCAAGTGTCGCCGCACGCTGTTCAATGGCGATAAGATTCTGCGTCTTGAAGGAATTCTGCTTGCGGAAGGTCATGATGCGTCCCAGGCGCCCGGTATGCTCGAATACGGGCTGGTTGGCCTGCGCGAGTTCAGAACGTTCGACGTTACCGGTGGCCTTCGGGTCCCACATGCCTTCCTGCACATGTGCAAGCACGCTGAAATTGGGGACGACCACTCGGGTAGCCCTGCAAAATCCTGTAACTGGTAAATCGAAAATCGGCATCTGAACCTCTTGGTGTAGTTTATAGTGGCACCTACCCCAAAAACGTTATAAACTGTTGGCGAAAGAGGAAATGATGTATGGCAGTTGCACGTAAGTATGGAATAATCTCATTTGAAGAGGCCAGGGACCATCTTGTTTCGATTCTCCAGGCCAAGGAAGGCCGGCTGGCTGACTTCGGCGCAAGCTCCTACGGCAAGACTCTTATTGAATTGTTTGCAGGCCAGAGCGACCTTATGGCATACTATGCCGAAGCGGTATTTGCAAACGCCTTCCTTGAAACCGCAGAGAACTCATCATCGGTCTATGCCGGTGCCAGGATGCTTGGTTACAGCGTCCGCCGTCCGGTTCCTGCAAAGGCGGGAATTGGCCTGCGCCTCACGAAGTCCGGTGTCTATGACACTGTCCGGGTGTATATCCCGAAGGGGACTGTATTTTCAATGAGTGCAAGAACGCTCACTGCCGTTACCGACATGGAATTCGGATATGACCGTGCAACTGACGAAGATTCGACCGGACTGATGAAGCTTGTTTCCGGCGTGGCGGTGCTTGTAGAAGGAACGTACCGTACTGACGCATTGATTTCCAATGGGCAGCAGAACCAGGTATTCTACCTCAATGACCCTACATTCTCCGATTACTTTGGCGAAAACGATCCGAACTATGCGGACGATGGGCATATTACCCAGCGTGCCGCGTGTTTTACGACTGTCACCAGCGATGCCACGCTAGTTGACAACATCGACCCGAATACGGTGAAGAACGACCGTCTGTATTGGCGTATTTCCCGCCGCGGGCTTATTGACCCGAGCAATGAAGACAATGCGAACGACATTCAGAAATTTGCGGATGGCGACAAGAACTTTACGACCAACTATACTGTAATCGTAGGGACTTCCAATGATGGCGGTGTTGAATTGCGATTTGGCGATGGGCTGAAATCCGCAATCCCGTACGGCGACATTATCGTCAAGTACTTTTCCACCTCCGGGGAACAGGGAAACCTTCTTGGCGTGGAAGGCACCACGCTTTCCGTTGCTGGTGGCGGTATTCGCATCACCCAGGCAAATGGCAAGGAAAGCGACCTTCTTGTTTCCGACCTTAACATGTTCCTTACTACCGACATTCGCGGTGGTCTGAACATCGAGAGCATCGATTCAATCAAGAACAACGCTTCCCAGATTTACAATTCGCTTGACCGCCTTGTCACCCGCCGTGGATACAAGACCTTCCTTCGCCGTTACGCCGACATCAAGTATGCATCCGCTTACGGCGAGGACATCTTGAATACGAAGCTCCCGAATGGCGGAATCAACGTGAAGTATATGAACCAGATTCGGTTCAGTGCGCTGAAAGACCTTTATCGTGAAAAAGACGGCAAGTACTACCCGACTGCCCCGTCGGAATATTTCCTCAGCGGCTTCAAGGTGAACGGTCTCATGAACACGTGGGAATACGACTACGAGGAACTTGACAATTCCGTGGTTGCACACGATGGCGCAAAGATTGTGTCCAACATCAACAAGGCGCTTTCCGAAATCGTGGACGAGACCACGCTTGCGACTATTATGCAGAAGGCTATCTTGCCGTATATTCCGGTGGTCAAGCCGGACTACCGCGTATTTGGCGCAATGGTTACGCCGTTGGACTATGTGGTGGATGGCAGCGAGCTTCATTCTATCATGGTTGCACTGAACCGCCGTTCGATGGTTACGCTTGGTGGCGGATACCATAACTTCGTGTTCCCGACCGTCCACAACATGTCGATGCACATGGATGTCACCCTTTACAAGGGCAACAACTTTACCGACGTGCGTGAAAAGATAACCAAGGCTGTCTACAAGTTCCTGAAGGACAATACTGAATTCTGTTCACCGATTTACCGTTCAAGGATTGCGTCCATTGTCCATACGATGCCGGAAGTTGCCGGGGTGGATGTGACGTTTACTGTCCCCGACAATGGATATGACGGGCTTGACCTTGAAGATTACCCGTGGCTTGGCGTGCTCACGTCTGACTTTATCGCGCCCGGCACGGTCACGTTTGACGGACCTGAATTTACGCTAAATGCGGATGTTTCCTATAACGGGACTCTCCAAAACCGTTCTTTCACTTTCAAGCTCCCGAACCAGAAGGATATGCAGACTCTTCTGACGTATTACTACACATCGCATGTCAAGCCGTATGATCCGAGCGACCGAATTACCGATAAGTATGTCGGGTATATCTGGTCCAACGTGATGCAACAGGTGTACAGGCCGATAGTGGACGCATGGGAAGATGCGAAGAACAGCGGTTCATCGGAGATGGGTGTCCTTGAGGCGATTATCAACACAATCAAGACCTGGAGCATGGAACCCGGTTCTGACGTGCTGACTTTCAAGGATTCTGAAACCGTAAAGAATCTTCATGAAGTTGACGGTTCCGTTCTCTTCGATTACCTCCTTTACGGGATGAACTACATCAAGCTCGTGAGGAATATCCTGTGCACAAAGACGGCGAAGGCTCTTATTGATCCGGAAACCGGAAACATCACCAATTACACGAACGATAACGAAATTGTCCAGTTTAACATTCCTAGCGAGGAGATTGAACTGACTGTGGCATATGATTCCTCGCTGCTTACCAAATAGGGGATGTAGATGCGCTCACCGATTTACAATGATAGGGGTCAGTTCCGGTTTAGTGATTTTGTCGCCTACATACCGGAGTATCTGAAAAACGAACCGGATGTGGTTACGCTACTGCAGGTGTTCAGCGACTACATCAACAATGCATACAGGAACATTGAAACTGTTGAAAAGTTTGAGTTCGCTATCGTTACGACTAGCGGAAACGTGGATATTGCCATACAGCGCATGGAGTATCTTCGTACGATGCTTGACCTCGCGGGTGCACGTGGCGACTATGTGAATTTCATGTCGGTGCCGCGTGCCAATGTAAAGTCGAACGCCGTGTTCGGGCAGGACACCGGCTTCTCCCCATACACGATTAACTACAACGGCTCAGAAATAGCTGACCGCATTGACAATGCGTCTTCGGTCGATCCGGGAATCGTCTGGTTCAATGACGGTGACGTAGTCTTCGTAAACTACGACAACATTGCGGGTGAAACCAGTCATGTGGTTGCCTACTATTACGATGCCCAGACGAATGCTCTTGTGAAGGACCCGGAAGGTACTTCGCAGGACCCGTTTACCGATACCGACAACTCAGCCAGCAGGGTGCTGTCGTTCAAGGCATCCGATGTGTCTACCGTGAAAACCCGTTATGGATACAGTGATGAATACGGCAACCAGTACAAGGAAGTGTTTTTTACAGCCAGGATATTTGATGTCAAGTCTGATAATGCGGTGAAGGAAATAACGCTGTCGGGTGGACAGAAGGCTGTCATCGATTACTATGGGATGGAACGTACCCAGTCCGGAAAGATGCGGACTGCGATACGCTTTGATGGCGAGAACGGCTGGAAGTGGAAAAACGGATTTCCAACGGCAATCATTTACCTTTCGGAAACCAGCGGAGGAAATTTAGCTGTCATAAAGGGACTGGACAAATATTGCATGCCGGCGAACGCCTGCACCGACCCGTCCTATATTGAAACAGCTAACCGATATGCGATTGTCGGCACTCCTACGGAAGAAGACAATGTACTTACGGTCGAACTGGATACGTGCTACCCTGAATATGCAAATGGGACCGTGTATCTTGCGGTAAAGAGAAATTCGCAGATTCTTGGTGAGTTTAACGTGGTCAAGGATAGCCGTGAAAGTGGCCGTCTTGATCTTAGGCTGATACCGACAGGGACTATGCCGGACATTTCTGGGTATGGCGATGGCGAACTGGTCCTCATCGACCTTCCGCTGTTCTATGGAAGGGGTGTCCTTGATTATACGCAGGCGTCCCCTATTATCAAGCTGGGCATGGTTGAAACGCTTGACTACAAGGACGAGGATGGCCTGAATATCATACCCGATGCGAAGATGACCGCGTATGCATGTACCGCCGAAGGCAACCCGGAAATCGGGTCCCTGAATATTGTGAAGAAGGACGATCCTGCCCGTTCATCGGACGAATCATACATGGATGGCGGCTATGTAATCGTTGTTCCGTTCAATTCAGATATTGCACGGAATTTTGGGACGGCATTTGATTTGGGTGACCGTATCTACATCGAGAGTGGAAACAAATATTGGGATGACCTGGCAATAGTGAGGTCCTTCACTGCCGTAGCCGATGGCTATGCCATGAAGCTGGAAGGGATTTCAGCTCCAATCCGTCCAATCCGCACCGCAACCCCCGCAAAAGTCAGGGCTGCAACGGTTGGCTATTTCTCTGTCGAATCCGATGTAATAACTACCGGATATGTCAACGAGTCCAAACTTTCGGAAGGCGGCTCGGTTGTTGTGCTGCATAGCACGGACAAACAACTGGTTGTCCGTATGTCCGCTGACGGCACGTTCAGCACCCATGTCCCTGATGACACGTACTCCGTGGAAATCCTTAAAAAGACCGATGACCGTGTGAGGAATCTGTTGCAAGTCGATGTGGCCGATGGCGTTACGACGACCATATGGTCCAGGAGCCGTGGAGACCTGTTTACTCGTCCGTACGTGATGCTCACTGATGAAATTGGCAACATGGGCATAGGCAAGGTCGTGTATTCGGATGGCGATGAAGTGTATCCGCTTGTAGTGGGTGAGTACAAGAAGGGCCAATATGTCTATGACAGGGCTACCAAGAGGGTTTACCGCTGTACCGAGGATTGCGTTGTCACCGATCCCAATATAGCTTCAAGCAGTAATTTGTTCGGTGAAGACCGCATCGTTCATTACAGCGTACCCTATGCAGAAAAGTTTAACGCGTTCATGCCTTATTATGGGCCGTTTACGTCGCTTGAATATGAAGGGACGGTGGAATATACTACCGACCCGGAAGTCTTCATGGCACCGCTCTATATTACTAAGGTTGAAGAGAAGTCTCTAAAATACGGATGGGAACACCGTGAATTCCTTAACTACGGTGACAGCCTAAACATGTCCGGGAAGAGCAGGAACGGCATGGTTGAATTCCATACCACCGAGCGTAGCGGGACTGGTGAATGCCTGACTGCGGACGATGTGATGGATATCGTCAGCAGTGACCTGTTTGACCGGTGCTCATGGTCCTACACACATCCTATAGTCACGAAGGGATGTTCTTCCTCATTCAAGGTCGATGTCGATGACCCGGTGTCCATTGGAGCGGAACGGATTGACGATGATGGCACATGGAAGGTTACAATACATTCTGCTGCACATGGACTAGTTGATGGTGCAATGGTGACCGTCACTGGTCTGAATGAAGCACAGGTGAGGGGCTATAGCATAGACTTTAATACGGCGCTGGTTTCTGTTGACGTGGTCGATGGCGACACCTTTACCTACAATATCAAGGCAGACCCCAAAATCAAGGCTACAAGCTGTTTTGCACTTCGCGAACATGATGCTGCCGACATCGAATATGTCCAGGATTACTTCGTTGAAATTGCGGCAATTTCGGCTGATGCCGACGAAGGGCTTTCCGTCCTGTTCAAGAACAGGGTTCATGGTCTGATTGCCGGAGACATGGTCTATCTCGACGGCTGTGAATTGAACGGCACCCCGTTCCCTGCAGGCCCATATGAGGTCGCCTCGGTGAATTCGGCGTTTAACGGGATTACAGTAAAATATTCCAATCCTGGCATTCCTGTTCCGGTGAATGGAGCCAAGGTCAGGAAACCTATTGCCGTTGGCGATATCGTGGTCATTACTGACGAAAGTGACAAACCGGTCAAATTCTATGAAGTTGAAAGCGGCATATGGCCGGAAGTGGAGCGCAATGCGCTTGTTACTCCGTTTGACCTGTTCTCGCAAACCAACCTGTTTGACGTGACCGACACGAACCCGACGATTGCTTTGGGTGACCCGATTAAGGTTCGTGACATCATCTATACGGGCGAAGACCGTGCTACCGTGCATCTTGCCGAACCCCTGGTGCATTTCACGGCAGAAAACCGCAAGTACATTGAAGGGAAAACGGTGGTGCTGCTTGAAAACATCACTCCGAGTGATTTCAATGGCTACCATGTCGTCGAGGCGATAAACAGCCCGACCTCCATCGAAATCTCCATGCGCCTGTATAATACCTACACCAATGTCGGAATCCCGACCGGCGACTTGGACATGACGCTCTCGGAATGCCGATGGTACAAGTTTACCGTGGATGAAGTCGAATGGGAAAAGACCAGTTCCCAGGCTACATTTACCGGCAAGAACACTACGAACAGGGTCGCTTACGACAATGGCGTGGAGACCTTGCTATGCGAATATGAACATGGATTGGCTGTTGGCGACTATGTTGTTCTGGGTACGGCATTTGACAGGTTTGACGAGACGACCGGACTGTCTGACTATGCGATGGGCAAGGTGGTGTCGGTTCCTGACAAGATGAATGTGGGTGTGAAGATTGTCTTTGGCAACTATGTGCCGGGGATGTCAATCAACCGTGGCGTGATTACCCTTCCGGGTAGCGACAATATCGTGAAGCGCTATGGTGAATATTTCATGCGTCTTGACAGCATAGATGGCGAAAAGTATCAGTTCCGCAACGGCGACATTGTCATTGCGGCTGGACAGCTTGTTCCGTCCGAGCGCATGTCCTACCTTGTCCGCGAAGGTTCCAGGTGGAGCATTCTCAAAAAGAAGCGTATCGTCAAGATTCGGAAAATCAGTGTCGATGAGTACCGCAATAGCTACTTCATGGATGCCGATGCCGACGAGGATGTGGATGAATACAAGTATACCACCTATTCCGACGTGGATGTCGCAAAGTCTACCCAGTGGGCTTATGCGTCCCGCATGTACATGGTTAGAAACCCGATATTTGCGAAACCGGCAATAGATAACATGGATACTACCCGTGACCCCAATGCTGAATATTCGTCCGCAGAAGATTATGCGAACGTGGCACCCAGGGATGACATGAAGCGTTCCTTCAAGGGTGTGCCTGACATGAAATATCCGCTCATAGAAAAGATTGAGCGTCTGGCATATCTCCGCGATGCGAATGTGATTGACTTCGAGCTTATCGGCTACCTCGCCAGGTTCATGGGCTACGATCTTACGCCGATGGCGGAGGATGTGCAGACCAGCAACCTGTACAGGACGGTAAAGCAGCAGGAAGCTGCGATTAGGGAAGCCGTGCTCAACTTGCCCCAGTATTATGCCCTTGGTGGCACTAATGCCGGGTTGAAGATGCTTATGGGCGCCTTTGGTGTCATAGGCGAAGTGCTTACTCTGTACACCAACACCATGCACCCGTATGATGAAATGCTGAACCGTGCCGAAGTGGAAAACCGCCTTAGGGAGGATACGACAAATGGTACTCTTGAAGGTACGTGGGTATCCACCCCCTATATCGACATCGAGCTTACTGACGATTCCCGGTTCCCGCAGTTTTCTATACAGGCTGACGACATTAAGCGCATCAAGGAACAGATTCGCGTATGGAAGCCGATTAACGTAGTCTTCCGAGATATCATCGTCCGCTATGTCGATGAAATCAACCTGTATCCCCAGATTGAAGGGCCGGTTGTCTCAATAACCGAATTCGGCGCGGCAATTGGATGCAATGAGGATGACGAGGATGATGAAGTCATTGAACCGGAATACATCGATCCGGAACTGACTAATTGCGCTTTCTAGCGGTTTGGTGAGGCCATAGATTATAAACTAGTTTTCGTAAAAACTGGGTTTATAATCGTATGACAAACATCAAATTGACCGAACTTGGCAGAAATTTGCTTACCCCGCTTGACGATGCGGCAGGAGCTCCTAAATATTGGATTGGCTACTATGCGTTGGCCTATGTTCCGAATAGGAAGGTTGACTCGCTAGCTGATGCGGCAAAGTATAGTAAGCTTACATCGACTGGTGACGTAATTTATAACATCTGGCAGGGTGATATGGTCAATGGGTATGCCACCGAAAACCCAGATGACACCGCCGCTGCATCACTGTTTGGCCTTACACTGTATGACAAGAGCATCCGTACCAACTACCGGTATGTCTATGTGCCGGGTGATGGCGTAACGAAAAAACCGCGCAACACGCTGGTTGCATGGGAAAGCGTGAGTGATGGCCATGGCGAAAATACCCTGGTAAGAAAGGGTGCGGCTGTTTATTACGGTGTAACCGATAATGACGATGCTGAAGAAGATGTTGGGCTTCCTATCCCGGCTCCGCTGTACTATCGCGGAGAACCTGATGTAGGAAATGTGCCGAATTCCGGAAACAGCGAAGATCCTATGGTTTCTGCCGACTATCGTTACTATGTCGGCACTAGGTCAAGTGGCCCGTATGGCTGGCAAGATTCTGCAAATACGCAGTCTGATCCGGTTGTTGATAAGAATGATTTGCCACTTTTACAATCCATTTCAAACTTCAACAAGTTCCATGGCCCGGTAAGCAGCGAAGGATATGGAGTGTCTTCCGTATCTTCGTGCCACAACATGAGCAAGGCTACCAAGTATTTCCCGATTAGCCATTATACGGTGGTCAATGACAATGGGAAGAAGGTTGCCGAAACCAAGAATACGTCCCCGAATGCAACAGCAATCAAGTACACCATTGATTTGACACCGATTACATCGGATGTTGGGTACACCGCCCTTAACTATGAAGCTGGCGATTCTGGCGATGACCAGGATGCTGAAAACCAGGAACTGTACACGTCCAAGCATATTAGCTTCAGGTTTAACCGTGTTGGTATCTATGCAGTACCGATGTCAATTCATCGTTATTCTACCGACCGTGATGCCGAAGGGTGCAACCTCCAGAAGGTCCAGTTCGAAATTGACGGAGATGCGGAACCGATGTTGGTTGCCGTTGCCGATGTCAATGACACCATCATATCGGATAATCCCAATGAAGGCGGTGTTGCCAAGTTCGGCCTTGATTTCATTATCCATGTTCCCGATGAATCGGAACTGGAAACTAGCACTGCGGTGTACTACAACCTTTATGAAAATGATGCCACTACATGGTACAAGAATCAGCTCTTGGCATCGGCAAGCATTTCAGAGGCGGTTACTGACCTTTCCCTTGAAATGAATGCGATTAAGCAGCAGGTTGGCAGTGCAGGCCGGGAATGCTGTGCCCAGACGACCAACCAGGACCAGTATGCACCGAGGAACCATACCCATGACTACCTGAAAAATCTTGTCGATGGCATTGGCAAGCCAGGTGCAGTTCGTGGCATCTATACCTGCGAGGAAGGCGATGGCCGAGGCATTGTCTCTCCGTTTGGCGATGACGATACACCGGAAAGCATGTTTGCCAGCGGATACTCGGTTGGATCGAATTCTCTCGTACTTGGCGACTTTACTGCGGCATCCGGCGAAAATTCCATTGTCCAGGGAAAGCTTGCATACAGCAATAGTGACTACACTACGATATTGGGTTCGGAAAATGTCAGGTGCAAGGACTCTTCCGGCGTTACCATGCTTGGCGCATCCGGTTACAGCGTATCCGAATGCGACGGATCTGTTCTGTTTGGCAATGGGTTTAACAGTACCGATGAACCGTCTGAGTTGTCAGGCGTACACCAATCTATCCTGGGTGGTAGCTTTGTTGGTTCCGTGAGCGATGTACGGGGCTCCTTGCTCATCGGCGATATGCAGCTTGGTAAAACTCCAATGTACGATGCCGCAAGAAATGCACTTGTGTTGCGTACTGGTGATGACCCGGAATTCCGTGTCCGTGGCCAGATGCATAATTCCATTGCCATTGGTGATGGGTATGATAAAGTGTACACGGAAGGCCATGATGCAGATGACCTGGATAGAAATATCAACTTTTATAGTTCGCTGAATATTGCTGGCAATACGCACAATTACTTGACACATAATCTGGAAACGTGGTGTACATTCCATTCCGAAACACCAAAATCTCCTGAAATGCAATGTGCCATGCAGGTGGGCGGCTGTATCAGCCAGCGCCTTCAGACATCTATTCTCATGTCAACTGGAAATTCCGAACTCGGACATTTCTCCATCAACAATACCTTGACACATGAGGGCGGTAACCCGGTACTTGGTGCACGGTCTTCCATCTTGATTGGTGACAGTAACGTGTATGGTGAGAATATTGACAGTGTTGTTGCCATAGGCAGTCAAATGCATATTCCAAACAACTCTGTCGGTTCCATCATTGTCGGCAGCACCATTGGTGCTTCTGATTGGAAAGATGACAAGGTGATGACACCGGATGAGTTCAATCAGCATGTTAGTGATGGTGATTTGACTCTCAATGCCCATTACGTAATTCTTGGTGACGGGACCATTAAGATTTCTGACGGACTTGGCGGTTACGTTGACCAGGTGCTTAGCGGTGAGAGCGACGGCATCTATGCTGGCATATTTGTCGATGCCGATGGCGTGATTACCTATAACTCAAAGAAGCAAGTGATTTTTACCGCGAATTACTACGACCGTACGGTTGGCGAGTATAATGCCCGGTTTGCCCGTCTTAACCCGGAGAAACTGAAATATTCGCTTATCTTGGGTGGGCAGAATGCCATTGATAGCATTGATACTTGCAACCTGTCCGTTGTAGGCAACTCCAATACTGTTGAAAAACTCGGTATCGCTAATGTGAGCATATTCGCAAATGAAACGACTATCAATGGTCAGGCATATCTGGCATCGGATGGCAGACCGGTGTATCCATCCATGAAAGACACGCATATCTTTGGTAGTGGCATTACACTGGAATTGGATTCTACCGATCCATATGCAACGCATTCGTTTAACAATGCTATTGTAAACCTTACCGATGCATACGATAATAACCTTCCGGCGATATTGGGCGTTTTCCCGCATCCGGTGAAATACAACTCAATTCCATATGACGGTACTCTACATCAAACTTGGTCAATTGGATTTAGTAATATAAGCGCAAACAATGAACCGTTCCATATTGATCCGTGCTATTTTGAAAATTACAAGCGTGCATGGGTTCAATACGATCCAGTTAACGGTCTTACGATATGGGAAAATTACAGAACCGAAACCGGGTATGGCTCCGATGACTGGGGTCCGGTTACGGCAATGGCAGAGCTTGACCAGCAGGAAGATGATATATATCGAGGTCATCCATTGTATGGTTATAACGACCCGTTTGTCGGAAAAACTCGTGCAAAAATCCGAACCATGATTACTAAGCCGAATGCGCCGATGGTTTATACAGGCGGTATTGCACTGGCTGGGCAGCCGACAGGTACTGGCAAGGATAACTATGGGTTAATTAAACTTGGTCATGAATCAAAACCGGTGGCGTACATTAATGCAAACCCAGTAATTGGCTGGGGGTCCGCCAACTTGCTGTGTCCAACTTCCATCACTGGCACGACGACTTGTCCATATGGCGGCATGGTCCTCGCAATTGACAGTGAGCAGGAACTTGATGGTACGATGCATCTTGTGCTGCGCAGGAATGTTCCTTCGACCAACACGCAGTTTGACGGGGGACTAAATTACGAGAACTGCACCGCTGATGAAAATATTGATCCGATAAAGGGAATGCATTATATTGTTGGCTGCAGCAATGGAGCGAATATTACAATATTGCGCAACGGCAACCGTATGAACTACGGTGATGAATGCTGTGTGGTCGTAAAGGATGGATCAGATGGAACGGTTACTGTGCAAGGTATATCGACTGGAACATACGGTGATGCAATTGGCGACTTGATTGGCGAGCACACATTGTCGTCTGGTCATAGCTATCTGCTTCGGAAAGTTGAGTACACTGAACCTGGGGAAATTACCTCAAAACCGGTATTTATGGTCACCCAGCTTGCTTAAATCAAAAAACCGTCCGAACTTCGGACGGTTTTCCACATCTGATGTAGTTTTTTGGCGTAACAAAGCGTAACAAGGAAGAAACCCTTATGAAAATGACAGTAAAGCGCAGCTATCTTTTTGAACTCCGCAGCATCTTCGCAAACGCCGACAAGATTTTCGGCAACCCGATTCCGAGTAAGGTCCGCTATGCATTCTCGGTCAACATGAAGCGGTGCAACGAAGAAGCCAAGGAAATTGATGAAGGCTTCCCGAATGATGAAAAGTGGGTTGAATACGAACGTGGCCGTCTCAAGATCCTCCATGACGCCGGTGTCAATACCAATGCCGACTTGGCCAAGCTTGACAAGGAACAGATGAGTGCGCTTGAAGAACGCATCAAGGTCTATGCTGAACCGTATGAAGATGCCATCAAGGCCCAGGACGAAATCAACAAGGCTCGCAACGAAACGCTTGCTGAAGACATTGAAGTTGAACTCAGGACGATTACTCCGGATGAACTCCCGCCGATTATCATCGACCGTGACGATTGGCAGGTTTGGAATGTCTTGTTCAACGACGGTAACGGTATCGTAAGGGAATAAGCATGGCTACACTCAGTGCCTGCATAGTAATCCGGAATGGGAAGGGTAGCATCGTCAAATGTCTTGATGCCCTCCTTCCTATGGCGAACGAGTATGTCATCGTGGACACCGGTTCTACCGACGGTACGGTGGAATTGATTAAGGAGTGGCGTACAAAGCACCAGAATCCTGGTTTCATTGTCGATGAAGTCGGAAGCAAGTTTCATGATGAGGACGGCATATTCGACTTCGGGGCGGCAAAGAACTATGCCATCTCGCTCGCCCACTGCGACTATGTCATGTGGGTGGACGCAAATGACATCCTGAAGGATGGCAGGGGAGCCCGCAGGGAGTTTGAGGCCATCGTTGCCAAGAATCCGGAAGCGAGCATCGTAATGGACACCAAGGTGTCCAGCACCTTCCAGTTCCCGCGAGTGCGCATCATGCGCAGGGACAAGGCGCATTTTACCGGAATGATTCACGAAACGATGGAAGATCCCAATGGCCACACGAATGGCGTCAGGATTCGCTATGTATTCGAGAATTACAAGAATACCCGCGATGTCCGCCGTAACCTAAAGGCCCTCGAAAAGGCCTGGAAGCAGGACCGTACTCAGCGAGGGGCGTTCTATCTTGGAAACTCCTACAAGGACATGAAGGACCTTGGAAAGGCTGCCGAGTGGTATGCTGTCGTAGTCGACGAGTTCCCGACGGTGAATAACGAAAACCGGTTCAAGTCCCTGGAAACCATCTGTGAAATTTACCTGATTGGCGTTCCGGACCTTGAAGACCTCGGCGCAAGGGCTATGCAGATGATTGAGGAATATCCCGACCGTCCGGAAGGGTATTTCTACCGCGCCCGGTACCAGTTCATTACCAAGAACTACCATATGGCGAAAAAGTGCCTTATGCAGGTGATGCGCCTGAATGGAAGCGACAAGAGCACATTGTGGCACAGTCGCAAGATCTACGACCGCCATTATATCACCAGCCTCATCAACAATGTCGATGTGGCTATCGAGCGGCAGGAAATCTATGACTTGAAGACTGCTGAGCCGATGCCTCTTGAACATGTCGAGGATGGCGGGTTCATGGGCATGGCTAACTGCGGGCCCATCGGTGGTGGCATCGGCGGGTTCGGAAGTTTTGCCATTTAAGGGGTCTAAAATCTTATAAGCTGTAGACCGAGAGTCAAAATATGCCCACATGACGGTCGGAAGGCTCGCATGTGGGCGTTTTTCATAGAATCTAATGGTGGTTACCGATGGATACAATGGATACGATGTACAAGTTGACCAAGCAGATTGATGCGCTAACTTACAATTCACGCGCCGTGTTGAATGCACTGGTACGCTCGTGCATTGCAGCCGGTTCATCCAATGGATATACGGTCCGGCGCTATGGGAAGGAACTTACCCTGACACGGGCGGACATCTTCCGTCTTTACGACTTCTACCAGTGCTGGGCGAATGGTTCGTATGGGTATGAGCCGTTCACCAATAAGCAGGAAGAATTTGATGATATCGTTGCCCGGTGCGACGCGAAATGGACCGGCGATGACCAGTCTGTGACCAAGTCTATCGTCACTCACTCCAAGATACTTTATCTTGTTTCCACAAACAAGGACGAGGAAGGCACGGACTTTTGGCTGGACCTCATCCGGAATTCGTCATCGCCAAAGCTGGTGACGAACAGCGCCCCGATTCCGCTTAACCTGCGTACCCCGCTTTATGATGCGGACTTGTCAACCAAGAGTTTTTCCCAGTACGAAACCTACCTGTTCCCTAGTGGCTACAACAAGCTCGCGATTACCGGCATGCCCGGGGATGGCGAGGAACATGTTGGCGGTGGCAAAAGCTGGGTGTGGGATATTGATGAATCCATTGAAGTGACTGCTCCCCGTATTGTACTTGGGTATCACAGCAACCCGGTTCAGCGTCTCGAAAACTATGGTGAAACCAAATACAGCATGAGTTTTGGATATGAAACTTATGCACTCGGTGAACGTTCCGTCGCGCTCGGTGGCCTGCTGAACATTGCATACGGCACAGATTCTGCCACTGTTGGCGGTGTCCGTGCATTGGCTATTGGTCCGCAGTCCATGGTTGCAAGCGGTTACATAAATACGACTGTCGGCGAGGATACGTTTGCAGCCAATTATGCCGTCCATGCAATCGGGCCTTATTCATCCGCATTAAACCGCGAAACGGTTTCAGGCGATTACACCTACCCGTTTATCATCGAAGGGGATAACTCGACACCCAAGGTTGTCGATTGCGAAGTGATCAAGGATCCTGTCACCGGAAACTGCATAATCAATGATGGTGGCGAGAGTGTTCTTGAAGGCGGTGGTCGCGATACTGTACGCATTTCAAATGTGTACGTTACTGAAAACGGTTTCGACCACATCAACATTGCGGCTGGCGATGATGTCGTCATCTATGCACAGACAAGAAAGGTGGAGACAGGTTCCGTTGTCCCGACTGCCGTCGATGGATATGCCTACAAGCCGCTGTATTTTAAGGTTGTCAAGGTCACCCGTCAAAATGACGACTACCTTGTCCAGCTTGACGGTTCTATCCCGAAGGGCGAATCACTCAACTCGATGCTGGTGTCCGGTGGTTACATCAGCCGCGTCGGCTTGACCCTTGGTGAAATCAACTATTCAGGTACACCGCTGACGCCCAAGGAATGGCATCCAGGTGAAGCGTCTACAGCATTGAACTACAATACGTTCACCGCCGGTGTCAACCAGACGGTTGTCGGCCAGATGAACCGTGGTGAACGCGATGCAAAGTTTGTGGTCGGTACGGGTTCGTCCTATGTCGGTACGGATTCCTTCAGGCGTAACGGCCTTGCGGTTGCTCCGGGTTACGGCTATATGCAGACGGCAAGCCGTTCCGCAAGCATTGGTGTCAGCGATTATGCGGGAATCCCGTATCGCGACTACGATGCGATGTTTGTCGCAAGCGGCGCATGGCTGATGCATAGCGGCGAAGGTACATATACCGGATATTCATGGGTGAATGATACCCGCGTCGAATCTGGATTGTATAGGAACGGCGTTGACGTTGAAAGTAGCCATCTTACATTCGTGCGTTCCGGTTCGAGCTATTTGTCGCAGACACATGATGTTACTGCCTGTCTTGAAAGCAATGCGGGTACGGTGATAATCAATGCCACCAGTTACGTAGGTTCTGACAGCAACTACGATTCCCTCCTCCAGCAGGGCCCCATCGGTACTGACGTTGGTGATAAAGGTGTTGCGATTTATTCTGAACATGGCATGGATATCCGGAACCTTGATGAAAGCTATGACATGTCGTTCTACAATAGCGGCTACATTGCAGCTACTTTTAAGGGATTGCTTCTTACAGGTAACACCTGGGGCGCTCTCACGACGACGGATGATGCAAGGTCTTTCTGGGTGTATCACAATGCACAGAATGACTATACGCATGTCTTTGGCGCCAATGGGCATTGTGTAGACTATCCGAACGTGATTGCACAGAGCGGCTTCTTCTTTGGCGTGAATGAAGGGAATGCCGGAGCGACACCTGTCGCCAACCGGTTGAATCTTCCTGAAAAGCGTACCGGTTCCTGGGATGCTAACCAGGGCAGGGCTTTCCATATCATCAACTCGGCGGTTGCTTACGTGAACACGGATGGTGTTCCTGGATATGACGTGGCATGTCTTGCTCTTCCGGGTTTGACCGTTGCCGATAAGGATGCTACTAACCCGCCGCATCCGAAGGTCATCAATTCGTTCATTTCCGGTACCGGCAACGGCGGTGTAATGCCAAGCGATACCTATGTGACCGAAGAACTTGCATACCTGTCTGATTTGGACAAGTCATGCCTGAACAAGACGGTTCAAATTAAGATGAACACGGTTTCCCGGACGTTCTATAGGGCATTGGCTGATGACGGGACATACAGCCGTCCAACATCTACCGATGGAGGAACGTTCGTGATGGGAAATGTCGAACTCCCGATTGATAATGACATGGCCGGATACTTTGGCAGTTACACTACCCGCAATGCGCATCCATTTAGCGTAGTGCCTGTCCTTACCGGCTTGGTATATGCCATGCCTGCCTTGCGGGCACCGGAATATAGCCTCACTGATATTACAATCAAGCGGATTGGTTCGGTGGTCGCATGTTCAATGGAAATTGCCTTCCCTGCAGTGGATATCTTGCCACAGGTCAAGTATACCGAAGTGTTGCTGGTGCTAAACAGCTCTCCGCTCGAAGCGCTTGGAATCTCCGACAGTTTCGTGCTAAGCGGAGCTGGGCATCAGGGCGTATCGGTGACCTGCACGATGGCTAAGCTGAATAACACTCCGTTGGGAATTCTGGGATCATATTACAACCCAAATAACATGTTACAGTTCCTAATCAAGAATCCAAACCAGGTCAAAGGAACCAAAATGTCCATTACCCTTACTGGGGTCTACAACGAGGATGCTGACTAATGGGTACACAGAAATTTAACATTCGGGATATCAATCCGCTGGAACATCTTACTGCGGATTTGGCGAAGGCCAGGTTTAACTACGAATCCATCCTGAATGGTCTTGTTGAATGGAATAACAGCAAACTGAAGGATGTCACGGTCCGGCTCATGTGCAATACGGAACCGGGGGTAGTCGATTATACTTTCCCGACCAAGCGTGCCGCTGAGGGTAACGGGGGCAACATAGCCGATCCGTACTCATGGCGGGGTTCATACTCGTATATTCAGCGCTTGCCGCTTTCTGCAATGATTTCGGAAGACCCCTCGAATAACGACAAGGTCGATATCCGAATCACTGTAAACGAAGGTTGCGGCGCGACATGGAAACTGTGCCTTAGTGCGTTTCTGTATGATGAAACAAAACGTACGGAAGTTCTGTCCATCGGCACCAACACATTGCTTGGACATGTGTCGGAGAGTGACCGTAGCCGCGGCCCTATTAGCATCATGAATGGTGTGAAGGCAAGCACAGATTATATACCCGGACAGTTCCTCCGCGTTTATTTCCCGGAGAATGGGTATTCCACGCTACGGTGGGTGAACACAAGTATTGCCAAGGATGAAAGCATCAATGAAACCAACACGTCCACCGTGGTTGAACGCTGGGACCTTTCCCGCATAAATGCATACCGTGGCGGAAGGACAATCGAATACGTGTTTGCTGTCTATGGAAACAAGGTTTACCGCCCTACCGGGTCGGTGACCCGTTCCGTTCCAACTTCCCCGTCAAGCGGCTGGGAATACTATTGCGACGTGTATTCCGAAGGCAAGGCGCTGGAACATGGCAAGGTGTATCTGTATGACCCGGATGATACCGATACTGACTACAAGTATGCCGAATTCTTTGTCTATACCGGCGAAGATACTGCCTACCCATATCCTCCGTATGACATTCGTACCGAAGCAAATTCGGCTCCCGAACGAGTTTACAATGACGGCTGGCAGCATCCGTCCGTAATCCTTCTGCCTGTTACATCTGACTTCAGCAAGACTAACGCAGTTCGATGGACTACTACGACCGACATCGAATCGCTGGTTCTTCTCCGGACAAGCGATGGGACTGCCGACAATGTGCCGGATATAGAAGCGAAGGCGAATGTCCGCATTGTTGGAGGAACATCCGAGGACAATGGCGGGCTTGCAATATTCGACACTGCCAATTATGTTGAATGGCCGGGAACTTCCCCAAAATGGTCTGCAAACCACGTGTATTCGACTGATACATCGAAGGGTGTCCTGGACAAGCAGAATTACAGCGCGTCGATGATTTTTGACCATGCAAATCCTGCATGCAAGCAGTGCAACATTATAAATTACGATGGTCCTGACCTTGACCAGGGGTTGATTATCTACCTTCCTGTTGAATCGGTAGTCGATGGACAGCTGGTGTATCCGAAGAACGGACGCACATTTGAATTCCTGTTCCGTATATGGCCGAATCCGGCATACAACGGTCATGAAACGGCTGACCTCATTATCAACAAGGCCCAGATTTACGTGTACAGTATTCCTAGCCGCGAACGCATGGATTGCAATGCTGCTCCTATCGCAAAGTTCAGCATGGCTAGACTGACGAATTTCTACGTGTTCTCCGAGAACATCGCAGTGCCTAACCGTCCGGTTCTCGTCAAGGCGAAATTCGTTTATTCGGCTGAGGACATGGCATGGAAGACCTACGACTATTATCAGCTCCCCGACCATGTGTTCCTGAGTCCAAACGGCTTTGTCGATCCTAGTACGCCTTCCGATGACACATATGGTGTCGAAACGGCAGGGTTCCCGCTCGTGCAGGATCCGTTCTCTAGTGTTGACCTGTCGCCCGTGCTGGTAGATGATAGTTTCCGGAACAGAATTGAGGATTAGGAGGACTGATGACTGAGTATGTACATAAGGATAAAACCACTATCCATGAATATGTTACATCGCCTTCCCTGGATCCTGTAACAGCAACGACTCCCGATGTGCATGGTGTTTATCCTGTGAATCCGCTTGGCTTCCCGGATATCGGCATATGCAACGATGACAAGGAATGTCTTGCCAATGGAAATCCGGAATTTCCCCAGTCTAAAAATTTCAGCATCGACACTCCAAGCGCTTCTACCCAGGCCGATATTGAAATCGGTTCACCGGTGGGTGAGCTGGATGGGACCGAAATTCGGATACCTGTTGAATTGCTGGAATGCACCGATGCGGCAACAAAGACCTACCGGGTGAAAGTGTCCGGTGACATTGTAAGCGCGTTGGTAACCGTCGGCTCAATAACGTTTGGAAATGCCGGGTACGAAGATTACTCGGTAACTGGTTTACTTGCACCATCGGTAAATGTGCTCAATCCCGAACTTGATGATGACGGATATACTGTATTCGATACTACTATGGTTGCCGGGTGCAAGATTACGGGCCGTGTTGGCGCGGGACGCATAAATGTAGTCTTGGACGTAGACGGCAAGAATGTGCTTCTTACTGCACAGAAGAATCCTGCCGAAAATGGTCTATACCAGGTTACCGGTGACGGTGAGCCGTGGGTCAGGCTCGCTTCAATCGCCCATGTGCAGATGGACCCGAGCGAATTGCCTTATGGCGAAAATCCGTACAATGACCCTGCGTCGATTGATAACAGCCAGGTGTGCGGGCATATCCGCCATGGTTATAGCGACCGCGAAGTAATGGAGTATGTTGAAGAAAAAGCCGGTGAAATCATAGCCAATGCGACTCACCCGATGTCTGAACCGGGAGACCTTGCAGGTGCCGGCAAGCTGACCCGCTGGTTTGTTGAGTGCGGCGATGTTGAACTTGGACATTCGCATAATGGGGGCGATTCGGTAACTGTCGAAGGTTTTGGTCTAGGCGGCTTTAGCAGCGGCGAATGCACATATGGCAATATGTGTTCCTATCATCGTCGCCCAAAGGAAAATGATGGCATTCCCGTGGAATCGCCCATTACGACATTTTCTATTGGTACGAAGCGGACTGACAGTGACGACAAGCTGCCGAGGGATTGGCCGTTTACTCCGGTTAGCAGATTTACGGGCAGTGATATCGAAAATAACATTACCCTGCTGAAAACCCCCATCATGACCGGATCCGGCAAGCTGGGCGGTCTTAACTTTGACATTACCGAGACTTGTCCCATGTGCGGCGGTACCGGGATATATGAAGGTCTTTCATGTCCTGAATGCTCAGGCTTGGGTGAACTAGTAAAGGCGCACAGCATTTCAAACCGCGTGCATTTGTGTGTGAACAATGACTTTAGTGCCGACAGTGATGGCAATACCAGCTTCAAGACTACTTTTGTCCATCTTCCGGCTCCGATTGATACCCAGGATGGCGATGAAATCGAGTTGACCGTTTCGTTGCCTGTTGTTCAGGGTCCGGACAGTTACGGCAATGGAACGGATGCACAGAAACTAAGCGCATATTATGCCTACGTTTCAAGCCCACGAGTCATTGTCCTTAGCGGGCATTGGAAATTTAGCGATACCGAAGTGGTGTGGCGCGAAAGTTCCCAGACCGGGGAACGCACTTATTCAACTGGCAAGATTGAAATTGTCGATCCGGACATTGAACCGTTCATGGTCATGGAAGACGGTGAACCGGTGCCGATGGGAACGAGGACGGAAATCAGGTTTACTCTCGATGGCGGTTTGAATTGCCCGAGATATACCGATATGTCTGGCGTTCTCACTGTTAATGATCCTGGCCATATTGTCATTTCGAGTCTTGAAGGCTATCCATACACATCCCGTCTTCGCGATACGAAGATGCGTATTTGCGGGGTGGCTTACCTGGATGAAGAAGACAAGTCGACTGGAACTGACAACTTGCTTGGCCTATACAGCAGAACTGACACTACGCTTGGGGATGACAGCCCGACCGGTGGTGACCTTGACAAGTTCAACAAGTTCATCAAGCCTCGGACGCCTAATTCCGATGATGGCCGTCAGGGTGTGTGCGTGGGCGATGCCCGACAGATAGTCGCTACGGTCTATCCTACGGTGACAAATACCTTCCCGTGGGCGCTTGTCGGTCGTCACAAGATGAAGCATCTTGACAGGCTCATGACGGACGAATGGGACCTTGGTGAAAACTCCGTGTCTGCAATGATTTGGAATTCCAACCGCAAGTTGATTGATTTCCCTGACACGCTCAGTTTCTTCGGGTATGGCGATGCATGTTATGGATTCACGGCAGATACTATGCCGGTCAAGTATTCCGTATGCAATTTCGCCGGTTCTAGCGACAAGTCCATCATTGGTTCTCAGGTGCGAATTGAATTTGATGGCGAAGCCTGGGATGGTGCTGCCACGAACCCGGTGCGCCAAGCTCGCAAGGCCGTGGCAATGTTCGCCGATGATTTTAGAAAGATGCGCCTGTTCCATGGCGGCAAGCTTCCGAAGATTAGCCGTGCGTCCAAGATTCGTGTGTCGGACTCTCCCATTTCGGGAGACCTTTCCGTATATTTTTCAACATGGGATGATGCCGTTGAGCCTACAACCGATGTGCAGGATAACAAGATTTCCTCTGCTGCATGGCTGAGCAAGGCTAGACACCTGCCTGAATATGTGCTTGTGTCCGGGCAGGATACGTCTGTAGCGGGAAATTCGATTATTGGCGTAGATCCGTTTGCCGATGACACTGTAAGTGTCCGTTACCATGCAGGATTCGCTGGAGACAAGTATGGTAATACATACTATGAAACGAAGGATGGACATGAAGTAATACCGTGTGAAGTAAAATTGCTCGGGAATGACCGCGCATTTGCTTACCGCAGCGTGATTTCCGCCCGTGTTGCAAGTGATCCTGATGCCGCAACCCACCCGTTGTTCAACGATGCGAACCGTGTCGCTGAATTGCAGAAGGTGAGTGTAGACAACTGGAAGACTGGACTGGATTATGATTTCCGGGCACCGTATGACTATCTGGTTGACGGTGCTGATTATCAGAAGTGGATGGACATCTATTCGGCAACTGCAAACGTATTCTCGGTCGATACCATCCCGGTACTTGACGATATGAATACAATTCCTCAGCTGACCGATGCGCAGAAGGTATTCCTGTCTGGAGACCCTATGGCATCTTATAACGATGCCTCTGAAAACCCGGTAGATTTCACTGCAACCAACCTTCCGTTCTATGATGAGGAATCCGCCCGTTCCACCGCGCTCACCGACATGTTACGCAAGATGGTTAGCCCGTTTGGCGCCAGGATGCCGGTACGTTTCTGGGATGGCACCCGTGTCGCTATACCTATAAATTGGGAACAGGACAATGACATGGTTTTGCTTCCCCGCATGGTGTGGCCGGAAGACGAATGCACGATGTCTGATGAAACCCGCCGTGATATTGTCGATGACAATTTCATTTCCCGCTCGTCCAGTGCAGATGCATTGGATGTAAACCTCAATGCGGTTGAAATGGAAACATCCCTCCATATGGATTGGAGCGCCCCTCCGGTGAAGGCTCGCAAGACATGGCGCAACAAGGCGACATTTACGGGAACTGGAGAATTTGCTGGCCCTAGCGGATATGTTCGCGTGTTCATGAAGTTCAAGTTCTCGGCACAGGCTGGCCGGTGGTACACCGTTGACTACCGTCAGGCCCCGATGTCGTATCTCACCCCGCTTTATGGCGCAAACGCCCTTGAAGCGACTGTTGATGGTGTTCGGGTGTGGTCCGAGTCGCTGTGTGGCAATATCACCGAGTGGAAGGATATTATCATGCATCCATACTACAAGTATTCGCCGATGGACATCAACCCGGTGGCTATACCGAAGCTGGTGGAAAATGCCCCAGTGGACCCGGATGCCATTGAGCTTGAGAACAACACCGACCTCTATACGAGCCGTGTATCCATGCCGCGCCTTGAACGTCCGTATATGCCGGTGTCTGAAGGCGGTCTTGGACTGAATGCCCCTTGCGATGCAAACGGGCGTTCCGCCGGTCCGTCTATCATCTCTGGCATGCCGCATGCAAACTTCTGGTCAGTGAGGAAGCATTTGCGCCCTGCGGTTTCTGTCCTTGACGGAACAGATATTCCTGGATATGCTGACGGGGGAGTGCAGTCCCGTGCTGGCGGTACAATGGGCGATGCAGTCCTGTGGGGACAGTTTGATTTCCCCAGGAAGGATATGGCACATCCAACGTACATTATTCCGCCATGCAACTTTAAAGAAGACTAAAATAATAAACCCGGTCAATCGCCGGGTTTTCTGTTATGTGGATTGAATCGTTAAAAACAGGTGGGCGGTTACCCCGGTGGCCCCTGAATTCGTGAGCCCGCTTAATGACAGGCCGAAATTTAGGACATTGGATGACTGGTTATGGATAATCCCGGAAAGCGCTATCTGCTCCTTATGTCCATATGAAAAATCGAAGTTGATGGTAGCCTGGTGTCTACCGGACGGGCTTGCTTGAAGGGTAAGCGGTTCACATACGTTCAATGGAGTGAGGCCGTTGAATGTGATGTCTGCCCTTGCTTCATAACGATACCATCCCTGGGAAAGCTGGACGTTGCTCCCGTTGATTGTGATTTGGGTCCCGGTATGTTCAACCTCATGCAGATCGAACGTATCGTCGGCTGTAAGGTCTGTGACCGATTCGGCTACCATTACGGAGCCTTGTCCGGAAATGTTACCAAGCAGTTCTTGTACGCCGATGCGTTTGGTTGCCATCTGTTCGTTGCCAGTCTGGACAGGGCCGGCAATAGGAAGAAGTCCGCCTTCGATAAAAGCCTGCTTCTGTTCCGGTGTACCCTCAATCGGGTCAAGATCTTCAATATTCTTGGTTATTACAAAATCATACATGGGCGGGACCTCGCTTTACGGTAACAGTTTATAACCGCGGGCGCCTGTTCCCGGAGCGGCATAAGCTATAAACTATCTGGCATGAAACGCTGCAACTGTCAACATCCGCTTCATCCTCATACTCCGGGTCCTGTCCAGCACACGGGCTCGATGCTGTACCCTGACGTGGGACCGCGTCCCATGCCGTACCGTCCGATGCCACCGGAACCACCGGTGCCTATTCCGGAGCCGTGTCCGGAATTCAGCGAGAACAAGACTGTAATCGTCGATGGCATTGGCGATGTGACGGTCACTAAAGAGGAAGGTGTCTATGACACTACTTATCATGTCAGTTTCGACGGGTTTGAGAAGCGTTATGAGTTGCAGCCGTTTTCCCAGGAAGAATTGACCGAAATTTTTGATTCCGTTGATGACGGAGGTATCTAATGTACGAGAGCAATATGCCCGAAATAATCAAGTACTTGACCGAAGATGACCTTAAGCTCATGTATGGCAGATTGAACCGCCGGTTTGTGGTGGTTGATGCCCTTCCTGCGGTCAGTTCCCTTGAACCCGCTGACAAGAATGTTATCTATGTCGTCAAGGAAACCGATGGCGGAGTGGAACGCTACTGGCCGAATGTTCTTGAAGACAATGTGTGGAAGCCGGTTGGCATCGTACAGGAAGACTTGAATGGGAAGATTGACAAGGTCAGTGCCGAGGAGGGCCATCTGGTTGTTGCCGATGAAAACGGCAACCTGGCCGATGCCGGTCTCATGCCGGGTACCTTTGTCGCATTGGCATATGACCCTAGCGAACAGATCCAGCCGCATGCAACGGATTTCCGAAAGATTTGGTGTGCACTACAGAGCGGCATTCCGGTAATCTTGCTTGACAACCGCGAATCCGGTACCGGCCTGTATGCATCACTGAATGCAGCTGGCTATACCTGGCCGGATGGCGACCACATGGCTGAACGTGTTACCGACGTGGATACGGACTACCGCCCGCATGATGACTCTATTCCGGGCTATTATGATTCCGAAAATGGGAAATTCTATTATGACATATATCATGCCATCGAAATCGACCCGGTGGATGGCGTTGTGTATCATGACCTTGTAGATGACAAGGTTTACCTCTATGCCGATGAAGCGTTTATCCGCGTGTTGCGGTTTGTCCAGTTCAGTGCAAACGAGCTTATCAATGACGATCCTGTATGGACTTCACGCAAGGCCGCACGCCCGGTATTTTTCCGTATTTTTGAGCCGGAAACCAGCGCTACGGCAAATAACTTCTATGTGGTCTATGGCGATTCGGCAAGCAGCGTAAAGGTTGACCTTGAAAAGAAGGCTGACAAGGTTCTCAATGCGGTCAGCGGACACTTGGCTGCCCTTGACTCAACAGGGAACTTGGTTGATTCCCGCAAGAAGGCTTCTGACTTCGCCACAGCTGAACAGGGCGCAAAGGCTGACACTGCTCTTCAGGAACACCAGGATATTTCTGGGAAGGCCGATAAGAGCGCCATGGCGATTACGGATGTCGCCGGTGACCCGACCAAGAAGAATATCAAGTTGAAAGACGGGTTGGCTACGACTGTGGTTACGGAGCACGCTGTCACCGGTGCTCGGATTGGTGATGGCGAAAATTTGCCGATTGAACAGGGTACAATCGTCATTCCGGAATCTGCTACCGTAAATGATGGAAAACTCTCTATCAAGGTAGGGAATGCTTCCCCCGTTGTGTTCTCCGCGAATGATGCCAGTGACAAGTCGATTACTGTTGATAAGAATGCGATAGACCTTGGTGACGTGGACAACACGGCTGACCTGAATAAGCCAATCAGTACGGCTACGCAGACTGCCCTCGACAAGAAGGCTGACAAGGTGGCAGGTGCAACCAATGGTAACTTTGCCGCTTTGGATGCCAACGGAAACTTGGCTGATTCGCATGCCAAGATAGACGATTTTGCCACGGCAGCACAGGGTGCAAAGGCTGACACGGCTTACCAGAAGCCGGACACTGGAATCCCGAAGAGCGACCTGGCATCCGATGTGCAGGATTCGCTAGGAAAGGCTGATACAGCCCTCCAGGAGCACCAGGATATTTCGGGCAAGGCTGAGAAGTCCGAAATGGCTATCACCGCTGTATCCGGCGATGAAACCAAGAAGAATATCCAACTGAAGGATGGCTTGGCTACCGATGTGGTTGTTGCTCACCAGGATATCTCTGGTAAGGCTGAAAAGTCAGAGATGGCTATCGATGATGTCGCCGGTGACAGTACCAAGAAGAAAATCACGCTCAAGACCGGGCTTTCTCAAGAGGTGGTTGTCGAACACCAAGACCTCTCTGGAAAGGCGGACAAGGTAAACTCGGCAACTAGTGGCAACTTTGCCGGACTGGATGCCAACGGCAACTTGACCGACTCTGGCAAGAAGACTGCTGATTTCGCGACTGCCGCACAGGGTAAAAAGGCGGACACCGCTATTCAGGGTGTCACGTTGAACGGCTCTACGCTTACGCCGGACAGTGCTAAGGTTGTTGACCTTGGGAATTTGAAGACGAAACAGACTGCGGTTGCTGATCCACAAGCGTTCGGAGAAGGTCTTACGTTCATAGACCAAACTGCACAGAATGAGAATGGCGTTCTAACGACACTCACCAAGAAAACCGTCCAGAGCGCGTCAACTTCCCAGAAGGGTGTCGTCCAGTTGCAGGATAGCATCGCGTCTAACGAATCAAGTACTACGACGGCTCCTACACCGAGAGCGGTTCGTGAAGCCATTTCTAACGCAGTTGCAAGTGCTTATCACCACGCCGGTACAAAGGTTGTAGCAGACCTTACAAGCTTGCTACTGGTTGCTGAAAACGAAGGTTGCGTCTATAACATGACGGACGCCGGTACGACTACGGCGGACTTTATCGAAGGCGCTGGTAAGCCTATCCGTATTGGTGACAATGTTGGCGTTTGTAAGGTCAGCTCAAGTCCAGATGCTTACAAGTTTGACTTGTTGTCTGGCTTTGTTGACTTGAGCAACTACAAGACAAAGCAGACTCCGGTATCGAGTCCTAGCCCAGATGGTTCCGGTATTTCATTTATCGATTCAGTGTCCCAGAACGAAAATGGTGAACTCGATGTACATAGTAAGAATATTCAATACGGAAATACGTCGCAGAAGGGTATTGTTCAATTAAACGATGCCGTTGACAGTACGTCCGTCACAACCGCAGCTACTCCTAACAGCGTCAAGCAAGCCTATGACCTTGCCAACTCTGCTGTGAAGGGCGTGCAGAAGAACGGTACCGACATTGTTCTCGACCAGAACAAGAAGGCGAATGTCATTGTCAACGATAAGGAACTTAAGATCAAGCTTGGCTCTGCCAATGCTGTTGGTACTGGATTTACGGCTGACGCCAATGAAGACGTAATCTTTGAAATTCCTCGTGCATCTTTTGATAATACGCAGACTCCGACTACGTATACTGACGGTTTGATGACCGGTGAAGAGAAGGAAAAACTCAACGGTATTGCTGCTGGCGCAGAAGTCAACAGCATCGAGAGCATTACCATTGAAGGTGATCAATCAGCTCTTCCGATTAGCCAGGAAAATGTTACCATTCCGAAGGCTAAGTACAGCGGTTCTACTTATACATCCGGCGTAATCACTGGCCAGGATAAGAAGAAACTTGACGAGATTGAAGATGGTGCTCAGGTCAACGATATCGAGCATATCAAGATTGAAGGCGAAACCGCCGACTTGACGATTACAGACAAGCGCGTGACATTGCCGCTGGCTGCATCTGCTACGACTTCTCCGGTTGCTTCCGCTAAGGCTGGTATCATGTCGGCATCCGACAAGGACAAGCTCGACGGAATTGAGCTAAGTGCTGACGTTAACATCATTGAAGGCGTACAGCTTGATGGTGAACAGAATCCGCTTACACCGGATGCAAGCAAGGTCGTAACGATTCCGGAAGCCGCTGTGGACAGCAGTGGTGCTACTCCGGTGTACACCCACGGCTTGATGAGTGCTACCGACAAGGAAGCCCTTGAACACCTCAAGACGCTCAAGAACTTCTCCAAGGTCACTATCAGCGATGGCGCAACTCCTACGCCGTCTACAGCCGACTGTGAACCATCTAACGACCATGACACACTCACGCTCGAAGCCGGTCACAACATCGCTCTCGCCAAGGACACTAATTCCAACAAGGTTACGATTACGGCTTCTGCCGACCCGGTGACGGTTTCCGCGGGTGCTGGTATTGAGATTACTGAAACTCCGATTCAGGGTGGTGGCACTGACTATGAAGTCGGTGTCAAGGGCGGTCACATGGGTTATCTCATTGATACGGCCATTAGTGTTTCTCATATCAAGAATGGTGATGACATCATCATTCCGGTATCGGCGTCCAATCCAATTAGCACATCCGGTGACGACCGTTTCGTGATTTATAATGACGCCACCAGCGGTCACAACTACCTCGCTGCCCTCAAGCCGATACCGGCGTCTGGCAGCACTCCGGCGGTAGCTGGTGTTGACCTGTTCACACTGTCTGTGAATATCAACGTTGCTTATATGCCTCGCGGAAACGGATATTTCTACAGGGCTGGTGTTAACATTCACGATGTCGGTAATAACGTTGTGCTGTCACAGTCGGTTGAAACTTATCCGTCTCAAGTAGGGGAGTGCTCCGTAGACCAGACGTTTACGATCAAGAATACCTCGAATAACACGGTGACAATCGACGGCAAGGAATATTGCTGCTATCGCATAACCTATGTCGGCGAAAGTGATACGACACAAGACGACCCTGCCGGAAATGCCCACGTGTCCCTTACGGCACATGTTTCCGCCATGGAAATTGCGGTGGGTATAATTGAGCACACCGGTTCTGGTTCTACCCTTGGCGCGGGTGAAGCGATATCTATCGCTAACGACCTCATATCCGTAAAGCATGGCGATGGTTTAGGAATCAATTCAACAACCGGAAACCTTGAAGTCAAGCTTGGTTCCGGGTTGAAGTTTGACACTACGGGGTCTGCCGAGGCGGTTGTTACGCTTGACAACCCGACCGAGGAAGTGGTTCAGGCTGTCCAAAAGATGCAAACTGATCTTGATACGAAGCTGACCACGAACTTCGCGATGCCTCAGATTACCCATGTTTATGATTTCGCAGACCGTTCAGTATCTACGTTGGCAAGCGGTGCTTGCATGCTATGTCAAGCATTTACGGTTCCTATCAACAACGGAATCCGTCTCGAAGCGTTGAGTGAAACGCCGACGGTGTTTGGTATCTACGCAAAGCAAGCGTTCTCGGGCCATAAGATAATGCTTGCACTTTATGTGTACGACTTTGAAACCGGTGCTACTGACTATGTCGCTGATACCGGTCCAGTAGAAGTCGTGGCTGGCCGTAACGAGTTCCCGATTAAGCATATTAACCCGAACATTAACGAGTTACGGTCTGACTGTGTTTACTATGCTTCTCTATACTTGCCTAGCGAGGCTAACGTGAATGGGTTGCTGTTGTGTGGGTGCGAATCGTATAGTTCAGCATCTCAGATTAATGCAATCCCGCGTTTCACTGTGGGTGTTGAAAACATTACGTACAATGGCGCCGAAATTTCAATGACTGATGCTTCCGTGGGACGCCTCGACTACAATGACGGTAACGGAACATACTACATCGGTCCGTGGAGTAACTCGTATAACGAACATCCGAATGCACCTAGATTCTTTATGCAGATTCGTAACGGTGCCGGTAGCGGTAGCGTTGCAACTGACCCGTTCGTCAACATTACTGGATATAGCCTGTCTGCTTCAAACGGCATCGTCAATATATTCCAGAGTACGACGGTTCCGCTCAGCCCAGACGGCAATGACCTTGTTATGCAGTCGGTAAAGCCGGCAAAGGATGTTACGATTACCGAGTGGACGTTCTACGATACCAATGCTAGTGATTCCAACAACTGGGGTGCACGAGTATATACATCTGGTTTCGATACGGAATTGGTTAATGGCGGTACAGTTACATCTACTCATACCCAAGTTTCCGGAACGAACTACTACGAACATAAGTATGTGTACAGCACCGGCCTGGCGTTGAGAGCCAATACAAGTTACTGGTTCCCGGCTGGTGTCGCTTTTGACGGCTCTGATAAGCTTGTGCAGTACACCGGTGTCACGGTAAAGAAGAACCTTGCTGCGTTTGATGACGGTGCGAATGTACCGTACTATTACGTCCGCGAAAACAATGCTCAAGGAACGTTCTTGAAGCTCAAAGACTCCAGCAACAATGAATGGACAATTTAATGAAGGATAACGGATATGGCAACAGTAAATCCTAGTGTTATTTATGAACCGCAGACTCTCACCCAGGAGCAGAAAGACCAGGTTCTCGCCAACATCGGTGCGATGAAGTCGTTCGATGGCGAACCGTTTACCTTGACTGAAAAGAATAAGTTGAGCGGTATCGAAAGCGGAGCCGAAGCCAACGTAATTGAGGCTATCAAGGTCAACGGGACGACTCAGACCGTTACTAACAAGACGATCGATATTTCTGTCCCCGAAGTTGACCAAACGTACAACGCATCGTCTACGAATCCGCAGAGCGGTACGGCAGTTGCACAGGCAATTGCCGCTAGTGGTAACGTGCCTACTCCGGTGTCCACGGATGATGGAAAGGTATTGAAGGCGTATGAGGACCCTAGTACTCATGCAATGGGTTACAAGTGGGACGTTGCTGACAGTGGTATTCCATCAGCAACCTCTGCTGATGATGGAAAGGTTCTTGGCGTTACGAACCAAGGCCAGTCACTTTCATGGGTCAATCAGCCTACGGTAAACGACAGTACGGTTTCCGTCAAGATTGGCAGTGCGTCCGAAACCGCTGTAGGAACGTTGACGACCAACCAGAGCTCAGCATCAAACATTGTCATTCCGATGGCGTCCGCTACTAATGACGGTAGCGATAACTGGACATATGTCAAGGGTGCTATGTCTGGCGAGGACAAGCGTGCATTGGATGAATCCGTTACTAAGCTAGGTGGTATCGAAGCTGGCGCTCAAGTGAACATTAAGCCAGACTGGGAAGCCGCTGCCGGTGATGATGCAGAGATTCTGAACAAGCCGACGATTCCTACGGTGAACGATTCCACGGTCTCGATGAAGATCGAGGGTGATTCAACTGCGTTTGATTCTTTTACCACAAATGCCGCTGCTGACAAGAGTATTGCAATACCGCTCGCTACGGCTCCGTCTACTGGCGTGAATGGAAATTCTGGTGCTATTACTGCGGCTGACAAGGCTAAGCTGAATGCAATGACAACGTCGCATCTGCATATGCTAATGTTTGTGAATGCTAGTTCCGAAGATCCGGCTCCGTATGGCGTGTGGGTAGTTGACTTGGATAAGCCTAATGCGCAGTCGCCACATGGCTATGACTATGCTATGTATGATGAAATAAAGGCGAGCCTTGAAGCTGGCAACATTTATGGATTATATACATATTCTACGGCTCCTGGTGGTGACGAAGACGTTATGATAATGGCTAGTTCTCAACTGCAAGGTACAGTGGAACATCCAGGCATTCGTCTTGATTTTTATCGTATGTATGGCAGCTATCCATATACATTGCATTCGACATCTATTTATACGCCGTCTAGGTACAATGGCAGTTCTGCAACGCAATATCCAGAAGGCCGAATGGCGTTGCTGTCGCACAATGGCGGAATACTTCAAGATTTTGACTTGGCGACTCGTGGTGTACCGGCTTCTGATTCGTCGGACGCTGGCAAGTTCCTTGGTGTAAACAGTAACGGAAGATACACGTGGCAAATGGTCGAACACGTCCCCGGAATTACCAGTTCGGACAACGGTAAGGTGTTGACCGCTTCGTACAGTGGCGGTGTCGGAACGGCTGCATGGGCGGCTCCCGAAGCTGGTAGAAAAGTACATCGCATTTATTATGACGCTGATTCTGCCGCTACTGGTGATACATACGGATATTTGCAAGACTTGGAAGGCACTTATGATTCGACTAGCCAAAGTTATCCTCGTGTAACTGCGGATGACCTTTATGATTGGATAGTAGATGGTCAATCGATTGCGCTTATCATTAATTACAATCCAGCATCTCCGGCAGATTTTGTCAATGGCGGATATCTATATCCAGAAACCGTTCAAGCAACAATTGTAAGTAACGAAAAACGGGTTACCATCCAATTTATGACGGTAGACCCAGATCGGTGCGTGGTTGTTGGTGCTTGGGTTGATACCGAGCACGGCGAATCGACCAATTATGCTAAAATAATTCTTGGCGACGATGAATCGCCGATATATCAATTTGGCATACAAGAAGACTTGACAGCGAACCTTACTAGTGCTGATGCTGGTAAAGTATTGAGGGCTGGTTGGGATGTTCCATCTCAAGGCTCGCCGAAACCTTTTATCGAATGGGACGATGTTCAAGAAGTTCCTACTGTCGGCAGTTCCGACAACGGCAAGGTATTGAAGGCGACATACAGTGGCGGTGTCGGTTCCTACTCATGGGAAACGGCTCCGAGCAGCGGAGAGATGAACGTCATCGATACGGTCAAGGTTAACAACACCGCATTGACTCCGGACGCAAACAAGGCTGTCAACGTCGAAGTTCCGGAAATCAAGCTCGAAGGTGCGGCAAGTACTCTTACACCGTCCAGCAACGTCGTGACTATTCCAAACGCCATCGCAACCGGCGAGACCGGGGCATCCAACGGATTGATGACGGCTGCCGACAAGAAGAAGGTGTCCGAATCAATCGTCTACAAGTCTAACCCGGCGTCTGGTGCGGAAGGCTTGCTTGCACAGCGTATGTATGTCGCCCGTTCCGACCAGGAAATCATCAATATCATCTACGGTGGCGGTGCCGAGGGCGAAGGAACCATCATTTTCAGAATAGGTTAATATGGCTCATACTGGTAAAATAGCGTGTCACTTTCCGAATTATTCGGGCAACCCGAACCATGACGTGGATGACATCAAGTTCCTCCCGGCTGGTACGGTAATACCGGCTGGAGCGACCGATGCACAGATCGAGGCGTTGCTGGTACGTGTCAAGAAGGTTTACGCGATTCCGGCTGGTGCGACCGTCAGCTCCGTAGCCGACCTCCAGCAGTATGTCGTGTGGACATGGCTTGATGATCTTGCAGCCGGTCACGAGACGATCGCTTTCGAGTATACGCCTTCTTCTGACGTGTCTTTGATAAGTATCGGCATCTTCACCGACTCGAACAATACCAACACGACTTGCAACATTGCAGTATATCACGAGTCCGGACTGGTCGTCTACCGCCACAACGTCGACACCATCGACGCGGTCTCGACTAAGTACGGGCTGTCCGGACGCCGTAGGCATATCGACGGCATTTCCGGAGTTACGCTGAAGGCTGGTCTGAAGTACTACATCCAGTACACCCAGCAGACCGACTACACGTCTACGAACTTCTATCCGGCTTACTATGACGGAACACCGGGAAATTACAAGGTTTGGTACTACGGAAACGTGCAGAACAAGCAGACCGTCAACATGGCGAACTTTAATGAATACAAGGGCGTGATTACAGACAGCTCCGCCATATTCCACATGAACGAGGGCGACTTCTTCATCTGGAACGGAAGCTCCAACGTCGGCATGACTCCTGGCTACTGCTACGTGCGTAGCAGTGTCGGACAGACTTACATCTTTACTGGCGTCATTGGCGATCCGTCGAGTTCGTACCGTCCTGTAACCGCAGCGGATATCAGTGCAGTTCTTGGTCGACCGCAGAATGGCGAGTTCATCTGGTATTGCCACCAGCAGACCGGTATGTCTTTCGGACAGATCTGGGCTAAGACGGTTAATACGGCGTCGTGGGTTGGCGTGTGCGAAACCGAGCCGTCCTACATGTATTCAACGTGTGAAATACTTCATGGGCTCCATGACAATCCTACTGTAGTGATGCTGTCTCATCCAAGCGAACAATGGTTTAACTTTGGCGACAAGTTGTCCCTTAAGGCTGGATATACATCCCAGGTGACATCGGACACCCCATTGCAAACCATTCCGGCACAGTCGTTGCGGGTCGTTAACGGACTGTACTGCATTATGCATAACGGCAACCCATGCCCTTTATTGGTTACCGGAACGGGCAATACGGACTTCGTATGGCTTGAACAGAAGTCCGACTTCTTGCAGTACGTAGACCAGGTCGAAATGTACAACTGGCTCGACTACGTGGGCAACAACTCCGACATGCTCTCCACCTACTACAGCGACGGAAGCATCGTGGCTTCCTTGAGGGACAATACCACATACCCAGTACAGAGTACAAAGAAATATTACCTTGAAATCAACGGAAACGAGGTTTAAGATGCACCAGTACTATGCAATAGACAAGACTACCGAGAAGCTGGCTTTCATATCCGGAAGCCTCCTTCTGCTGTTCAACGCCATCAAGACGGCTAAGAGGGACAAGAACGAATTTTATATCACGGAGGATACCGGGGTGAAGTACATATCTGCTATCGTGTATGTGGACGGTTCGTGCATATACAACAACATCAACTTCTGGGTGAACGTCGCTCCGGAAGTACTAAAGGACTACGACGCCCACACCGTAATCGACGTTCTGGGCAAACCAGTGGAACGGAGTCGGTTCGAGACTGAATACTATTCCAACACGTCAAGGGTCGCCGCTATGGACGGCTCGTACGGCGAGAGCGACTACAACATATCGGTAAGCCAGGAATTCGTGTCCCTGTTCCACAGGGAATGCACTCTGACAGACTTCCAGACCATCACTCCTATGGAAATATTCGCCAAGCTGCACGAGGTAATTGCCGCAGTGCAGACTGGTTCGTTCCGTGAGGCGGTGAAACTTCTGAAGGCTCTTCCTACTGACGCGTTTTTGACTCCGGAACGCCTGAAAAAGTACGCGGACATGCTCACCGCTGCTGACGCCATCACATATGCCGATGACGGCGATACCGTGTTTACCGCTAGCGTGAACGCTTAATAGTGAGCTGGTATGAATAAACCCACGTTACTTGACGTGGGTTTTTGTTTTAGTCGAGTGTTTCCAAGATGTCGTCAAACTTGAAGTGCTTCTTTCGAGGAGTCGCGTCCGACACGGTAACCACTTCCTTCATCTTCCGGGTGTACTCGGAGTAGCCCTTGTATCGGCAGTGTAAAAGCCTTATTCTTTCATCTTCAAGAGTAGGTTTATATCCTGTTATACCGCACCCTCGTACTATTCTACCATCAACAGCTTTAGCAAAATTACACATTCCATGTTGAGGAACATGTCCTCCAGCTGGATTTTCGTGTGTCTCTTGATAATGAATCTTTCCAAATCTTCTTACTATAGTTTTTACACCGCAGTCTCCTAGTCTAGAAAATTTTTCCGCTAATTTAAAATCTTCTTTAGTACAATAGTCTAAGACTTTACCATTTCGTTCACTATGAAATTTTTCTGGAAATAAGTGCTTCCATCTTACAGCAATCATGTTAGTATCTAATTTTTTGCTATAATACTCTATAGCCTCGTTTATACTACCGAAATCAGTAATGTCCAGATACTCATCATCATCTATAGGCATTATCCATTCTGCCTTTGACTGTCTTTCTATGTACCAATCATATAATTTATATTGTCTAGGATGACCTACAACTGTATCTATAGACACTTTATCCCCATATTTCTTTGCAACTGAACTTATATCATAGCCGCTTTCATTGTCGAATATATGCACATGGTCGAATTTAACTTTATCTAGATGCCAATCTAACCATTCTTCAAGATCTTTAGGGTTTGAATATTTTGTAATAAGTATAGCTTCGGATTTATATGAATACTCCGTAGGATAACAATAAGGATCAAAATAATGGATGTTTGCCGGTTGCCCTCTAAAGCTTAACTTAGAATAAAATCTTAATGCTCCTAGATACTCGTTGTTATTATGCTTATAATAATCCATATAATATGAACGAAGAATGTGTGTATCTACTAGAAATACTTCCTCATTTCTATAAACTGTATCTATAAGTGTTGATGTTATAACATCATCTAAGCGTATAGGATCTTTTCCACTTCCAAGAGCTAAAGCGCATCTCCAACAATGTTTATTAAACTTTTCAGAGATTTTCGTATGTTTGAACATTCGAAAGACGTTCCCAAGAGAGCTTAGGCCGTCGTAGCTATATTTTGCCATAAAAGCTTTTAGCTTATTAGCTGTCATTCGGTCTATTCTGTTTGCATGAAGCCAAGCACTAATCTTTTCTCTGTCAGACAGGAAATTTCCTAGCATCAGGGAAACGGATGATTCGCTTTTTTCGAATTCTGTTACTATGCAGCGTAAATCACTATTTAATTGAATCGAACCATCTATAACGACAACAATATCATTCTGTGTGTACTTGAACGGGTTAAAGCGAACGTAGAACGAAGAGTAGATCGGATCGCGCCCTTCTAAGTCTTTATCATTAATAAAAGTCCAAGCACTGTCCGGCTTCTGCGCTTTATCCGTTACCACTAGATACGAAGCATTTGGGTCTTTCACCTGTGGTTCACGAATGCAGTCATAGTCGCCAAAATTAAATGTTAGGATTGTATATCTTGTTCTCACTTGTCTTCTCCAGAGATAAGAGATCACCCAATTTTCTATCAGCATCGCCCTTGTATCGTATAAATCCGGCAAATGGAGCAAATGTTACTTCGCCTACGTACAAGTTCTTCTCGGTATAGATGAAATCTACTCTTGCGTAAGCAAAATCTTTAGACAAAATTGAGGATACTGTTTTAATCTCTTCTAGAAATTTGGGCTTGGGAATATTTGCGTCATAGAGCTTACAGGATCTTGCTGGGCGAAGCCAATCCATAAATGACCAATCTAAGTCATAGTAAGACAACTTGAGTTCATCATTTTTAAGAACCTTGTAGGCCTGAAAGAACAGAACTTGACCATTAAAGCACCATGCTTTAATCTCTTCTTTATCGCTAATAAAATTCTCTTCTACTACTCTTGGCGTTATGAAATGGTACCAAGGCTCGTAGCACCTCGTAGAGTAATCGTAGTCTGCATATCGCTTTAATCTTTCTAGAACGGAACTTGTGTCTACGTTGTCTTCGATTCTAATATTCATCTTAGAGCCATGGCTACATTTTAGAATGGTACCCGGCTTCGGGACTATACTTTCTATATATTCTTTTCCATAGACAGCCAAATAAGGCAAGCAAAATTCTCTGCCAACTAGTTGTTCTACAATATCACGGAGAGCTACTTTGTCGGCATATTTTACTTTCAGAGAAGTATTACCAAAGATCTTTAACCATTGAATCTTTTCAGAAAAAGTCATTGGATTTTTTAAATCCAATGACTTTTCGAATGTTTGGTAATACCGTTCTTCTATATCCTTTCTGTAGGATAAACCGATATCGTTTAAATTAAGCATAATGTTAAGATAGAGGTCGTTCTACAAAGAAACGATAAGAGTACTCTCCCAATACTAGAACTTGGAAGTATGTATCGATTTCTATGTTGCTCTTACCACCTGTATCATCTTCGCATATTTTGTGAAGGTATTGACCCTGAGAGTTTTTGACATAGACATCGTTGCGTGCTCTTCCACAGCCTTCGATTACAACATCCACGACTTCAGTTTCAGCCACACTTGGAAGGATAAAATCCAAGTCTTTCTCGTATGAATCCGGCAAGTTGCTTAGCATGACGTAAGAGTTGTTTGCTGGGATAGTGATATTATACGTATTACCGGAAATACTAACGTATTCGCTGTTGCTAACGTCGATGCTTACTTTTGTTCTACCACCGCTACCACCGCCACCGCCAGATGCCGATTCCCATGCAGCTACTAAGTGGCCTTCAGAGGTTGACGCCGTAAGGACTTTACCGACATCACCATTTGCCGGAGCAGGGATACCTACACCCCACCCAAGGGTACCATTAGTGTCAAGTACTTGAAGCATTTTGCCGTTGTCACCGGCTTCTGCTGGCGGTACTAGCTGGCATGGCAACCAACCCGGAGTATTCCAAGGAATCCCAACCTGAGCAGACCAAGAATCGCCTAAAGCATAAACACGAACATAGCTTCCCTTTTCCAAATGTTTGAAATGGTCGCCAGTAAGCGGACGTGCAATCTGCTTTAGAGAACCGCCATTTCTCTGAATATCAAACATGATAAATAAATCATGTCCGTCTAAGCTATAAGTGCTATCAATATAAATATCAATGATACAATTAAGTAATTCATCAGACGCAAGTTTAACTTGCGGAGAATACAAATCCTGATCGGTATTATATTTAAGAATAACCTTTGTATAAGTATTATTCGTAAAGATATGGCCATTATCGGATGCACTCTGTTGAACTACGTCAGGCATCTGGCGAAGCTCGGCAAACTTAAACACCGGAGCACCGTCGCTTCCTACATGAAGAGCCTTGCCGGCATCAGCCGACGTAGTTGCCGGAAGTTCCTTCGGAGCATCCGCCCATGCTTCACCAGTAGCCGTCTTGGTGAGAACTTGACCCGTAGTGCCGCCACCTTTATGCAATAGCTTCCACTGGGAGTTCGCGCTGGTTCCGGTTGCGACATAGACATCGGGGTTCTCTTGATGGCCACTGTGGTCATCAAACCACAGCTGTCCAAGATGAAGCGGAGGTTCTATACTTGTTCCACCGGCGGATGGATCATAACCAGCCTTGACATTTGAATCATACATGTTAACAAGCTTGGATGTCCCACCAATATTTATATCATATGCCATGCCGACGTTGATACCTATATCGGGAGTATTTCCGCTGGTATTTCTTGTTACTGACCATTCCGTGTCGCCAGCGATATCGCTTAGCTTCACAAGTCGGTTAGTCTTTTTGCCGCCAGCCTCGGTTTTACCAACAGCGACAACACCGCCTTCGCCGTCACCGAAGAAGTATGCCTTTTTATTAGATTCGAGCGGGGTATAGTCGCCCATTTTCTTGCCAGTTTCAGCCATTTGAAAGCCTCCGTTATATTTTACAGTTTATACGTTGTGAATTATACCCATCCAATTAAATCATGCGAAATATCAAAGCTTTCTTTATATTTAGGATAATCCCATATAGCCAATTGTGCTATATCGTATGACCGAATTAAAATACTTGGATTGTACATTGACGCTGCTGCAGCGTGCAAAATCATATAATTAGACGAATGATTATGGTTGCTAATTCTTGAAAGATATCCGTCTATGAATAGATACATCTTGTTATTAGGATAGTCGAATGTTACTGCAAAGTGATGCCAGCTGTACCCTGTTGTATCTGAAGTAAGTACATTACGTAAATACCCTATAGTCCAATTTAGACTATACGAACCATTTTCGTATAAATATGAGCCTACAGTGGAATTATAACTAGTCATGTTCGTAAAATTTGCTAATGCTTCCATTTCAAAATATTGAACTGGTGTATTTGAGTGTCCAGAAGCTTCTGGACCAGAGAGCCGTGCCAAAAATTCAGCTGATATGCCGTTAGGGTATAATGTTTTACTAAATCCTCTATATGTTAGACATCCAGTATTAGATTTAGTTTCACCAATATTGTTTGCAAAACGTGCATAAGGAAGCCCTTCAAACGGAGTTTTGGAAATATCAAAATACTTGATATGACCATCACTACTTGAGTCATATGGAGCAAACCCGGTTGTAAAAGTATATGAATCGTTCTGGATAGCTTGAATACCACCTCGATACCCATCAACAAAATAATCAAGCAAAATACAATGTTCCGGCAGTTTAAATGATGCTCGAATTAAACTATTTGCGCCATGTGTCAAAATCATATATACCTCAACTAGGCAGAAATAACTTCGAATTCAGCAACCGTCCAACATGAACCAACACAAGTAACTTGGTATATCTTACTACTTTCGAGACTGGTTCCACCAGCAACTGAAGGATGTAAAGTAGTTACTGTGTTGCCGATAGTGCTAGTAACCGTAAGAGTAGCATTTACTGATGTCGTTATTTCTACCGCGAAATTTGCTATTTCACCGAGTTCCAGGTTGACATTTAACGTAAGAGCACTTTGTGCTGTAGTAAGCATAGATACAGCGTTGTTAGCTACGTTTATAGTTACACCGTCAGTAAGCGTTCCACCGTCGGCAATAGAACCTATCTTAGCTACGACTTCGGCAACTTCCGCCTTCGTGGCGTAGGCACTGACAATGTTATTCCCATTCTCATCGGCTATAGCTCTTTCAGCACCGAATCCTACCCCGTTGAACCCAGTCCACAGAGTATCGGAATCCTCACTTTGGATAGTATGCTCTTCCTCGTCGAGAATAGGAGTACCTTCTTCGTCGGTCATTATAGTAGCATATTCAGTCTTGTTCAGCTGAACCCACGCAGCTTCACCGTTAGCCTCGGCGGTATACAATATGGAATCATCTTCGGTAGCTACAGGAAGAGACGCCGATGGCGCATCCACCCATGCGACCCCATTAGCAGTTTTCGATAAAACTTGCCCAGCAGTTCCACCATTTGGCGAAGCGATGTAGTTGGAATCATTATCAAACTGGGAAATCTTCTCTTGTACACCAAGCTTAATCATCTTGTAGAAGTCGCCTTCTACCTTAATCAGGTAATCGCCGCTTGATGATATTTCAGTCAAAGACCCCGGCAACGGTGTCAACGCTGTTCCCGGCGAAGAAATTCCGGGCGCAATGATAAGAGGACTCGTTCCGGCAACGGTAATATCCTTGATATAAACCAAATTCCTTGCAACAACGCCGTTAGTCTTGTCATGCCCAACTCTTATCCAGACAGGGGTCTCGTCGGCGACACTTGCGACATTGCTGAAATCAAATATCAGGTAGTAATTTGGATTGATTGGGACATTATACCGGCCATCGGTATAATAATTAGCGTTGCTTGCATCGGCGTTTTCCACATGATAACTAAAATGGTCAGTACTGTAACTACATGTACCATCAACCATACTTATCGTGGCATATCCATTCATCCCGTTTCGACTATTGGCTATCGAAATGAATTCCATATTGGAACCGAACAGACCGTACATCGGCATGAAATGCTGCTGGTACTTAATGTAAGGAATCTTACCTTGACTAAACCACAACTGCTGAATTTCGCCGCGTCGTGCGCTACTCAATGGCACTTGGGTATTAAAGTCAGTAATTTCAACGAATAAGTCACTGTCCCATATAGGACTACCGTTATTTCCTACCGTAAGACGCTTTCCAACATCCCCGGCAGCCGCGCTAGGGAGTTCCGGGTCAGGAGCAGGAATATCATCCCATCCATACCCGTCCTGAGTCTTAGTGAGAACCTGGCCAACTTCACCTTCAGAAGGTATGTCAGAACCACCTCCGCCACCGCCGACACTCTTCCCGCCGATGGCGGTAACGACGTCGTCAACTATGGTAAGTTCAAGCAGGTTTCCGTTTACGTCACGTTCAGCCTTCTTTGCGTAGATCGGCTTACCGTCCCACGATTGAAACATGTTTTCTGGTGCATTAATCTCTTCGGCCATAAGTTCCTCACATACCCAGTATGCTCATAAAGTTTATCGCTTCCGTTACCAGGCCGGCAATCAAGCCTGCGGTAAAGAATGCAGTGGCGATGATTGCCGCGATGCCGACCATGTTCGGGGTATTGGTGTTCTTTTCCAGTTCGCGGTATCTGTTCATAATCAGGTGCCTTCCCTTGACGTGATCGAAAAGGCCGTCCGTGCGATTATGTACCTGGTGGTATACCTTCACGTCGTCAACTATGCTTATTTTAAGACCTGCATACAGGGCGTCTATGCCCATGGCGACATCCTCGTAGCCCCAGCCGTCCTTGAAGGTGTTCGAGTCGAATATGCCCTCGGCAAGGCCGTAGGTAGACTTCTGGAACTTCCTGAGGCGCTTCAGACCCTTCTTGGTAAAGGCAAAATTACAGCTCCAACCAATCATCCCGGTGAGCATCAGGTCCAGCCGTTCCTCGAAGGTCTTCGAGTCGGCCCATGCACTGACGGCACCCGCGACCACGCGCAGGTCGCTATAATCTATTGGCTGCTGGGCATACAGGTTGTCCATGTTTGCCGTAAGCAGGTCAGATGGGGGCTTGGCAAGGCCGGATATGTCGCTGTGCCTGCGGGTACCGAAGACAAGGTCGTACTTTGCCAGGTGCTTGGCATATTTTTCAATGAAATCCGGGTTCAACGGGGAACAGTCCCCATCCATGAAGATAAGGGCATCATAGTCCGAATCAATGAACGGCTTGATTACCGAGTTACGGTTGCCACACCGGCCCATGAACTTTCCCCGGTTGTTGATTGGGATTACCTCGTGACGGTCTGTGGGAAGGTTCCAGTACGGCTTGCTGTCGGAAAGAACATAGACTGCTGCCGGGGCGACCGTCTGGCGGTAGAGTGCATCCACCGTATCGCGCACCTGGTAGTGCTGGTTGTGGTTCGTTATCGCTACTGCTATCTTCATAAATATCCCCTTTATTCAAACGCAAGATGTATCACATTTCGATAATTGCATGCATCTTTTCGGGTAGAACCCAATGTTGAATTGGTTAAATCAAAAGCAGTTCCCTTTGATGCACCAATCATCCGCCGCACATTGGTATCCCCTTCATTAACAGTAAACATATATGCAGCTGATTCGGCTGTTCCGGTGTTATCATATAATATGACACATAAGTTATGTTCACCATCGTACACAAATGGTGTAGTCAAGTGAATATTAACCCAACCCTTGGTAAATAACTGGGTGCCCGAGTATACTAAGGTACCGGTAGACGGAAGTATTATACTGTCATAGCTCTTGGTACCACTTATAGCATCCGGGGTAAACTTAGTTCTATCCGTATGTGCCAAATATAAATCAAATGACCTAATCGTTGCAGTATCATCCGCATAATGGAATCCAATATCAGTAATTGTACCGGATTGCCCGATTTCTGACGGCAGGTATATCTGTTCAGATAACGAATATTTATACCTACTAGTTAATGGAGTTTGCAATGTAGTGTACATCGCTACTGAACTTACCGCCGTACCAGATTCCAATGACCCGATTTCAATAAATGTCGGTTCAGGTACTGGCTCTGGGTCTGGCCCGTCTTCGATTACATTCATCTTAAACAATTTGATGCTATTCTTGCTACTAGTATATGATTCACCACCGTAAGTCGTTATTTGGCTAATGTCGTATGGGCTTGTGCTCCGCTTGTTAAACACAGCTTCATAGTTATAGTTTCCGGAACGAGTATATGTTGCGAAATATTGCGTATCATTGCTAACGCCAGTATTATCATGAACCGTGATTAAAAGGTTTTTAGTATTGTCGTAATCAAACGGGGTATCTAGAGTAATAGTAGTCCAGTCATTATGCACAAATGATATGATTCCACTATATACTTTCTGTGCATTAGTAACGACGCTAAATGATGACATCGATGTGGCAGTTACATTTTCCATGTAAATGTCAATTTGCCGACTAAAGTCCTTACTAGAGGTATTCTTAAATGAAATAGTCCGTATAGTGCCGCTATTACCAACTTCGCTGGATGTGTATAACTGTTGTGATATGTCATATTTATAACTCATGTTGGTCGGAAGTGAACCATGCGAACCAGTTGACGAACCCCCCAACACAACATTTTCTATCGAGCCACGGAATATAGTGGTGTCAACATAAATATCGCCGGCTTGCGTAGGAACGGTGAGCGTTGTATTGCTCACTGTACCAATTGTTGCACACAAGTCAGTCGGCGTATATCCTTCCGCATACGTCAATGTAAATTGGGCTGACTGACCAACGGTCACATATTGAACGCTAGGCGTTATTCCGGTAACGTGGTATTGTACATTGTTTTCTACACGGACCTGGGCTTTCGCATTGGTCAATGTTACAGTGACGTTACTAGTGGTAACCGGTACCGATAGCGTATTGCCGGATATTGTACCAACAGATGTCGCGACACAAGATGCATCGGCGTCTTCAAGGAATACCAACGGAATATTTACGGTACTGTTGGCATCGGCAAACTTGTAATTGGCGACCATAACCCAATTACTATTGTTAATAATGGTCACCTTCACGTAATCTGTGTTGACGATAAGATTACACTTCATATTGACTCCTATACGTTAGACATCCCGATAGCTACCCAGCTAAGGGTAGGTTCGCCATTGGAATCTACTACACATTGTAGTGCATAAGTGCCTTGGTTGGCTGGTGTTGCCGGCAACGGCTGTTTAACAGAGATTGTAACTGTTCCAGAAGACACGCTCTTCTCAATAGTGATGCCAGTACCTTCGGTCAATTCCATTTCCGGTTCATCGGAAACGAATTTCTTAGCCTTTACCGTACCGTCGGCGTACACTACCATTGCGTTGGAACGGTGAATCTTGGTTTCATCGTTCCAGTCACCGCTACCATCCGTTTCTCCATAACCATTACCGACAATGAACAATGCCTTTTCCGAATCAGGGTCGACCTCTGTCCACAGCGAGTTCTGCATCATGCCGACAGTCGGAACGGGCGATGTACACTTGTAGTACGTTGAACCGAGAGAGTCGTACACAATATCGCCGGCGTTGTATGTCTTATTTTCATCATGCTTCGGGATGATACGTTCAGGACCCGGCAAAGCCTCGTTGTACTTACCGATAACGGTCTGCCACTTGTCTGAAATGAGCTGGTTACCTATTGCGATAGAGCCATGTCCAGACGATACGTTTCCGGCACCCATACAGATGATGTTGGAACCATCTGAAACGGTCTGGCTCATACCTTGCACTAGTAGGCCAGATATTCCATATGGCAGGCTGTTTGTTACCTTGTGTTCTACGCCCAGTATGGTGCTCCACATCACATTAGGTGCAATCTTGTCTTGACAACCCAATATGTGTGTACCCATATTAGCCAGAGACGTGCTGCGAACCGTTCCATCTGGATATTTAGTATAATATTCACATAGATAGCTATACTCCGTAATTGCATTTAACTGGAGAACCGCCTTATCGCCTTGTACCGATGATGTAATATAATAGTAGCTATTGTCTACAAGTTCCTTGTTACGAACTTTTTGTACAAAGTCATTGCCAGAAATACTTGTATATGATGTTGGACTATTATATAATTCATATACCGCACCGCCTCGGTAATAGTAATAATCGCCAGAATATACAGATACAGTAGACGTGCCATTAGGTGGCAAATATCCTCGGTCGGTTACTTCTATGATGGTTGGCTTATTAACATTAAATGACCATACTTCTTCGCATGTTTTCTTTACCGGAACGCCATTTTCGAACCATCCGATGGTGTTATTTGAACCTAAAATGGAACTATCGTGTACGTTATTTCCATTGACAGTGTTTCCGTTGCCAGCCACGAACAGTCTTGAGAAGAAATTAGATCCGCCCGTATAATTGAATTTATTGGAGATGCCATGCACAAAGATTTCGCTCATGTGAATGTTACCAGCAGACAAATCACGCCGGCCATAATATTCATCGGAGTTGAATTCATTGGTTTCTCCAAATACAACACTATGCTGAACTGCATTTAATGCGTTTCCGTCACCTGAAACGAATACTTTATTCGTGTTATATAAGGTGTTATCGCCGAAGTTACGGCTGTGCATTGCATTTTCTAAATATGCACCACCACCGTCACCAAAGCTCACGCAGTCATGGATTTTTCTACCAGAACTACCGAATAAGAAGTTACATTTAATCCCGTCGGTAGAATTAGACCATATCGGGTCCTCATGGTAGGCGTCTAAGGTCGAATGACCAAGAAGCACGTTAAATTCAACCGTTCCAGGTGTGTTATTTAGGCATAGGTTAGACTTGCCTAAAATCACGTTATGGTTGATTGTATTTGCTTTAACTCCTCCGGGAACAAGCGTATAACCATCAATTCGCCCAGTAACAGTGGAGTTTGCGATTATATTATCATAGAAATAGCCTTTACCAATCGCATTAGAGTCCATTTCTATATTGAACACTGATGAAATGAACATGTTCTGACGTAGCTGTTTAATGTTATGCATTTGTACGTCGTTGAACATAAATAAGTTCTGTTCAATGGAATTGGACGAATCTTTATTACCTAAAGCAATTTCAAAGTGCTGTTTAGAATCGGCTATAATGTTGTTACTTATAGTGCCAGCAGCAATTTTAATATCAGGGTCATTTGACCATGTGCTATACGAATCATCAATTCTAGGGCCATTACCAAGCATGACGTTGGCATGAGCACCCCAGTCGCTCGCTACAAGTTCACATCTAACGCCTTCGAAATGGTTTCCAAAGAAAGTGACTCCAGTATTGCTTTCAGATGCTGTGACGCATTTGTACGATACGTTACTGTTATTAAGCGTATTGAACGTATTGTACTCAATCTTGAGAGGCTCATCGTCCCAGCGCTTGCAATCAAGCACAGATTCATTTAAGAGTATATTGCATATACCGTTGACCTTGGAGTGGTTGTATGCTAGGTTTCGATAACCAATAGCTTCGGAATTAGTAATGGCAATGTTCTCACCGCCCTTAGCAACGCTCTGATAGCCGATGGCCATGTCGTAGTTGCGTTCGACTGTGTTCTTGAAACCGATTGCAACGGTAAATCCGTCGTCATCAGTGTCAGAAACTTCTTCAGCTGGTCGTAACGACGTATTCCCAATACCAAGTAAGATCGAGTTGTAATGGTTGGACGTATTGCCAGTACCCATTATAATAGAGTTATTTGCATATGTTATTGGATCACCTTCAACCATACCTGGGTTTTCTGAATACTGAGATTGCATTATTGCAGACCAATAAGTACCGAAAACTGTATATGGTATTTGATTCATTAATGAGTCTACGGTCGCCGAATTCGACAATGTCTCATATGAACTATCAAGCTCGTCATCATCGATGTATTCGCTCATGATTTCATATGCCGATTGCATATCGGCTTTCATGCCCGATAAAACATCTATATGGTCTTCTATATAGTCTGCGTATTTAGAACTGAATGCGATAAAATATGAAATAATAGTGGTTTGTTCATTTAACGGAATTCCATATAGCAGACTATAATTTGGTTTTTCAATTGTTTCTAGAGTCGATGACGATACGTTATTATAACCAATGAGCGTGGAGTGACCGCCTTTAACATATGCGGAACGGTTTCTTACGCCAAGTGCTATAGACCATCCGTATGCTTGGTTATTTCGACCAATCGTGATGCCTTCGTGAGACGACGTATTGTATTCACCGATACCAATATTGTATCCACCAGGACCAGACATGTTTCTCACACCAATCAATGCGGCATGTGACGTATCATCGGTATTATCTTGCATATAGTTGTAAAAACCTAATGCAACGTTCTGATAATACATAGTATTGCTAACGCCAATCGATACGGCTTCTTTGAATGCATTGTTGCCACGACCAAAAGCAATGCCATCTTCACTGGCGTTATTGTTATAGCCAATAATCATGCCTTGTTTAGTGGCGGATCCACTAAAACCAAATGCCATTGATTTATCAGATGCTGATAGGCCATAAAAACCAATTGATAGCGAGTTATTTGTTGATGATACGCCACTTTGACCGAATGCAATAGATGCATTAGTCGCCGATGTACCGTTAATACCAATTGCTATACTGCTACCATTACTGGATGCTGAATTACCAATTGACACTGCGTTATTACTCGCTGTCGTATATGCACCAAAGGTATATCCTTTTCCGGTTGCTGTGGTTATTTCACCAATGGCTATACTTCCACTATCTGCGCTGGCTTTACCAGTACTTAATACCATACTACCGTTATCAGCTGACGCACCAGCCGGAGATACATAGTTTGTATAATCTGTAACATTTTCGCAAGTGAATATAGAAAACGATGCCATACTGGTGGAATTATATGACCCATTTTCTTGATCAATGGTATATTTTCTATTATTCTGGTTGCTATATGTACGATATACATAGGTAGAATCAGTATTGTTGTATTTTAGTTCATACCCGTTATCGTTTGTTGCAAGAATGAGACTCCGGCGTTTTGCTTGAAGGCAGCCAACACCGAAAATGGCAGATTTATTTATGGCTGCTAATGGTGTAGCGTCTGGCTGGACTTGGTCAAGCGGCAACCGTTGTGCAGTCAAATCAGATGCATTTACTTCGTACCAGTCAAATGTATTGTCACTATCCTTGGTTTGCTCGTTATATGGAATCAATACTCCGTTATCTTTATATCCATATACGTCATATGTTAATACAAACGGTAATTCAGTGCTTGCGCTGAATGCGGTTACAGTATAAGCATCGGCAGTTAAGTCGGATGGATCAACGAACAAGTTTGAAATCTTGTGATTAACTGATTTAACTTTAATGGCGGTATTAGTGAAAGTATCATATTCCGCTTGGCTTAGGATAGTGCCGTACGTTGGAATATTCGTGACACCAATGCGGAACATGTATACGGATGTAGTCGGCGAATGCGATTGGGCATTTGCCAAAAACTGAACTTGCACTCGTTCTGATCCTGATGGGTTGCCTACCGTGGTCATCAAAACATATTCATGGATGTCTTTACTTGGATCATCTGATGAAACAAATTGCCCATTTTCGTCGAAATAGCCAATGTACCTGGTTCCAGAATACGACGCTGAACCCCATGATACTAAATATTGACCTAGTTCAAAATTCGGATATATTTCTACATATGTATTTTGTACGTGAGCCCATTCATATTGATTGCTATCCGGATTTTTAGCGACTACTGCGTAATCATAAAGCTCATAAGACTTATTAACTTTAAACTGCTCAACATGCTCGTATTTATTATTGACTAATAATGACGGAACGCCATAAACCGTAGGAATTTGCGACGCGAGTCTTCCGTTACCCATAGCAATAGAAGCGTCATCCGTATTCACTAGCTGGCCAATGGCACATGATGCGTTTGCTGCCGTGTTGTTTTGACCGATATTGATACCGAATGTCGTAGCGACGTTATCCTTACCAATGTTAACACCTTCGCCAGTGATTGCATTGTTTCGACCCATGTTCACCGCCATGCTGTGCGGATAGGTCAATTTATTGGCGAGATTATTTCCAGTAATGGTATTCTCTCTACCGATCTGGTATGCGTTTGCGGCATTGGTAGCGGAGTTGCTAGAACCGAGCATAACGACATCGGTATTGGTGTAGTCGGTGTTATCGGTAATTGTTGCAGTATTGCCTTTACCCAATGAATACGCGTCGTTTCGAGTAAGGACATTGCTTTCACCTAGATAGACAGAGTTTCCAGTACCAGATGACTCATGTTCTTCCGACCATTGCTTCCAGGAGTTTGCTGCCGGAATTGAACCCTTAATCCTGCGGTACAGTTCCTTTGCGCCTTCTTCGCCTACATAAACCTTATCATTAGCCATTGTTGTTACCCTCGTTGTCAACTGCGTCTAGCCAGCCATCCATTTCTGCCACCGTGCATGCCCTAGTATTGTCCACATTTGCCCACGTTCCATCGCCCTTAAGGAACTTCTCCCTGTCGGCAATTAATGGTTGTGGTACAAGACCATGAGCGCCATTGGATTGCTCGGTTGCACCGGTCATGTCCGCGACGACTGGAATCGTGATAGTTGCCCACGTTCCATCTCCCTTGAGGTACTTGTCTTGATCGCCAGCTTGTGGCGCTGGAACAAAACCATCCGTACCAGCCTGTTGTGCAGATGCAGGGCCAAACGTTCCCGGCTTATTTTTGATGTAATCTAGTTCATTTGTAGCTGACTGGTTCCAATCCGATTGAACTGGATCATCTGGGATATGCGGCTTATCTTCCAAGTCATCATATGACCCAGACGTGGCGACATCAGCTAGTTCCGGTTTGTTTTTGATAAAGTCAGCTTCTTGTTCGTCGTCTTGTGCCCAATCAGACTGAATCTGATCAGCGGGAATATGCGGCTTATTTTTCAAGTCATCATAGGAGCCAGAAGTTGCAACCGGAGCAAGATTAGGTTTATTCTTAATGAAGTCAACTTCTTGTTCGCCGTTTTGTGCCCAGTCAGACTGGACTTGTTCAGGGATGGTTATCGTTCCCCATTGGCCATCGGCGCGGAGGAACTTCTTGTCGGTATCGCTATCAGGTGCGTCTGGAACAAGACCTGCCTTTTCACCGTCGTAATCATATACGCCCAATGGCTCGTTAATGCCGTCTCCATACATGATTTCCGGGTCAACCTTCACCGGCTCCTTTGCAGGGATATGGGCGTTGACGGTGTATTTCACCTGGGCATCATCGTGGCTCTCGTCCACGCTGACGTTTTCGCCGGGTGCAACAATCACATCGGGTGGATTGCGGTACACCCGTGGCGGACAGTTGCACGGTTTCGCCGGATTTACCGGCGGGGGCAGTGGCGGCAGTGGTTTTTTGCATCGGCAGTGATTCATGCTAGACAGTTTATATCGGTTCGGTGGTGACAGCATGGCGACAATTTGCTATATTCATGTTGCGGCAGTTACTGCTTAGTAAACATTTCTTTACAAGGATAACCATGGTCCCTACAGTCGAACAGATGCTTAAAATCGCCCGCCAAATCAATGCACCAACCAAGAAGGGAAAGGCTAGCTTCATGTGGCTTACCGAAGACGCGTTCAATAAGGTGAAGGACGGGTTTGACAGGGTTGAAAACGACCGTCGCTGCAGTGAAATTGAAGAAAAATTGAACCGGAATCTCAAATCCGAACAAAAATAGCTATATTTGAATCATGATTGAAATTATCGACATTACCAAGAACCCTCTGCAACTTATCGGCAAGTGCACCGGCGTATGCTGGAATGCGCCGGTCGATGACCCGAAAAAGAACAAGAAACGCGCTATCGAGTGTATCAAGGCCAACCATGGCCGCGTGCTTGAATTTCCTGAATTCATCATCGTCATTGACGGCTACTCAGCCCGCATGATGCGTGAGCTCTATACGCATATCGGCGGTGGCCCGACCAGGTTACAGTCTTCTACACGCTATGTAAACGAGGGCGGGTTCAAATTCTACACACCGGAAAGCTGCAAGGGGCATTCCGAATACGACTCTACGATGGAAACCATCCAGGCGGCATACAGCAACCTTGTTGGGCTGATTGGCGTCCCCAAGGAAGATGCCGCGAACATCCTCCCACTCGGCATGGAGTCCAAGATGGTTTGGAAGGGTAATCTCCGCATGCTTATCAACTTCATGAACAGGCGCCTCTGCACCCGCGCATTGAAGGAAATCCGCGGATTTGCCAACGAATTCAAGAAACTGCTTGCTTCCGTTGACGACGAATGGGCCTGGATTGCAGAAAACCTGTTTGTGCCTTCATGTGAACAGTACAAGATCCATAACCCGGACTTGAAGTTCTGCGTTGAGCAGCATTGCTGCGGCAGGGCTCCCAAGATTACCGAACTTGTTATTTCGAAGGGGAAGTGATATGGCGATTGAAGATGATATTTCCTGTTGTGTCGAATCCATCCGAGGTGAACTGAGGTCTATCAGGAATTCCGGGGTAGAAGATGCTATCGAGTGCGAACTGGACTCGATTGAGAGCGAATGTGACACTTTGGTAAACCTGGAGGCGGATGACCCGGATGACCAAATTGATGAAGCGTTTAGAGACATGGGGCTAGGAAGCCTATATTCGCATTGGAACAGCATTGATGTCGGAACTGCAACCGAATTGAAAGAAGCTGTAACCCGTATTTTGAAGGAGCACGGATATCCCGTGGGTTAATTATGTTTTGGAACCTATTCAGAAAGAAACCGGCACCGAAGCCGGAACCGGAAAAGAAGGACTCGGATACACAGCGCATACCCATTGGTGACTTCTGCAAGGACCGTGAAGGCTATTTCACCGGAAACGGACACCCGTCCAACAAGGTCGGTTGTTGCAGGATTCCGATTGGCTGGCCCTATTTCAATGGTTATACGGTTATTCCGGACGGGATGTACCCGGTTATCCGCGTTGATGGTCACTGCTTCCACACATTCACCAGGAAACTGAAGAAGCCGTTCGATCCGAATATGGTGAAGGCCATGTGCCAGGCAACCAAGAAGCTGGTCGAGTTCTTCTCTGCATGCTACGGCTATACACAGTCCGATGAAATCACCATTGTTCTCCCGAAGAACTCACAGGATTTCGGGCGCAGGACGCACAAGCTCGCATCGCTCGCTGCAGCCATCGCCACTGCCGAATTCATCAAGTACATGGAATTCTACATGGGCAAGAAGCTTACGAAGCTCCCCGTGTTCGATGGTCGCGCATTCGCCATGACGAACGAGGAAGAACTCGGCTACTACCAGTGCTTCCGTCAGAATGACGCTTGTCGCAACACCATTTCGGCTGTCTCCAGGGCATACTATTCCCACAAGCAGCTCGAAAACAAGAACTCGGATGAGAAGGTTCAGATGCTTGCCGAGAAGGGTGTCGATTTCTGGAAGGAATACTCTACCGCTGAAATCTTCGGCTACTATTTCAGGCGTAAGCTTTCCGCCCGCAAGTTCACCAAGGCCGAAATCGAGAAGCTGCCTGAACGCCACGAGGCCCGCACGAACCCGGATCTTATGGTGGTTCGTTCCGAAATTTTGAAGTTCGACTTCAAGGTCGAATACCGGAACAGCACTTCGACTGAGGAACTCACCGAGCAGATGCTCAAACTCGTTACCAAGGACGAACTGTGCGGAGTGGCAAAGTCGCCTACTTGGAAAAAGGAAGTTCCTAGCGAAACCAGCAACACCGGGGATGAATAATGCCAAAGGAAATCAGTGCAGGTTTCATCATTTTCGAAAAGGGGACTAACCGTCTCCTTGTTTCCCACCCTACCGGCAATCCTAAGGACGGTCGGCATTCCTGGGATATTCCCAAGGGACATATCGAAGAAGGCGAAACTCCGATTGAAGCGGCGTACCGTGAGCTGCGCGAGGAAACTTCCCTGTGCAGTCTTGAAGATGTGTACGAGATCGGACGTGTGCCATACAGGTCCAACAAGGCTCTGCATCTTTTTAGCGCATATGCCGATTTCGACGTGGACGAGCTCCGGTGCAGTTCGACCTTTGTTGACAGCTACGGGGTTGAAAAGCCAGAAGTTGACCGGTTCATGGTGACTGACGACCCGGAAATGCTGTTCAGCAACATGTACTGGTATGCTACCCGCGAAATGTGCAGGCGCGGACTTGCACTCGAAGTGACTATCCCGGTTATCTGTGATGACTGCCCGGGCGAAGCGGAATTCCCTCTTGCAAGCATAGTCAGCAATAACCTGATTATGAAATACATGAAACGTGTGCAAGAGTGTGTTGAGAAGGGGTGGTGGAAGCCGAACGCTGAATATGACTGCATAATTACAAACGAGGAATTGTTCGGCAGGTCAGCCTGGGCTGGCTACCGTACCAATCACGTCCGTACAACGAACGAGAAAGTATACAATGCCCTCATGTATGCCCATCCGGCAGGAAATCATCAGGGTGGGGCATTGGACCCCGTTTGTCGCAAGCTGTACACTATGCACCCGTTCCCGTTTGACGACTGGGCGATGTTTCTCCCCGGCTCCGATAGGTAACTTATGGAAAATTGTTTGAAAAATGTCCTTGAGCGCAAGGGCTGGATAAAGGATGGACCTGAAATGTCTGATACCGTAGATTACAAGGTGTTTCACAGCGAGATTTTGCCCATTGGGACAGTAAACCGCAATAACCGCATATTTAGCAAGGAAGTAGTTCAGGAGGCGCTTAAAAAGCTGGATGGAAGGCCAGTCCCATGCCGTCTTAATATGCCTGATCCGGAACAAGCGGACATATTTGAACTGAACCACGAATCTACAATGGGTCTTGCTGAATTGTCCATCAAGGGTGATTTCTTGATGGCCGATATGCGCATCCGTAGCGACAGTGAACTTGCAAAACGTATTTGCAAGGGACTTGACGACGGACAGCTAGTACCGGCCCCGTTTGGAATCGCGGAGGCGACCGCCCATGAGTCCGGAAACGATGTCCAGGAAATTACGGACTACACGCTTACAGGAATTGGAATCATTGACAAAGAACGCGCAGTTTGGTAAATTTCATATATGCAGATGACTATTCAGAAAGCTGACAAGGTGCTGAACAAATTGATATCCTGGTGTGCATACGCTGTTTCCGGCATTATGGTGATATGCATATTGGTGGCGATTGTCGGTACCATCTGGGTAAACTTCCCAGAATTCATGCGAGGCATGTTGGAATTCTGTGGAATACTGGCGGGAGTGGTGCTGATTGTTGTGCTTTGCACCAAGTATGCGGTATTCAGAATAATTGTCAAGACTATCCTGGCTGTCGCGGGGATGACTCTGCTTGGATACATTCTCGTTTGTTTAGCACGTTTTATTATTGGCGGGGCATAAATGAAAGTATTGCTTCTAAGTGACATCCATATTGACTTTTATGAACGGTATGCGGTAGACCCTGCAAGGTTGATGTCTACCGAACCTAGCGAGGATGTGGTCTTTGATACGCTGGAATACATCTGGAATTTTTACCAGGTGCCGGAAACTGACGGTCTTATCCTGGCTGGCGACTATTCAAACGATTTTGGCCGATTTACGCATATTTTGCCCTGGCTAAGCAAAAAGTATTCGAAGGTCTGGATGGTGCTTGGAAACCATGACCTGACCTGCAGAGGGGCTACGGATTCTGTCAGCAACAGGCAGTTTGCATCAACCGAGCAGAAAATTGCCAAGATGAAAGAATTATGCTCGGGCTATCCCAACATATTCCTCCTTGACGGGGCAGTGCAGGATGGAATCGGGGGATGCACCGGCTTCTGTGATTTCAAGTGTGAACCTCCGACATATGGCCTGGATCCATTTACCATGTGGAGACGTAAGTGGTATGACGGGAAATACATGCGGTACTTTAATCAGGAGCCTAGAAAGATATGGGACCATTATGATTTGCTGATGACGGACCTGGTTGCCCAGCATCCTAAGATTATGATTACCCATTTTGTTCCATATCAGCTAGGGGTGTCGTTTGATTTTAGGAACAATCCCTTTAATTACGTCTTTTATTTCGACGCCAATAAATACTTGGATGAAATGGATGACGGCACATATTGGTTCTGTGGACATGTGCATGGCCGTAGAAATGCCGAATACGTAAATTCGAAAGGAAACCATATCCATATATGGTGCAATCCGATTGGATATCCGGGCGAGCACTCCCATCAGATGGAAACGCTTGATTATACTGGCAAAAAGCTGAAACGAAGAGTCGTTAACGCAAATCACGAGTTTTTCATTGTTGAAATATAAGGAAACACACATGAATTATCAATACATTCACAATCCCCTTGGCATGGCAGGCCTCTATATCTGCTACGGCAAAGTTGGCGCCGTAGGCGAACGAGCCGGTCGCTATGGCACGTCGCATCTCATGGAGCACATGATATGCAAAAATACCGACAGCATGCTCGACAAGTTGCAGCAGAACGGATTGATGCCAAATGCATACACCAGCACCGACAAGGTGGTTGTCCACATGTCCGGACTTGCCGACCGTATGAAGATGTTCACCCAGGAATTTTTGGATAAGCTTCTTGGTGGTGTGGATAGCATTACGGAAGATAGTTTTCTAAAAGAAAAGGAAACCGTTCTACAGGAATATGGGGACAATTTTATTGACCCGACGATGACCGCACTATTCAATGCAATGCGTAAACACTTCGGTTGTTACCTTGCCATTGGATATGAAGAAGATATCAAGGCTTTCAGCTTTGACGACTACAAGCAGACCTATAATGACGTGTATTCCAAGCCGGACAGCATCATCTATATTGGCCCGGAAGACCCGTGCCCGTCGCTCGCTGTCTATCCGCCGGTACACATTCCGAGCAACAAGTATGTGTTTACCGAAGATTCCGGCGCACCGCTTGTCCCTGTTGTGAAAAATGGCCGTAAGCAGCTCATCATCTTCCCGAAGGAACTTGTGGCTGAACCGTTTGGAACTTCCGCTGCGGTTGCATTCAAGATGCTTGCATCTGGGCTAAATTCCCCGTTGATGCAGGAAGCCCGCGTGAAGCGCGGTCTTACTTATGGTGTGGGCGGGTTCATCAATTCAGTTGGTGTCAATTTCATCCCGACCATCTGTTCCAGCACCGATGACCGTAAGAAGGATGCCCTTATTGATGTCATCATGGAGGTGTTCGGTAACTTGGATAAGTACCTTACCGAAGAACGCTTCGAAATCATCAAGGGTATGGTTACCGTCAAGAAGCGCAAGCACGAAATACTTCTGTACGATAATCCGGATTCCCCGATTAAGCAATCTTTGGGCTTTATCGACGAAGACAAAAACATTGAATCTCTCACCTTCGACATGGCCATGCGGGCAGCGAAGAAGTACTTCTCGCCCGATGCCATTGCAGTCCATGTCGAGTAACCAACAGGAGTCATACTATGACGAACGATGAAATCAAGAAGAATAGCGAATTCCTTTTGAACGCTATCAACGAAGCGGATGCCGCATATGAAGCATTCCGTGTAGCCAAGGGCAAGAAGTTCCTTGAATTGGCATGTCCGGATCCGATGCCGGCTGGCTTCAAGAAGCCGACCGAAGCAACTATCCTCGCGACTATCGATGCGGATGAAAAGATTGCTGCCCTCCGCGTTGATGCCGACAAGAAGGCTGCTATCGTAGCAGTTGCCAAGCTGACCTTCCAGGCCGAAATCGCCGCAATGGGCGCGAAGTAGGTGTAGCCAATGTATTTCCTGAGTCTCTGGTATGTTCCCGAGTTTGCCATGTATGCGACAAGGAAGGAGGCGGAAATTGCCAAAATTCCTCTTGCCGATGAACCAATAATTTCTCAACGTGTTCTTAACAAGGACGAACTGTTGAAGGCATTCCCCTTCATCCGGCATGTCGATTGCGAGAAGACGACGGACTGGGAGCATCCGGTATTCAGTGAAACGGGTACCTTCCTCGACTGCATACCCAACGGGTGGCAGAAGCCATGGTTCATGGAAACCATGCTCATGACCTTGAAGGCTGCCATCCAGGCGGACGGAATGGACATGGATAGGATCTACATGACCGATGCCAAGGAGAAGTACGGTTCGCTCCGCATGGACTTCTCGACACCGGTTACCGAGGGCCATGCGTTCTCGGATATGTGCCTCGCCTGGGAGGAACTTGCTGGCTATTTCTGCTGCATGTGCGGCAAGCCGCATGTTTTCATTTCCAGGGGATGGATTTGCCCGTACTGCAAGGATTGTTGGGACGACATAAACGGCCCGTTCACCGAGGCGCCACTGGAAAACCCGAAGATTAGCACCTGGGAAAACGGCGCGAGAGTTGAACGAGTTATCGACCTGAAACCACTTTTCGACAAGGTGGTCAGTGTCTGGGAGGACACAAATGTTAAATAAAGTTTACATTTTGTTCATTGTTGCATTCCTGTTGGTAGGATGCCGATGCGAGAGTGTTGAAAATAGGGGATATAATGGTCGTCGTCACTATGTGCCAATTAAACCTACTGGGTTCTCCCTCATCGTATGTGACACATCGACAAACAACGCATACCTGAGACACTGGAACGGGAAATTTTATATCTATATACTCCGTCGTAACTCTGACGGAAATCCAACCAAGTGCAGTGAAGTGCAGCAATAATTTCGTAGTAAATATATAAACTTGATGTATAGAAGTTCAGTGAATTAGTGGCTTTCTTCATTGAACGACAATGAGAGACCATTTATGATGGCTCGTTTGATGCTGAAAGCCACAAAAAGTATCGAACGAGCCATTTCTGCATCTATGAGCAAGCACTGTTGGACATTGAAGGATAGGTACGATTCGCAGTTTTCGGTTGCGTTCTATCCTATTCAGTTGTCCGACACGAAGCGAGTTGAAATCATCCATCGTGCCGAAGAAATACGTTCAGTTCGCAACGACATATCGGAGATATTCTTCTCGGATATGCTCGGCTTCCAGGACATGACAAAGTTCGAGGCGTTCAACTTCTTCAATCCGACATTCAATACAAGGCTTTCGGGTCACTACTTGAAGAAGGCAATAGAGGATGTATGGAGAGCATATCAGTTCCGTTTTGATGCCATCCGTAAGAAGATAGAGTTCGTCAAGGTTGATGAATTAGTGCCTTCCTTCTACAAGATAAATGTCAAGGGGCATAAGAAGGGCGAGCTGAAATCCATCGAAGTTCATACAAAGAAGACAGAACTAACGAAGGTTCTTACTTGGCTTGCACGATATGGGAAAGAAGAAACTGTATATTGGCTTGAATCCGTGATTCCTACCGTGCAGGAATCCAAGCAGAAGTTCTACCGAACGATACTGGATAAGATTAGGAAGTTCGGCTTCAGTCGCCTCATGCGGTTGGCGCTATCAAGACGGACTGCCGTATTCTCCGAATACGAGAAGCGTGGAAAGATTACCTTTGAATCACTTACATTCAGTGGTCGCAGTCGAATCACGCGGCCTATCGTAGGTGCCAGAAGGAATGAAACTGGAAAGTTTGACTACTTTATCGAAATTTCCTGGGACTGGTTCAACCAAGGTTACCGTGGCGACAGCAAGAACACTCTATGTATGCCATTCAAATACAACAAGGCATATCATCGATCGTTGAACCGCTACTGCAACGGAAGGGACACATCCTATACTATGGTAGTCCGGGAAAAGGACATCCATGTAGTTCTCACACGAGATGGCTACCGCTACAAGAACACCGATGAAATTACAGAAGAGAATACCGTTGGTATAGATGTGAACTCCAAGCACAACATGTTCGCCTTGAGTACCGGGGAGTTCATTCCTAACGACGATGACTTGATTGCCGACCTAGAAACTGAACTGCTCAAGATAGACCAGAAACAGAAGAACTACAATGCCCGGTTTGACAAGGATGAAGAACATGATGCATTCAAGATATCCAAGAAAGACAAGGCTCGCATCGAAGCTATTACATTGAAGCTGAGCGAGTCCAACAAGCGATCCATTGTACTTCTCTGTCAAGCCTTTGCTGCTAAGGGAATCAAGCACATCGCAATGGAGAACCTCGATGGCTTCCAAGGAAGCAAACTCCATGCTGATGACTCAAAAGGATTTAATCTGGGAAGGTTGTATCTAAGGACTGGACTCTCGTCCTTGAAGGATGAGTTCATCCATATTGCGCCTCATTACGGACTGCTCGTATCGCTTGTACAGCCCGAATATACCTCTAAAATGTGTGGTGAGTGTGGTTGTATCGACAACCGTAACCGCCAGACACAAGAAGAATTTTGCTGTATTGAATGTCATCACTCCGAGAATGCCGACATTCATTCAGCCAAGAATATCAAATTCCGCCTTACCTCGACCGTGTTAAGAGGGTACCTGCTCGAAAGAGCGGGGGATAGCGGATATAGGTACTTCCAGCCGAAGAGCTTGTTCAGGTGGCAAGTAAGGAAGTTCCTAGAAAAATGCCGTTGCGATGGTCTGTTCAAACGGGCCATAGGAAATCACGAAAGACTTATTGTGAGTAAGTTTGAGTAGATTTTAGATAACGGTGGCGCTAACTACTTAAGCATCTACATATAGTATAAACAGTAAAAATGAACGATTTGAATAGATACATTCCAAATAAATGGGTAAATTGTGCGGTACCCGGAGTTGCTATACCCACTTGTCTCGGTTCCGTCTACTGCTGGTCGCAGTTCTCGGCGAACCTGATGCAGACATTTAGCATCACCCGGTTCCAGACGGACATCGGTTTCACCTTAATCATATTCTTCCTGGGCATGTGTGCGGCCATATTCGGCAGTACTATCGAGAAGAATCCGAGACTGGGTGCCTGGCTGTCCACTATCGTATTCATAACGGGCTTCCTGATGCTGGGGACCGCCGTTTCCATCCAGTGCCTGCCCGCGTTCTATATCGCCACGGCAATCATAGGCGCCGGCACTGGCATCGGGTATGTCACCCCGGTAAAGACCCTGATGGCCTTCTTTGCGGATCACAAGGGAATGGCATCCGGATTGGCGATTACTGGGTTTGGACTGGCGAAGTTCATTGCGTCACCGGTAATCGAATGGCTACTGGCTAACGTGTCCCTGGCCAACATGTTCTACATCATGGGAGGCATCTATGCCGCTGTGATGGTAGGCTCCTCCTTGCTTCTCCGCAAGTACCCGTATATGGCGCAGGAATATGGTGATTCGTACTTCCGCTATTCGGACCTGCTGAAGCGGAAGGAATGGTGGGCTATCTGGTTCATGTTCATGGTGAACATCAGCTGCGGGCTTGCCATCATATCGCAGGAGAAGATGCTCCTTTTTGGACTGGGAATTGCATCGGTAGCCGCGATTCTCTCCGGTACCGCGCTGTCCAATGCAGGTGGCCGCATCGGCTTCTCGACCCTCAGTGACAAGATCGGGCGCAAGGCCAGTTATCACTTCGTATGTTCCTTCGGCATCATGGGTGCCCTGTTCTGCATCACGGGCAACCCGGTCATGAGCGTTATCGGTATCCTCCTGTGCGAGGCTGCCTACGGTGGCAATTTCAGTGTCCTCCCGAGCCTTCTTGCACGCAGGTTTGGGATGACCAACGCCTCGCGCATACACTCGCTCACGCTTACCGGATGGAGCGTAGGCGGCATCTTCGGACCCCTGCTTGCCAATACGTTCACGGGCACATCATTATACCTGGTACTCGCCATCCTGTACTTCATCGCGTTTACCGTGATGGAGATGAATGTAAAGAAAGGATAAACCTTAAAACAAGTATCAAAAACAGGACGGTTTTGCTGTCCTGTTTTTATTTTTGCCACAAATGGCAAAATAATTGCTATATTTATTCCAGAGTTATTAACTCTAGAGTAAAAAGGACCTTCCATGAAGAATTTGATACTGGTCATTGGCCGTTCAGGCTCCGGCAAGGACACCCTTGTCCGCTACGCGACAAACGCATTAAAAGATTTCCATAAGATTGCATCGGTTCCCTCCTATACGGACAGGCCCATCCGCCCCACCGAAACGGACGGGGTCGAACATACCTTCCTCACCAAGGAACAGTTCGATGAATTGATGGAAAAGGAAACCATGTTCGCCTACACCAAGATTGGCGAGACTGGGTTCAGGTACGGCTCCACGGTCGAAATGCTTGAACGTCTTGACGGTGACACCATCTTCTATATTATCGACCCGAATGGCTACGATTACTGTTCCAAGTTCAAGGACAGATTTAACATGAAGGTGGTCTATATCAAGGCCGCGGGCAGCATCAGGGAACAGCGGGCCAATGTGCGCAACGGTGACAATTTCACCTGGAAGATGCGCAGCGCAGACGAAGATGGACAGTTCACCCGTTTCGAGGAATTGGCACCGTGGGACGCCTGTATTTCTAACGATGGTGCCCTTGTAACTGCTGAAACCGCATTCGTCCATGCAATAAGCAATTTACTTGATGGTGCCAAGAATGGATAACCAAATCATGCCTATGCCCAAAGGGGTCAACCCGCGCAAGAGCGACTACACGACATTCACGTTTTGTGGCGACTGCCTGGAGAAGATGAAGGAACTTGACGACGCGTCGGTCGATATGATTCTTTGTGACCTCCCGTACGGAGTCACCCATAATCCACACGACAAGCGTCTCCCGTTTGATCTGCTCTGGAAGGAATACGAGCGCATCATCAAGGACAACGGGGCTATCGTACTGTTCGCCCAGGGCATGTTCTACGTGGACCTGGTGGCATCCAACCGCAAGCTGTTCCGCTATGACATGGTATGGGACAAGGTGCTTACGACCGGGTTCCTGAATGCCAAGAAGATGCCGTTGCGCCAGCATGAACAGATTGCCGTATTCTACAAGCAGCTTCCGACTTACAATCCTCAGTTCCATGAGGGAAAGCCCTTGCATGGGCGCGGGAACGCCTACAAGTCCAAGGACGTGATAAATAACAACTACGGCACATTCAAGGCAACCGATGATGTCAGGAAGGGAAGTACCCAGAAGTACCCGACATCTATTGTCAAGGTTAACAAGCCGCACCCGTCCGCAAGCAACCACCGTACCGAGAAGCCAATACAGCTTCTTGAATATCTTATCAGGACGTACACCAATCCGGGTGAAGTCGTGCTGGACAACTGCATGGGTGCAGGAGGTTGCGCCGTTGCTGCCCTGAATACCGGTCGCCGGTTTGTTGGCATGGAAATCGACGAGGAATACTATAGAATTGCCGAGGAGCGCATCTTTAAGGCCCATCGTGGGGATGTTGATCTCCGCTATGACTTGATAGTCCATCCTCAAACATCAGTGCATGAAGTAAATCTCAAGATGGAGGTTTCCAATGGAGAACTTAAAACCGAACTCGTTAAATGATGGTGACATCAGGATATATAGGGACTTCTACTCAGACCCCAGTTACGTCCTCGTAGGATACAAGGGCAAGACCGTTGATGCACCGGGAATATTCTTTATCCCGTACAAGAAGCCGAATATCCTTGTGCGCCTTTTCGGGAAAATACGAGGATTTTTCATTAAGTCGAAAGCGGTGTCATTAAGCACGGATTCCGACGGAAGGGCTCTTTATTCTTCCGCGGGAGCCCAGGCATGAAAGGGAATGCCTTTATACCCCGAGGGATAATATTTTCCTCGTATAAGAAGCCGAGTGTCTTTGAGCGCATACTGGCTAGAATCATGCGGGTGTTTGAAAAACCAAGGAAATTGAAAAACAGGTGGGATGTAATATGAAAAATACAATCATCGTGAATCTGTATGGCGGACCTGGCTCAGGGAAAAGCACCGGTGCAGCCTATATCTTTTCCTTACTGAAGATGAAAGGCATAGATGCTGAATATGTGTCTGAATTTGCCAAGGACAAGGTGTGGGAAGGTAACTCGGAAGTTTTCAAGTGCCAATTCTACATTACAGGGAAGCAAACTTACCGTATAGCAAGATGTTTCGGCAAGGTTGATGTGATTGTCACTGATTCTCCCATTCGCCTTGGGAAAATTTACGCCGACCGCATTGGACTTACCCAGCTTGGATTGGCATGTGTCGAAGCGGCTGACCAGTTCAATCTCCACTCAATCGACATCTTTCTAAAACGGGTCAAGCCATATAATCCAAATGGCCGGAACCAGAGTGAGGACGAGTCGAAGGAAATTGACATGGATATACTTGATATGCTCAATGAACAGAAGGTCCCTTATTACACGTTCAACGGGGACCGTGATGGATACAATGAAATCTGTGAGTTAATCATGGATAAGCTTCCGTCAAAGTGATTTCCAATCGTTCCTGGCTCGTTCCAGGAACTTTTCGTATTCATTCTTTGCCCGGATCATGTACTGGGTGATGTATTGTTTCAGGAGTTCCTGGGCAAAATGGCGGTTTCCTGGAGAATAATATACCTTGTTCCCTACCTGGCAGTAGCCCTTTGCATCTACCTGTGGCTCTACATACGAATCGACTTCCTCCGGTTCGCATTCCGAAATCCCCCCAATGGGACTCCACTTAAGTTCGTAGATTGCATCGGACTTTGGGTATCGCACATCGACAAATACTGTTATTTCCCTGCCCTCGATGTCCTTGAAGATAACTGCCTGACCGGTGGTCGTATTGGTCACCTGGACGACAGAAAGCGAATTCTGGTACTGGCGGGAATGCTGTCCCGCCTTTGTTTCGGGGTGAAAAA